CCTTTATTCTAATCCCCGAATAATTTATGTTAACTACTGGTGCCCGTAGAGGGAGAGGATTAGAAGCAGGTTATTGCTGCCTCAAAATCTCCCTGTTCCATCTCATATATGGTGCGGTTGAAAGTTTTACCTAAGGGTTTCCAAAGGTTCTTATCCAGCTCTACTCCTTCAGGCCTCACTACCAGAGGGATTGATTCGTTGGTCGCTTGGTAACCTGAGTTAGGCCAGATAACTTTGGCAAGTATCAGGCCAAGTGCACGTTCGATTGGGTTCTCTACCCGCACAACCGCATAACCTTTATACACGTCATCCCCATCATCACGTGTCCTGGCGGAAGCCAATATGACCAAACTGCCGGGGGGCATTTCTCGCATTCGCGCACCTACAGGGTAGGCTTTGGCGCCGCAGCCAAGAGCAGTGAAAAAATTACCTTTTTGCATTGCGTCGTCGATCGAATCTTTGTACCAACTAACGAAGTAAAACATAATGATCTCCTGTGCTGGTTGACTTACTCAAATAATTTGTTTTGATTACTGGTACAGGAGGAGGGACTCGAACCCTCAGCCCTTTCGGGTACGGCCCCTAAAACCGCTGCGTAGACCAATTCCGCCACTCCTGCTCTGTTTTTGTTCCTACCAAACGTAGGAGTTTGTGTGTGACAATTAGGACACAGGATTCTGAGGTTCTCCTCCCTGTCGTCCAAGAAATTTCCATCAATATGATCTATCTGAAGAACGAGGTCTTTACCCTTCCAAATGGGTCCCTGACCACACTCTTCACATACACCACCTCGACCTACTTCAATCAGGCATCTCCAGAGGATATTCCTTTTCTGGCGAGCACCCTCTTCCCTGAGTACAAACACGTCCTCAGGATTCAATCGATTGGGAGCCTCGCTGCCCCTGTTGTGTCCCTGTCCGGTAAAGTGAGAAGTATTTATTTCGAAGTGCAGCAACCTGTTCTTGATCCACGCATGGGTTCCACCTGCCTACTTCTTTATTCCGAGGGCACGCATGACTCCAGCTATGGACTCACTCTCCTTAGCTGCTTTCTGTAGTAGTTCTCTTGTATACTTTACCATAAAGTCATTCCGGCTTGATGTACGGTTTCCAGCGCCAATCTTTACCCACTCTAATGATCTTCCACTCCATAAAGACGGTCACGAGGACGCCGAGGCCGCTATAGGTTCTGAAGCATAGTAAATTTATTGCTACAGGTATTACCATACCCGCTATAAAGATAAATATTTCCATAATACGTACTCCTATTCCGCCATACGGGCATAATTACTTACCTAAATTGACCATTTCAGGGCCAAAAGATACGGTATTCTTTCGGACCAACCCGCTCGACCTTCAGACTAGGACTGTAGCAGACAGCGACCCTCTTTGCTACATCCAGATCTGAAGTTTCCAGATACAGATCTACATCAGAAACGGCCAGATCTAGTACCGAACCTGTCTCTTTGCAGATCCGTAGAGCGTCCGCATGTATTGCCTTGAAAGAAGTAACCTCTCCTTCTTCCCCGTCGAGAATTCGTAGCACGCCATCTACCAGGATCACTTGTATCCGTCCTTGGCCCAACTATCACCCTTGAGGATGAAAGAGGTGCGGCTGATGAGTCTTTTGACCGCGCCGTCACATTTTGTGAAGTCTGGTCCGGAAAAAGGTATGATCTCGGGACAAGTCTTGATCGGCTCGTCCTTGATGGACTGAACCTCTTCGAACTTGTGCCCGTGCTCGCACAGGTATTCATAGATCGGCATTCTTCTTCCGTCTCCTACGTGCGAGCTGTTCAGACACAGTGATGAGGAGGATCATAATCCCCGCGAAGAAAGAGTCTAACGCGCCTCTAAGTCTGTTCATGTTATCTCCTTGGCGGTAAGGGTGGGATTCGAACCCACGGTGGCATTGTCAGACCACGACGGTTTAGCAAACCGTTACCATCGGCCTCTCGGTCACCTTACCTTTTTTGCTTTACCACCCTTCCAAAGAGGTTTCCCGTCTTCGGTTCGGTGATCGATTCCTGTTGTGGAATAGCACCCATCGTAGCAGTGAGTGACGCTTCCGTTGTAGCTCTGCCACTTATACGTGAGCATGTTACAATATGCACATCTTTTACGTCGCGGCGACATATTTTCTCCTTGCGGTAATTTGTCGTACGTAGTGGGCGATATTGTGAATGGCGAGCCGGAATCCTTTGCAGTGGTATCCGGAACCGGCCTTCAACATTTCTTTTTCGAGGACTCCTCCCCACACTCCCGCAGACATGGCTTCATCGTAGAATTCCAGGAGGTAATGACACAGGCCATCGAAGATATGATCTTCCACCGGCGAGAAATCGTATTCGTAATAGCAAACACACGCCACAGCATAGAGATTGGTCAGCCGGATGAAACTAAAGGAGGCGAAAGGTTCATCAGCGTCCAGCTTCTTGTAATCCTTGTCGTATTGGGTTGCTACTTCACACCAGAGAGGATTATCCACGGCAACACCCATCGCATCCATGTATCGAAGCCCATTGGGATCTACCTTCTACTGGCCCGCTGATGAGAAGATCGTCGGGATCTGGATGACCTATTCCGTGCTCACAGAGTCTCTCCATTACTCCTTTATCTGCTCTCCAGAACTGGGGCCAGTCTTTCATGTGGTGGTCGCTGGGATTGTGGATGCAGCAAAACTCTCCGATACAATCACCCTCGTCATGTGCGAGGAATCTTTGTCCGCCGGCCAGAATTACTGTTTCCATTACTGAACCTCTCCCTAAAAGCTTGAACGCAATCGTAGCACAAGATGATCGTCTTTTCTACTTCCACCATGTAGTGTTTGGGATCTTTCTTCTTGCCACACTTGAAGCAAGACCCTTCCTGGTGCGTCCATCTCATGTGGACACCGTGAACTTTTGGCATCTTTATCTCCTGGTACTCCTGGCGGGATTCGAACCCGCAGTCTCCGCCTTGAGAGGGCGGTGTCCTAAGCCGTTAGACGACAGGAGCTTAGTCTTCTTCGTGGAGAGGGAGCACTACGCTCTGACCACTTCAATCCCTTATGCGGAGGTCTCCAAGCAAGTTGTCTGGGTCACCTCACAGACGAACTCGAATCCCGCAGCTTTCAGACTGTTTGCGCTCGCATCGGGAACTTCCCATTCCGACTCCATCACCTCGATGGCTTCCCTTTCAGTTTTGTAGTGGGCAGCGTTGTGGGGTCTGGGAACGCTCCGTAGTACGGGAGGGCCTGTGCAGTACCACCCCTCGTAGTTGTTTGACATGAAGTATCTTCGATTGGTGTCCCTCTTCTTGCCCTTGAAGATTACCCAATAGGCAAGAACCTTTTCCTGTCTTCTTGGAACTGGTTCTACTTCCTTCTTAGTTCCCATCTGATTTTTCCTTCCTTGGGAGGGAGATCCCGAAGGATCTCCCTCGATGTACTAGCGCTTCTTGCCGGGATAATGTCCGAAGTGCTGCGATCCGCCCGTATAGAACCAGGCCTCGAAACCAGCGATCTTCTTGAAGGGCTCATTGACACGGCTCTTGTTATAAACCCAGCGCACGCTCTCGTTCTTCTTGTTCATGAACACAACCTCCTGGACTAGGAGGGATCTGCTTCAGTGCAGACCTAACTTATTCCTAGTCCTGAATTGTGTTCATGGTCTCTCCTTTGAAATAGTGCATGATTTTTCTCCTCTTGCTTTAGGGTGCCCGTGTCCGGTTTCTCTCCCGGCTATCCCGTCGAAATCCCTGTCGCCGTTTAGGGCACAGCGCAAACCCACGCAGGACGACTCCGTACCCTCCCCTTAGGGATGGTGCCTTTTACACCACTACAGATACCAGACTTTCCGTTCGAGTCGCGAGCCAAGCACGGGAGTCTTTGATGATACCTGGGATGAACCGGCGCGTCATTGATAGTCAGGGGCAGCTCTTCCTCTGCTCCACGGTCATAATTGTCTGACTAGCCATCCATTTGCGAGCAGGATGCAAGGGTAAGCCTCACCAACTAATCAGGGTGGTAAATATTGACGGGGTCTGGCTGAGTCTCCTGACCAGACCGAAGAGTACCTGTATCTGCTTCTTCTCACAGGCAAAAGTTTGCAGTTTTCCTCGCGCGAAGCCCGTCAAATTGGTGGGGGTTACCCGGCTCATGCCCATCCTTAGCAGGAATGAGGTGCGCCGGGTAATGCCCCGAAATTGGTGCTCCTGGCGGGATTTGAACCCGCGATCTTCAGCTTGAAAGACTGACGGCCTTATCCACTAGCCTACAGGAGCATGTTTAGAGCGACAAGGCAGATGTCAGCTCGTTTGCTGTTTGCGCGCCAGTGGCGCGGGAAATCTCTACTCCGTCTTCTAGATAGACGAAAGTTGGTACCGCTCTGACCTTATGTGTGAATGACAGCTCTGATTCGGTATCCGCATCCAGTAATCTGAAAGACACACCCGTGGCTTCTTCGACTTGCTTTACGATTGGCTTCATCTGCTTACAGGGCACACACCAGTTAGCTGAAAAGTATAATACTTCTTTCATAATTGGCTCTCCTTTTTATAGACGATCTGGCGCCCCGAGCGGGATTTGAACCCGCGATCTCCGCCGTGACAGGGCAGCGTCCACTCCATGCTGGACCGCCGGGGCTAACTTTTTTTTCGGCCGATCAAAACTGGAGCATCATGTTCAGACCGACTGACCTTCTTAATCTTGCTCCAATACCAGAATTGGTAAAAACCTTGCCCGCCCCCCTTCAGATCCGTCACGTAGACACCTACATTTAGTTCTAATCCTCCCCCCAAACCGTAGAGACTTTCACGCTCAGAATCGTTCTTGAGTAGAGCGGTTACTGAACGCCCTACTTTACACCCACAGGTTGAGCAGAATATTTTTCCCGGCGCATTTCTCGGAATTCCGGAAGTCTCATCCCGGGTACGACCCCCCGCGCGTATCAATAACCCATTACACTTATAGTGAATAACGCCGATGCCTTCTTTGTGTACAATCGCATGGTGCGCCAAGTTAGGCACGTGTTGGGTCGGTATCCGCATAAAACTAATCCTTGGTAGTGGGAGCCTACTTTTTTTTCTAAGTCGTGGAATCTCTTAGGGGATGATCCTCTTCTTCCTCTGGATCGGGATGTCGATAGGAACCTTCCAGATCCCTTTTGGTCTGGAACAGCAAAGTCTCGAATCCTGAGCAAATTCTCACCTTGTAGCGGAAGAAGGATTTGAACCTCCGATTTTCAGGTTATGAACCTGATGAGATGACCTGACTTCTCTATTCCGCGTCAAATTGTATTCATTCTATGTCGTTGCTTAACATTTCTTGTATTTCCCGTTGTAGCCTTGATGTGGCACAAATGGGAACTTTATCGCCCAAAACCCTGTGATGCTCCAGGTGGGTCAGCATCTTCGATCGGGTATCAAGGGTCTTTCCGTATCTTCTTTCCGTTAGGGTGCATCCTACGCACTCCCATACCTCTTTTTCACCGTTTTTGGTTGCGATGACATAAACGTCACTGTTGATTCCGTTATTTCTGCAATAACTCATAATAAGTTCCCTTTTCTTCTACTTGTGGCGATGGGGAATTTCGAAATCCCGACCTTCCCCATATGAAGGGGACGCTCTTCCAAGCTGAGCTACATCGCCAAGCACAACAATTATACTTGTTTTTCTTCTTCGCGGCAAGCAGATTTTCCAGGTTTTTGATCTTTTTCATAAAAAGCACCCGCTTTGAAGGCGAAAAAGCACGCATCGTCGGGAATTTCCGGTATTTCTACTTTTTTCTGCGCCGAGTGTATTTTTCCAATAACTCTTGTTCTCCTCTGCGCTCTTTGGACTGATGATCTTACATTCCTACCGATCGGATTATTACAGTACCCCGAAAACTGGATATGGCGATTCGGTGGGGGACAAATCGTCGCATCCGTATAGATAATCTTTCCATTTGTATTACGGCGACGCGACCAAGAATCCACCCAAGAATGATTTTCGTAGACCAACTTAGCATCTGCGAGGATTTCCGAAGGAATTAGGTGCCTGCTTTGGATATCATAGACTAAACGGATAATGTACGTTTGAAGTTCTACTTCATCCAAGAAATCGTCCACGGTTCCAATTCCACCATCGCCAGATCCCCAATGGAGAAATACCCGATTCTCGCCTTTGCGGAAGTCTCGAAACCCCCTGCTTGCATCATTTGGATCGATTCGCGGCCGGGGGATGTCTTTCCATTCGAATCTTTGCGGCTGACCTCCTCCAGGCACATTCGCGATCGCAACACGTTGATCCAAATACCACTTTATTCGGCGTCTCACACCTTCTCCATTCAAATTGGTGAGCCCCCCGGGATTCGAACCCGGAACCTGCTGGTTAAGAGCCAGCTGCTCTGAGCCTATTGAGCTAGGGGCCCGTTTTGTTGGCCGTGCGCCGCGGTGGCCGCGAGGATGTCGTCTGTATCCTTTTCTGTCTTGATATTCTTCCCAACAAGTGGTTAGAATACCAACAACAAGAACGCTTATTATAAGTCCAAGTAGTACGAGCAGAATGGTGCCATTTGACAGCGGTACACCAGTCGCGCGTATTATAGCATCCTGTTCGGTTGGTGTCATTTTGTGCTCCGAGGAGGATTCGAACCCCCGGCCTACGGTTTAGGAAACCGACGCTCTATCCTACTGAGCTATCGGAGCTAGGAGGTTCAAGCAATGCCCAGTGGGTTCCGTCTCCTGAGAGGTGGAAGAACTGACTATCCATGACCCTGTATCGCATCGAATGCCCTTCTTCATGCTCGGGGCTGAATACCAAGATTCGCACCATATCAGGAGGTATTTCATCAGCCCGATTAATCCAATTCATCAAGATACCTCTTCGTACAGCTTAGCTTTTTGAGGCACCTCTCCCCGGCCCTTGCAGGTAAAGCATTCTTTGGTCGCATCCAATCTGTAATACGAGCGTTTCGATGACCCAGGCGCGACCCAATCGGATTGACGAAACCAACCAGGTCTGGGGATGAAGAAATTACCCGCTCTTTTCTGACGTTTGCGGTGTCCTGGATCTAATTGGAGTTGTGATTCGTTGGTTCCTTCACGAAACAATAACCACCCACTTCCTTTACATCGGTGGCAAGGTACGGCAATTATGACTTTTCCCATAACGTTAATTCTCCGTCGGTATCTCTGATTCGATAATCTTGGCTATCATCTTCGGTGTGATGGAGAAATTACCCTTGTGCCGGGCACGTTCGATGTCATTCCAGGTCATTCCAGTCAATTCGGGGAAATTCCCGGCTTCGTGGTAGTCATGTCCGAGACCTCGAATATCTACCATCGTCTTGCCTACCTTATATTCGAAATCCATTCCGCAGACTACGATTTTCCGATACCCTTTTCTCATCACGCCTCCTGTCTGGCACGCCCGGGAGGATTCGAACCTCCAACGAACAGATTCGAAGTCTGTCATTCTATCCAGTTGAATTACGGGCGCTAATTGATCTTACTGAATGCGTCATCCAGCTCGTTTATGGCACGACCGATTGCATCAACTGCTTCTTCCAACTCCAATCGGACAGGTCGGAGTTTATCTACTCCTTTACCGATCATTGCGTCGAAATGTCTTTCCAATGCGGTCATACCCGCGAGCGTTTTCTCCAACTCGTTCCGGATATCTCCAGGTAACATACTCAAGTCCTTATGTGGAGCCAATGCTCGGATTCGAACCGAGAACTTGCCGCTTACGAGACGGCTACTCTAATCCAGTTGAGTTACATTGGCGTCGTATCAATGCTCTGGCACGCACTAATTCTGGTTCCAAGTGATGGTGCTCCTGGTGAAGCATTTTCATCAACTTTTCTGCGTCTTCAAGCGCCCCTGACCCGATTAGGTCCCAAAGGCGTCTGAGTTCGTCGTAGTACAGGTGTTCCACCCATACTCGTTCGAGATTGTACCAAAGATCATCGCGATTCTTCTTCGAAATGAGCATTTCTAAGATTCTTCGCATGTGATTATCCGATTTACTAGGATTGCGCTACATCGCACACCTCGTTCGGATATCTAATCACCCAGGTGGTTCGATTATTCCTGAGGTCCTTGTATTGCCAGCCCAGCCAGTGCTGGACCAACTTCATTCACCTTGATCGGATCACCGCCGACTTGGCCCGCATTCTCTACGATCTTGGACAGCGCTGCTGCGGGAGCGGGGTCTGGTGCGACTGCGTTACCTCCCATTATCTTCACCTGGACCACGCCTTCTCCATCGACCAGATCGTCGGGGATGAACTCGGTGAGAGCAATGAGGGGTCCATTTTGGGGATTCTTGGCGCTGGGTCGGATGGTCACCTTATCCGACAGGTGGGCAACGATCAATGCCAGAACCTCTCGACTGCCAAGTGCGGCGAACTGGCCGAGAGCACTTGCTGAGCGCCAGATGTTACCTCCCTGGTTGAAGATTGTTCCGGGGGTTAGGGCCATTCCGATTGCATCTACGGGGTTGATTTGGTCGGGCATTGTGTTCTCCTTCTAAATTTGGGTTCGGGGGCGGACGGGGTGGAGGGTGTTATCCTCTACTCTGTCATTACCAACTTCTCTACCGCCTTACGTCTTTTCGTCCCTCTCTTCTTCCTTTTTCTCGGGAGATTCTTCGATTGGGGCGGGATCACTCAACTTCTCCGCAATCTTATGCGCAATACGCTTCTGGACGTCCTCTGCTTCGTCTTTCGAGATTTCTTCGATCTCAGCGGCACTGAATTCCGGCTTGTCGATATCGTCCTTCTTGAGCGCATCCATGGGATCTGGATCGGGCGGAGATTCCCAGTCCCAGATCACCAGAGTCTTACCTCCATGGCTATGGGTGGATTCAACGTGCTTCACATTGTCGTAAATATTGGTGCTAGAATGAGCCGAGATCCAAACCACAATGCACTTACCATTGGAGGCTTCGAAGACATCGGCGATCTTGCCCGTCCCACTCACTCCGTGGAGGTCCTCGAGGCGCATAATATGTCCGCATCTTACACTCATGTCGTTTTTCCCTCGTGGAGATCGCCCAACGTAAGGCTGGTTGTCTCTAAGGCACAGTTCGTGTGTTTGATGTAGCATTCCCAGGTGAAAGTGAATACCTCGTTTGCGTCCCCTGCTCTTTCGAGAATGCAATCGGTGGATGCTGAGCTTGGCGCAATCATGATGTGCGCCAGGATATCGACGGCTTGAGACAGAAAGTATTCGGCCAGATGGAGCATGACTCCAGTCATTCCGATATCGGTCGGTCGTTGTATCTTATTCATTAGTCCCTTGTCTCCCAGTGATGGGTACCCCAAGTCTTGGGCTTCCATAGTTCCGCGCCATTCACACGTCGCATGGTCTTTACGTACCACACTTTATTTCCGTCGCGAAGAAAACTATCGTATTTCTTGTGACCACATTCTGGGCAGCAATCGATGTGTACGTGGAAAACATTTCCGAAGGGGGCGTATGTGTGCCAACCACAGAAGGGGCAGACCGCACGAGAATGCCATTTACTGATATTTTTCGGCATCTACTTCTCCTTTGGATGGATTTGTATTTGGCACCCCCTGCAGGACTCGAACCTGCAATAACTGGTTTAGAAAACCAGGGCCTTATCCAATTAGACGAAGGGGGCATATTATTTCCTTTACTCGTGTCCGGGAGGGTGGTAATTTCCGACTCCTTAGGGGGGAGATTGAAATACAATGATACGTTATTAGGCCTCGAATGTCAAGAACTTTACAGTATCGTGTCTGGCTTTCCGTGGGCTAGGAAGTGTTTCCTTTCTCGCGGACTTAGGGCGGTGAAGTACTTCAAGCCGAGGTATTGGAACTTCCTACCTGTGTAGTATTCTTCTTGCTCACCAGTCCAGACTTCCGTTCCTTCCTTAACGATGCGCATGATGGTGGTCTTAGCAGCGGCGAGACAATCTTCGCCAGCATTCCGCTCCCTGAGATTCTGTCCGATGATCTTCGTCAGGCTGCCGACGTCGGGATCGAGGTATGGGGTGGTTCTGATTAGCAGAAGGTACATGCTGAGCAGTGGAGGTGCTTTCTGCCAGAACGGGTCCCCGACAAATGCCCAGAGTTGGCATCCCTCAGGATAGGTCTGGGGGTTCTCCATCGGGATCAGTTCAGTCCTTTTGAGACCGAGCTTATCTTCGATTGCCCAGACGATCGTCTCCATGTTATTGGAGTCGTAAGTCAAAGTCTTGCTGTCTTGGGAGTTCAACTTGACTCCCACAACGGTCTGATCAAAAGAGGGCAGCGGGTAATTCTTTTTCCACGCGATGCCCCCATACTCTGTGGAAGTGCTTCTTAGGGCTCCTGAAAAATACGACCCGACGATGTCGCGGCACCTTGTCCATTGGTGAGCCTGTTTCAACTTACCTTTCGACTTGGGGGATAGCCAAGCAAACACAGGCCCCTCGAAATAACTATCGCACTCGTTAATCCCGTCGGCGTTCCAATCTACTTCTGTCTCTTCTGTCACGTAGCACCTCTTCGTTCTGGGTCTTTTACCTATTCGCTGGAACCAACGAATTATTACGGTCTTCAAACCGCTGCTTCTTTTTCTCCCAGACAAATCTCGCGAATCTTGCGAAGAGTCCATTGAGCCGCTTTGCAACTGACATCCTGCCATTCGGGATGATGCTGGACGGCAAAGATCCTGGCTTCGGGATAGGCGAAGGCTTCGGTCATGTAGATGCGCTTCTCCGGATCGTCACCGCGTTCGTCGAGCAGGCACTCTGCTCCAGCCGGGAATTCTCCGTCGTACGCACAAGCGTCCCAAGGGATCGAGATCTCGGAGTGGGCCAGCAGGATTCCTCCTTCACCCAACACACTCATCTGATGATGAGAACTGGTAACCTGCATGTCCCGGACGTCATCGTCGGCTTGGATGGTCAGTGCGAGGTGCGGGCTACCACCGTGGCTCGCGCCTAGATCCTGAACCATGGTTCCGCCCATCTGGACATTCAGGAACTGGCTGCCCCGGCAGATGCCGGTCATGGGGATTCCATGTTCCAACGCCAGCTCGTAGACTCGCATCTCCGTCTTGTCGCGGGAGAGGCTGTTGTGACTGCCCAGATTCTGGTGGTCATACAGTTCGGGGCTCACATCGGAACCACCCGTGAAGCAGACTAGTCCGAAGTCTTGAGGGCGGGCCTTGAAGATCGCGGGATCGCGAATGATTTCGCCGAGTTCCGACCAAAAAGTTCCGTATTGTCCATCGTAATCATCCTCGACGTAAATCAGCATTGCTTACCTTCGCTCCTTGGTGAAGTTTTCTTCTAGAAACTCCACGATTGTTTTCTTGTTTGGGTTGGTGAGATTGTACAACTCGGTCAGTACAGGGCTTAGACAATCTACACCCTGTTCTAACACGTATAGCGGTTCTGTGGTGTAAGTAGGAGACCAGGGATGTTTACTCACAGGTACCTTGAGCTTGATCATGGGAGTTATCTTCTCACATATCTCTTTGATGCCATCGAGGACATACTTCGTTGGTTCGGCCAGCGCTTTCTTACCAAACTTAGAGGACGAATCGAAGTATAATTTGGCCGACAGTCCCGATAGAGGATTGATAGCGGCTGTATATGCTAGCCCTACTTCGATGAAGCTGTGATTACTATTGTTGATATACTTCTCGATCAGATGGGGTAGCACCTGCATGGGGTGGAGTTCGGGATTGGATTCCATAAGTCTCAAGAATTTCCAAACCAGTACGGGATGGGAATCCACCCACCGATACAAAGTCAGGGCGACGTAATAGTAGTGGGGATTGGTCTTCGAGTCAGCCTTGATGAGGATGTGAGTTCCTGATCCGGGAGCTTTCTCCCACATTTCAATCCCTTCTGGAAGCATTTCCAGAGCATCGAAGTAATTGAAGAAGGTAATCACATCGTCGATTGTGATAACACCTCTCTTCTTCATATTGTGGGGCATACATTCGATATCGTAGTTGTTGTATTTCGGCCGACACTCGGCGTAACAAACTCTTGTGCTGACGGGAGCGGTTTCTTTATCTGAGAACGTGTGCTCACCGCCGAGGCGATTAACTGCGCGATATACGACGTGGTCGCCTATCTCGCAGGAAAGGTGGTCTGGAATCTCGACATCCCATCCGCGACGAGCCTTTTTATTCCCCGGTAACAAACGTTGCACTAGATTCCCCAGGCCTCTTTCAAGGTTAGTCCCTTTATGTTAGCGATTGGTGACTTAGAGACGAGACATTGGTAGATCGTGGAATCGATCCATTTCTTCAGATGATTCTCAACGATCTTTCCCGCCACGGAGCGATCGGATTTGTTGATTACCTGCTGAGCGGTTTCTTCACTCACTGCCTCGATAATCTCGCTGCTTTTTCCGTCCAGAGTCAGAGACACCGCTACATTGGCTAGCTCGTACATCAGCTCCACGAGATCGGGCGATCTGACCCAGAAGTTGCCCAAGGCTCGGTATTCCACTCCGTAGTCCTTGGGTCGGTGGGCGCCCGCTCCTCCATAGAGCTTCCTTCGAGCAGGGGCGGTCGGGTCGTCGTCGATAAGGACACTGGGAATACCCATGAAGATATCCATCATCTTCACGACCTCGACTTTTCCGTAAGGATCGGCGAGCATCTCCCTGGTCGAGTCGGCCATTCCCACATGGAAGTGACCTCCGGCAGATCGGAATCTCTTCATGGCAGCAGTGCCGTCGACGGAGTTCCTCATCATGGTCCAGGCATTGAAGTCTGGATCGCATCCGAAGATCTTAGCCACGTCATCTTCCAATGCAGACTTTGGGTATTCGGCACTGGCTCTGGCCACCAAAGACAGAGGAGCTATCATCTCCGAGAGTTCCCGTAGGACTTCCCGAAAATTGTGTACCAGTTCTTCACTGGTTTCCGAAGGATTGACATTGAACTCGCCCAGGACATTGTCATGTTGTACCGCCCCACAAGTCAGGGGATGGGGATCTTCTTTGGTTCCCGGGACGATCCCAATGGCACTAACTAGAACTCCCTGCGCATCTACCAGCATCAGCTCGGGGTCGGCCCCGGCGACGAAACACCCTTCCATCGATCTCTCCTTACTTTTTGCCCCAGATTTCCTTACGGTACCAGTGTGGCATCGTTTCCAGGGGACGTTTGGCGGTGAAGTTGACGATCCCGTAGTTGTCATGAAGCCCGGCATCCCTGAGAGACATTGGGTAGTTGTCCGCCTGCTTAGGATGCCAGATACCCATCCCGTGCTTCAAGATCAATTCGATCCCCTTCCAACCCTGCTTGACGTAGCTCCCGTCGTTGTTGCCTGCATAGCCGGACTGACCGATCTTGATCTTCCCTGACTTTGCCAACTTCAACGTATCTTCGAGCTTAGCTCCTGGCGTGTGGAAGCAGCCTAGTCGGATGAAGAGCGTGTAGAGGGAAATCATGGTGGGGGAATGCTGCCATCCCGCGTCACCAAGCACCAACCAACACGGACCGTTCTTGTTTTCGACCTGGTGGATCTCCGAGGGGCGCAGGTTCAACTGACGCTCACAGAGACGAAGGAATTCCAAACACGCGTCCATCTTCCCATGGAACTCGTCTTCATTACCCTTGAACTGGGTGTTCTGGAAGGCGAGCGCGGTATGGTCGAGCATCAAGGGCGGGTTCTTCCCGTAGTTGTACTTGAAGCTGTGGATCTGCCAATTCGTCTGGTTGATGAAAGCCCAGAGAGCGTCGTGGAGGAAGTCCTTGCAATACACCATGGGGGTGGCCTGTTCATAGACCGCACCCTTTCGCTTCTGAGACATGAATGCGAACTCATACCCCATGCTGTAGATCTGAGCTGTCTTGTAATCACCACCGAACTTGGTCTTTGGTGTTTCGTCCTTTACTTTGGCACCCATAATGGAAACTACTCCTTCAACTAACGGTCTAAGTATTTCCAGACTCTAACGTGAGACGATCCCCCGTAGTCTGGTAGCCCGAACGCGACGGTGCCCTCGTATATAAAATCTACCTCTAGAAGTTGGGCGGTGGCGGCTGTGCTTTGGTATCGAACCAGTCACCCGACTCGATGATGTTGTGACGATCGTGTCGTCGATATCTTCTTTCATTGTAAATGTAGGTAAGGACTTCGATATCCTCACTGCCGAAGATCTTGACAGTCACTTCTTGTCGAAGGTACAAAGAATCATCTGGTCGATCTTCCTGGAAACCCTCCACTACATCGAGATCGGCGAGCAGATCGTCGGAGACATCATAGACTTCCCCCCTCACGCGAGTGACAGATGCGGACTCGGTGGGAACGATTCCTGGAAAGGATCCCATGTCGAGCAGATCAAATCCGTCGAGATAGGCTTCGGCGGCAACGCAGGTCGCCTCGACGAGCATGCGGTTTCGACAATCACCCTTACGAAGGGTTCCGTACACGAATACTTTCGGCATTTCTTTTCTTTCTCCTGGGTAAATGATTACCCAAAAAAAAATCCTCTACTCTGTTATCCCCGGATCGGATTTCGTATATACGTTCATGGGTTCATCCAGGCGTTTCTGAATGGCTTCCAATCTCTCACAGATCTCGGCAGTTACATTCCAAAGATCAGCTGCCCCGGCGAGCCGGTCGGCGGACTTCAGGCCCACTGTTTTCTCTCGCATTTCTTCAACTGTCATGTCTTCTCCTTTGCTTGGTGGGGAAGGAGGGAGTCGAACCCTCACGCCCGAAGGCACGGCATCTTGAATCCCGCGTGTCTGCCAATTTCACCACTTCCCCGCAACTAAGTATTACCTTCTCCTCCGGGCACCACGTCCCTTGGGACGCTTCCCGGACTTTTCTGTCCGATCCAACTTCTTTCCGCGGTAGGTGATCCTTCCTCGTTCAAACGGAGGGGATGTCGTGATTGTTACTTCATCACCGGGAAGAATATTGATTCGATATCTGCGCATCCGGCCACCCAGGTAACAGAGAATCGTTCTCTTACTAGCATCGTCGGGACCTACTTCCACCCGGTAATTGTTGCTACCCAGGACATCCACGACTATACCTGTAGTCTCAATCACGTCATTCACGGTCTTCTCCCTAGGCCTGTACTTCGTCGGAGTATGCGCGGATCTGTTTGGCAATTCCAGGGATATCCAACTTGAAGAGTCGATGGTTGGTTCCAACTGTGTCAAAAGCAGGCAAAGCTGACCGATTGGGTGCTAACCCAATAATCTTGGCAGGAACGATGCGGTCTGATTCCAATTGTTCTACCCGACGTCTGAATCTGACCAAATCATAACCATTCCTCAGAGTTAACTCGTCCCCTCCCTCAATTCCACTCTTGAATTTTCCAGCGACTCCAAGATCAGTATCGACTAAGATGACATCCCAATTTTCTTCGAAAAGCGACTCGATGGCGTCGTGGACGGACGCAACGTGAGTATAAGTATCGCCATCTCCTAGTATTTCCTTGAAGATTCTCAGATATTCAGGGATCAGCGCAACGTTATCCTCTACGATTAGTACCCTCACACCGACTCCTTCGTTGCAGCGTTAGCTCTAACTGTTGCTGAGATCTCCCGTCTCGATTGTCCGACCGGGATTTCCATAATCTCATCTTGATCAGGATCGTCTCCAAAGGGTTCCAACCCCGCCTTCACCCAACTATATTCGCTAGGGTTCGAGATTGTCTCCTTGCAGTTGGAGCAGATTGCTGTTTTTCCCTCCCCACCTTCTACCCACTCACCTTGATGACTACACTCCCGCTTTCTCCGTTTCTGTCGGAAGCGAGACTGATCACTGAGCCTATTCTTCAAGACCTGTCTGCTAAGCCAAGTGTTGCAGGTTCTACAAAACCTGTGAAGTTCGTCTTTACCCGATTCGGACTCTTCGGCAGATACTCCGTGAAAACTGCTGTCGTCGTGTACGCATTCTTCACTGGGTATGGGTATTTCGCCGTCGGTACTGGCCACGAGATCCATCTCCTCTTCATCAGCACTGTCGTAGGCATTGGCGATGTAGCTCTCGGCGAGGAGATCTCGAAGTTGCCCTTCAGTCTCCGCATCAACTACATCGAACTCAGCCAATTTTTGATTTACGTGTGTCTTCAGTGCCCCGAGGAGCTTCTTTATTATATGTAGCAGTACATACTCTCTACACATCTTGGATTTCTTCGAGGGGCCGTTGATCTTTTCCTGATCAATTGGAAATAAAGATTCATAGGGATTCACTTTTACTGCAGCCGGGTTTTGACCTGGATGTTCCAGAAAAACCAGAGTATCTACTCCAATTCGCAGGGAAGTAAAAATTTGTGCAACCAGAGTACCCCACCTCACACAGGTACCTAACTCGTGTTTGATGCTGTGTAGTTCTCTCAGATCGGCCTCTGTAAAAGCGGCGTCTAGAAGATCTTCGGGCGAAATCGCCTCCGTGCGTTCAGATTTCGACTGAGATTTATTGCTCATGGGGTGAATTCTTTCTGAAGCAAACTTACTGCTTTAGTTGCGGTAGTCGCCTTTGGGGCGGGCTGGAGATTCTTCAAGGACTTGCACCCACTCGAAAATTCCTCTACTCTGATTTCGAAGAAGCAGCGATTTTTCCCATCAGGTTGTAGTACGGAATTGGCCCTAAGTCTTCCTATTACACCAACCGAATCGCCCTTCGCACGCTCCTCAACGAATTTCTGGGCAGCGTCACCCCACAAAGAACAGGGAATGAAATCTGCTTTTGGACCACCCTTATCTACTACCACTCTATTGATAGCAAGTGTGAATGTGCAGTGGGCTTGTCCTACTTGTCCTGGGGGGTGAAACTCCGCCGCGCGCGTCAATCGTCCTGCCAGCACTACTCGATTTTGATCCACGTGCTTCTCCTCTTCTTATTTTGGGTCAGATTCCACTTCAATGAAATCTGAAACTACTAATTCTTTCTGGAGGAAAGGTGTACTACTTAATCTTCGTTCTAGTCTTTCCAGATCTTTCCTTAGTTCAACGATCGGTTTATCGAAACTGAGGAGGATCTCATGACACTTCGGAACTTCGGACAAATCATCGTCGCTGAATGCTCCCGTTTGGTTTATTATGGATAGGTGAGTTTCGGCAATTTTGAACGCGCGCTCGGAAGTCTTACATAAAGGATTTTGGACTGTATAAGTACCACTCGGTCCATTATATCCCTCGTCGGTGAGCACAGCTATCTCTGTGTATTCACGGCGAGCAGGCGCGTATGCGTATTCTATACGAACAGTAGCAAAAGGGATGTTACCTTCCCTTTCCGGGATACCTCTTTCCGATAACACATGGTCGCTTGTTTTATTACAGGTAACACAGGTGAAAGTGTTACCCTCATGCATGAACAAGAAGCTACCCTTACCATAATCAGAGCACTTATCATTCTCGCAGTATCCAACCCCTCTGGTTATCACGGTGGTTGGGATAAATATATCTTGGAACGCATCATCTAGTTCAGTTATCCACTCATCCTCACTCAACTCTAAAAGTGGGATGTCCAGATTTACTGTATCTTCTTCCGTAAGATTTATTTCCGGAAGGCCGATGGGATCCAACAAACCTGCCGCGAGTTCGGTATCGGAAATGGTGGGGAAGTCGAAGACGTCTCCCAAATCTACTCGGGGCATAGTTCTATTACCTCCATACAATCTTCTGTGGGAGGGTTACCTGTTAGATTCAACACAGTGGTGTGAGTTTCTCCGAACTTCGCTTTTCGAAACTGATGCCAATGTCCGCAATAGACATGCTTGGGGGCTATTGCTTCGATCAGCTCTAGTAGCTGAGGGCTACCACACGACCCGTATATAAGGCTGGTCATCTCGTCCTCAGGCATCTTACCCTTCAAGGACGAAGCACCTACAACTCCGATACCACTGGGAGCATCATGGAGGAGCAGGACATCCATCTTTCTACGAGACAGCATTTCCCAACGATCTCGTGTAAAATGGTTCAGGCGACGTTGCTCACCCCCGTGCCGCTTTGAACGAAGCGTTCGGTGTTCGTCCCAGTAGTTCCAAGTGTGGAAGGTCTTATAGGAGAAGTTTCCTCCCAGGCCTCCGAATTTCACACCCTCTATATCAACCACATGCCCATCAGGTAGATAGTAGATGTTGGGAACCATTTCAATCGCCCGGTTCATGTAATCATCGGGATTCTCTTTCTGATGTTTCCTTTCTCTCAGCATCAGGTATCCTTGATCTTCGTGGTTGCCACGAATGACCAGGGTTTTCTTGGGTGCAGTAAGTTCTCCCAGCACGTATTCGGGGTAGTCCCCGCAAATGGCTCTTTGTTCTTCACCTACCTGTGTTCTTCGGTCGTTATTTCTTTTCCGGTGCTTGGCGGTCATCTTATCTACAGTATTTTCTGAGAGCCAGAATCCGAAGTCTCCAACTTGTACAATCAAATCTATCTCGAAGCCTGTCCTTTTTTCCCAGGCCAAAGACATGGCGTACATGATATTTAGATTGCCATGTGTATCTCCAAAAAATGCTACCAACATATTATTATCTTCCCTCTCTTCGAGCGTTCTCGATGTATTTATCCACACCTTGCCAATATATCTTATTGTATTCGTCGCTCCAGATATATTGACGGAGTTTTTCTGTGGCTTCATACACTTTCCCCGGATAAACTTGGGGAAGAGGCTCGGATCGATTTATCCTTCCTTGTATGTGTTCCGGCCCCCAATTATAGGAGGCGATAACAGCATGTTCGTTTTTCGGAAAGCGTGTCCGTAAGTAATGTAGATACCAAGTTCCATAAGCGATGTTGCTTTCTATCGCCCGAAGAACCCCATCACCTGACCATTTGAATCCCAACGAGTGTGAGATGAACTTCCCAGTTGCGGGCATGACCTGCATCAGCCCCAGTGCTCCCATAAAACTCACGGCTTCGGGAGAGCAGTGAGATTCCACCAGGATAAGACCCAGAACGAGATCGATATCCAAGCTGTATAGTTCGGCGCCCTCTTCCACCGCAGCTACTATACGGGATGCTAGTTCAGGATCTGCATGGCAGATCTTCACTAAGTGGTTTGCACGAAGCTCACTCATTACCACGAACCGGTATTCAAAGGATAGCTCTGACCACCGGAGTTTTGGTTCTTCGATGAGGGATGGGGGTATAATCTCAGGCTGTCTTCTGTTCGAATAGAGCGCAAACAAAGACGATCCTAATAAGATCAAGAAAATAATAGGTCTGCATTTTTCCACGGAGACCTCCTAGGCTACACGCACTAGCTTCCGTGCATTACCTCTGGTCTGGACTTCAATGCGGGCCATTTCATAGATTTCGTTGGTGTTCTTGAAAGGAACTACCTTCTTATCTATAGATATCGCCCATTTACCAGCCTTAAAATAAACTTCCACTCCAAAAGGATCCATATAAAAGAACTCCACCGGCCCTAAGGCTTTAGTCCAATTATTGAATCTAAGAGGATCTAAGAAAATCCGCAAAGTCACGGTCTGTTTGTCGTTCTCTATCTCGGCTCGAATCCGAAGTCCGTGACTCAGCTTCTTTTGTACGAAGAGATTGCCGTTGGGCAACCTCTCCGATAATCCGGCTCGTGATTCGGCTTGCTGTCCGAAGATTTCCGCTGTTTGGCGCTGCAGAAGGTATTCGTCTATCTTTCGGACGAGCGATACCAGCCTCAGATTCTCCCGATCCTCCACCATTACCTTTGGTTTCATAAATAATTTCCTCATCGCCTTCACAGACAAATAAATATACTTTGTACGATACCGCCCAAGCTAATAATAAGAAGGGCCAAAGAATTAGACCCTTTATTCCAGAATAATTTAGAGCATCCACACCTATATAGATCGCAAAGATTCCGCTAATAGTTGGATACCAACGAGTGCGTCTTCCTGCCATAACTAATGTGCCTCGCAAATACAAGCAGTATGGGTTGCTTTTCACCCCTGAACTGCTTCATGTGTAGCTTACCCTCGATCGCAACCTCATCCCCGTCCTTCAGGAACTTGGTTGCGTTCTCGGCAGTCTTTCCGTTACAAAAGCAGGGGAAGGGAAGATTACCCCCAGCATCGATCTTGAAATAACATTCCTTGCTGTCCGTGGAGATCGGATCGCTCTTCATCCGTCCGATCAGAGACACCTCCTGCAGTCGCATCTCACTCATTTATTCCCTCGCCCTTTCGAGTACGGTTAGGCTAGCCAGCCTCTCGTACTTCTGTTCGGTGGTGTGCCCGTCCCAACTATCGCCCCCGCGGTGTTCCAGATGTGAGAACATCTCGATCTCGGAGAAGTGAATGTGCCAAGACATCTGACCGCCGGGCCCGTCGATGAACACGATGGTTCTCCAATGCTCTGCCCACTCCTTATCTTCTGCTGGATGATCTTCCAACCAAGAGGGAAAGAGTTTGGAGAGAGCTGCTACCAGTCTATTACGTTCGGAATAAACGCCGTCCTTTTCTTTTCGGACTCCCTGGATCTTCCGCCTGAGCTGGGCCACTCCCTCGACGCCGAGTTCGAATTCGGTGCTCATTGCTTGTCTTTCTCCTCTGCGTCCGACTCGATCATGTCTGCGATTCCTGCATCGATCAAGGCCACGAGACCAACTCGATTGATTTTCAGAGGATCTTCGATGATCAGCACCTCCATCTCGTCCCTTCGCTCACATCCTCGGTATCCCTCCCTTGGGAGACCGTAGAGCAGATCGGTCAGTTCATCCAACCTATTAGGAAACAGACTCCCACTCGCATCCTGGCGACTTAGGTGCATGTTCAGCACCCCACAGGTGTAGGAAAGGCAGGACAAATTTGGCTGGCCGCATCCTTTACCCTTCACCAAATGATCACACCCATCGCAACAGCCATCTTCCCCATAGACAGGACAACTGGCACAGATGTCGTAGCAGCCTGTCTCGCTCAAGAAACCAGAGACTTGCTCCCTGGCCTCACCTACCGTAATCCCATCTTTCAAGGGTATCACCACTCCTTCTGAAAGGTTTTTTATAACACACTAAACAGAAACTTCTTCACTACCTGAAGAAACTACTGTGTTTCCTTCTAGGCGTTCGCCGCCGCTTCGCGATTCTCCTTCTTGGCCTTGAAGTATCCGGCCAGAGCGTCGGCCGCGATGACGTGCAGCACGTCCTGAATTGCAGGGGCACTGAATGAGAAAGGCCGGCGGGACACCAACAAATCTAGCTTGGCTTCGATTGCGTGGGCGATTTCCGTCGAGGTGCCTACGAAAGCATTCTTGCCGAACATTCTGTGGTACGCCAGAAGACGTCCTCTCCTCTTGGAGAACTGGTCGTCCTTGGAGCAGAAAGCCACTCCGGCTTCGTACTGGTCTTCGTTGGGATCAAAGTCGAAGTCCTCACCGTTGAGAGGTCGGATGACCACGGTGAACTCCGGGGGAGTGACCTTGTCACGATCGAGGGGGAAATAAAAAGTTCGAGTGCCTTGGGTCTGTTCGAAGGTCAATTTCATGGTTCTATTCCTCGCTTTCAATGAGACCCGACTGACGTAGGAGTCTCTCTGTATGTGACGAACGCGACTGGTCTGCCTTGTGCAGATCAACCCTCGCGTTCAAACTGAGGGGATATTCCGATTCTTCCGGCTCTTCTGGAATGTCGCACTCTACTCCCATCACGGTGCAATAGTGACAAAGATCGGAATCAGGGATCGGTGCATGATTCAGGCAGTTATGGCAGAGATCCGATTCCCGAGTGCGGTCAAGCTCCGCTTGGTGACCCGTTCTCAGATACATCTCTACGAGGTTGGTCGCTTTCCAAACCAAGGTCGTTCCGCACTCACCGCAGAAGAACGCCTCACCGTGATGATCGGCGGACTTACATCTCTCGCAGAATTGAACCTCTGTGGGAGATGACTCCGATACATCTGTACCCCGAGTACAGTTTTCACACATTGTGGAACCTGCCATCCGGGGCTGATGGCCGCAGCCACCACAAGGCTGACCTTCTTCGATCATCACAGTTAGCAGGTCTCTGGAGTCGATTTCTTGGAATTCTCCCTCGATGGCATCGGGACCTAGCTCCGTGCCGATGTCGAAGGAGCCATCTACGGCTCTCTCGTTCGTGACGGGGAGGAAATCCAATCCTTCCTCGGAACCCGTCGCGATCGTGTCTGGAGTTTTATACTTAGGAGTTTGTTCCTTGATTCTGGGAACAATGGGCGCTTCCCCTGATAGATTATTTGCGGCGTAAAGAGTCACTTCTTTGCCGGAACCCGGATCGTGGATAGCAATACCAAGATCAAAACCAGCGAGATCGAGAAGTTGTACTATTTCATGAAACTTCGGGATCTCGAAGAGTAAAAGCTGCCTGACCTTGCGAATTTTTACACCCCAGGTCTTGGCGAGTTCTTCGTGATCGGCATCGTGATAAACTTCTTTTAGTAAGTAAGCCCTAACCATGCGCATGGCTTGGGATTCAAATTTGCGAAGCTCCGCTTCTCTTTCGTTAGTCACGATTTTTCCTTTCATGGGTTGCTAGCCGTCTCCTGGCTTATGGATCCCCGACGTGGATTTGAACCACGATGCGCAGCTTCAAAGGCTACTGTCCTGCCGTTAGACGACCGGGGAATAGGGAACTATTTACATCCGGCGAAGTTGAAAAAGAAATCTCCCGCCGCCGGCTTTTCTTTCTTTTCACCAACAATGATGTCCTCGAAGAATTCAACCAAATCTTCCACTGTATTGCACCACATACCTTGGAGGTGTTCTTCCTGCGTCCATTCATATTCCGGAAGGAGGCGGAGAAAACACTCCTCCAGAATTGCACTTCGATTGGGCGGAGTTAGAAGTAGATCATTGGCTAGATCAGAGCTGTCGTGAATTATTTGGATGGTGTAATTACTTACAATATCCATCACAGCCCAGGGAAAACTTATCAGAGTTTCAGCATTAGTCATTTGTAAAGTCCTTTCTTCCTCTGCCCTGATACCTATTTGTTTTTTATGGATCCGGAGGAAGGATTCGAACCTTCGACCTTCTGATTCAGAGTCAGATGCTCTACCAGCTGAGCTACTCCGGAATAATTTAGATCAACTCCAAGCCCACCTTCCACATCTTGTCGAAGTCGGCGTTGTTGGCATCGAGCTTGCCTTGATAGGCGTTCATCTGCCGGGTCGATTCGTTGAAGAAACTCACACCGCCCATGACGGCGAAACCTGCGAACATGAAGAAGACGAGGGCGATCACCGGCGCGATCTTCCCACCACTGATGTTTCCGTTACTCAACTTTCCGCTCCTTGTCCGGCGCAATTTCAATTGCTTCCGGCTCACCTCCGAGGAGTGCGATACGAAGGCGACGTGCCTCCTTACAATCTCCGAAGCCATTACTTTCTAAGTGTCTGAGCTGACCAGCGTCTCCGCGTTGGTCTTTCTCTACCTGCCGCGCTTCTGCTTCTTTACGACGCAGCTCACGTCTTTCTGGGAAACTCATACGTGTGGTCATGTTCTTATTGTCCCTTTATAATGGCTGGATGCGACTATTGTGCGAATGGTTTCATTCATTGTTTCTTTCTCCCGGCACGCATCTTACTCGACCTCTCTTCTCTGGAAACTTCTCTACTTCTACCCAGAAGTTCACTGAAATGATGTGATATTCCACGCTTGAAAATTCGGATTCTCCAAGAGAATACCGACAGTGCCGATACTTATCAGAAGATACAGAATTACTCCCAATGGATCAAACATTTTCGTTCAACCTCCTTCTTGCTCGGGTTGGGCATTATCCAGAATAATCTTTTCAGCGCATTCCGTCGCGATCTTGTATGCCAGCACGCGGTCGCTATCCTGACGAAAAAAAAGGGGGCTCCCTAGGCATACACCCAGGGAACCCCCCAATTTATTACTGCAATTTACTGCTTGTGAGAGACCGCTACGCCGTGGCGGCGTCGGCTTCTCCGAACGGGTTGTCTCCGTTCGCTCCGGCTGCGGCAGGCGTCGGAGCCTCGGCAGCGGCGGGTTCTCCGGCGGGAGTCTCCGTGCTCACATCGGCACCAACCTCGGTACCTCCGTTCTTGTTCTTCAGCGAGCGCTGTCCGAACTGGATCGACGAGGCGTTGAGGTGGAGCGACTCGGGGTGATACTGCTTCTTCCCCTCGACGACGATGTGCTCCCCGGCGCCGTTGAGCTTCGGGCGGCTGTCGGCCATGAACTCACCGATGACCGTCACCTCCGTACCCACATCGAGATACTCGGCGCTGTTCTTCGCGAGCTTCCCCCAGCAAACAACGGGGACGAAGTTGGCGCGCTGCTCCTTCCGCGGCTTTGCGAGATCGCTCATCCGAGTGACCGCGATCCTCATGAAACAGCGGTAGCCTTGCTCGCCGGCGCTGGTCTTGAAGCCCATATTCAGTTCCGGGGCACGCGCGAGGCGTCCCACAATGATGCAATTGTTGGCGTTCATATACTTGGTCTCCTCATCCCGGCGCTTAGCCGGGACAACTTGTTGCGTTTTGGTGACGACTTGAAGACTGCCTCCAACTCGTCGGTTCCTACTTCACGAAGTGAAGAAACAACCCTAGTTATTCCTTCGGGTAGTACCTATTACTTCCTTCTGGTTCCACCCTTTAGTTCAAAGGGCTTTCAGATGGAATTTTTATCGGCGCGATCAAATTACGTCCCACACCGTTCTTTACAGACCACTTGGTCGGTATCGGGCTCAGGGCCACCGCCAACACGAGCAATCCAATCCACAGACGGATCAGACTCCAAGCCCAGCTCAAGAGTCCTTCTAAGTAAGACGAGATAACTATCAGATCGCATGAATAAAGTGAAGGCATCAATTGCTTCGATGTCTGCTTTACACTCATCTACAGGAGAGGAGTAGAACACAGATCTGATACCGTAGGCGCTACTGCCGGCTTCTTCGTCTTGGAGGAGTGCGAATAGTTTGGGTAGACCCCCGCGTGGAATTTCCTTGTGCTCATGGATTAACAACGTCCACTGAGAGCAAATGGATAGTGCAAGCGCTCTTGACATCTTCACATAGAGAGTTCCTTCTCTCCGACTCGCGGAGATTCCCTGCCAGTAGGGATCTAATCGTTGGAACCTTTTGGCTTCCATGCCTACTCCTTTGTCGGGGAAGAAGAGGAGACGTGCGCCTCCTCCTCTTCACCCGACACTTGATCCTCGATCTTCTCTTACGTCGAGGTTTACGCGCTCTGCTCCGCTTCGGTATCGGGATCGCCGGCGGGCGCCGAGTCCGAACTATCCGCTTCCAGGGAGGCTCTCAGCTCTTCCAGCTTGTCGAGGTTGTTCTGCCCCAACGTTCCGTTCTCGCTCTCCTGAACGATCTGCTTGTAGACCGCAATGATTATCTCATCGAGAGCCTCTCTGTCTTCCTGCTTCGGCGGGCCGGCGATGTCGAGCCACTCGTCGCAGTCGCCCCGCCTGAAACCCGTCTTCCACTTCCGCCACTTGACGATGAGCCGTTTCTTGTTCGGACTGAACACGAGCTTGATGTCTCGCACACGAATTGGAACCAAACCGGTATTGATGTCCAGAACGGCATATGCATGTTCGTTCCGAGTCAACCGACGGGGATCCGTCAATCCAATGACGGTGACTGTCATTTCCAAACCCTCGGCGAGAACGGCAGTGATGCCATTTCTGCGGGACGATGTTCTCAATTCAAACTTCCGGTCAGCAGTGTTCACTGATATCTCCTACGTGCTCTTGAGAGAATATCCTAAGATATCCTCGGTATGAAAAGAATCCCTAGTGGATTCTTTCTCAGTGCGTCCATGTAACGCACTCAGAAATGTGATCAACAAATGAAGAAACAACCTTAGTTATTCCTTCTCGGATCGCCTGCTCTTTGGGAGACTCAAAAGAAACTCAGGACAATGTCCATCCGGATTTAGTGCCTGACAAAGCTGATGTGGGACATCTACCAATGCATCTACCCAGCCGAGTGCTCCCCTTACTCTTTCCAGGTATTTTTTTTCTCCGCTGACGGGATGACGTGTGGCCTCCAGTCGGGTTGCTGTGCAGACGAAGTCTTTGGTAAGAGTGGTGCGTATTCTTTCCCACCATCGCCGAGTATCTTCGCAGTGTACGCAAAGGTAGCAGGCGCTGTTCCCTATTCCTTGGTAGCAGGCTGCGCTCGGTTCATTCAGCTCGGGTAGATCTAAGTCCACCACCTCTCCCGACATGAAGTCATCGAGATCCCGCTGTTCTTCTTCGGATAGTGCGAGGTCAAAGTTGAGAGGTTCATCAGCGCTGGGATCCCGATACTTTGGATGGACATTCAGCTGAATCAATTTACCACTAACTTCATCTTCGCCGGACACGAATGACTCCTGGAATGGGAACCGGGCGAGCTGCCCCGGATGAGGCAGCCTCCGATATCCGTTTACTTAATATCGGGATGCCCCGGAACGATAAGCGCTCTCGGATCTGATCTTGTTGCGGATCTTTCGTTCCCGCAGTGGTCGACCACAACGTAAAAGAGGCTGTTGCGCTGTTGCCCCCTTTCTCGGTAATCACGTCTTTCTTGACGCACGGTCACTGATCCGGCACACGGATCTGCCGCCCTGTACGTGGATTGATCCGAAGCCGCAGATTGAAGAAGATCAAGGCGTGCTTTCAACCGTTCACGCGCCGGCACAAATTCATAAACCTCGCCCGGAGTGTGTCGGGGGTTGGGAACCGTAGGATCGAACTTTTTCACCACGGCAGCGTCTTTATACGCCGCGGGGATACGATCCACATTGTTGGTGAAGGAAAGGGTTCCCGATTCCGAAACGTAATGATGGTATGTCTGAGGTGTTTCTTCGGCCCTTGCGTGCGACGTCGCAAAGAGGGTGAGTGGGACCACGATCGCCGCCAAGTATGCGAAGACAACTACGCCAAGAACCAAGTTTTTGGTACCCATTTTATTACCAACTCTCCTTACTACCCTTTATCCAAAAAAGGGGTTTGGGTTTTCGTTTGCGGCCGCCGTTCCGGGAGTCACCTGGGCAACGGCATGGTCGCACATTTCAATGATTTTCGGATCGTTCTTGAGGCACTCTGTGAAGACTGCTCTCGATTCGGCGAGGATAGGACACCAAACTGGGAAGAAACGCTTCCCATCTCTGGCCCTTTCCTGCTTAGGATCAAAATGAATCTGATCCCCGATCAACTTGATGCTACTCCCCGGAAGGGCAATAACGTCAATCCCTCCAACTGACAGGATCATATCGGCGTATCCTACGAATAAGACACTACCTTCGTGCATCTTGGGGTGCAAGCGACGGTTCGTTGTGGTCACTTGCATCAGTTCCCAGAGATGACCGGCTATTTCTTTACTAAAAGGCTTCGTACTCATAATAGGGATTCCTTTTTCAGATGAAAAACTAAAATCCACCCTTCACAAAGGAAAAACCCCCCTACCCTGGCTACTCGTAAGGATCCATCGAAATCTGATCCAGCCCCGCCTGTTCTCGACAGAAGTTCTCCCTATCGTTCAGCTCTGCTCGGGCTTTAGACGCTTTCAATTGAAAGCTGCGGGTTGCTCTTCCAAGACCCGGCTTTTTCGGTGCCTCCACTCCCAACTTCTTAGCGTGCTCGGCGTCAGTGGGGATTTTGAACCCTTCGTATTTGGTGCTTCCAAACTGGGCATGGGAGGCATCACTTCCTTCCCAATCATCACTTCCCTTGCATCTTGGACAGAGGCGAATGTTAGTCGTATGCTCGGAGTTGAACTTCTTCTCACACCTCAAGCAGGCGATACGTCCCTTCTTGGTTACATGCTCCCGGGTGTTGAGGATTCGATCTCTCTTGTACCATTTCGCTCTGGTGGCGTCGCGTCGAGCTGACAAAATAATACCCCTATTCTTATGGATTGCGGCTTTTCCAGAGATTTACAATGGCGCCCTCTGGATGGCTCAGATTGAAAGTGTCCCAACCCTCCTCAATTTCGAAAGCTACTTTTGCCTCCCTCAGCCGTCGAGCTACGATGTTGGGAGTAAGGGTCGTGTTGATCCGCGGAAGTAATCTGGGCCAATTCAGATCACGATCGGCGAGGATAATCATCTCTCCTTCCTCCATGGGACCAAACATGATCCCGATTGTCTCCCAATCAAGTTGCCCGCGATCATTAACCATGAGAATGTTCAGTTGATCATCTACCGCAATCAGCTCCGGATCTAGCTCATCTAGGGAGATAACCTGTATATTTACCGTGTTATTGGTGGCATTTTGTCGCACTTGTTGTGTTCTCATGTCGTTAGTCTTTCCTCCCAGTATTTCCTCATCAGTGTGCGATGGACTAGCGCATTGGCGCCCGCGGTAGTCTTCACAGCGTGGAGTATAACCTCTGCTTTGTAAATATCTTTCAGGAACATAGCAACAGCTACTGATCTACTCTGACCAGCTGCACAATGTATGATGAAGTTCAACCTTTTGTGCTTCCAACAGAAGGCATCGATTTGTTCAGCAATTTCTTCATCGAAGAGGACAACCCCACCAGAGATGGGATCTACTAGCACAGGCATCTCAGCTCTGGGTATCACGATATCGTGAAACTCAACCCGGAGGAGAGGGTCCCAACCCTCCTTCAAGGGGGCAGGTTGTCCTGGTGAGGTGATGGATACCATGGCGGTGCCTTCGATAGGTTCCAACTCGCATGCCTGGTCTTGGTTATAGACATTTACGAACATCATAGGACACCTCCTAATGAATGGCTACCGACGCGCGAAACTACCCAGCAGCACTTCTTTTTTGAGATTCTAGTAGGATTATCTTACTTGATTACTCTGGAGTTCCTCTTTCACGAGGAAGTACCACCCGTTGGATAACTCAACTCTCTCAATTCGTTTCGACACTGATATCTCCTAATGGCGCATTGCACCTATCTGTTTTGAGTCTCTTGCTTTTGTCCGTCCTTGAGAGGCAGGCAATCATTCCATCTGCGGTGTTCGTATCCCAAATCTTCGTGATCGACCACTGCCTTGGTTCATCGCCCGGTATGGAATACCATACCTTGTCTCCCTCTTTCATCTTTCGATCCTTCGGTTATAGTTTGTGGATGAGGAGCATACAGGCTTGAGTAGGAGGCGGCTATAAGTCTCATGGTGTATTCTCCTCGTGGTACATCCGTCGGCCAAAGGCGAATGCTCTACCTCGGGCGATGTCCATTCTTTTTCCTTCTATAGAAGATTGCCCTGCAACGAGTAGCGCGATTGCGCAGCTTTAGTTTGCTTTTGCTGCGTAGTGTTTCTACTCGACGTGCCAGACTCTTTTGGCTACGATGGAGCCACCTGTTTTCCAATCGCATCCTCTGATGCTGATCGAATAGTTCTAAGGAGAGCCACAGCTTGATAGGTCTCTACATATCCTTTCTTTTGGAGAAAGAGGGCGACGCGGATTGGATGCCAGATGTAGGGATTGCCTCCCCGATCCCTCTGCTCCTCGTGGTGAGCGGCAGCAAAGATCAGGGCACGGGTCACCAAACTCATGCTCTTCTTCCTTGTGATATTGAACTGTTCTCCCATTCTTTCGCCAACACAGCGAGCTTACGAGAGAAATCTTCTGGTGAATCGTCGAAGGAGAGGATTACTTCATTGGTATGAGGTACTTCTCCCTGTACAACCCCGCCCCCTCGGTTGAGGTTGGCGAGGATCGCCTCGGCCACTTTGAGCGCCCGCTTCTCGGTCTTGATGAGGGGCGATTGCAACGTATAGACGTTGTGGTCTCCCCAAAGGCTGTCGTCGCGTACGATTCCAATCTCCCGATACTTGTCATTCAGTGGGTCGTAGTTGAACTCGCAGCGCACTTCCTTGAAGACGTTGGAGCTGCCTTCATAGTGACCCCTCTCCCTCACCATGCGCCCCGGTTCTCGACATCGAGGGCAGTAGAAGTGCTGGCCGTGGTTGAGAAGGAATACTCCCTTCGCATAGTTTTCGCAATCCGTCTGTTCGCAGTATCCTACTGATCTTCGCGTAGCAGTCGAACCAGTCCATGGCACTCGCATAGGCCGAAGCGGTGTTGATCTATGTCTCGCCGCGACGAACATAGGGGGTTGGGGTATCCTTCTTCTACCTCGTCGCTTCGGTAGAAACCTCATAATGAAACCGATGGCGATGAACACATAGATTAGTAGTCTCATCACCACACTCATGGCTAATGCACCTTCGACTTGTCAAGTCCGGCCAATCCGGCATCACCGGAATAACCCGCCGCAAGCCTGGCCGCTTCATCACCGATCGGATTCTCTCCGATGTTCGCTACATCGAATGTACCCTCGGTTGCGACAGGTCCATCCGAGACGGCTTCGAGTGCGCCCAACAGGGCACGTTCGTGTTCGACGGGGATCTTCACGTAGAAACGAACCGGCCCTACGAGTAGGCCCATCTTGGTAAGTTCCGTCATGACCTCCATGGCTGATTCGGGAGGGAGTTGGAGACCCTTGGTCTGAATGTCCTTGCTGTCGATGAAGGTCTCGGCATTTTCCCGAGTCTGCCCGCGCGCGATCAGGAACTCAATACCTTCATTTCTTTTCATACTCATGGTTCTCCTTTATGTCATGCTCATCATGAACTTGAGTGCATCTGAATCTACTTGAAACTCTGTTACCGGCGCGGTGAGAGAGATGTTGCTGAGACTTCTCGTCCTGGACATACCAACACATGCCTGACCTGGTTCAAAGCACTTGGATATATCTGTCTTCACCTCGTTCAAAGTCATACCCTGAGCACGATGAATGGTAGCAGCCCATCCGAGATGGACCGGAAGACCTTCCACCTCACCCATGCGATTACCTCGCGCATCGGTGATTTCCCATACCTTCTTCTCAACCGAGACCATCCGGTTAGCAGAAAGCTTCACCCGAACTCGATCAAAATCCATCGAAACAACAACACCTTGGGAACCATTGGCGTATCTCTGGGCGGGGTTATTCGCTAGAATAATCACCGGAACACCCACCTTGAGAACAACCCTCTCTCCAATGGGAACCTGATCTACGAATACGTTCTTGTATTTCCCAGGCGAATACCCTGTTCGATACACCTTCTCTTTCCCTTTCAGTGCTGCCAATCGCTCGGCGTTGATCTCATGCACTGTCTTGTTGATGGGATAGAGTTCGGTCGGGAGTTTGAGCTGCCGCCCCACCATGTCTGCCATTACATCAGCGCCCTGAGGGGAGATGATACCATGACGCAACTCGGTGAGTATCTTGATGTCCAGCGGGTCTGCTTGTCTCATTGACTTGACCAGAGAGATCTTCTTGGTCAGTGCAAAGAGTGGATGTTGGAATGCCCATCTCCATTCAGGATCAGGCTCGGTACGTCGATGTACTGGAGGCAGCTGAAGGAAGTCACCGCAGAGGATGATTCGAATTCCTCCGAAGGGTTCCTTCTCACCAGTGGCTTCTCTCATTACGGTATCCATCACGTTCAGATAGTCTCCGGACACCATGCTGATCTCATCTACGATAAGATCAGTGACCTTATGTAGATTTTCTTCGGCCCGAGAAATATCCATCCTACCCAGTTCCGAAGTGTTCTTAGCAATACCAGTGCCCAACAAACGGGCAAGAGTAGTACCACGCAGAGCAAGAGCCGCCAACCCAGTCGGACCGGCTACTCGCACCCTCTTTCCCTGCCGCCGGAGACCTCTGATGATTTGCTCCATCAAGACAGACTTACCAGTACCTGGCCCTCCCGTGATGAACAGATGATCACGGGTATTGAGCGCGATATCCAGCGCGGCTTTCTGTTCTGAGTTCAGCTTTACCTGGGGCATTACCTCTCCTATTCGTAGAACGTGGGCTCTCCTGAGACCACGTATCCTATGTGGCTACTAACTGGGGTGTGTGTCTTATTTTCCCTCGCCTGCTACTTACCTCTTTGGAAAAGTGATCAGATAGAACCTGTCATCCAGAATGTCGGCTATCAAAGGCTTGACATCCTTCCAATCGAGGCCACCAGCTCCGCATCCCGGCTTGGGTATGATGACACTACTCCACCCATGCTTGTCTGTCAGCTCAACCAGGAGCTTCGCAGAGTGCTGGATGAGGGAGGGTTTGGCTTGGCTCATCCACCCTGGATGAACCGAGGTCCTGCTGGTGTTGTCGTTCTGAAAACGGGGCAACAACTGGTCTCCACCACATCTGATTGGCTTCACAGGGAAGGTCACGACGTGATACGGAACGATGTAATTGGCCATTGGCGTGGGCAGGAGAGTGATATTTGGATTCTCCTCCTGCGGCAGGGTAAGCAGGGTCGGGACGTTCTTACCCCCACTCAGGCTGTGTGCTACCAGATCCTCAACCCCGGGCCAACGCTTGGTTGCTTCCAACGCACATCCTCGTCCCATTACCACACCACCGTTCTTCTTCACGTATCCATTGGTGGTAATACAGATGGCTTCGGCTTTCACACATTTGAACAGATTCCCGAATATTTCTTTCATGGTACTCCTCTCACTCAGAAAGTTCCTCACACTCTTCTACCATCAATCTCCAAAGCTCTGCTCTGGATTCCACCGAGGATTCCTCAGTGAGTTTCAAGCACTCGTGGGGAATCCACGCACCCTGCGAGGTGCAATACTCAAAGAATTCGGGGCCGCGAACCTTGCACTCTTCGATAATGTGACGTTTGCTCCAGTGGCCATCACTGCCCACGTACTCACACACATCACCTACTCTGAAGGGTTTCTTCTCACTTTCGGATTTTGGATCCGGCATATCAATTCCCTCGCATACAGCTGACCATCTGCGCTGCGGCAATAACCCCGATCGCGATGGTCATCAATGCGAAGTTGTTACTGAAATTCTTCACCTACTACACAGTAGGACATAGCTACTCCTTCTTCTTGTTTTTCCCAACTGACTTGTAGATGATGATTCCCCCGGCCAGAAACATTATCCAAGCTGAGGGCTCAGGGACAGCACTTACCGGTCTATCTATCTGCTTGTAGTGATCTTTCACCCCTACAGCATTACCTTGGCGGGACTCTCCCGACATTCCATCGTCGCACTTCTGGGCTGTAGATGACAGCACAACCAGAAGCAACAACCCTACTCTTATGATCTTCCGCATCTTACGGCATTCCTTTCTTCTTTTACGGGGAAGGGGCCCAACTAGCTGGGTACTAATTACCTCTCCTGTTTTTCTTCGGCGGGAAAATAACGATACTGACCACGAACCCGACCGTTATCCTCAGTTTGGCTTTCTCTATCTTCGACGAGTTCGCGTGTAATCTTTTCTCCCTTACGTAGACGGGCAAACCTCCGGATAACTGTTTCACGCGAAAGGTTGAGTTCGTAACCCAACCATTCACTGGTGGGATTTTCTCCCGGATGATTCTTGATCCACTCGAATACCGCATCAACTGCTCTTTCCGTAGTACTTCTTACCTTGGCTAGCTTAAGAGCAGCAACATGTATCTTCTTCGCGAGGATGATATCCAGGCTATCATGGAATGCTCTCGTCCATCCACCTGCCTCTTCATACATCTTTCGCAATTCTTCAGCGGGAGTCTGGGGTATTTCTTGTTCTTCTAGCAATTCCAAAACACTCACCCCCCTGTTTGCAGTTTCACGCCTGTCGCTTTTCTCGACATCAAACTTTTGAGGACTTATCACGTCCAAGTCGCTTCGACTATATCGCCGGGCGTCTCCTGCTCTAACTGCCCTGTCGTGCTTGGTGTTGCCATCCCGGCGGTATTCTAAATCGGTAGTGAGCTTTCTGAAGGCATCAATCCACCTTCTCTCAAGAGTGGTCTTACCTAGCATAGCCGGTAGGTGTCCCGTTTCGGCTTGCGCCATGAGACCCAAGATCATTTCCTGGGCTATGTCCTCCTCTGTCCAAGATACTCTAAACATCAAGCGGTCGCGGATGAAACGGGCAGTGGCGTATGTCTTTACGATTCTTATAGCGATCTCATCGACGTAATCTACCGTCCCAACCGTTCTCATTTCTACAACCTGCTCGTCAACATCCCGTGTCAATGATTTCCTCGCTCCTTATTCTTTATGATGCGCGTCAGCGATACATTTCGCTTGTTCTTCGATTTCGAACTGGCCTGTGCGTCTACCTCCTCTTACTGCTCCTTTCTACACCGCTCGTCCTGATGATTCCCCCATCCTCCAGACATTACCTGCCACCCAGGATATCAGGAGGACAGAGATAAATGCCAGCAAGGAAGAACCAAGGGCTGTACCGAAGCCACGACCCTCACTAACTCCATCGGCGAAGAAGAAGAACGTGATTAGAGATACTCCCCACCAATACCGAGTCTTGATCTTCTGCTCTTTGATGAACGCTTCGGCATCGCTTACCAACATAGTCACCGCGGACTCATCAACATTACGTTCGCGCCTGGCAATAGCATACGCCGCCCGCACCCGCTCCTCGTGAGTTTGCAGATAGCGCAGACCGATCAGTTGAGTAGTGGCGAATCGATCAGCATCGAGATGGTCTTGTTCCGACTTCTCTTCTGATTCGGGTTCTAGTTGATCGTACTCATGACCTACGATGAGGTCTGGATGCTCCTTGGGAGGCACCGCAGCGATGGTTCTTGCAAGATATCTTTCTTGTTTTGCGATCTTCTCTGAGGCTTGTTGGAAGGTATTCAGAGCTACCTCACGACGTCTTGGTACAACTAGATCGAATGGATCTGACATGTTGGCACCTCAGTAAAGACCAATCAGGTACGCGCAAACTCACTAGTTAGCACTACTTGATGGTACAGAGTGTAAATCATCGAACGAATTGCATGAACTATAAGCGCGATCTTCAGCACACTTACAAAAAAAGATATTCCTACTAGTGGCGCACCCCAGGAGTGAATGCAGGCACTCCCGGCGTACGCCACCTTGTTGGTATCCCATCTAATGATCGCGGCTTGAACGCGGAAGGTGAGGACAAACACCTTCGGGATACCATGGAACTCACTAAGTGCAGAAACAACTCTACCTGGTGAATACCCACTGGTTGTGGATATACCCAAGTCCTTCGAGTTCATCATCGAACGGGAGAACCCATACGACGATATCCTCGTCTCGATCGATCTCCTCTCCAACACCACTGGGTATCAATCGAAGGTCTTGTTGTACATAGGTACGTTCCCTGACCGTATCTCTCAAGATCCACTGATCCTGATGCGTACCAAGTTCCGCGGACATCAAGAACGAGCCATTGTCCAATCCCACCATCTGAGCTTCGCCCGTGGCGTTCGCGAACTTGAAGGCTTGATACACTGCCTTAAGATCGTGATGGGCATAGACGGTGCCTCTACATTCGTAGCCCTCTTCGATAGGCTTCGGGGCTTGCGGCATCAAGACCATTGCGGTCATGTCACCCCACCACATCCCGTCTTTCTCACACTCCTTGGGATCGAGAGGCATGTCCTCCGGCTGAGGAAGCCCCATCTCCCGGAAGAAGTCATCTTCCTGCTTCTTTATAGCATTCATCCTCGGCATGTTTTCCACGGCGCCGAGGGTCTGGTCAGGCTCTTCGTGCTCTGCGATGCTCTCGATGACGGCAGCTTTTATACTCGCCGTCGATGTTTCGTCTTCGTAAGCATTAAGTTGTCCTGCCATGGTGGCTTCCATTGCAGCCACCCGCCTTGCGGCTTCCTCAAAAGTACCGGGAACGTTAGACACTACACTCTCCCTGGGGCAGATACTCCTCGAAGAAGGCGTCAGTCATTTGGCCAACCTCTTCTTCGAGAGTTGATTGGGTATTCAACTCGCGAATCCATATCTCACTGAGATGGGTATTCTCACCTTCCAGCCTTTTGACCAAGATCTTCAGGTCGGGACGATGCCTCACATGTCCTTGAAGCACGGTGCGCAACAGCAGGATATTGTTGATTTTGATGGTACGAGAACTTTCGCGGCAAAAGATTGTATCTTCCATACGCAGTATCTGTCTTGTCAGACCATTACGGTTAGAAGACCGATAGATTTCACTCACCATCCCCCCACTCAGTTCGAGCAAGAAGTTCAGATCGAGAGAGGATACTCCTGTAATCGAAAGGGTATTCACTTCGGAACTTCCTTTAGGCCGCTCCAATAATTCGATGATAGTCATATGATTTTCCTCATTCAGTAGGTCGCTTACGGGTTCAGGCGTTGAGTCCAACTTCTTGCTTTCAGTGCCTGCTCCGCACCGAACTTGGTGGCCCAAAACTCCTGAGAGTCACGAATGACATGCACACCGTCGGGTTCTTCACACCCGATGTAAAACCCACTCACACCAGAGCACACAATCTGGAGATATTCCTTCTCCAGAATTTGCGCGGCCAAGAAAGAGAATCCATGGACGATGCTGTGGTTCAGCACCGCCGCACGTTCAGGCCCCATATCTCCGGTGATCTTCAAGTTGTCCAACATTCCTGGCATGTTATTCTCAGCTCCTTGTTGGTTTATCTATCGGCAAACTCGGCTAGTACGTCCCCGTGGCAGTCCTGAGGCTTGCAGTAACACACCAGGATTTTACCTTTCAACTCAGGGAGTGCTTCTTGTAGTGCGTCGGAAAATTCGAGGTGCTTTCTGAACAACTCGATAGATTGATGTGTGCCATCTATCTCTCCGCTCTCATTTTTGACACCGCACCCATGAACTCCCTCATGTAGGGAGGTACAAGCATTGCGGGGTATCCCATCGGATGGTCGGGCAGTTCGAGGAGAACGATATACTCGCAGTCGCCTCCACTCACGAGTCCGGGAGGAGTTTTCTTCTCCCAGATCAATTTCTCGATCTCGGTGAAGATCTCACACACGAGCTTATCTCCCCGGCCTCCTTCCACCTTGCTATCGACTTCGGTTTCCCCCTCATGCTTGTATTTACCATGAAAGGTGAAATAGGTCAGTTTAGCTTTATACACAACACTCTCCTTTCACTCACTCTTGTTATCCGAACATTCTTTCCCAGCCCGGTATTTCGGCAGACCACATCCACCATGCTAGCTTAATCTTCCCGAAGAAGCCTAAGCTGTAGAAGTAGCAATAGCTTCCAACACTAATAAGACTTCCTCCCAGGAGGAATCCCGAGAGGAAGCTACGAATACTCATGTGCTCTCCTTCTCATTTCATGAATATTACATCACCTTCAACGCGTCCCAACCATTCATCCGCGCAAGGCACGTATTGAATTTTGTCGGCCGCATCAATAATTTTCCTATGCGTTCTAATAACCCAAAGGATGCGAGCGCCTTCTTCTCTTACCCGCTGAGCAAAAACACTACTGGTCTTTGGATTCTGCTCTACGTAACGAACACCCTTGTAATCTACTGCGTAGAGGGTATTCTTGAAAATACAAGTTTGAACCCGATTACCATCGGGGAGCACGAACTCCGCCTTGTGGGCGAAGATCGCGTCCGCGATGGTCATCAGTTCGGGAAAGTCTTTGGTTATCCCGACCTTTTTCATGCTGCTGTCCTTCGAGCGGGAGCGCCGCCTTCTACCTTGTTCCACGCGTTGTTGAGGAGGATCGCCTCGGAATCGAAGACGACGCTCCTTCCCTTCCGAGTGATCCTTATCAGGGCCGTTTCGTTCGGGAGTTTTGACAAGTCGCAGCAGGCGAGGAGTTCTTCCCGAGTCAAACAAGGCCCGTGACTGAACTCTTCATACTCATTGGCGGCTGTCTCCACACCGAGCGCGAACCGTATGGTCTCGACGTGTTTGGAGGCCAAGAAGCGCGCCTGGCGAATCATCTCCTCCAAAGTGTTCAGGTTCTCGATCAGGATCTTGATGTCCGCCTGCGACGGTTCCGCCGACTTCAGGGCGGGATTCTGAGCCAATGCGGTGAGTGAATCCCAACCGGCGAATAGTGCTGCTCTTATTTTCTTCATGATGTTCTCACTTGATATAGTCAGACTCGTTGGTCTGATCAGTTGGGTTTTCCTGGATAGGGTAGTCCTCCCAGTTGTTTGAGTGCCAATCTGGCCACTTCGCTCTCACCTTCATCAACATCGTGAGTCAGCCGGACGAATCTTCGATTGACCAAATCCGGATCCTCGTCTCCCGCATCGCATCGAACTCGATCACCGAATTCCTCATGGAGATTGTGGATCTGTTTGGCAATCTTCGACAGCTTCAGATCTTCTAACGGACTCAATTGTCCAATTGCGCCAATCCCCGCGATGATGTCAAATACCATCTCGAAGGACTCAATCGTTTCCACTACCGGGTGCTGCTCTGGTATATCGTCATCGCTCACGTCTTTCCTGCTCCTTTACCAGTGGATAATTACGACAGCCCCTGTCCTGACTCTGGCGGGGTCTCCCTTGCTTAAATGGCCACCCTTGGCCTTCTCGATGATTGGGCCTTGGATGTCGATATAAACAGGCAAACCTGCTTCATCGTGCGCGCGGTCGATGACCCACCCGAACCTCACACCTCTTCGATTCAACTCCACGTTGGCTTGAACCTGTTCTCCGATCGTGCTGAAGAACACAGTGATTCGATCGTCGGGATCCGCATCGAGAACCATCTCAGCTCCCGCATCTGCGGTGATGTTGGTGATTACTTCCGGATGCGCCGGGGAATGCAGAGCGGTCAGCAAGATCCCCAAGAGAAACATCAGAGTGTACATTATTACGTATTTACCTTGCATTATTCGATCCTTTCGATTTACTCACTAGTTGGGTATTCATGAAACGAAGAAACAACCAATCACCAACGGATAGTTATGACGGCTCCTGTATTTACGTGTTTGGGATCACCGCTACGGCCACCCTTCGCAGGAGCGATGACTGGTCCTTCAAGCTCTACGTAGATGGGAGTATTGGTGCCGTCCTGTGGGCGATCAATGACCCACTGGAACTGTGTTCCTCGTCGGTTCAACTCCACGTTAGCTTGGAGTTGGTCTCCGATTTTACTGAAGAACACGGTAATCCGATCGTTGAGTTCTGATTCAACGGATAGCTCAGTACCCTGTTCGGCAGATACCTGGGTAACGATTTTTTCGGCCGCCGGATCAATTTCACCACCTCTTGCCATAAATACAGGCGACCAGATCCAACAAAGGAGACCAACGAGTCCCAGCCAGACTCCCATTTCACTCAACTTACGCTTATTCATCTTCGTCTCCTGTTGCGACGATGCTCCATGCTCCACCCAAACGGGTATCACACGCAACAAGTCGAGTTTGGGTGTATCCAAAATCCACTACTGTTTCACGTATTTCGTGAACAGCACGATCGTCGCAAAGAGAATCCAACACCGGCCTCACCAGGGGCTCTAACCAGAAGTCCAGATGCCACTCAAAACTGATGAAGACCAAATGTACCTGACCCTTACTGGGGACATAGTCACAGGAAATACCTTCTCCCGACATCCAAGCCATATTACGACAGATAGGTTCTGCTGAGACAGGCGCATAGTCGATCCTTCCTTGGGCGGGTTTTCCCCACAACGTAACTGCGATGACGACCAGACCCAACATGGTAGAGCCTAAAAGAGGAAGCACTCCTACCCAGTTCCGGTCAGGTTTTGATCTCGCTGCTTTTGCCTTTTCCAAATAACCGTAATACCCAATCACGAGGAGGATAATGGTCAGGCTATTGATTGCCGTTATACTGAGCCCAGGAACTGGGATAGGCTCCAGGACGTATCTCTCAAACGCTGCGTCCATGAATGGCGTCGCAACCGTATGTCCTGCCGGGTTGGGATGGACTCGATCTTCCCACATCTCGGGGAAGGGTAAATCCAGCTCAGTCCAATCTACCCCGAGATTTACCTCCGGATTGGCATCGATTACTGCCAGAATAACAGGACGAGACGCAACCAAGTATGGGTTATACAGGCTACTCCAATAGTTGGTAGGATCCTGAAACCAGGGTGGAAGGGAGATCACGATGTTATCTACACCGTAATCCTTCAGGTAATCGATAATCAGTTGCATGTTCATGCCGACGCTCTCTGCTGATTTCTCCCGAGAGGCGTCATTGGTCGAGAGCAGGATCGATACAACGTCGATGTTCTCAGCCAGTAGCACGGTTCCAGCGTACTCATCGAAATAGGCACGGTCAGCCCATGTCTCTGTGAGGGTGCTATCGACTCCTACGTTGAGGGTCTGATGAACCGACTGATCGCAGTAGGAATCCTCCCACGCGGTAATCGAATCACCGATACAAAGTATGGTCAAAAGAGCTGCGATGGTATTCATTTGGTTTCCTCAATACGTTATCGAAAACAGGAGACACCCCGACCACATCCAAGCTACCAACATGGCGACTTAGATGTACTGAGTTGATTAGTCGGGGTGCCTCGCGATTACTCGTTGTTCAGCCTTTCGGCTGCTGCTCGGGCTTCGAACTCCTTGTGGAGATCGGGAGTCTCCCAAGAATTCCACCCCCGAACATGCCATCGTCTCTCTCTGGTGAAGTCTAGTACTCCCTTGTAGATCAACTGCTGATCATCTTCGGAAATCTTGACCCCCGGACACTGTTTCGGAAGCGATCCTTCTGCGCCCCCACATGTAGCACATGCCAAGATCTCTTCTTCGCAGAAGGGGCAGTGTGCGCCACTGTTGGAATGGGCGGGGTGTCCATCTTTCTGGGGTCCGCACTTGAGGGGTATGTGGCCTCCCAGATTGTCCTCTGGAGGGCACGGTTCTTGTAATTCTAGGTCACACGTACTACACATGATGATACTCTCCTATCTGTCGGAACGAGAAGGAACTACCTGTTCAACCAGGATCGCGCAACAATACACACCAGTAAGCATTACTAGGCCACTAAGTTGATATAATCCATGGAGGGTAGAAATAATTCATCCCTGTAGGAGATTCATATTTCTACCGGTGGTATAAACTAATCGGGGTGAGTATCCCGAGTGGGACACCCACCCCGACCTTGGGGATTCAAGTGCAAGAGGTGGAGCACCTCAACTGCTTAGTTTTACTTCTTGTCCCACAATTTGGTCTCACTTCCATCCGTGTTGATCCGTGAGATACTCACGGCGCGACTGGAGGGACGTGGTTTCGGCGTAGCCTTCACCACCACGGGAGTCTTTTCGGCCGGCGCCGTTGGATAAATCTTCTGGTATGCCACGATGGTGACACTGGTGATGAACGCCAGTACTAAGAGACGTTTCATTTTTCACTCCTTTATTCAGTTTGACTTTCTTCTTCATTTCTTTCAGGGTATCTTAGTCCTTACCCCTCAAGATATACCTGTGGTAGGTACATACGACGACCTGTCGCAGCATTCCGCTCTTTTCCCCAGTGAAAGGATCAGTTTTGTAGGCCCATCCTTTCCACCCTGTAAGATCGGTGCAGCGCGTGAGGCTACACTTGACACCAACTACGTCATTCAGGGCTTCACCATTCATGGCAGCGCCACTCCTGGGGTTCCTTCCTTCACCACTTCGGTGAGCAGAATCTCGTCGGTCAGTCCTTCTAGGTCATCATCAGAGAAGGGGCTCTCGATGTCGGGTTCCTCCTTACCCAAAGAATCTCCCGGGTCTGGCTCTCGCCTTGAATTTTCCATCACTGTCTCCTTCGGATGTCGTTCGTCTCGTATGGGTAGCTCAACGATTTGCATTACAGAGTCGATCCCCGGTCTCGTTATAAGATGGGGACAACACGATCCTACTGCTCGTAGAGTCTGGGGCTTCAGTGATTCGAACTGAGGTTCTTTCTTGATGAGGTTCCCACACAAGCATACCCACCGGACTAGATGCTTCTTGGCGGTTTGCACGCTACCTTACTCCTTTGCGTCCTCTTTGTGCTGGGCAAAGAACTCATATCCCGGCTCGCCTGTCAACAGGCACTTCCTCATCCTTTCCGTTTACCTTTGGACCTGCGATCCAGGCTCCCGCTTCGCGGATGACACCATCCACGATGGTATTTACCACTCGGTACGAAGTCCAAGGTCCTATACTTTTGACCTTTACTTGAGTTGTAAGGAGGAATAGCATCCCCACCATCAGTCCAAACAGAATTGTTTTCTTCATTTCATCTCACTCCTTGTATTCGACGAGTACCCAGCCTCCACCCTCAACGTTAATCGAGATAATTTCGGAGTAGTTGATACCACTGGCGGCGAGATGATTCTCCACCACCGTAGTGATACCTTCTTCTCCATCTATATCGATCGGCTGAGTTGTAATTGATACGCGCTCGTGTTTGATGATACCGCCCTCTTCCTGTTCGGCACGATGTTCGTGGATTAGATCTCTCGATTCGTTAGTATCACCGCCGGCGCCCTTTCTATGAGCACCGGCGCTGGGCCTACCCATGAATGCATCATAGGCGGCCCAGCTGCGACCTATTCGATCACTTTTTGCCATCGTTAAGCCGGAGGATATCAATCGACCCGCGGAAAGGTACCCGTCTATTCCGTCGGCGTTCGATCCCATCCCACTTGGGAACTACCACTGCTCGGAGTGGAATCCCGCCGGTCGGTATGTCGCGAAGCTGAACGAATTCGCTTCCTGGAATAGGGTCGTGATAGACGGGAGTATCGAGATCGAAGGGTACTGAGAGGGACTCGACGGTATCTCCCACATACTGGATTGAACAAACGGTACACTGGCTGATTACGTTGTCGTAAGGCAGCTGGATGCCGCAGTCGACGCACTTGTAGTTCCAGGCACGCCACCACTGAGTAATGCTTCGCGTCGCGTCGGTCACTGCTTCCGGCTTGAGGACTGCTGTCCAGATGTAGATGACAACCAATAGCAACGCGGTGGTTGCCAAGATCGTCAGATCTAGATACTCGGGGTTGGTATTCATATCTTAGCTTCCTTCTTTCTGATACCACACCACGTGGGTGAAGCTCAGATCTAATCGTCCGAAGGTAGTAACGTCCGATGGCAATACAACGACGTTGGTCTCCTCAAGTACGTTGGCGTAGCGACCTTCGCCATCACCGTTAGCGATGAATCCGTTCTCCACTTGGGCCATGAAGCTCAGGATAGTCATGTGTATTCCCAACTCTCGGTTGATGGGACTGTAATAAACTCCATCGTTCCCCAATACTCGGGAGTTGGGAGGTAGATACCGATGTCGTTTCCGGGCAACGAGTTGCTCGATCCGTCCTCGGTAAATACCAACGACCCCTGTGAGACTGAACGCGAGAATTATACCCGCAACAAAGATCTCACCTTGGAACTGCTCCATTACATGGTGCATACTGACTTCCTTCATTTGACTTGTGTGGTTGGGATGTCTATCCCCGTCGAACGACTTCCAGCACTTTGCCATCGGGACGCTGGGCGCTGATCATCGCGCACAGCTCACTTACCGTCTGCTTCTCGCTAACGCGTGAAGGTTGGAAGTCAGCTTTGAATGTCCGGATGAATGTTTTCCCGTTCGGTCTGCCATTGGGGTGCTTCGAGGTGAAGGCGAATTTGACCAGCACGTGGGGTCTAACAAAAGATCCCGCGATCATCTTCTTTCCTTCACAGTTTTGTCCGTTATTCATCGTAGTAGCTCCTTACTCTGGGAGGTTAATATTACAACTCACAAAATGAAGCAACAACCCTTGCGCATTCAAGGAATGAGTCACACGCTGGGATATCCCCTAATAGATGATGCGTAGTGCGACTAACAGCGTTACTAACGTGGCTACGATATACCACGCTTCCTTTCGAAGGGCGGTATTGACTTGTTGTCGGGTTGATTTTCCAATCATGGTGGATACTTTTCGTAGAAGTCTTCAAGAGCACCAGCGGCAGCTTCGGGAGTTTCGAATGACGGTAGATCTGCTAGCGATTCGAATCCTTCCGGCATCTCCAAGGCTATGTCCTCGGCGTCGATGCCTTTGGTGGCTATTTGATATTTCCCCTCACCCAGCTCTTGAATGAAGGCCAGAGGTACGGGTCGAAGCATACCTCTTGCTACCCAGATCATGATAGTCCATACACCTTCTGGGCACCTACTGGAGGGCTCAACCATGTCGAATCCTTTCAGTCCCCGATTGGGGCATAGAATACTGTGTATTACCACGGTATCTCGTTCTCGCAACAGTCTGGTACATGACCGGAGACATTCACTCATGGCTACCCTCCTCTTTACGATCGTTTGCGTATTTTTATATCGATTTCTGCTCGATATCGATCAGCACACATCTTGTGTCTCATGATGTTGGCAAGTCCCGATACATCCTTTCGTTCCGACCAGCGAATGTCCCTTCCGCAATACTGGCATTTCTTGGGATAGCCCATGCAATACCACACCGCCCACACCATGAAGCCGATGAGAGCTATCACAAGACACCACTCGATCGTTTCTACACTCATGGTGTCACTCCTTATCCGCTTCAGCTCTCGCGGCCGCCTCAGTCAAGTGAATCCATACTTCATGAATCCATTCGTAATCATGTACCCATCCTTCATCTCGTTCTCCTCGTGATTGGTATTTTTCAGCGGCGGATCAAACGGCCACTGGTGTAGCCCGCACGTCCATTTCAGCAGGAGTGTGCGGATAGAAATGTTTCGAGTCATCTTTCTTCTTCCGGTTGAAAGTTAGGTGCCAAAAAGAAGGGGACCCCGTTAGGGGTCCCCCCAGTCTTACCGAGCGTCGTGCTTACGCTTCGAACGGATTTTCACTTGCGACGGCGGTTGCCGTGTCCTCGGAGAGATCCAGGTCGGCGGGCACCTCGGTTGCGGGTTCGAGATCGAGTTCGTCTCCGAAGAGGTTCTCCTCGGCATGGACGGCATCCACGGGTGTGGCTGTGTCTTGCGCGACTTCGTTCGCCTTCGCCTGTTCTTCTGCATGCTTCGCCGCTTCCTGCACGCTGGCGGTGTTCATGACCATGGTGGTGATCACGTCACGCTCCCACGGCGTGTACGGAAAGCAGACCGGGTAGTAGTTGCCGTCGGTCTTCGACTTCTGAGACGGGAAGTCGAGGATGAACTTTCTATTGAGGCACTTCACCTTGATTCCAATCACCCCGAACTTCGCGATGTGCCCACATGCGGTCTTGATTCCAATCGTGAGATTGACGAAACCGAGGAGGGTCGACTTCGGGTCGAATCGAATGCACTCGACGAAGTCCTCGATGACCGAATGGGGCGCGTAATCCTCCCAGATGGCTTCGCACTGCCGGCGGTACTTGTCCGTGGTTCGATCAACTTTGGCTGTTTGCTCACTCATGTTTGATGGTTCTCCTGGTGTCTATTACATATATGCTCTTGCTCGTGACACCGACCGAGCGAGAGCGAGGCTCCTCACAAAGTGAGGAAACAACGAGGAGCGTTAGCGACGATCCCCGAGAAACGAGGGGACAACCCCCCTCGTGTATATCTGACAGGTAGCAAACGTAATGATAGGCACTACCAAGCACCAGTGAGGATTACTTACACCCCTACCGGTAAGTACTTCCCCTCCTACTAACTCGGCTGATTCAGAAATAGACGCACCAATCGAGGCTCATGACCTTCACGAGCATAGTGTTCCATCACGATGGATTCGAGTTCCTTCGTGCTCAAGTGTATTTCTCTGTGCATGTTACTTCAACTCTCCTTCCACGAATCGACGTACGTTGTTGCACAGCACCTGACCTGGTTCGTGTTGCTCTTGGCACACGACACAGTAGAAAGGTGCTGCATGATTTGACCGGCGAGGTACTTCCTCATCGGGTGGGGTAGTGATTTCTGCTGGTTCGCCGAGTGATTCGCTGGAAGTGTGTCCCAACGGCTTGAACTCGTGCCTGTTAGGCACGTGTTCGGGGTGATTGGAGATGTGTGAGCCGCACTCGCAGTGGATCTCACACTTACCAGTGGTGCAGGTACAGCCAACCGCCGATCCAAACCTGGCTTCATGGCTGGCTATGTCGGGGTTGAATCCCGAGTGCTCGGTGTCTCCGTGCCATCCACTCATGTCTCTCTCCTCATTTCTCCTTCTAGGGATTGTCTAACTCAGAACGAAGACGACCTCGTCTTCTGCATTCACTGGACATCCTTCGTCCAGTTCCCAGTGACGGGTGGCACAGAGGGTGCAGTGTGGTGGCTCTTCTGCCCGGGCGAGTACTCGGATGGAAGTTGATCGGTTGAACGGGTAGCACATGATTGTGACGAAGGCTAGCAGCCCGAGGGCGGCGATGGTTGATACAAAACAGATCCATACGTACATGATGGTTCTCCTTAGTGAATGAGTTTCTTTAGTCGTGCTATCTTATCACCGACCGCATTATTCGAGATATTGAGGCTTCCTCCGAGCGAAGAAGTGATGCCGCTCAGCCCGTCGAGATTCATCAGCGCGGCGTTGGAGCGGATGTCCAGCCCTCCTCCGACCGAAGTGATGCCGCCCAGACCGTCGAGATTCGTCAGCACGTCGTTGTCAAGGATATACAGGTTTTCTCCGACCGAAGTGATGCCGCCCAGCCCGTCGAGATTCGTCAACCAGAAGTTGGTTTCGATCCTCAGGTCACTTCCGACCGAGGTGATGCCGCTCAGCCCGTCGAGATTCATCAGCGCGGCGTTGTCGGAGATGTCCAGGTCTCCTCCGACCGAAGTGATGCCGCCCAGCCCGAGGAGATTCGTCAGTGCGTCGTTGCTGTCGATGTACAGGTCTCCTCCGACCGAGGTCACCGAAGACAGCGGGCCGAGGTTCGTGATGTCAGCCCCGCTGATCGTAAGGTTCCCCGTTACCGAGGTGCCCCTGAAAGCATCGACCTCTGCTTGTGTTGCTAGTGTGATATTCGATACGATGGGGTTGGACATGATGATTCTCCTCAATGATTGTCTGGCCAATGGCGAGACTTGGGTTGGGTATCAGAAGGCTCCGGCGTTTCCGCGCAGGATCTTCCAATGAGTTTATCCCTCAGTCCTTGAATGTCGGAGAGGCAGATGAGGCATTTCTCGCTATTCCCCCATCTGCTTCGCTTCTTACACCTCGTGCAACGAGGCTTACTGCTTTCCATTGATTAGTCCTCTCTGGCCGATTTTGTCAGCCGCAAATCAAAATCAAAATCAATCAGGCGATGCTTCCATCTTCGCCACGTGATACACACCTTATCACACCTTTAACGGCTGGCAACCGACCCAATTAAAATTCAGAAAACGAAGAAACAACGCAAGGAAACAGAACCATCCCTACGAATAGATTGAGAGAGCAGAGGTTCCGGCATCTAGCTACTGTCCTGTTTAAAGGAAGTTGCCGTGCGTCGTTAAACTTGCTCTCTAATGGGGCAATGAACCGTATGACGAGTCGTCAGGCATAACATAACCTTAAGGTTAGCGGTCAGCTGTTCCGTTACGCGCCTGCCTAGACATTACCACCTGTCCCATGGCAGAGACATCTAGCACTTGGTACTATTCAGTTGTTTGTTCAAGGTCGTGCGGTTCTAACGATTAACGCATTGTGCTAATACCTCTTTGCGAGTGGCGCGGGTAAGGTTGAAAGGCTTACCCTTTGACGCATTTCGCGGTGTCGAAGATTCTTTTAGCTCGTCCGCTACTCGCGGAGGAGGCTGGCATCTACGAAGACGCGTGCATTGTTCGATGCTGCTGCATTTTCAGCGTATGTGTCCGCTTCTTCTTCCGTCTCGAAGTATGAAACGTCACTCTTGGGGTCATCTGGGGCCGGGGATACATCCTCGACCACGATGAATACGAACTCCTCATTCATTTGGATCTCCTCTGTGAAAGGTAAAAAGGTGCTCCCCGTTTAACCCAAGGGGAGCTTAGGGGTTCTTTATCCTGCGCTCACCCTGACTAGGGATGACCACAGTGGGGATACCAGACAGTCTATCTGGTAGAGCCCCCTTACACTGCTGCTCGAAACCTTTCGCACAACTCACGCAGCGGCTGATCACCTGTAGTGGTGTCCTTCATGAGGATTCTCCCTTCGCTCCATTCAGGAGCTTCTTATGATCGTTACAGACGCGTATCAGGATGAAGCCAATCTTCTCTCCTGTAATAGGCCTGTAGGTGTCAGCGTAGCCTTCCCATTGAGCCTGCTCCTCACAGGTACTACGATGACAGGCCAGTCCAGATGCTTCCAGTAGTGTTCTGTCCATGATTCTCTCCTTTCCCCTCCCAGGGTTATTGGCATTTTTCAGCGGCGGATAAAACAGTCTAGCATGCCTCTCCGCTAGGTTCCCATTTACGTAGAAACCTACCCAAGTTGATTCTTGTCTTCTTGACGGTCTCTCTGCAATCCTCACATACCAATCCATATGGAGTAAGTCGAAGATCGCGATTGGGTATAGCTGTGCCGCAATCGTCGCACGCTGTCAGCTCATTGCGCCAGTACACGTGTTCTAGTTTTAACAGCTCCATGTGGAGTTCTGCACCGGGATCGAGGGGCTCACCGTTCCTGCTCCAGCATCTTATTGTCTTTCCTCTCGGCTGTCTCTTCTCCAACATAATAGTTCTCCCGCCTCTAATAGGCATGTTCCCGGTAGAAACCGGTAATGGATTAACTCTCCTCTGTACTCACTAGCTCTCACAGGTGGTACCTGAGACGCTCACACTTCGCTTCTCCTACACGTTCCCCTCACACTCCACCCCCGGCTCCAATCATCAACGAAACCAAGCACATGGGAGCACAGAACATCAAAATGAAGGAACAACCTAGACCCCTCATGGGGTGCCAAAGCACCAACACAGACCGACCTATTCAACTAATACGGGGTACTCGATCACACCCACTTGATCGACCTATTGGCATTTACCATTTCACTACACTAAATTCCTCAATGAAATCAACTACATCGATCGATGAGCATGGATCGATACAGAGGCATACTGGGAGTACAACAGGTAAATCATCACCATGCTTGCAATGAATCTGCTAAAGCAGTAATACAATTGGCTCTAACAGAGGGCACTACTGGAGTTCTTCTTGTCTAGGGGGGTTCTAGCCTTATTCAGTTTGAGTACAGGGTGATATTGGGTGTTTTATCCGGCGGGTGAAAATTCTGAGTATAGTGAATAATTCGTAAGAAGCAATACAGAAGGGTTTCACCCAGAGATCGATCTCCTAATGAATGAGTCACCTGGACAGGGACGCGCGAAACCCCCTACTGTAGTAACGTCAGAGCCCTACATATTTACTCTATCTATTTGAAATTACTATTGATTTGTCCGCCGAGCAAAATGATGTCACCGCCTGGTAAAAGCTGACCACCACCTACCAGTGTCCCATCCCTCCTGGGTGGTCTAACTCAACTGAGGGGTCTCTCAGGTGAATGGATTGTTGCTGTCCTTGTATTCTTTCAGTACCATTAGTAGTATTGTGTAGAACATGGGTTTGATCTCCTATCTTCTTCGGGGTTGGGTTTATTCTTGCCTCGGGATGAATAATGGTAAGAATACCAATCCTGAGGCCAAATGCACGACGATGGTCAGAACCACTAGTTCTGCGCAGTGCAAGATGTTGGGTACAGCCATCTTCTTGAGGATGTGTTCCATGTTTCTAATCTCCTTGTAATAGGCTTTTTTGAGCGGCCGCGAAAAAAGATCTCCCATCTCGTCCGCTAGGAACTACCTAGACGTATCGATAAAGCACTGTCGGAGTATTGCAAGTACTTACGTATCCGACGGGCGTGCATCCATAGATATCTCTACGAATGGTGCACCGAGATGAAAGATCAAAAAAAGAAGGAACAACGAGGAGCACAGCGACGACGAGTAAATCAGCGTTTCCGTAAGGAATTGATATCTCCGTAATTAGTTTCGTCTACTGGGGTGGTGCCCTAACAAATGAGAGTAAACGAATCAACCACCGAATGAACAGTACCGAACGAATCCACCGAGCAACAGCGCGCGTCAATAAAAAAAGAGACTCCTCGTTAGAGGGTCTCTTATAATAGTAACCGCATCCAGAGAATGCGGAGACTATAGCGAAGGGGGGAGCGAAGCGGAGGAACTGAGAGAGAGCGAAGCGAACGTCAATAAAGGAGGACTCATCAGAGTCCTTCATTTCTCAATGAGCACGCGTGATAGCAGAAAGAGAGCGAGGTCCCACCCCCCGGGAAGCGGTGGGGTGGGACTAGCAGTACCCCTACTTAGAGGTACTGCTATGTACTACGCGCTCAGCGGAATCTCCTTTTCGAGATCCGCGGCTTCGTCGATCGCGACCTTCACTTCGTCGCGACCGTAGACGAAACTGCGCAGAGCAGCATACGTCGAATTGTCGAACTTGTACGCGCTCGACGTCCTCCAGGCACCTTCGGAGTTCTTGTAGCGACGACTCGGTGCGCACAGGTGATGCTCACCCTTCTGATTCACGCGAACCTTCAGGTCACTGAACGTGAACTCCAGACCATCGACGCAGACCGTCATCTCACAGAATCCGAGTACGCGAGCACCCGAACCTTCGATCTCACTGATCCACTTCGTGAACGAAAACTTCTTGATCGTGGTCTTTACTGCATTGGACATGTCATGTCCTCCTATCAAGCGAACCCTGCATCAGACCACTGTGGTCTAACAACGAGGTTCGCAAGAACCGATACTTCATCGCGCAGCGGTGAAACTACCCCCCGTAGGGGGGACGCTCCGGGTCTCTAAGGATGCGGAGCATCCGTTAGCGAGCGAAGCGAGCTGATCAACCTCCGCCACAAGCAGGTCACTGCTTGTACTGCGTCTCGCAGCGGAGGGAGCACTACGGCCCCCGTGGTGCTACCAAGCCGTGCTCGGGCAGGTAGCTGTGGGGTGTCATCCATCCAATGGAGGACTCCTTTTTGAGCGATGAGCGAAAAAAATGTACTACCGATCACGAAGTGATGGGACTATCCCCGAAGGGGAGTGAGCGAAGCGAGAGCGAGGGACGAGCGGTACTGGAGTAGGACTCAACAGAGTCCTCCCTTGCTCTTAGAGGAGCGAGCGAGCGTAGCGAGCGAAGCGGGTGGGCAGGAGTGCGCGGTAACGCACTCCTACCCACATGGGTCTATTCGCACAGGTCGTCAATGACGTCCTGGATGTCGCGGTCGAGATCATCCATAGCGTAGCTCCTTCTTGGTTAAGGGATGAGTGAAGCGAATTCCGCAAGCAAGTAGAGCAGCGGAGCGTAGGTGCACAGGATCAACTTGGTCATGTGAGTGACCTCCTTCACGAAGTGGAGGAACTAGTGAGCGAAGCGAGAGCGGAGCGGTAGGTCCCCCGCTAGGGGGACCAGAGCACTAGAACGGGATACACCCGTACTTGTGCTCGTCGTTCTGGAGCTTAGCGATGCGTGCATCGCTCTCCAGAGCGTCGCGCTCTATCGAGTACTCCAACCAGAAGGGAGGAGTACCGAGACAGTCATCGACACCGTTGTCGATGTACTGACCCGCGTGGCGGTACCACGCGAGGTTGGCTGCGTCGATACGATCGACGGAGTCATGGAGGTCCATGACCTCCTGGTCGGGCATCTCACCGCCACAATCGTCGCGCAGCGCGATTGCTTCGATGCGATCCATGGCTTCGGTGAGGCACTCATCGGAGCACATGGCGGAGAGGGTGTCTACACCCTCGTTCATGCGAGTGTGGGATTCCCCACAATTGACACAGATGCCGCGTACTTCGCGGACTTGCTGCGTGATGATCTCATCACAGCAGGGCTCGGGGATACCATCAACCATGATGATCCCACGGGGATCGTTACAGAACGAGCAACGCATAGAGTCTCCTTTCGAGAGATTAACGAGAAAGATAATACTTCAAAGGGTACGCTAGTACCCAGAGAAGTATTACCTCACAGAGTGAGGTAACTACCCCCGAAGGGGGACACCCCACCCCGCTAGGGGTGGAGCGAGGGGCAGAAGTCGGTGCGAACCGACGACCACGCAGCTTCGACATCGTCGAAGGTAGCGAGGTCTGCGAAGGCTTCGACTCCCGGAGGGAGTTCGAAGTCGTACGAGTGACCGTTGTGGTGAGGAACCACAACGACCCGCGTCCCGGAGTCGCTGACAGAGTCAGCACGGACGACGCGGAGTTCGTTCTTCGAGGAATCGAGAAGAATGATAAACATGGATCTCCTTTCGAGCGATAGCGAGAAATGATTGTATCACAAAGTGATGCAACTAGTGAGGAGGAACGACGAGAGCGAGGAACGAGCGGTGCTCGTTGGTACCCCCGAAGGGGGTACTCACGAGTAAATGAACAAGACCGACTTAGCGAAGCGGGTCGGTGCTGTAAAAAGAGGACCCCCCGTTAGGGGGGTCCGATGCGCTAGCTGAGCTTCTGCTCAGCTTTGCGCAGTCGCTTGACCTCTGGATCGGTGATCCAGATCAAGCGACCCACCAAGAGCAACGCGATGGTGGGGACAAGAGCGATAGCGAATTGTTCGAGCATGATCTACTCCTTTCGAGAGATATCGAGGAAGGTGTTGTGTCCGAGAATCCGATCGGATTCTTCGGTAGCAAGCTGACCCCAAGGGTCAGCTTCGGTGCTGCACACATCGCAGCACCAGAGGTCCCCCGAAGGGAGGACCTCACAGGAACAGTCAAAGTCGAAGACGAGACTGGGCATGTCATACTCCTTTCGAGTGATAAGCGAGAAATGATTGTATCACGAAGTGATGCAACTAGGGCTCGCGCAGCGAGATCCACGTGGTGATGGGGTACCCGAGCGAAGCGAGGGATAGAAGGGTACCTCGGAGAGGTAACCACAGGGACCCCCCAGAGGGGGGTCCCCAAGCATCAGGAAGAGTGATCGACGAGTCGATCGCTCTCATTGATGCGACCCGCAGTGGCGTACTCACTCTCGTGATGTACGCACAGCTCGATATCTTCGAAGACATCGAGTGCGGGGTAGCACCCTGCGCTGGGGTCGATGCAATCGACAGCGTCGCAGGTCGGAACACGGAGCACGAGCGTGGGGGATGACATAGTCATACCTCCTGCACGGTAGAGCGTAGCTCTCCGTGCGGTGCAGCATGAGTGCTGCGTTAGACAAGCTCAGTGACGAGGGAGCTTGCGACCTCCGTGTCGTGACATGGTGTCTCCTTTCAGCTTGCTGGAAGTAGACGACATGTCTAATTCGAGCGAAGCGAGAATTATTAGCTCACGCAGTGAGGTAACAAGTGGTAGCGCGTGTAGCATAGTTAATCAATGTGTATATCCCTCGACGGAGGAGGGGGGTATAAACAATGATTACCTCACAAGGTGAGGTAACTATGCTAGGGTCCCTAAGGCAATATTATCTCCCATTATATCTCAAGGGGGAAGATGTATATTGACCTCCTAGTCATTTATTTGACATCCTCTCTATTCTCTCTTATTATTCTCGTTGGAATCACTTTCTTTGCCACTATATAGATCATAAACCACCCCGAGTGAAAAGGGGAAGATAGTGCTTGACACGGGGGAACACTTCTCGTATTATTGGTTTGAGGAGAAAGATGAAAGCTTACAAATTGTTTAAACAACGCAAGGACGGTACCATCGGGCCTCTGTTCATCGGAACACGACAACGGATCCCGATCGGGGTGTGGCTCCCCGCTGAGGACATTCCAACAAAAGGCTTTGCGCACCGTCCCGGTTGGCACGCTGGTCGCGAACCGAGCGCCCCTCACCTCTCGACGAAAGGTAGGGTGTGGTACAAAGTTGAGATCCGCGACTTCGTTAGTTTCAAGAGACCGAACAGCCAAGGCGGGGAGTGGCTGATCGCACAGAACATGAAAGTTCTTGGACCATTAAGGAGCAGTTAATGTACGAACTACATACTGACAGAAGGGGAAGATCCAGTCTTTACTGGAACAAGTATAAAATCTGGGAGGGATATGTTTCTTCCACCGATTTGAAAAATCTATTCGAGGCCATTCGTCTCCTGGTCGGTGTGACCTCGGACGAACTGGACGAGGACATAGAAGATTGATTTATCTGGCGCTCATAGCGGTGTCTCTGCTCTGGCTGATCCTTATCCATTGGCTCGGAGAGGAGTGTTATATATGTGAGAAATCCTGGAACCTAGGTTATTGGCTTGGAGGTATAAGTATCTGTATTACCTCACTATTAGCCTTATATAAGTGGTTTTACCACACCCTACTATTATAGGGGTTACATTGACATTACGCGCGGCAGAACTTATAATTGTTTGCGGATACTGCGATATAGTTAGTATGTTGCTAAGGATATCGCACTAAACCTTTCGATATCAACCATTTAGCTGCCACTTTGCTAACACACGAGGATTACCATGATTGACGTAACGGGGTCTCTTAATCTGACCCAAACCCCACCAGAGGATAGACCCGACGATGTAGTAGTGCCCCTGCTAGGAGGGGACATGGACAAGGACGAGCTGAAGGCAAACTTCAATGCTCTCCTATATTTGCTGACCGAGAACATGTCAGTCAGCCTTAAGACACTAGACCTTCTCACCGAGAAGGGCCTCATCACCGCCGAGGAGGCCAATGAAGGAGTATTGTCCGTCACGGGAAGTAAAGAAGAACTCACTCAGACTTACAATGAGATCTTCCAGAGATTCGTAGGATATTATTCTTCCCTGCGTCAGATGATGGCGGATGGGCAGATATTTAAGGAAGGAGAAGGTAATGCCAAGACAACTAGTAGCTAAGGTGGGGGAACGTGAAGAAGAAAATCTCCCCGCCGAAGAAAAGAAAATTATGCGGGATGCGATCCAAGACGAATTGTGGTACGTGACCTTTACGCCAGAACCGGTTTCCATAAAAGAACGATTTACTGCTTGGGTCGTAAAGAAACTCACACCTAAGTGGGGTCTGATTAAAGAAGCCAAGACTGTTGATCTTCCTTTCACCATTGAAGAAATAGAGGAACAGCTATTGCAGCGGTCGGTTGAGAGGCGAGCGTCAAGTAAGTCTAGTTCGCCAAATATGCGGGAGTACAGCCAAGAAAACGTTATGGAGCTTAGAATACCACTAGGAATAACGGTAAATAGGACATAAAACAATGACAAAGGTCAATGATATATTTCAGGAGGAACTGAAGACGCGTCGCAAACAGAGTATTTTTGCGCCAACTGAAAAGTGTGACGATGCGGATTTACTAGAAGCAGATTGGCGAGATAAAATGCATCACCACACTTCTATCTCCATTGACGAAACAAATGAAGAGGCTCTACTGAATGAGGAATATGGTCCTCGTCAGGTTGAGTCTCTTTTGGGTTTAGTACTTGATCCCCTAGATGAAAAGAATTTAGCAGATGCGGCGGATGACGTATTGGCAATCCACCACCTCAATCAACTGAGGAACCCTAGAGGTTAGTAAAATGAAATTACCTGCCATAAAGCCTTTTACAATTACTAATCCCCGCGGCGCGGATATAAGACTCGTTCATTTTAGGGATATGACTAGAGATCGGCGTCATCAGGCGATAAAAATTCTCAGAAGGGTTATATTCCGAGCAATTGAACTCGCAGATAAACCTGACGTCTTCCTCTGTAGAAGAGATTCCCCTACTTATGACGATGACTTGGGTGTAGTCAATTTTGGAGTCTATACCTTAGATCAGAACAATAAACGAGATGTGCTTCTGGGTACATGTAATCTTTATAATGTACGTACAGAATCCGATGATGGGAATTTAATGGAAGTATCTGCTATGATAACTCCGGGTATTCGCAATATACCAGGACATACCGCTAATAGATCCTTTGCTTTCCTAATGAAGGCATTTCTTGAGACGGATCTAGAATTTAAGGGCGGAAATAAAATATTCAGACTTATGCAGTGGGATTTTCCTACGGAGTTTGGACATCAATGGCGTTCAGACAGAGTATCTGACATTCTTACGCCACTAGTTGGAAATTTCCAACATACTAAATTAGGAGATGGCACGCACGTATCTATCCGCCGCAACCCTTAACTAAATGGTATTACGGGAATCTAGTTTCGCAGTATCCGAAAGTGATAGTCATGGATTTTTGGGGGATGTACGCGTCAATGTCGATGAAGAGACGCATTGGCCTCTCCCGGAATCCCCCGAGCAGCTCTGGGTAGGGGCTGTTGGAGGTAAGGGATTTGAGCCAACGGATGCGGTATTTCTTTATTATGATTTATCAATCATCCCCAACAGGTCGTCATATGTTAAAGCAAAGCTTAATTGGAAGACCACGTTCTTCCTGAATCCAGTTATAACAGATACTGATAATAGTTTCCGTGTGTTTATGCTCGAAGATGATGGTGTTTGGACTGTCCCCCTTTCAGGAACTTCCGGAGGATGGGGGGCTTATACAAGTTCGACTGATTTTCCTTTCCCTACGGGTGAGTTATCAGACACTATTAGCGGATCACGCGTTTTCGGCGGGGCGGAATTAGGTACAATAACTTACGACAGTGGTGACTTCTTGACGGGTACTTCAGGATCAATCGGTGATCCGGACTATTCACCAGACTTTGAACTTTCAGCCGCCCCTACAAATGCCATTGCTGAGAACTTAGAAGCGTGGCGGGGTACAAACCCGACAATCTCAGGAATCGCATTTGCCCTGGATTGGTATAATAGCAGTAGCGGGGACGGGTCGGACGAAGAACGGGTTTTCTTTGATGCAGAAGATCGCGCGGGGGGTGGTTTCCGCCTAATAGTACAATACAATGACCACGATCCAACAATTTCAGGGATACCAACTACTTCAGGTCTAACGTCTCAGTCTTACACCTATGAAGTGGATGCACGAAGCGACGAAGACCTGACTTTGACTTATACATTCGAAACTAATCCGGAGGGGGCGACTATATCCCCCACAACAGGGTCAGTTGCTTGGATACCACATGTAAGCCAACAACCGAGCCAGGATTTCAAAGTTGTTGTAACTTCTACTCTTTCGGGGACAGCGACACAAGAATGGGCGGTTAGTTTAACTACTGGGGGAGTAGGGGTAACTAATTCAGTAGCCACAGAATTTGGGGGATCTAGTGATAGATTAGAAAGTTCCCCCAATCAAGAAATAGGTATCGGGAATGCATGGACGTTTGGTTTTTGGTTGAAACCCACCCTGTTTGTCCCACAAGCAGCAATTGATAGTCATAGAACGTTATTACACCTAAAGGGGAGCACCCCTAGAAGTGAGATATTGATATGGGCGGCCAAACTAGAAAACTCCAAATATGAAGAAGAGCTTGTCATAGAATTGGGAAACTCTCTAGGTCGTAGATTACGTATAACGCGTTTCAATAAGATCCAGAAGCATAATCAGTGGAGGAATTTCTCATGCGTCTGGGACGGGACCAACCTGATCGCATACGATCAGGGCTTACTTGTCACGGACCAAACCTTATTATTTTCCGGAACTGGCAACATGAACGAGCCAACGGGTGGACGTCAACTCCGCGTAGGAGACCTCTTAGAGGACACAGCACCATCGCTAGCGGCTTGGTCTGGTAGTTTAGGACATATAGGGGTATGGGATATAGCGCTAGAGCCGGGGCAGTATCCGACTCTAGTTTCGGGAGGTTTTGATTACGACCTCACGACAGATTCTGGGACTTATACAAGTAGTGCGAGCTTGATACACTATTGGAAGCCCGGAGATGATTTTCCAAATGTGGGAACTGACTACGCCGGTATTATAGATATTGCCGCGGGTACAGGGGCCACAGCTACGGGTATTAACAGTGTTGTCACAGATCAGCCTTGATGATTCCCGCAGCACAAATAAACAGTTAGAGGGAGATACTATGTCCATCGGAATAAATACGGATGATACTCCAATCAATGGAAGCATTTGTTTCGAAATTGTAGAAAAACTGAAGAAGGCTGAGGAAGAACGCCATCGTATTATCTTAGAAGCAGAAGAGAGGGTACATAAGGCAATTGAGGAATTTCTAAGTAGAGATAGTTAGTAATTACCCGCACTTAGCAGAATTTTTGGAGGCGGCAAATAAAATTATCCGCTTACGAGAAAAGGAAAAGAAATGTTAAACAACGAAGAGGAACCAAAGAGCATGAGACCGGAATTAAACAATCCAGATGAGTATTCAATGGAAGACCTCGAGCAGATTACAATAGAAGAGAAAATTCTCCTGGCCCGAGAAGAAATTGGCTACTTGCCAGTTTCTGAATTAACCCCAGGCGAGATCGCAGGTGTTGTCAGGAGAGTTTTGATGAAGAACATGAAAGAGCTTCATCCCCTAACTGATGAGGAGATGGAAACCGTAGCTGAGGTTTGTACCGAAGTGGCCTACGAAGTCATGAACAAAATGGCGGAGGATTAAAATATGCCAGCATCATCGAAGTCGAGAATGGAAATTCTGGAGCAACGGGTAGAGGTTCTTGAGGATATAATTTTCAGGATGGAGAAGAGAGACAGAGAAGATCAGGCGAAATGGGAGAAGGTGTATCCTCCTCCCAATGGCTCCCCGGGACGAAGCGTAGCGAGTCCCTATGATGCGGGAGCGCCCCGGACAACATCGCATGCTAGGAACCGGAGAAACAAGCATCTCGGTTGCGGACAAGGTGGGCGGTAAAAAGGGTGTAAAAACCTAATATTATCGCGCGGGTATCAAATAATCTGATGGGGCAAGTGTAGATCCTTTAGAGAGAGGATCACCCACTGATCTATACCTTCTCCATAAGAGGGAATACCATATGGGTTAGAGAGTCCAGTCTTTAGAAACCAAGAGAGTGAGCAGCTCTGAGAGAGGAATTGGGTGTGGGGGATGCGGGGGTGACGAGATCGGAAGATAAACTATGGGAAGAATTTTCCGATCGACAGCGAGCAGGCGTATCACGGAAAACCTTATTGAAACTGAATGTATTTAAGAGGGAATACAGACGGATAAGATAACACAAAGGGGAAGTCGGATTTCGAAACGCTAAAAAAAAAATTCAATACTTAAGTCAGGAAGGACCAACGACTTGACATCACCCCCCAAAATAAATATAATTGAATATAAAGGAGACCATAAATGCTCTTTGGTTTTAGTTGGGAAATATTCTGGTCGGTTTTGGCTGCGTTCGTATTAGGCAACATTTTGCTTCAATTGATAAGCGTAACTTTTGGCACGTGGTATGTCCGGCGAATCCAGAAAAAATATGAAGAAAATCTAAAGAACATGATGGACAGCGGAGAAGTTGATCCTTCGATGTTCGACAGAATGCCTGGAATGGAGGGGATGCCCATGGGGATGCAAATGGATCCTTCCATGATGGGAGGAAAGAGAACACCCACTACGGTGAGTGGAGAGGAAGTAAATGGTGAAGGACATGGTCAGTATTTGTAGTTCTGAGATCCTACTATGTACCAAATGTGATCTGCACAAAACGTGCAGGAGTCCCATTCCCGGTACCAACCTCCTTTCGAGGGGAATAATGATAGTGGGGGAAGCACCTGGAGAAAATGAAGATAACCAAGGGGAACCTTTCGTGGGGAGATCCGGTCAAATACTGACCGAATCTCTGAGGAAGGTTGGATTAGATAGGAGTGATGTATTCATTACTAATATCGTCAAGTGCCGTCCTCCTGATAATCGTGATCCCTTACCAGTAGAAGTAGAGGCATGTATGCCTTGGTTGAAAGACCAGGTATCTGTGCTGAAACCTAAACTTATAGTAACATTAGGTAGAATATCAGCAAGCCATCTCCTTGGGCGCAAGATCAAGATCACCAAGGAGCGCGGGAGGGTAGAACCCCTACCGTTTGATGAGGATATCTTAGTTTCCATTATATACCATCCGTCCTACGTATTACGTAACCGAAATACGAAGATCGAAGAGGATTTTCTATACGATCTGGAAGAGGCGAGGAGGATAGCTTATGGCCCAACTACCAATGCTAAAATATATGCGAGAGGTACTAGATGACCATTCAATTCCCCTTGAGGATATGAACGCCTGCATGATAGAGGCTGTTTGGTTAATCCACATGGTAAATAAAACAGAAGAAGTTTATAATAATAATGGCTCCTAAAGATAAACCCCCAATGCTCGACTATATAACAAAGATGATGCTGCTGGAACTAGTTAAATCTACGGTAGAGAAGAATCCGGGCGCGGCTCTTTGGATCCACACATCAATGTCTGATTTCTATTTCAGATGGAGGGAGCTAGATGAACTCAAAAAATGATCCTGTTCAGAAGCGTTTGGGGGATTTCATAGAGGTAGAATGTCCTGGTTGTAATTTCATTGGTATTAGTGGTGAGGGCGAGGTCTATGTGTCATTTCAAAAGGAAGATCCTGACACCATGACCGCCGATAAGAAGAGAATCAAAGATCATTTTGGTAGTGAAATCGCAAGACTTACTACCATAGTTTCTGTACCTTTGGAAGAAGTCAAGACACTAGTAGAGGGACTTAATCGAACATTAAAAGATATGGAGGAAGAGAAACCACAACTGCTTAATATTGGGAGGTTCTGATGCGAATAGTGCTTTCTGTATTACTCGTGCTTGTAGTTTTACTGGGAGCTTTGGGATTAGAGTACAGGAGTGGTGTGGATACCCTTACTGAGGAAATGGCGCGGAACGAACAAAGATTTACCTATCACACGTCTCTAATGTCCGCCAGAAGCTGTGTAATTGCGATGGACAGTGCTTTTATGCGTTTCATAGTGGAAGGGGGTGACGCATCCAATATAAAAGAGCTTAGAGATCGAAACGCGCGCTGTGAGCGCTTATGGGAATTGACCGCAGGCTCTTCGCTGGACGAAGGAAATGCGGCACAAATCTCAACTTTAGATACCGCATATCTAGAATTCTTTGTCTGGCGACATCAACTAACCAACGTGATCAAGATAAAACTTGCCCTGGAAAGGGATAAGTATCTGGGAATCAGTAATCCCGATCTCTGGGAGAGAATGCTATTTGAGATGTATTTAATGAGAAATTACAGAGATAAGATCGAGAAACTAATATACGAGGCCTGGGACTAATGCCTACCGTCCAAGAACATGAAAGTTTAGTAAGAGGAATTGATACTCTCCTATCAACGGAGGGAGAGAACGCAGGTCAATGGCGTGCTGGGACTTGGAGCGCGAAAGAATTACTTCTCAATGGTGGTATGCCCAACACTGAGAACAACTGGAACTATATTATCCACGTAATGAAAATATTCTATCCTGATAGTACCTGGGAGAGGGGCTCCTCGGATGAAGGGTGGAAAGTCAGAGTTAGGGTGCGTACAAAATGAATGAGACCGTAGATCACATAACATTGGGGATGATTAAGCCCCACGCCGTTAGAGCCAGAAAAGTGGGTGAGATTATTTCCAGAATCGAAGATGCTGGATTTGCAATATTGATTGTCAAATCAGTTCAGATTCACAAGGAGGGCGCGGAGTTCTTCTATGAAGAGCACAAGGATAAGGATTTCTTTCCTAACCTGATCACCACTATATGTGCGGGTCCGGTATGGCCAATGGTAATAATGAAACACGACGGTATTAGTGAGTTTCGGGAATTAATTGGTGCGACACATCCCGCAGAGGCAACGGCTGGGACTATACGACACGACTTCGGGGATCACAATAACATTACTCTAAACGCAATACACGGCAGCGCTAACGATGTAGATGTTGATAGAGAGATTAGATTCTTCTTTGATAGAGAGATTACTATGGCCCGCCGCGTGGAACAAGCCAATGACGAAAAATTCGCAGTCTGAGAATTTACCTATAGGAGATAAACAAATACGCTGGAGGTGATCTACCTAAATGACAAATAGTATCATTCTATGGAAAGACATGCACGAAATTGCGGATAAGGTATGTGCACATTTCGGAATGACCTATGGAAAGATCGTGCCAGAAACTAAGAAATTAGCCCAGTATTACGGTATTTGCTGGCCCTGTAAAAAATGTATTGGTGCTAAACATATTGACGAAAGGAATTGTAACGAAAAGATTTTATATATTCGATTACACCAGTTAAACAAACCGCGCATAGCGCTATCGAGTAAGACTATATTATCAACGTTGTCGCACGAACTGGCCCATTTGAAAGAATGGGATCACGGACCCGCCTTTGATGATTTAGAGGATGATATCATACACTTCATAAGAGAAATGGGACATGAAGTATTTTAATGAAAGGGATTAAAAATGACGCACATTATAGAAAGCAAGGGCACTTATGTAGTAGGTGATGTTGATTCTGATGGTAATAAGGTTACTACTACGGAGAAAGGTTTTACTTTTACCCAGGAACGGGGAGAGGAACTTGGTTTTGATTTTTACGACGTCGAGGGGGCAGGCACTGCTCTCTTATTTGGGAACCAGGTATTCTTTCTCCAGTATTGGACCGATGAACATTTAGATAGAGCATCTACGGTATTCAATCAAGCCATTGAAAAAGAAAAAGAGAGACGTAATGAGACCTCTTAATACTTACATAGATCATTCGCTTCTCAAGCCGAATGCCACTGAAGAACAGTTCGAGAAATTGCTGGACGAAGCAATTGAATATGAATTCGCAGCAATCTGTTTATCTCCATATATGGCAGTGCCTGCTAGACAGGTGTTAAATACAACAGGTTATTCACACATCAAAGTATGTACAGTTGTAGGATTTCCCCACGGCAACATCCCTCTCCAACTTAAGGTGGAAGAGGCACGTTATTTCTTTGGGCGTGGGATTGACGAGATTGACTTTGTTCTGAACTATGGTGAATTGAAAAACAAGAAGTTTGATCTTATAATTAAAGAACTCCAGTTGATGGGCAAAACTGCTTCCAATGCTGGAGGAACGTTAAAATGTATCGTGGAGACTTGCTATCTGACCGAGAAAGAAAAGGATACCATTTTCCATTATATCAAGGACTACGCGCCGCACATAGACTACATTAAAACTTCCACCGGGTTCGGCAGTGCCGGAGCCCAGGTAGAAGATGTTGCGCGTTGGTCAGAACTAAGGGGCAATGCTTCTCGCCCCCTGATCAAAGCCTCGGCGGGTATAAGTGATTTGGATACCGCACTGGCGATGATTGAAGCGGGAGCAGACAGGCTAGGAACTAGTGCAGGTGTGAAGATAATGGAGGAGTTTAATGCTCTACAAAACTCTCACACCGGTAGAGAAGAAGCGACTGCATAAGTCCATCAGTGTTGTAATCAATCTCGTAAATAAAAAGCACCTTTCTGAAGTTGGTGTTTATATAGTACGAGAGCGACTGAAGATAATTATTAGACTCTTAGGCGGAGATGTGTATTCTGCCGTTAGTCGAGAACAATGTACCCGGATACTAAAAGACAGATGGCCTTTCAAGCTTCGCAGATTGAGGAATATTATAAATGGGCGACACAATCGACAGTGATAGTATAAAGGTCTCGTTAGAGGCCCTCACTGTTTACATTACAGAGTTACCTATAACACTCTTCTCTATTGGTGTACCTACATCAAAGTGTGCTACAAATAAACCTAGCTAAAATTACGTTTTAAGGAGAACAACATGGCAGAGGAAAGAAGTTACGAGGACATCCGTTCAAAGTGCTGCGACGCCTCAATGACGGACGCGCCCTCAGATTATCGGTTCTTAAGAATGATGCCCGACACCCGTTGGTTCATCTGTGATGATTGCGGCGCCCATTGGGGACGTCATCGGATGAAGGGTAACTGGAAGGTTGATCCCGAGGACTACACACATAACGACAAGGTAAAGGCAGCTTTAGGTCTGTTGGAGTAAAACATAAGGAAAGGATTTAACTATGAGCGATGTATTAGCGCTTAAGTACAGACCCCAGGATTTCTCTGAGGTCATTGGCCAGGATGGGACAGTAAAGCAATTAGAAAGCGCACTGACGAAGGGTACCCTTGGCCACGCCCTTATCTTTGCCGGTACAAGAGGATGTGGAAAGACCACCTCCGCCAGGATTGTAGCCAGACTTCTCAATCCAGAACTATCTGAAGCTGAGATGTCAATGGTGGTAAGTGAGGTCGACGCTGCGTCTAACACAGGCGTAGATAGCGTGAGAGAGATGATTGAAGGAATTAGGTACTCCAGTAAGGGTCACAAGGTTATTATCCTTGACGAAGCGCACATGCTTTCTAAGAACGCGTTCAATGCCCTACTCAAGACCCTGGAAGAACCACCGCCCAATACAACCTTCATTCTGTCCACCACGGAACCGCACAAGCTTATCCCGACCGTAAGGTCTCGATGTGCTTTGTATGAATTCACGGATGTAGATACAGATACCCTGAATGAGTATTACAAGCAGGTATCTGAAAAGGAAGGTCTTAGCCTATCGAGTGAGGTGATTCATGATGTTGCAATCCGTGCTGAGGGAAGTGTTCGAGACGGACTCACCCTTCTACAAAAGTATCTTTCAGGCGAAGATGTTGAAAGTAATGCTTCTGTTTACTTTGATTTGGTCAGTTCTCTTTACGCTGCAGATCTCGCAACCTCTTTGGAACTGGTGGGAAACCTTAGGAAAAAAGAAGACGCACGTGTAATCATTCAGACTTTGGGTAAATGGTGGTATTATTTTTCGCTCGAGAATTTTGGAATGAAGACTCCCGCACGTCAGCATTTGCCAGAACATGCCCCTGTGTTTGATTTGAACCATCTGCAGAACCTGTTCAACATTTGTTTGGATGTGGAGAGGAATTTCACCGCCACACCTAACAGTAAGTCGGTGCTTGAAATGGGCATCATTAGAATGTCTTTGATAACATGAGTAAGAGACCGTTAAAATACGATCATACTGGAAAACGTTTTGGCAAACTTCTGGTTGTGGGGTTATCCAGTTCTAAACTTTCAAATAGAACTACCTGGGATTGTATTTGTGATTGTGGAAAAGAAAAGAAGGTCCTAGGTCAATCTCTTCGTGGAGGACACACTAGAAGTTGTGGGTGCTTCATCGCAGAGTCTACCCACAAAAGACAACTTAAACCTGTACGTAAGGGTGGTCGTTTTGGAAAGTTGAAAGTGTTAGAATTTTCTCATCAAGACAAGTGGGGAAACATGAGGTTCAAATGCCTTTGTGATTGTGGAAACATTCACGTCACTAAAGGCGCAACATTAAGATCTGGGAAAACAAGAAGTTGCGGCTGCGGACAATTAGAAGCAGTAACTACCCATGGTAAATCTAGAACTTTGGGATATTATAAAGTTCATAGTTTGTTGAGGCGTCGTAGGAAGGGTAGAAGAAGTAATTGGTTTACAATTGGAGATTTAGAAGATTTATTGAAAATACAGAACAATAGGTGTTATTATTGTGGAACCAAACTACCTACAGATTATCACGCAGATCACAAAACACCACTCAGTCGTAATGGAAGTAACACTAAAGAAAATATAGCACTAACCTGCCCAAGTTGTAATTTAAGGAAGGGCACAATGACTGAAAAAGAATTTCAGGCAAAGGGGAAAGAAAAATGAAAATTAACATTAAAAAGAGTTATACACGTAATAGAGATCTGGAGTCGGATCTGCGACGATTGTATTCCATAAACTTAAGTTTGGACGTCACAGATGAAGAACATAAAATCATTGAAGAGCACATACAGTTTGGATACGAGTTCTATCTGGAAATTTTCCAGATAAGAGAAAAAATCGAGCGTCCTGGTGTAATCAAAAAGAGAGCTTTGAAATTTTCAGACTTTAGTCGTAATAGAGAGTCTCAAATAGTGGAATACGCGAATCTTACTTTTGAAAATGCAGATGCTGTTGAGAGGTTATTTCGTAAGGCTGTCAAAATATTCAGTGATCGACTTGAGGTACTAGGAACTTTCCAGTTTAAAGAAAGCTTATAGTAATTTTTTTTCACACACGTCTGTCTTTTAGGGGAGAATGAGGAGTTTATTATGTTACAAGCAGTACATGACGTACAGGACATTCATAGAATCCATCAGAAGATTGCAGGGGTGTTGAGAAAATATGAAGAGTTTTCTATGAGAGATAAGACGGCAGCGTATGCTTATATACGGAAGCTAAACAAAGATATTTTTGAACTCAATAAATTCTTCGAAAAAATATATGTTACAACCGCGGATGGGTTGTATGATCCGCCCTTTATCTCCACAGCAGCTCCTATCAGATTTGATATAAATGAATGCGAGCAGTACATTGGGGATAAAGTACGGGCACTTCACGATGTTGCAGAAAGTTTGGTCTCTGTGCGTTATATTGTAGAACAAGGACATATATGCCAGTAAAAGGATTCTACTTCGTCTATGGAGACGATGCAGATATGATTGAGAAGAAGTATCTTCCTGATCTAGAGAAGCAGTATGCGTCCGCGTCTTGGCTGCGTTACGATGCCGCTATAGATGATATACGTATTGGTAATCTAACTACTGAATATAATGCAAATGATCTTTTCGCCGATTCAAAAGTTATCGTGATCAGAAATGCAGATACTAAGTTTGGACAGATAGAAGAACTGGCATCTTCTCTATTAGAGAACCCGATACCTACCAACGCTCTTATCCTAATATCCAAGTCCTGGAACAAGACTACGAGACTGGGTAAGTTAGTAAAGAAGAACTTCATCGTTAAGGAACTAAATAAGCCAGAGATAAAACCATTTGACCTGCTGGATTCTTTGAACTTTAAGAATGCGGCGCGGGTCATCCAACAGAGTAATCTTCTGTTTGCCAATGATTATAATCCTTTGGCTTTATTCTCGCTGCTCTCGGGTCATATCCTTCTATTGAAGAAGATCAAGCAGCACCAGGGAAGCTCAGCGGAAGTTATCGCTAGGGAAATCAAGCAGCACGTCTATCGTGTCAAGAAGACCATGCCTGCCCTCAGAGAGTGGTCGGGTGAGGATATAGACAACGCCCTGCAAGAGATGCAGAAGCTAGACCGTCTCATTAGGACTTGGCAGTATGATGAGAAGATGTTATTGCAGATGTCGCTAATAAAAATTTGCACGCCTTGATAAAAATACATATATGAGGTATAATTGAAATGAATGATATTACTAAGGCTCGATATTTTCTACAAGCGAAGGGTTCCAAATTGAAGGATCTGGATTCTTTCGGTCTTATGCTGGCTACCGCATCTAGTAAGTACCGGGACATAAAACTTCGACTTATGAGTGGTATTGCTGGTGATCCAGATGCTCCGGACGCCCTTGAGATAGATGCTCTAATAGATTACGCATTACTAAAGTACCTGAAGATCAATAACCAGCTTCCCGACAATGTAGGAGATGTTATAAAGGCATCAACCTCTTTGGTGGAAAAGAGGGAAATTGCTCTTCGGTGGGCACAAATTAATTGACTTCCCGGGAATTAAATCGTATTATTGCTGAAAGGAGCCTGGAGTGGAGAGACGAGAATAAACTCTCCTTCATCTGGGACGAAGAGTTGGTAATAGCCTACGTCAATAAAGAGTATAAGCAATGGCGTATAATCACTGACGTGGTTCCCGATAAGATTCACGGCGTAAATGAATGGCTTACAAGTTATTTTGGTTCATTAGAAGAGGAGCCGAGTGATGAAGAAGACAGGACAAAGCTGTCCCCACTGCAACGAGGGAGCCACCGTAAAAAGAACAAATAAAGCAAGCGGTGCGCTCTTCGTGGGGTGTGATCAGTTTCCCAAGTGTAAGTATAGTAAGGACTGGTATCCCAAAACCCGAAGACGTATTTCTTTCTGGCCCACCCATATGTATCTGGATATTGACGAGGCATATGAGCTAGGTTATGGGAATGAACCAGAAGACGCAGATTTCTACTAGATAAGGATGGATAATTGAAAAAAATTGGAATCGATTGCGATGGTTGTGTGGCGGACTATATGGCAGGTGCAATTCCCGCACTCAAAGAACACTACGGGTTAGAACCAGATTATGAAATAGAAGCATATCATATTGAAGAGGTCTTCGGATTAACTAGAGAAACCCGTCCAAAGGATATGCGCAAGACTCTTTATATTGAAAACCGGTTGTTTGCCAAGATTCCCCCACTTGAAGAAGATAATAGTCTTCTCACTCGGGATCTTAAAAAACAACTTGGGCCGGATATAAAGATTTACTTTGTCACCGCTCGTGAAAATCATCCTGTTATTATGGAAGATACCCGCAAGTGGTTAAATAAAAACACCGCTTATTATGACGACATATTCCACGTTTCGGATAAGGCTGAATTCTGTAAGTTATCTGGAATCCAAGTCATGATCGAAGACGAGGTTTGGCAAATAACAAATTTAGTAAATGCAGGTATTGATGTTATTATGAGGGATCAACCTTGGAATCAACACCTGTCCACAGATCCTCACGAACTTGAGGACAACAAAGGCAGACTCACCCGTGTCTATAACTGGAGAGAGATGGTGGAGGTTGCTAAGGAGTATTACGCATGATATTTTATTTATCAGGAGGCATGGAGTACAAGAAGAATTTGGGAATGGGTTGGAGAGAGTGGGTTACACAGGAACTCGAAAATAGACGGCACGAGGCGATTAACCCTGTTAAGCTTGAGATTGTCGAAGAGGAACTCGACCACGACGTCCCAATCCAAACACGCCTAACCCAACTGAAGTGTGATGGAAAGTTGGATGAGGTAAGAAGTCTGGTGCGGAAAGTACTGTTCCGAAAGGACATGTATGCGATCCAGATGTCCGACGCCATTATCGTATATTACGATGAGTCCGTCCAGCGGGGTGCGGGTACCATCTCTGAAGCGTGGGAATCTTTCCGCGAAGGTCGCCCAGTGTATCTGGTAACCGATTTTACCCTAAAGGATATACCGACGTGGTTGATCGGTGAAACTACTCAGATATTCGCGGATTTCGAAGCTCTGTTGGAATACGTAGATGACCACAGCCATGTTCTGAGAGATAAGATGAATTCTCAGCAAGTAGCACATGACGTGCTTGGAGGATTATATTAGGAGGTAGCCTTTGGAGGAGTTTGCCCTCTTAGGCAACGCAGCAGCGGTTCCGATAATCATATTCATAACTCAGCTCTTGAAGAAGAACTTCTCCTTCAGGTATAAGGCTGATGTTGTGTCTTTTGTCGTTGCGTTAGTCGTTTGCCCTCTGTGGTGGTTTTGGCATACCCCGGAACTGGAGATCCTCGAAGTTTTAGATGGGAATGTTGTGGAGGTGGGGAAGTTTGGGATGAGTCAATTACTCATTGCGGTCGCTACTTATATGACGGCTTCCAAGTCTTATGATTTATTTTCTGGTAATAAGAAGAGAGTGAACAAGCATGCTGGAGAAATAGCAGAAATGAAATCACATATTGTAAAGCTGGAAAACGGTTCGGGTAGCGGAGGTAATCATGAGTCTGAGGTCGAGAGCGCGGGGAGTGATAAACTTCTTGACATTTTGGAAGGGAGATAAAACAGTGCCGGGTGTTGCAGATGCCGAAAGGCGAACTAGAGCCGCCCAAGAACAAAGAGGGCGTAAGTATAACAGAGAGAATCTACTCAAGCTTATTAAGGAGGGTAGGCTTCACGAAGCGGATGCCGAGCAGGTCGAGCAAATTAAGCTCGCATTGGAGTTGAACGAATTGCTTGGGAGACCCGCTGAGTCTAATGGCATTGATGCAGATACACTTGCTATCGCGCTTAAGGAGGCGCTGACAGAAGTGGTGTCCTCTATATCCAATTCCTCAGGTGGTGGGGTGGGAACAGGTCTTGTAAAACCCACGTCTCGACCTGGTATGAAGCACACCAGCCTAACCTCTATTGCTCATAAAGATTCTGAGGTTAGTATTAGTCACGGAGACACACTTGCGGAGGAGTCTGAGGGGGAGGAAGATGCTGCCGCTAAGTTGAGGCGCCTGCGGGAGATAAAGGGATCTAAGTAATGGCGGATCCACGCGTTCGGGATTTGGAGGCGAAGGGAGTAGTTAAGACAGGTAAAGACGGTATCCGAACCATTGATGCGTCTAAACTTCCTTCCGGGAACGTAAGGACACGTCACAAGGAAGATGTACGTCGGCAAGTGGGAAAGAAACGGCGCAAAAAAGATACAAAGAAAAAACCTGCTCCACCTCCAATGCAGGAGGGGGAAGAACAGGAAGAAGAGGTAGTAGTACCTACCTTTCAACCGCCTGTAGATATTCAGAAGAGAGAAATTCTCAAGAAGAAGGAGTTCATTATGCCTGATGAAGATGTTCCAAACGGAGTAGGTCTTGATGTCGGAACCTCTTTCCTCGTTGCCGGACGCTTTGGTAATGATGGTAAGATTGGTTTCAAGAAGATGCGAGATTGCTTTATCAAAATAGAGCCGAAATCTAAGATCAATCGAAGCATTCTCAAGAAGGGGTTAGATGATCGAAAAGCCCCCTACATAGAAAAGGACGACGGTTTTTATGTCATCGGTGAAGATGCATTCCTAATGGCTAACGAAAGACACATCACCACTCGGAGACCCATGCATCGTGGAGTTTTAGCTCCCCAGGAAAGTGAAGCATTTCCTATCCTACAAGAACTCATTAAGAGGATTGTAGGCGAGCCTAAGACCGAGAATGAGGTTTTGGTATTCTCTGTCCCTGCCAAACCCATTGATGCTGAATTCGATCAACTCTTTCACCAGGACATGATCAAGTCTTTTATTGATAGTTTAGGATTTGATGCCCAACCGATGAATGAAGCGGAAGCTCTTGCTTATTCGGAGTTGCTTGACGAAGGACTTACAGGCATCGCAATATCTTGCGGTGCGGGAATGATGAACGTGGCTGTTCTTTCCGCAGGTGATCCTGTGGTTACCTTTAGTACCTCTAGATCGGGGGACTGGGTAGATCAACAGGCAGCCACGGCAACTAACCTTACTCCTAGCATTATCCAGCAGGAGAAGGAACACCCAGATCTAGATCTTATGAATCCGGAGCCGGGAAATCAGATCCAAGCTGCGATCTCTGTGTATTACGGTAACCTCCTAGTATATACCCTAGAGAACATAGCACACGATCTAGCAAGTTCTCCATCTCTACCCAAGTTCAGGGATCCTGTCCCACTTATAGTGGCAGGAGGTACATCTCTACCGCGAGGCTTCATTCAGAAGTTCGAACAGGCCCTGGGCGCGGTGAACATGCCTATCGAGATTTCAGAGGTTAGGCACGCAGCGGATCCACTGCACGCGGTGAGTAATGGACTTACTCTCGCTGCGTCTATGGAGTAATACAGTAGATACCATATAGTTTTACTAAAATAAGTTTCATAATATTTATAGGGGGTTTAAATATGGAAGAGCCCACTGTCTCCACTAGACCTTGGGGTGAGTTCGTAAAGTTTTGTGAGAACGAAAAAACTACTGTAAAAATCATTAAAGTGAAAGCAGGACATTCATTGTCCTATAAGAAACACACTAACAGAGATGAGATGTGGATAGCACTAGATCAGGGACTTATAGCTCTAGTAGGTGATGAGACTATCTTCATGCGAGACGTTGCTGTAGGGGAATACCCTATCTGGATACCAAGAGGCACTTTGCATTCTGTCAAGAATGTTAATGAGGGCTTTGACGTTAGATTTATGGAGATTTCTTTTGGTGACTTCGACGAGTCGGACATGGAAAGAATCCGTGATAACTATGGGAGGATTTAATGGTAGAGCATAGACAACATATTCCCGCCGATCAAAAAGATCGCGAGAAGTTTGCTAAGGATTGGAAAGCAGACCGGGACTTTAAGGAGTCTGAGAAGACTAGACGATTTACCGCAATCGAGGACAAGAAAAAGAAGAGAAAAAAGAAGGGTCCTTACGGTTCCGGTGGAATCAACATTGAAGTTACGGGAGATTAGTCTTATTATTTAACTGGTGAGGGCGAATGCTCCCATCAGACAAGGAGTTAGATTTGGCTACGTCCTTTAGGTCAGACGTAGACATCCAGAAGGATGGGTATCTAATTAAGACCTATGGAGGTGTTTATGGTTGAAAAAACCGAACACGCCCTTACGTGCGCAGGAACCATTTCCAGCGCTGCGCTTTTTGAGGAAGCACCGCTGCCCTTTAAAAGCAAAGAGGTTATTGAAATTAAGGCGGTCTTGGTTCTTTGTGTTGAGGAGTCATCGCAGAGACCTGAGTAATCTCCTCCAGAGATAGGGTTCAGTCCCAGACTCTATAAAAACATGGGACACAAGAAAAGGAATTATTATGAAGAAAACAGATTTAGCATGGGCTGCGGGAATAGTGGATGGAGAAGGTAGTATTTTCATTCAAAAGGTAAATTGTGTTGGTAAAGTTTATCCTGGAGCTAAGACAAAAACTAGACGGGAAAGAAGTCCTTCTTATACACTGCGTCTTTCTGTGAGAATGACACACAAACCCACAATAGAAAAACTTGCTGAGATTTTTGATGGGCAATGTTTAGAAATAAAAAGACGAACAGTCAAAGGAAAGATAGTATATGGCTGGTCAGTTTGTAGCCATAAAACATTAGAGATTTTAGAGTTGCTATTCCCTTATTGTGTAACTAAAAAAGAACAGATAAAACTAGCATATAGATTTATGAAGATTCCCCGGTTTCAAGGTGGGAGGGGAAAGGGTAGTACTTTACCTAAAGAAATCACCGAGAAGAGGGATAGTTGTTATTTGGAAATGAGCGAATTAAATCACGGAGGTACATCATGATAAGCAGAGGTTTAACTTTTGATGATGTATGCTTAGTACCTCGTTATAGTAATGTCGGTAGCAGGGCCGAGCCCCAATTAACTACGTGGCTTACAAAGAATACAAAAATAGAACTGCCTTTAATTCCTGCAAACATGGATACTGTTATAGGTACGGAGCTTGCACATGTCGTTGTGGGGAATGGAGGAATTCCTTTATTTCACAGATTTTCAGATTCTGCTCAGAAGATAAAGTGGTTGTCAGACTTTCCGAACTGTTTCTTAAGTTCTGGTTTAGGTAAAGAGAGTATTAAAGAATTAGAAAGATTTGTCGAGGCGCATCACTTAAAAGGCGTAGTATTGGACGTAGCCCATGGACACTCTGAGTTAATGATTAATACCATAAGTTATCTTAAAAATACTTGTCCAAGCCTGGAAGTCATCGCGGGAAATGTATGCACAGCGCGTGCTTATCATGATCTTGTTAATGCAGGTGCGGATGCAGTTAAAGTTGGTATCGGCCCAGGAGCTGCATGCACTACGCGTAACGTCACAGGGTTCGGAGTCCCGCAATTTACAGCGATTAAGAACTGCGCGGATGAAGCTGTACACCTTGGAGTACCAATTATTGCAGACGGAGGGATTCGAAACTCTTCGGACATTGTAAAGGCTCTTGCGGTAGGGGCTTGTACGGTAATGATAGGTAAAATATTTGCACTGACTGAGGAGAGTGCTGCTGAAAAAAGAGACCCACGTAATGCAGTATATACCACAGGGGATAAAATAGAAGACTGCTCTTTCATTTCTGAGGGAGTTCCTGTAAGACAAGCTAAGTACAGAGGACAGGCAAGTGCGGATTTCCAGAACGATTTCTACGGGGGTTTGAAGGAGAAGACAGTTGCTGAGGGAACTGACTTCTGGGCCCCGGTGACGGGCTCTGCACAGGATACCATTAACGATCTCCTCGGAGGTCTAAGAAGCGGACTAACTTATGCAGGTGCTGAAGATATCAAAGAACTACAACGCAAAGCTGAATTTATGCAGGTGTCCGCCAACTACGGATACGAAAGCAACCCACGGAGGGACTAATGTCAGTAACTATTTCCCAGGGTGCGAAGAGTCGCGAAAGAGAAATCAGAATATACATAGAAGAGCACTCCAAATCTTTTGATCTGGATCCTAATCTCGTTCGCGCCCTCATCACCCAAGAATCTAGATTCAAACCCGAAGCAGTTAGTCCCACAGGGGCTTACGGTTTGGGGCAGATGACAGGGATCGGTTCTAGGCAAGTGGCTCAAATTGCTGCTATGCCTGATTGCCCTGATCCGTTGGAACTGGAAAACTTTACTAAGAGAGATGCGTCAGATCCTGATCTGGGAGTGAAAGCAGTTTGTGCGACTCTCTGGTGGTTGTTCCACAAGAAGTATCGTAAGGTAACTGACAAGAAGGTCCAACTAGAGGCTGTACTTACTTTCTACAATTCTGGGGGTAAAGCTGCGTACCTTGTGATTACTCATGGAGGACACGCTAACGCACTTGCAGCAATTGAAGCACTGCCTTCTAGATACAGATCCCAAGCAGCACATTACGCACCTGAGGTAACCCAGTGGTATATAGCCTGGCATGAACTTCTCGGGTCAGAGAAGCACCGAGGTTCTCTCGATCCCTTTGATACTTCTGAGAAGGCAGAGGGTAAATACGCAGCCCTCGTAGAAGTCCTTCGTTTGCTAGGACTAGAGGACGACGTAGATGTAATTGTTGATGTACGCGAAGGTCTAACTGAGGTAACTCTCATTCTTCCTGGAGAATTCCCCAACCGTGTCCGTAATTAAAACACCCGAGCAGGTCGTGAAGATGCGGGAGAGTGCGAAAGTTCTTTCCGGCTGTTTAGCATTACTAGTGGAGAACGCTGCCCCCGGAGTAACTGGAACATTTCTAGACGAGATGGCAGATTCCTACATTAGAGACCACGGAGCGGTGCCTGCTTTCAAAGGGTACCCTGGACCTCCCGGAGTTCCAGATTTCCCTGCTAGTATTTGTTTTTCCAAAAACCACGTGCTCGTTCATGGGATACCCGATGATGAACCTCTCGAAGAGGGAGATATGCTTTCTATTGATTGCGGAGTAGTACTGAACGGGTGGTGTGCGGATTTTGCAAGATTGTTTACCGTAGGAGATGCTTCTGAGAAAGATCAGAAGATTATGGACGCAACCCGTGCGGCACTAGATGCGGGTATTGATAAATGCCGTCCCGGAAACAAACTAGGAGACATCAGTAACGCTATACAGTCCTCTATTTACCACAGCGGATATGAGAATGTACTTCAGTTCTGCGGACACGCTATCGGGCAGAAGGTACACGAAGAGCCCCAAGTACCCAATTTTGGAGCATCCAATAAAGGTATAGATTTGGAGCCCGGAATGGTATTTTGCCTCGAACCCATGCTTTTGTACCAGCGAGCGGAACTAGGAGTACTACCTGACAAATGGACGATTATAACTAAGGACTACTCCAGAGCCACCCACATCGAACACATGGTGTGTGTTTCTGAGGATGAACCTGAGATATTATCCCTATAGTCAGATAAAAAACATATAATTAAAATAACGGGAAATTCCCGCAATCCATTCGTGGAATTTAGGAGTACAATCATGCAAGGTATTTGTAAATGGTTTGATGCTAAGAAAGGATATGGTTTTATTAACAGCCCTGAGGTGATCGACGCCGAAGATAAAGAGCAGGATATATTCGTTCATTGGACTAAGATTACCATGGACGGCTTTAAGAAGCTGGAGCAGGGAGAGGTTATTATATTCGATCTTGTCCATGCAGACGACGGTAAGCCCCAAGCAGAGAACGTAGTTCGAGGCGGGCAGGAGTAACTAAATGGCTGGGTAGGGTTGACAACTTTGGCCAAAGAACTTATGATTGGTAACTGAGAGGAAACTTCGTCTCACAAGGAAAAGGAGTTTTGAAATGGACGAAACAGTATATGTGGATTTAGAGGTATTGGCAGAGGTGGAACCGGATGAAGATTATGTGCTTACTATAAGTAAAAAGGATTTAAACGCCCTCGTCGCGTTTGACGAGAATCTAGTAGTTAGACATTGGGATGGTTTTAAACCAGTTCGACTCCGTGCTTATGGTAATAACGCTGTTAGAACGGAGGCGGACGCAACTGAGGGAAATAACCTATCAAATTTATCTAGGATAGACGAAGCTGAGCTTCCTAGATAGTATATCTTGGGTTCCCCTCCATAAGTGAGTGATTGTCTTTTCAAGACTAATCCAGGCCTTCTGTGCCTAACTTAACCGGTCCTTCTCACCGGCGACTACTACAGCCCAAGATAACATAAAAAAAAATGTAACGGAGGGAAACAACATGGGTGTACTACAACACGACGGCACTGTCGTCAACCTAGACGCACTTGCAGCAATTTTTGACACTAATGCTAATGGATTCGGGCCCGAGTCAACTCGTAACCCCGACATGGCTGGCCCCGTAACAGGCGCACAGCACGGCATGGCGTGGAACCGAGGATACTTCCAGAATCAGGAGATCCGAGGTAGCTCCACCGGCAATGCTACCGTCAGTACTGGTCGATCAGGTAAGCTGCCTGTTGGTAATGCAACTCTTCCGGGAGTTACTACTAGCAATAACCCTGGACGAAATTCGTAATCCAGTTTTTTTTACAACCGACCTGGGGCCTTGCCCCAGGCGGTTTCAAGGCGTATTATGAATGTAGGCTTTCACAATAAAAAGGGTGTCGAGGCGCCGATCGAAGATAACATTTTTACTTTCGTATGTGCTAAACCTGTAATAATTCAATCTTCAGAAATAAAGAAGATCCCTACGGACATCACTCTTGAAATAGAACCTGGATACGTTCTAACCATTTTCAGTACCCCCTCAATCTATGAGAAGGCTGCTGAGGTGTTTCCAGGCACCCTGGTAATAGACGGCACCGTCCCAAGGCAGATCTTAGAGATTCCGGTGAAAAATCACGCAGGAAATCCCCTTCATTTAATGGAAGGTGCGGTCATAGCTCGTGGTTATCTTACGCAAGTGGCGAAGGTCGAGATCGAAGAGATCGAACCTGTGAGTGATAAGAAACCTGTGCGTACTACCCCCATTAGGAAGGGGAGTAAAATCAAATTTGAGGTGACTTAGTGTTGAGAAAAAGTGGAATTAAGATTAAGAAACTCCACCCCGACGCAACTATTCCCGTATATAAAACTAAAGGGTCTGCAGGCGCTGATCTTTCGTCCGTAGAGGACGTTGTCATAAAGCCGGGACAGTACGCACTGGTAAAGACAGGTCTTGCTGTAGAGCTTCCTGAGGGGTGGGAGATGCAAATTAGACCAAGAAGCGGCCTGGCATTCAAGCACGGAGTTACCGTTCTGAATGCGCCAGGAACAATAGACTCGGACTATCGTGGTGAAATTGGGGTTCTCCTGATCAACCACGGTAGAAAGAGGTTTCGCGTTGAGGTAGGTGATAGAATCGCACAAGCGGTTCTTGCAGGGCCTCTCTATACTACGTATAAAGAAGAGGACGACCTCACGACCTCAACGCGAGGCGATGGTGGCTTTGGTTCCACCGGAAGGCATTAACATGGCAGAGAATATCATTCTAAAACTAGAAGTTGAAATAGACGAAGAAGATGGAATTGCTACTCTTAAATGCCCTGCAGAGTTAAGGATTACGGAGAGAGTGGCTTCAGTTCTTCACCAGTCAGTAACTGCACAGGGACTTAAGCTTCAGAAGTGGTCGATCTCCGAGGACCAACAGAGAGACCTACAGAGCCTGACCAACGTAGTAGTCAATGAATCTGAGAAGATAGAATAAACCCAACTTACATTATTGAATGAATAGGTAGGACTTCCCGTTTTTTTTAAAGCGCAGGGGCGGTTCCTGCCTATACGCTCGTTTTGAGTTTGATTAACGATTGGAGATTGACATGCCCGTAGTTTTGACAGATTATACTAATAGAGTCTGGTGCGTAGAACAACCAGATGACGACGTACTTCATGTAGGGCTCACAGGACATTCGGGGCCTAAACTCCTAGATGTTCTAGATTTCATAACCACAAGGCAGAGACAGTTCGACAAGTTTGTAGAAAAGAGGAAGGAAGCGGAGAATGAGGTTAAACAACGATTACGAAAACCCCGCCAACGTACACGGGATGCAGAAAGTGGAGGGGATTCTAGCACTAGAGCGGAGTAAGATTGTTATGGAGGAGGAGGTTTCGGTTGGGGACTCGGTGAATTGGTTCGAGCTTCCTGACGGAAAACTTCTTGTCTCTAAGGATCCTGACGGAATCCGCATAGAAAAAATATCACCAGCGTACTTGCATCTAGAGTCTGGGGTGATAATGGAGGAAAAATGAGCATAAGAAAGAAAATGCGAGATTTTTTTAGTAAGGCATGGGATTGGATTCAGGCACTTTGGAAGAGACACGACGACCATCTAGAAGAGATGGTAAAGGCTATCCTACCTATGGTTATTAGTGTTGCTTTTAGACACGACCTGTCCAGTAAGGATAAGAGGGACGTTATTCTAGATGCCATCATCGACAACGCAGAGGCGGAGGCGAGTGAGATCTCTTCAGGGATCATTGGTGAGGCCATTGAGATTGCAGCCAATAAGTACAATATTCAAATCGGTAAGACTACAATTGAAAACATGGATGCGTCTCTGGCAGCAGCTCAGAAAGCGGCGCGGGATTTTGCGGATAAGAAGTTAAATCTTACAGGAACCGAAGCCGAGGACGCAGGCCTTGGAACCGAAGAGTAAATCCTTTGAATTTGCAAAACGCTTTTGGAGGCGACTTGTAATGATAGATTGGTTAGGAGCCGCCTTAGCGATACTTAAGGCTACTAAAAAAGAAGATCAGAAAGTTGATCCTAAATATATAGTGATCAAACCTCGAATGTTGTCAGATGACAATATACTAAGGAGTGTTTCTGCACTAAGAGCTGTTCTTACATTTATACCCCCAGCGGCGATTGCTGTACCTATTCTCAGTCTCGGTGAGGTGGGATTTAATATTTGGAAACGCATTGCGCTCTCACAGGAATATGATCAGATTAAATACCCACCCATCGACCCTAACATTATGCGATTGCAGTTTGAGATGGATGAAGAGCTAGATAAGCACTATGGGTATCTTTGCGCTGAGAACAATTGGAATGCTGAATCCATTGCGGAGTTAGAAATAATCTTTAATGATTTTTCCTTTATTACTAGCTTTGAGTTTATGCAAGAGAAGTATCCTCACGTAGATGGAGAGTATCTTAAAACCCGCTGCGTGCGGAACAAGGAAGTACTACAAGCCAATCTAACCCTAATAACGCAGGAGATACAGAAGGTATCCCATAACCCTCAGGTAGATACCAATCTTGCCGAGGCTTTGGAGGCATTGAAGGATCTTTTCCCCGCCATGCGGGATTGGTCTTTATTTAACTCTGAGGGCTTCGAAGAATTACTAGAAATAATTGACACCATAATTTAGGAGCCGTTATGAAATGGATAGTTTCTTTACTAACAGCCTGTGTGCTGTTGCTTTCTGCGTGTAAGACTACCGCCCCCACTCCCATGCTTATGGGATCTTTGGCGGATCAAGACAATGAGGTGGTTGCTCTTTATGCGGCTTGTTCGGAAGGTGACAGTTATGTGGTATCCAAGGAAGGCTGTGATCCCGATCTTCTCAAAGAGAAGGTAGATAGCACCATGGACTTCGCTGTAATTTTTATCAGCGGGGACATCAAACAACCTCAGGGATATGACGTCTATCTGGCGACTGCGATGATACTCTTCCGTATAAGCCAAGGAAACGAGGATAGTTATTCCAGAGCTGAGATGATAGCACGTCAGTTCTTCGAGATCCAAAAGGCTAGTTCTGGGAAGTCTCTGACTCCCGCAAGGTTTTACTGGGCAGCAATGTCGGCTGGTCATTCTTCGTGGCAATGGCGTTATGATAGACTGGCGTTAGGTCCTGATAGAAAAACAGATCTTTTATTATGTCTTATGGAAGCCAAGATTGCGCTTACTGACAATACGGGGTGGTTAACTCCGCCGCGAGAGATTATGCTTAATAGCAGCGTCGGTGGTGGTTATATTGGCACTCTAACAATGATTACCAACTCAATACAATAGCGCGTACTTGGGCCCTGCGCGGAGAGGGGGGAACGCCCTTTGATTAGATTATTGGATCAGGTAATAGCGGATTGGGGATACTACACTTGGAATTGTGGTGGTACTCCGGTACGTCAAGTAATGGTTCATTTATTTAACGGCATGACTTTAATTATGGATGAGGATGATTTCTTATCTATAACAGACTATGAGGCTATGTAATGGTTACAGTTATCAAGAACTACGATAAAGAAGATTGTAAGTATTTTAAGTGGAACTTCACTCGAGGTTGTTGTGGGAGAAGAGCCGTTAAGTCGGGAGGATGTGGGGCGCCCCTAGATACTGCAGTACCGAAGCTGCAGAACATGTCTAAGGTCTGCAGCACTTCCTTGGAGTATTGTAAATACGAAAAAAAGGAGACTACATAATGTTCATTCTCAGAAACTTCCAGGTAATCACCGGGAGCACAGCGACGGTAACTAGTGTTGGTAGCAATAACCAGGACACCAAGACGGACATAAGATAATATGGCAGAGCTGGGAATCACCTGCCCTGTTAGTAGCAGCAGCGGTGGTAGTATAACCACCGAGAAACTGTTCTTGATTAGAACAGGAGACGTTGTCCCGGCAGGCACTACCATAGACATTAATGCCCCAGGAGTAGGCTGGACTTCCGTAGGAGGCCCAGTTTCTGTTTCTGGCGTACAAGAGTTCATTGACGATACTCAAACATTTACAAATGGGATACTCCAACTTCCAGGTAGCAGCGGGACTGTGGATAAAGATGTTTTCTTCGTTTCCGCCGTCAGCAATCTATCCTTTGTATATGATATCAGGAATAGCGATATTCTACAATTTCTGAAGGTCGGGTAATACGGGATAACAATGGTAAAGACTAGAATAAGAGAACATCAATCAGTGGACGAGGATTTTCTCAGTGAGCTAGAGTTCAATGAATTTTTCGGTGAGGTAGTTATTACAGGAACTGGTGGGCGTGACGATACCGAATTGGTTACAACTTTCAATAGTTATTTTCCGGGAGAGGGACTAATTACCGCAGGCTCTGGTATTGTAGTTACTACGGGAACTAATTTTGTAGAAATTAGTACTAGCGGTGTTGGTGGGGGCGGAGGTGCTGTAGATAGCGTAAACAGTGTAGTAGGTGCGGTTGTAATAGACGGTACTGATGGAAATGTCGTTTCGACAGCATCCCAGACAATCACAGTTTCTGGTTTTAGAACAGAGTTTGTTGCCGCTTCTGGAACCCTGTCTTCGGAAATAGATGGTGATATCATTACACACGCCGCGGACGCAAGTGCGCACCACGTCAGATACACTAAGGACGAAAACGACGCTATCGTGGCAGGCAGTAATGTTACAGTCGTGTCAGGAACTAACATTATTACCATATCTTCCACTGCGGGCGGTGGTGGAGGTGGGGGCGGTACGGTCTCGGACGCGATGGTGGGTGTAGATGGAATTACTGTTATCTCAGGAACTCCCACCGCGGGCGAAACTACGGTTTCGGGTTTCCGGGCGGAGTTCCTAGCGGCTTCAGGATCCCTGGCTGTATCTGGTACTAATATAGGAATCCTAGGCGAGGACGTATTTTTTCAAAAAACAGGTCCCGTTTTTGAGTTTAAAAAGATCAAGGCATTAGACGCGTCGATCTCGGTTACAACAACTACCGGCGACCAGAATATAACAAATGGTTACGATTTCGAAGATAATACAGACGATTCCTTCGGCTCCCAAGACGGTACTATCGCGGGAGGGGTTACATACACTGCAGGGAAATCAGGTTTCGGGCAGGCCGCCGACTTTGACGGGGCAGGTGGTACTAGATTTAATATAGGAACATTAGATGTTCCAAATGTATCGGAATTCTCAATCAGTGGTTGGTTTAATTCTGACTCATTTGCCGGTGATACTCGTATTTGGTCCAAAGCGGACGGTACTAGTACCGCGGACCATGTGTTTATGGCTGGGATACCTAACTCAACGACCATTAATTTTAGACTAACAACAGGTACGTTAGGTACTGGAACACAGGTGCAGGCATCTGTTTCCGCTTTAAGTACTGGAACATGGTACCACTTAATCACGTGGTACAACGGAAGTACTTACAAAATTTATCTCGACGGTGTCGAAGTGGCGACTGACTCAAAGACAGGGTTTGTTCCCACTTCGGCTTCAATCAACACATGTATTGGAAATCAACCCAACGGTGGTGGAGGCGACCGTCCGTTTAGTGGTCTTCTGGACCAAATTCTATTCTGGGACAAAGCGCTGACCTTAGATGAAATCGACGCTCTCTACAGCGCCGGAGCGGGGAACCCAACCGAAAACTATGTTGGAGAATCCCCCGCTATTGCCATTAGTTCTAGTTTTGGCCTTCCACTTGTAGGTTCAAATGGAATAACCGTTATTAGTGGTGCCAGTGCTATAGCAATAGGCGGGTTTAGAGATGAGTTTGTTAGTGCATCAGGTGCTTTACAGAGTTCAATAGACGCCGCTTCGACTGCTATTGTAGGTGCAGATGGGATTACAGTTATTTCTGGTTCCTCAACCATTACCGTGTCTGGATTCTATACCGAGTTCGTTAGCGCAAGCGGAACTCTGGCTGCTGAGATTGATTCTGATATCAACACTCACGCATCAGATACTTCTGCGCACCACATCCGATATACTAAGGATGAGAATGATGCTATTATTGCAGGTAGTAACATTGTAGTAGTTTCTGGGGCTAACTCTATTACTATTTCCTCCACTGGTGGCGGGGGAGGGTCAGGTAGTACTCCCAACGCTCTTGTAGGAGATGATGGAATAACCGTTGTCTCTGGATCCAATGTAGATACTATTAGTGGATTCTATGCAGAGTTCGTTGCGGCATCTGGTTCCCTATCTTCTGAAATAGACACAGATATAACAACACACGCTGAAGCCGAAGACGCCCACCACTCTCGATACGCCAAAAATGAGAATGATGCGATACTTGGACTGGATGGCAATACCGTTATTTCAGGAAGTGATACTGTAACTATAAGCGGTTTTAGAGATGAATTTGTAGCCACCTCTGGTTCCCTTCAATCTCAGATAGACGCTGTCGAAAGTTCTGATGTTGATTCAGTAAATGCGATTACGGGTGACGTTATTATTTCAGGATCTGATGGAATAAGTGTCTCTGAATTGGGACAAAACATTACAGTTTCTGGATTCAGAGATGAGTTCCTCGCCGCATCTGGAACATTTCTAACCGAGATAGTTCAAGATCTATCTCCCGTCCTTGGTTCACATTTGGAATGTAACTCCTTCAAGATCGAAGACGTTCAGCGAGTTCATGCGGGGGATGGGAATGCGAGTGATGCTCCTTTTTCATTCAAGCAGCAGCACAACACGGGGATGTATCGTAAGGGTAACGCAGTGCTCGGTTTTACTGGGGGAGGGGTGGAAAGAGTAACAATCTCAGGAATTGTAGGATCTACTCCGGGAATGGGGATTGCTCAGAATCTGACGGTAGCAGGAGATATAGCAGGAACCCACATTCAGGGTGTATCCGGCACCCTACAAGGTGAGCTAGATATGTCGGATAATCGGATTGGTGATGTCGGATGGATAGACTTCAATCTGGTTAATGGTATTACCCCGACAGAGGGTAGACTATCCTGGAACGATGATGATGGAACTCTGAATCTTGGTATGCCTGGAGGTAGTGTAAATCTCCAGGTAGGTCAAGAGCAATTAGTTAGGACTCGGAATACAACCGGTTCTACTATAACTGACGGAACCGCAGTGAATATTCTAGGGATTCAGGCAGGCAGACCCCTTGTCGGATTAGCAGATGCAACCGATCCCACATCAGGAGCTTTCGGACTTGCTACTGAAGATATCAGTAACAATAGTAATGGATATGTAACCACCTTTGGTTTGGTGCGTGATGTGGATACTTCTGCATTTTCACCAGGCGATAGACTTTATGTTTCCAATACCCCAGGAGAACTTACAAAGGTTCTACCAACAGGAACTGAAAGAGTAATCTTCATGGGGCTCGCTGTTGCCTCTGGGGTAAGTAATGGTAGTATATTAGTCAGCCCCATCAATACTCCCTTCCTAAATGAACTAAGTGGTAACACCACCTTCCTTGAAAACTTAGAGTTTGCTTATGATGGAACCATCGCTGAGACTGATAATACATACACAGTATCTTCCGATGGAGCAGACATCACTTTCACTCTGGATAGAATCGGAGGGAGCACCAACACTGTTCAAATCAGTGGGGTAAATATCACCCACTCAGTCCCGGATTCGGTTATTCTAACTGCTGCGGGAACGGATATTAATCCACAAGAAAACTGGGTATATCTACTGGAAAGCGCAGGGTCTCTTGTTCTAACTGCTAATACCAGCGGATTCCCAGCAGCTGAACATGCGAGAGTAGCAAGAGTAATAGTTCAAACAGAACCCACGGTTCAAACCGATGGACCATTGAAACTCCACGCATATACAGATCATAATCACGAACCTCTCTCACGAGGAGGTATTGGTCATATCCACGCTATCAGTGAGAGAATCAGATCACAATACGCAGAGTGGCAAACTGGAACAGCCCTGACTACTACGGTAGATACCGGACCAACTCCAGATGATATTACTATTCAGGTCGCAGCGGGTAGTATCTATCAGCTCCATACTCATTCTACACCTACCATCGATACCTCTGGAGCTGATTTAATCTATGTATTCAATGACTTTACTACTCCCTATACTACTATCCAGTCTCTGTCAGAGATTACAGCATATAGCGATGGTTCGTCCATCGGAGCAAATGACAGATTCAATGTAGTCTTGTGGGGAGCAGTAGCAGAGAATGATTCGGATACCAAGCTGTTTTTGAATCTCCCCGGTGACGGCTATAACAACAACACCAATGCTATCAATGATGTTGAGAACACCGCTCTATATACTATCCCCAGAGACTATGCAGGAGTGGGTTGGTTACTATCACGTCTGACCGTTAGACGTCAGTCTAGTAATAATTGGACTATTATAGCCAATACAGATCTGAGAGGAGTTTCTCCCTCTTCCTTCCCAGGGGGAGTAGTAATAGGTGGAGCAGGAATTACAGATCATGGATTACTCACCGGTCTTCCCGATGATGATCATACTCAGTATGCTCTTGCCGATGGAACTCGGGGATTCAGTGCGACAGTAAGTGGAGCCGATCCCGTCGCTTCAGACGATCTCGCTACGAAGAACTATGTGGATACAGTAGGTGGTCCTTACAATCTTGGAGTAGAGAACCTCTTCAACGGAGAGGATGTTTTCTTCTTCTACACTACAGCAGCCAGAACAGTTCAGAAGCTGATCGGTTCCATCAGAGGAACGGGAGCACTCGGAGCTACCTGGACGGTCAGACACGATCCTACCAGATCGGGAGTAGGAACAGAAGTCATCACCGGAGGAACTACAACTCACAGCGGAAATACTGGAGAGGTCATCACGAGTTTCGACAATCCAAATATTCCAGTTGACTCCTTTGTCTGGATGGAGACCACAACACAGAGCGGAACAGCAGACGAGTTTAGTCTGACGTTGATATAGGGAGATACCATGACGCGACTGATTGATAATAGTGTGCCCAGGCTTCCCAGGGAAGAAGTGAAAATCAGAACCTTCAATGTAGGCAATCTTGTGTTTGTGAATAAAGATGAGATGGAATCCAGAGCGGTTGCGAGGTTGTCAGGCATGATAAAAAATCGAGGGGTGCATCGGGATATAAGATGTGATTCCCATCCCAACAAAAAAGGAAGTCGAGGATTCTCAAGAGTTCAGATTGGTGAAGGGGATTTCCCTTCTCTGTTTTTTGGTGTTTTCGAGGATAGTAAGTTGATCGGCGGGTTGAGCATTATACGCATCAAACTCATCTCAAGAAATGGTAATGATATTCAAGTATCCGCACTTGTAACTCCTTTCTTACGTAATCCTGGTTCTGATGCTTGGATGAATCGGACTTTTGAAATATTTCAATACCTATTAGAGACCAAGATCCCCACTGAAAAGAAGATGGTCACAATGCATTTTAGACGATTCGAAATGCCCGAGGGCGCCAATGACGCATTCAAGAAGATGCAGGCTTCAGAACTCGCTGTAAAGAATCTGGATTTTGCTGCCCGTGGTCTTCGTCTCATCGATGCTCCTGATCTTCTGCCCGATGGTCGAAAAGTATTATACATCGAGAAGACTCCCTAATGAGAACAACCATATATCAGACAAACCAAATGAACCATATAGCTGGAAATGCAGACACGCGTAGTAATGGAGATTTCGCAAATTCGGAATTCTTATATACCGATAATGTAGCCTGGGGGAGGGCTACTAAAACTCCTTTCGCGAGACACTCCATCCTAATTGTTTTGGAAGCTGTATCTGGTACTCCTGTTCCTAGAACTGCGGTGGTGACCGGTGCTCGAATAAAGTTCGTTGCTAGTCGTGTAGATTCCACCGCATTTTCCGCAGATACCAGTCTTCTTGCTGATGATGGAAAATGGACTCAACCCGGTTCTGGAACAGCCCAGTGGATCGGACACCCTAACTCTCATCTGGATTTTCAGTTTCAGTGTGAGACCGCCGGGGCTGCTACATTAGGAATCACCGCGACGGGTATCGCTGTAGATGGGTCAGTAACTCATTCAGAAAATGATGATCTCTGGCTAACTTCCGATAGTTTGTGTCAGACATTCACAGCAGACGCTACGGGGACTGTAGCGACTACTAATTTGGTTGTTTGGAAGGTAGAAGGGGGAAGTGCGTTTGATCCGGGAGACGCAATGAGACCTGAATACTACAACACTCTCTCACAAGATGGAACAGATGATAGACCAGATATTGATGGTGGATCGATTGGTTTGGGAGACTACCAAGCTATGTCTACTATCGCTACCAGCGAGTCTGTAATCAGTTTTGATCATACTACTGGTTCAGGTATTACAGCAGATGTTGTCTCGGGCACCAGATACGCAGTTGTTCTTGCAAAGAACTGGACTGGTAATACCTCCGCAGGCACTCACGTGCTTTGGGGGTTCAAGGCAAACACCACGGGGGCGTCTTTATATCCTAACGGTTCTCCCTCCACCTACGGAATACCGGAGGCGTTCAATAACGTTAATTACCCCATCGACGTTGATCTACCCACCCAAATTCATGAGGACGGAGTCACTGAGAATGTTGCTCCTTTTGGATCTGTTTCGCGGGACAGTATGCCCTCTTTCCTAACTATCTCCGGTATCGTTACTCATTCCAGTAGCGGTATAACTGAGGTCATGCAGGAGTATTTCAATCGTCCTGATTATGACGCAAGTGTTCCGATAGGTTTATGCATGGGACCAGGGGATGCAGATAGTGGAGACCAGAGATTGAATGCTTCCATGGACGGAGAGGATGCAACTCTAGACACCCGGATCAAGATTGAAATCGATTGGCGGCGCAGAAGAATAACTAGAGCATAACGGGTACAAGAGAGGTAAAAATTAATGACTACTCAAATAGCCCATAGCGGAGGATTAGTAGATGCTGTCCTTGAACTTGGGTTCGATGAAGTAAAATACTTCGAAGGCGATATCACAGGAACGGCAAGTGGTTTTACCATAACCCCACCTGCCCGTAGGCTACATCTTATAAATAAGAGCAGCTCGGTAGCTATTTATTTCAGAGTAAATGATGGGGATGCCACAACGGCGGTGAGCTTTGTTCCGGGAGATGATATCAAACTAGGAGCGGGTTGTACCTTCACAATGGATTATGACGCAGTGTCGCAATTATCATTTATTACAGAGGGATCGACCGCTGCCATAGAGGGTTTGTTAGGGTGGAAAGGATCTAACGCTTGCTAATATAGAAATAATATCATATAGTTGTAAGACAAAGGGGCAATTTGTTATGGGCAAACTTAATGGCAATACCTTGGTTTTGAATCGGAGCTGGTTGGCTATACAGGTATGTTCTGTAAAGAGAGCTATAAACTTGCTCTACCAAGGACACGCCAAAGCCATTGACCCCGATAGTTATCAGGCATATAATTTCAATGATTGGCAAGATGTTTCTCAGCAGATGGTTGAGGTTAGTTCTGCCGAACTCATTTCCTCCCCCTCTATAAACATCAAGATCCCGAGAGTCATCGTGCTAACACTTTATGACAAACTGCCCAAAAGACACGTCAGGTTTAGCAGAAAGAACATCTTTGAACGGGACAATTGGCAATGCCAGTACTGTGGTATTTCCCCAACTAGGGCCGACCTTAATTTGGATCATGTTATTCCTAGATCTAAGGGCGGTAAAACTACCTGGGACAATATCGTAGCATCGTGCTTCAAATGTAATGGTAAGAAGGGAGATAGAACTCTTCGTCAGATGGGCTGGAAATTGCTAAGCGCTCCATCCATGCCTAAGTGGCACCCAACAATTAGTATCCCTTTGGGAATGGTTCCTCACAAGGAGTGGGTGAATTTCTTGGATGTAGCGTACTGGAATACTGAACTTTTAAATGATAATCCAAAGTTTGATGACGAAAACCTGTAGAAGATGTAAAATTTCTAAATCTGTAGATTATTTTTATGTGGCTAAAACCGCTAAAGATAGTTTATCGAGTTGGTGTAGGGAGTGTTATAAAATCCACCGCAAAGAATATTATGAAAAGAACAAAACAAACAGAATTATCTCGTAATAAGAAATGGAGAGGAATAAATTCAAAATACCAAGCAGAATGGCGAAAGAAAAATCCCGAAAAAGTAAAACAATACACACAAACTTCCCTTACTAAACACAAGATAGAAAATAAGGAACGTTTGAAAAGATGGAGAGCAAAAAATTCTAATCACGTTAAAGAATACAACCGTGCGTGGCTAAAAGAAAATAAAGAACATGTACGAAAACGATCTAACGAGTATCGTAGGTATAAGTTCAAAAACGATATCAATTTTCGTATCGCAGTTACAATGAGATCTAGGCTAAGATCTGCTTTAAAAGATATCCGAAAAGACAAAAATTTAAATGAGTACCTAGGCTGCAGTATAGAAAACCTAAAATCCTATCTGGAGTCTAAATTTCAACCGGGAATGTCCTGGGAAAATTATGGCGAATGGCATATCGATCATATTAGACCCTTATCATCTTTTGATTTAGCAGATGAAAAGCAACTCCACATAGTATGTCATTATACTAATCTTCAACCTCTTTGGGCAGAAGACAACCTGCGTAAAGGTAAATCCGTGGAACTTGACAATGACAATAAATGCGACTAAGATATTTAACTTTCTTCGAGGAGCTGTGCGTAGTGCATACGGTAAAGAGGATTTCAGGGGCAAGAAGATTCTATTAGTAGGCATGGAAAATCTAGGACAAGAACTTCTCACTATGCTTTGTTTAGACGATGTCGAACTTCTCTTTTGGGATAAAGGTATTATGAAGTACGACAAAGCCCATCAAATTTGCAGCTCTGTTGGTTTTCTAGAAGAAACAGAAGATGGTATAGATATTCTAATTCATTTAATTGACGGATATGTAATTGTAGAGTCTAATTCCAAGTCTAAGGATTTTAAGATTTGTGATATTAGTGACGATCCGTATAATCAAGGAATACACGAATTTTACTTATAGGAGCGGGGAGGTGGGGGGAGTACTTGTGTCAAACTTACTAGATCCCGTCCATCAGTTAGAGATGAGATTGGAATTTATCCAAGGAGTTCTAGAGATAGCATTCCTTTGTAATTTCGATAAGGAAAAACTAGAAGAGATTCAAAAGATCCTCCTGATAGAGCTGTCTCGGGTGGATAACCTAATGTATGAGGTATATGAGCAGACGGGACGTAGGGACGTAGCTGCCGCTGTGTGGGAAGCAGGTATGGAGGGAGTTAGGCGCTGGTTAAGTCTAATAACCGGAATAAAGATAAAGTACGCATAAAGGAATTATATAGATATGTCTGTTTCCTATTGGCAGGACACTGTGGGATTGGGTGTGGAATTAAATGCCGATGTCACGATTATCGGTGCGGGACTGGCAGGACTATCCACAGCTTACTGGCTGAGTAAGAAAGATCCCACCCTCAATATCATTGTGGTTGAGAAGGGAAAGATAGGACACGGTGCCTCTGGTAGAAATGCAGGGTTTATTACCTGCGGATCTACCGAACACTTCTCTCGTATGACAACTGCATATGGAGAAGGCAAGGCAGAGGGTATTTGGAAATTCACTGAGCATAATCACAATCTCATGCTTGAGGAGTTTGGACGTGAGAAGTTAGAAGAACTCTGTGAATATCGCAAGTTGGGGAGCTGGACGCTAGCGGCAACAGATCATGAGGTCTCGGTTACTAAGGAAACTGTAGCCGCGTTGCGAACACGAGGCGTTAATGTGGAATGGCGAGATGAGCCGTATTCTGGAACCGAAGGTTTCCATGGCGGGGCGTTTTACGCAGATGATGGTGAGATTCATCCCATGAAATACTTGTGGCACCTGGCCTTGAGAACTGGAAAACGTGTCCAAATAATGGAGGACGCGGAAGTCTTTGGGGTCGATGTAGAAGAAGACAACCTGGTTGTCAGAACCAACAAGAAACGAATCAAGACAGATGCTGTAGTGGTTTGTACTAACGCTTGGTCTGAGCAGCTATTCCCGTGGTTCAAAGACAAGGTCTCACCTATGCGTGGTCAGATTATTGTAACGGAGCCTGTTGAACCATTCTTACAACCATCATATTGTAGCTTCGTTCTTGACTACTTCCGTCAGCTTGTTGATGGAAGAGTTCTCATTGGCGGTTTCCGAAACGTCGATTTAGAAAGGGAGGTCGGATTCTCAGATGAAGTTAATCCCGCTATACATGAGAAGTTGGAAGGTTTTCTTAATGAGCATTTCCCCACTCTGCGTGGGAAACGAATTGACTATCGCTGGTCTGGGGTTATGGGCTTTTCTGCTGATGGATATCCATTGGTAGGATCATTGTCCGAAGACCCGAGGATTTTCTATAACGTAGGATTTACAGCACACGGATTGGGTTTCACTTTTGCGACCGGTGAATTAACAGCAGACTTGATACTCGCGGGAAAGGATCCTGGGATCTTCTCAGGTAGAAGGTTCGAGGCCTAAATTTAATTCCCCGATAACAAAATGCCTACTAAAATATGAAGCGGGTTCTGTAGGCGTCCCGTATGTAAGGGAGGAAGACATAATGTACAATCAGCAATTTGTATTGGCTGTTCTGAAGAATAATTCCCCAGTTAGGGAAATCGATGGTAAAATTACTTTACCTTTTGGTTCGGAATACAAGATTAGACTTAAGAACAAAAACAATGTAAGAGCAAAAGCGCGTGTGTGGATTGACGGAAGACAGGTGTCCGGACTCGGAGACTTTATTCTACACGCAGGAGAAACCCTAGATCTTGAAAGATTCCTGGACGAAAGTATGTCGGAGGGAAATCGCTTCAAGTTCGTATCTCTATCGGACAGCAGGGTCAATGATCCCACAGATACTGAGAATGGTATCATAAAGGTAGAATTCTACCTGGAGCAGATAAATCCCATTAACTTAAATTGGAATATTCCAATTTACCCGGTTTATCCTTCGAAAGGTCCCACTTACCCAACCTACCCAATAGTGGATAATACTGGTGCGGGTGGGGGTTATAGGGCCACCACTACTACGACCTTTACTTCCAACTCTACCTTGTCCAGTACTGAAAGCGTAGCTCAAAGCAACTACATAGCTAGCCCCGGACAAGCAGGTGCCACAGTAGAGGGAAGTAACTCTAACCAAAGGTTTGTAGAGGGTGCCGACTTCGAAACTTCTACATTTCCAACAACCCTGACTTTAAAGATACAAGGGCCCCGGAAACGACGAACACCCGATCACGGTCTTAACCCCAGGTTCTTGCCTGTATACTGTACAGGTTGTGGTATCAGTAGGGTAAGAAGATCCGACAAATTCTGCGGAGCATGCGGTACTAAATTCCCACCTAAGCGGCGTAAACGATAGGGTACAAGACTCTCCGGTCTTGTAGTCCGGGGAGTCACCAGGAGTAGTTATGGAAGAATGGAAATCTATAATCTGCGATTCAGATCAATGCATGAACGAAATGTTCGTGCCGGAAAACATGAAGGCTAGCGATAATAGTTTGAATGATAAAGCTCTAGGACTATACAAGATAAAACCCGACATAGATAATGATGTTTTCACACAATTTACCTGTCCCAGGTGCGGTAAAATTACTACTTGGGGAGTTAGTCAAAAGAATGTTATGCAATTACTGTACGAAAGATATAAATAAAGCACTTCGATATCCTGGTGAATAAAATTCATAGAGAGCTGGATCGTGTACACGATGAGATTCATATCCACTTGGGAGAACCTATGGTGAAACGAATGAGTGCCGCCGAGTATGCGGCTTGGCGAGATATGTACAAAAGAAGGCTGGACTCTCTCCGCACATTGGTGATTAGAACCCTTAAGAATGCCAAAGAGGGTTACATCTCGGAAGAAGAGTCGGAAAAGATAGTTCTAAGTATTAACGAGGAGGGTGAAGAGATTATTGAATGTATCAAAATATTAAATAATCTTAAGGATAAAGGTAATTAATTATGGGAATAATGGATCACACCTACTCCATTAGGTTCTTGAGGGAAAAAGACTTCAAATCTATTACATCTTTGGGTGATAAGATCTTTGGAAAAGATTATATAACTGAAGAGGAAATGGAAGTTATCTTAAAGAGAAGTTTGAAAGATGGTCGTAATTGCAGCTTTACCTTATATTTCAACGAGGGAGACGGTACGCTGGAAAGATTAATAGGTTTTAGACTAACGTACGCACCTGGAACCTGGATAGAAGATTACCCTCTAGAACTGCACCCCGAAGAGTGGGGACCAGAACCTTCCAACGTAGCTTATTTCAAATGTAATGCTCTAGAGGAGGAGTTTAGAGGTAAGGCTTTTGGTAGAATGCTTTTAGATAAATCTGTCGGTGAGCTTAGACGAATGGGGGCGGTGGCGGGGGTATGTCATATCCGGATGAACAGTCCGGGTAATAGTGCTTTCAAATATTTTAGGCGGGCCGGTGGAAAATTGATAAGAACCTATGAAGATTATTGGGTTAATTATCACAACGAAGATAAACCATGTATTAAGTGCGGGGCAGAGTGTCAGTGCTCCGGATCCGAAATGCTTTTAGATCTTACCACACACAAGGAGTTAGGACATGTCTAAGAAGAGGGAAGGCGGTATTTGGGTAATCGTTTGTGATTGGGAAGATAAGGACGGTACCCCTTGCAATCTAGGCTTTGAGGGCGACCGGGCCATGTTTGTAGATCCCGATGCAGGTATGAGTGATGTGAATCATTTTCAGTGTGGGAAGCATCACGGCGTCATTAAACAATCCGAGAAGGAAGAGTACCAACTACCCGACGGTCACAAACTAGACGAAAGTACTATTACGCCAAAAGGACTCCACACCGCGGGCGAAATTGGCGTTGAGTTGGATGGGTTCAAGCCTGATCTAGGTGGTAAGGTGTGGGACGGTATAACAGAAGTAAATATTAAGGAGAAGCCAAATGGGTGAACAGGAAGAGGTACAGACTTTAAAAACAGGAAATTATGTGGTAGAGGTTTCTAATGGCCCCAGCGTGGTTTATAAAGTAGAGGACACAGGCGGACACAAAGAATGGGTTTGTTCTTGCCCAGATCCAGAGGCGGCTATGATTGTGGTCGAGGGTCTAATCCTAGTCGAGAATAAAAGATTCTATTACCCAGACGCTACTCCAGAACTAAACTTCCAAGAAAAGACAGACTAGGAAAACCGTTTTGAAAATCGGAGAAGCTGTACTGGAGAGAGACTCTCTAGATAACCAACTAAACGTCCTAGAATCACGTCTAACGAACGATCTGGATCAGGGGCGACCTACGACGCATATTATGGAACAAATCGAGCAGGCGTCCTCCAGGATGCTTGACCTGCAAGATGCCCTTGATTGGACTATGCAGCATTTGTCCGTGAGAGGTGAGCCTCTGGGAGCTTACCTAAACAAGGTGGATCACATGGAACGTGTGGCCGCTTTACTAGAAAACACCTCCTCTCCTGAGTTGCGAGAGAAGGTGGATAGTATTTTCATTGCCAAAAAAGCAACTGAAATTATAATCCAAACAGTTTATTGGGGGTTCGATCTACAAATACCAGATATTCCGGTAATAGACCCCGAGGAGGAAAACTAATGGGAGGATTCTTCATTCGACCCAGAGCAGAAACCCGAGATCTGGAGGGTGGAAGAAATCATGTGGAGGCTATAGGCGTCGTCGCGGCTTATGAAAACGAATACATGGAAACCACAGGACACACCCCTGAGAATGTCAACTCAGGTGCGATTCATCGCAGAGGTCCGGCGCGTCCGGGCCCTGGTAATCTAGGACCCGTTAAGGGATCTTAAGTAGGAGTGATTTATGTCAGACTATAGAATTGTTCAATGTTTCGGAGTTAAGAAGAGGCCACATAAACAAGACAAGCGATGTCGTAAGAGATTTCTTTGGAAAGCTTCGGGAACCGGTAAGCATCAATTTGGCAGTAGAGGAACCCAGGCGTGTCCAGGATGTGGCACTCTTCCTAACTTCAAACACCCCTATAACAAATATTTATCCGGCGACATTACCTACGAAGAGGCTGTCGCACAGATGCCTGATTTCTTAGAAAAGGAAGATAAATCTAAATGACCAAGTTTTGTAACGGGTGCGGTAAAACCAAAAATATTTCTGATTTTTACCAGACAAAAGATAAACCCACACCTAGATGCAAGTCTTGTTTTAAGGAGTACTACAATAAAAATAAAGTAGATAGATTAGAATACGCCAAATTATACGCTACTGGGAATAGGGAGAAGTTGAGTGTTTATAGAAAACAATATCGGCAATCTCACAAAGACCAACAGCGTAGATATTACCGTGAATATAAAAAGAACAGATACCATAAGGATTTAGATTTTAAAATACGCTGCCTTTTAAGAAGTAGAGTAGTCAATTCCTTACGTTTTGGACGTAACGGTTCGGCCATGAAAGATTTGGGATGTTCTTTACAAACTCTAAGACATCATTTAGAATCCAAGTTCCAACCGGGGATGTCATGGAATAACCACGGTGAGTGGCATATAGACCATGTTAAACCTTTGGCATCTTTTGACCTGTCTGATAGGGGTGATTTTTTGAAGGCGGTACATTATACTAACCTTCAGCCTCTTTGGGCAAAAGACAATCTAATAAAAAAAGACAATATTTAATTTTTTTCTTGACATTTGGTAATAATTATCTTATAGTAACAGGGACGAAAGCGAAAGGTTTAATAGTTATAGTATAAGATAGGTAAGGTACTTTATAATAGATAAGGTAATGCACAGCAAAACTGGGAGAGCTTTAAAATGCAGGAATACCTAGATCTACTTTCCTTTGTAAAAGATGGTGGTACAAGTAAGGGAGATAGGACAGGCACGGGAACTATCAGTAGATTCGGATACCAAATGGCGTTCGACCTAGCCAAAGGATTCCCGTTAGTCACCACTAAGAAGATCCACTTCAAATCTATTGCCCATGAACTCCTTTGGTTTATTAGCGGTGATACAAACATCAAGTATCTCAACGACAACGGAGTTAGGATTTGGGACGAGTGGGCGGATGAGAATGGAGACCTCGGTCCCGTGTATGGATCTCAGTGGCGTAATTGGCAAGGACGTCCGGGAACAGAGCCGGTGGATCAACTATCGGACGTCATTGCGGAGATCAAGAGTAATCCAAATTCAAGACGACTGATCGTCAATGCGTGGAACGTCAGTGAAGTTCCAAACATGAAGCTCCCGCCCTGCCATTTACTATTTCAGTTCTACGTCAATGATGGGAAGTTGAGTTGCCAAATGTACCAACGTAGCGCCGATGTGTTTCTGGGAGTGCCGTTTAACATTGCGAGTTATTCATTACTCACGATGATGATCGCCCAGGTTTGTGATTTAGCGGTGGGGGAGTTTATCCATACCTTCGGTGATGTTCATATTTATAACAACCACATGAAGCAGGTTACTACCCAACTAACACGTCGTCCCCACGAGCACCCTAGGATTTTACTTAATCCTGACATCAAGAATATAGATGATTTCAGATATGAGGATATCTCTCTCCTCAACTACAGACATTACCCGCCCATTAAGGCGGAGGTTGCAGTATGATCTTGTCTATGATTGTAGCATACACCAAGGACAAGGAAGGTCGTATGGTTATTGGTAAGGACGGTACGCTGCCCTGGCATATACCTTCTGATATGGTTTGGTTCAAAGAATCCACCAAAGGTCATGCAGTTGTAATGGGGCGTAAGACCTACGAATCTATTGGATGTTCCCTTCCCAAGAGAGATAATATCATACTTTCATCTAATCCTGACTACAAAGTAAAAGGCGCAACCGTATTTAATAACATAGATGGCGCTTTACAGTTTGCAGGAATGCGCAACCATGAGGTATTTATAATAGGAGGGCAGTCATTGTACGAGCAGTGTTTGGAGAGAGTAGATCGCCTTTATATTACCAATATCCCCAATAACCAGGGATATGTGGGAGACACTTTTTTCCCTAAATGGTCTGAATTTGATTTCAAGGTTATCCAGAGAGACGTTGCGTTGGACGAAAAGCATGGGGATGTTAGTTATTGTATCCATCAGAGATTCAGATACACTGGTACCCATCCCCTCACAGGTACCCTCTAGTAATGTCCTATTTTAGAGCTATAGTAAATTTGGATGAGGAGGGAGACGTAGCCTGCTTTTGTCCTTATGAGAACTACCTCAAGGGTTATTGTGAGTGTAGAAAATCAGGAATAGATTGTCCAGAGGCTATGATAGATATTACGATTATGCCTAACTCTCGTCCTTCAGATCAAGCGAAGGGTGAGATCAAGCGTATTACTAAGAAGGTAGAGAAGGGTAACGCTGATATAAAAAAATCGTCAGATAGAATTAAACAAGGTTTAAGCCGACTAGAAAAAGCGACTAAGATAAATCGTTGGAGGATTTAAAATGATTGATATTTTAGGATTAGGAGTTACTGCCCAGGTGGGTAAAGATACGGCGGCAGAGTACCTGGAAGAACGTCCTGGGGTTAAAAGGGTAGCGTTTGCCGATGCTCTAAAAAGTACAGCAAGTAGTCTTTTTGGACTTTCGTACGAGCAGTGTTACGGTCCTGTTTCCGTCAAAGAGAAAGTGGATCCCAGATACAATCTTACACCTCGAGAGATTATGCAGGGATTGGGTGAGAAGATGCGGGAGATTTATCCTGACATTTGGATTGATACGGTTCTTAATATTACTATCCCTCGACTTAGAGCGCAGGGTTTTAGTAGGTTTGTTATTTCAGATGTGCGTTATCCGAACGAAGCAGAAAAAATAAAAAAAGTAGGTGGTGTTGTAGTCAAGGTGACCCGGGAAGGAAGTGGGGTTACTGTCGGCGTCAATCATTCTAGTGAGACATCGATGCAGGACTACACAGACTACTACAAGATCATCGAGAACAACGGTACTTTGGATGAGTTTTTTCTCAGCGTTTGCGATCTTGCGGAGGAAATTGGATGGCAAAGATTGGATGAGAGGGGGTCTGAAATTAGTGGATGACCTGAAAGGTAAAAGATTTGGGAGACTCGTTGTGCTGAGTAGGATTTTGACTTCGGGAGGGGGCGGTAAGCATATTAGATGGGAATGTATTTGTGACTGCGGTAATTTACACTCTGCCAAAAGTTCCCATCTCAAGGTAGGAAACGTTGCAAGTTGCGGTTGCTTAGTTGTGGAAACCGCCAGGAAAGAAATTAAACTTGGTACTAAGTTTGGTCGATGGGTAGTTAAGGAACAAATAGTTAATAGGCGTCGGGATGGTAGAGGTAATGAACTAACATACCGCTGTGTTTGTGAATGTGGTAATATGGGAGTGGTGCGGGGTACTAAACTTAGAAATGGAAGTTCTGTGAGCTGCGGCTGCTACGGTGCTGAACTGACAGGAATACGTTCTCGTACACACGGGTTATCGCACACTAAAGAATATCAAGCCACCTACTGCGCCAACAGACGTGCACTTATTAAAAACGCGAAAGGTAGGTATACCCAGCAAGAGATAGTAAATATTTATTCTGAGCAGCAGGGTGAGTGTTATTATTGTAGAGTTGATATTTCGCAAGGATTTCATAGAGACCATAAAATACCCCTGAGTAGGGGTGGGAATAACTTTATTAAGAATATTGTTTTAACGTGTCCTAATTGTAATTTAAAGAAACATACAAAAACTGATGCGGAATTTATAAAAGTTCTTAAGGAGTTGTCTAATGGTAGAGAGAAGAGATAAAACCGATACTGACGGGCGTGGGCTTGGTCACAGCTTCGCAGCAGATAATGTAGAGCGTGGTACGGCTGAAGGTAATCAATTTACTAAGAGACGCCCTACTTACCCTCTTGGAGATAATCCTCGAGGACGAGAAATAGATTGGAATGAGCAAGAGCGTCCAGACCAGAAAGGTGATATCTTCAGATCATATAAGGGTCTGGTACCCATTGAAGGTCAAGACCCTCTGAATCCTGTTCGAGTTATTCGGGTGGGTAGTATTAAAGATCTAAGACCAGAAGCGCCGCCCCGATCTATTGACGCCGCCGCAATTGAAGCGGCGCAGATTCTAGAAAGAGAACAACTGGTTGCTTCTGATTTCCAAGCTCTATTTCCTACTTCTAGAATTTTAGAACCTGCTCCTGGGGTTTCAGTTTCTCGTGGAAGTCAAATAACTATTAGAGTGGAGGCTACCGCCCTCCAGTCGATTATGTCCTGTACTTTGTACGTGAGCGGTACCGCGGTCGATCGCCGAAATCTCCCACGAGGCGAGCAGGGGATTACTAAGGCTACTGTCTTTACTTTCCTTTATAATATTCCTAGCGATCAGGCTCTGGGATCCATGTCTATAGAGGCGAGAGTTTTCAATTTAGAAACCTCCGCCCAAGGAGTCATTCTTGATGATGCTATCAATGATTTCGAAGGTCAGTTTCGAGGGGGTGTTAGTTCCCAGGACGGACGGATAGGACGTCTAGGATCCACGTCTGCTACCAACCCCCAGCTGGAGATAGACCCTTCTCAGTATCTTAGGACACCGGAAGGTATTTCAACCATTTCTGTGAACGTTACTTAAGGAGTATTTCGTGCCCAAGAAGAAGAGTAATAAACCCAAGACTACGATTAACGTAGATGCTATAAAGAGAGATTCTAAAAAGGTTGGCGAGCAGATCGCTAAGTCGAATCCGGAACTTATGGGTAAAGAGCTGGATCCGGGAATCTCTCGCAGAGAATCCGCCCTTGAGCAGGAGATGGGTTCTTCCAAGTACAAGAATATGATACATGAGCATAATGATAAGAATAAGCATATCCTGGATAGACTACCTTTCACGTTTCCCAAGAAGAGGGTAGTTCGTTCTCACAGAACCAATGTTCTAGTAGCGTGTGCGGAATGTGGACATGAGAGTTATGGATCAGAGCATACTTACATGAAATATTGTGAAGACTGTGGTAAATCCACTAAGGTAGCTAACCCCGAAGCTGAGGCCCGCGGGGAGGATAGGGACTTCATTCCGGGCTTTTTAGCATCCGCGACGGACATACTAAACATGCGTGAGAATCGTAAATCCGCAGAAGAAAACAAGAAAAAGTAATAATTGGCTTGCGTATTTCGTAAATACCTATTATAATTGTTTTTAGAGACGGGGAGATAGATATGGATACTGCAAAACGATGGCATTCCTGGTCAATCAAGAGGAACAGATACGAGAACGTTATCGCGCACATACGGAAGAATGTCCCCGAAATAGATAAGTATTTTTACCCCCAGATAAAGCAGGAGATCGTGACCAAGCGGGGGGTTAGAGTTAAGGATAGCCCCCTATATGAGGGGTATCTCTTTGTCAGATATGATAATCCTGATCAAGTTTTTCATAAAATGAGTCAGTGTCCTTGGATAACAACCCATCACCCCGGTATCGTTGCCGAGGATGAAATTCGTATTATGGAAGAGAACCAAGGTAAACTTCTTGTGGACATTAAGACCAGTAGGTATAGGAAAGGTGATACTGTAGTTCTGCTCGAGGGGCCTTTCGCTGGTTTTGAGGCGAAGGTAAAATCCGTCGGCGGTGGAATGGTCAAGGTTCGAGTAGGTGCCCAGCTTTTGGGTAAAGGGGTGGATCAGGACCTTAAGGAGGACCTTGTGGAGCGGAAGAGTGAATTGCAAAATACCGTCGTACAGGATATCTAAAATGACTAGAGCTAAAGGGCGTAAGCCCGGCTACAAGCATTCTAAAGAAACTAAAAATAAAATTAGTGTGTCCCATACGGGGCAGGTACAAGATCCCAGTACCAAAAAGAAAATTAGTGAATCAATGTCTGGTAAATCCAAATCTGTGGCACACCGCGCAGCACTGTCCGAAAGCCTTCTTGGATTGGAACAGAAGTGTCTAGATCGTTTTATTTCCATTAGATCGGAGTATCCGGGTTTTGAAGAATTTTTTGATAAGAATAAAGTCAAATTACTTCAAGCAATGCGGGACGTTAGGTCCGAAAAGGAATTACGGGATATTAGAAAATATATAGAGACGACACCCATCGAAGCGGTTCCCGAGGAGTGTATAAAATACCAATACAGCAGCAGCTCCATCTTCGCACAGGAGGATCTAGTAATAGAATTATTGGACAGCGTCCACCTTTTGAAAAAATTCGTCTCCGCTGAAAATGCTGTATCCCATTGATAACATTGAAAAATACATGGTTTTAATTAACTTACCTCTAGGACGTGGAGGGGGGAATAAGTGAAATATTTTAGTAGGAATGAAAAGATGGCAGCGAAATATCGTGAAAATCTAACTCCCCCCGAGGCTAAACTTTGGAATATCTTATCCCGGGGTTTAGAGGGTTATTCGTTTAGATCTCAGGAACCTGTACTTAATTGGATTTTAGATTTTTATTCCCCAGAACTAAACCTAGCGGTTGAGGTAGACGGTAATTGGCACAAATCTTCCGTGAATAGGCGTAGGGATTCGGATAGAGATCGACGTTTGTGGGAAGATGCGGGTATTTTAGTTCTAAGGGTCTCCGCAGGTGCTGTCTTTAGTGACATTGAGGGTGTTATAAAACGTATACAGTCGGTGATAGAATATGTTAAGGTTTTAGATTTTAATTCTCCGCTTTTACGTTACAAGGCAAAGACAACTAAATTAATTCAGCGTTCTCCCGAAGAGAAGGATAAGTTGATTAAGGAATTGGAGAAAAGAGGACATACAGAGCGAATCCGACACTCTCCTTGTTGAAATAACTATTAAAAAAATTGTAAGTTAGATGAGAGGCGAGCTGTCTACAGTTCCCTCTCACACCTGTTTGTGCCGGACAAACCTATGACAAAGAAACCTAAAATTGACGAAAAAGATTTAGATAAAAAGGCAGAAAAAGATCCTGGCAGTAAGAATTATAATAATGCTAACAGCCGGAGTAATCTAAAGCAGTATCAAAAGGATGGTCCTCTAGTTCCCGAACTCCTAGGTGAGGAAGGTGAGGATCAGGCCCAGGCGCAGGAAATTACGGCGGGCCGCAAATTAAGTCCCGATCTAATCAAGAGACTTGTTCCACAGAGGGGTGTCTTCACTCCTGCCGAGAAGAAGAGATTCACAGGAATAGTCGTAAGTTATCTGACAGATTTCAAGAACGAGGAGCCCACCGCAGCCGATGTGGATGATATCTTCGAAATAGCCAAAAGCGACGTAATGGAAATGAGATTGCTTCAGGCTACAAAGAATGACCCTCAGGCACATATTGCAGTATCGCAATCGCTAGAGAAGATTTGGAAACGTAAGCAAATATCTAAAGAGAATCTGTCCAGCCGGAGAGTAGATCGTAAAGATTCTAAAATCAACTCAGACGTTAACATCGTTGATTTGGTAGTTCAGTTCGACCGTCAGCAGAAGAGTGAGCAGCAAGCCAGGGTTCAGTCACTACTTTCTGAGGTGGATGACACCGCCGCGCAACTAAATAAAGTTCTGGAAGATGACGGGTACTAATGCTAAACGAAGATGATCCGGAATTAAGATCAGCTGCAGCAGAGCTGATTGAGTTCTATAGAGAATATCCCGAGATGGCAGCAGAAGACCTATTGGGACTCAAGCTTTCAAAAATCCAAAAAGTAGTCTTGCGCTCTATGTGGTCTAAGAGCAACGTCATCGCCATTATGTGTCGTGGTTCAGGTAAAACATTTCTCCAAGCTGTGCTTGCTGTACTGAAAGGGATGTTGTATCCAGGACACAAGATAGGATTAATTGCACCCACTTTTCGTCAATCTAAGTTTATTTTTGATGAGTGCACGCGCTTGTATCAAGGGTCTCCGATCCTACGAGCTGCGTGTGAGAAGAAACCTACCCAGCAATCAGACAATTGTTATATTAGATTTAAGTCAGTGGCGGGTAAGCCGGGGTCGTTAATACAAGCGATACCTCTAGGCGACGGTACTAAGATTCGTGGTTCACGTTTCTTTACTATTGTTTGTGATGAGTTTCCCCACATTCCACCCGAGATTTTTAACATGGTCATTCGTCCTATGGCAGCTACCGTAGCCAATCCTATGGAGAATGTAGAGAGGATCAAAAGGCAGAAGGAGCTTCTTAAGCGTGGGTTGATCACCCAAGAGGAGCTGGACGCTGACAGCAGCGCCAACCAAATTATAATTACATCATCTGGTTATTTCACTTTTAATCACATGTATGATCTGTACAAGATCTACCGTGATGAGATGCGTGCAGGTAATCCTAAGTACGCAGCTTTTAGAGTTCCGTATAAATTACTAGAGACCGGATTCCTCGATAAAGATAACGTTGAGTCCGCAAGAAAAGAAATGTCTAGCCTTGAGTTCCGGATGGAATACGAGGCTGCTTTTATTCCCGACACAGATGCTTTTTACAGAGCGTCGCTGTTGGAAGCATGTAGTAGTAAATCTTTCTCAACTCAGGTTGCGGGATCTCCCGGTAAGTCTTATTGTTTAGGTATAGATCCTGCTAGAAGTGAAGACTCTTTTGCCATTGCGGTTGTAGAGATTGGACAGCCCGCTAAAGTCGTTCACGCATTAGAAATTCATAATCAACCCTTTCCCAAGATGGCCCAAACCATCGAAGACCTTTGCTCAGCATTCAATGTTACCCATATCTATATGGATTCCCAGGGTGGCGGCCTCGCCATCAAAGACATTCTTGCAGAGAATCCCACCAACCATACAGCAGGTCCCATACTTGATCCCGAGGATGAGGTTCACCAGTTAAAAGCAGGTCGTGATATGCTAACGATGTGCAATTTTTCTGCTGAGTTCATTGCGGAATCTAATTACGACGCTTTACGGTTACTAGAGCATCGAGACATTCTATTCCCATCGGTTCCCCAGAGTGAAAAACTGAAAGCATTAACGGACGGTACCATTCCTGAAGAGGACTCTTGGCACACGATTAGGGATATGAAGAACCAGATGCAATCTATCGAGCTTACTGAGACTCCTACTGGAAAACAGCATTTCGATGTTCCTAAAGGTGGAGGTCACGGGAAGCAGAAGAAGGATCTTTACACCGCTTTTTTTCTAGCAGCTCGTTGTATTTATGATTTGATCTGGACAGAGGATATGCCAGAGGACATCATGCACCACGGAGGGGTGGTACGTGGTCGAAGCCGCGATAAAGAATCCTTAGAGATGGAAGATGCTTTTGGAGGAGTTATTCCTCAGGCTATAATGGATAAGATGGAAATAGCCCGTGATCCCGATGCCTTCAAGAGAAGAGTTATGTCAGAGGCGGGGAACGATAAGAAGGTACGTCTAAGCGGAGCCGCAGTTTTGAAACCTAAGCCGAAGAAGAAGAAGGGGAGATAAATGTCCGACGATGTTAAAGAGAAGCTTAATGCGGGTCTAGAAAATGCTGAAGTTCTCTCCTATGAGGATAATGGTGATGGTTCTCATTCCATGGAGATTGATGTTGGTCCCGAGGGTAGGGGTGTTAAGGAGTTAGCGTTTCTTACAGGAAAAGACGGAGACCCACATCCTATGAAGTTTTGGACGGGCGGTCGTAATATTTCTCGAGATTGGCTTCGACGTGTAGATGTTGATCTACTTATTGGTAAGCCGCAAGTAACACAGGCACGACCCGAGCAGCTTTACGATACAGCAATTAATACCTATCATTCTCAAGGACACATCGGCACCGTCATTGACACACTAACCAACTTTGCCGCGAAGGGCTTTAAGAATGATATAGATGATCCCGCCATTAAACTTTTTTATGATACATGGACTAGGGAGATTGGATTCCATGAAACTGTTGAGAAGATATTCTTTGACTTCTTTAGAGTAGGACTTGTAAGGACCTTCAAGATTGCGGGTAAGTTTGCGCCTAAGTTGAAGCCAGAAGATTTTGATAAGACGATCAAGCGCGTAGCCAAAGCTAATATGTTCTCAACTACCTCTGATCTACAGAAATTACAAGCACATACGGAATGGGGCGCTGCTAAGAAAATATGGTCTAAGGCTTTTATACCCTTACAATACACAATTCTAGATCCTAGATTAGTAGTTATCCAAGGTCCTTTGTTATTTAACCAGACAGAAACTCTACTTAAGCCTCAAGCTTTCAAAGAGTTGAAAAAAATGCTTAAGAATACTTCTAAGCTGACTAAAGAGCAGAAGGCTTTTCTTAACAGCCTACCTAAAGAACTTAAAGATCAGGTAAAGAAGGACAAACCTGTGCTGCTTCCACCGGAGTTGGTAGGAAAGTGTGATTATCGACGTCAGGATTATGAGCGGTACCCCAAGCCTAAGCTTTCTAGGGCTTTGGATGATATTCGCTACAAGGAAGAATTAAAGAAGGCAGATTTCTCCACCTTGGATGGAATTACAAACTATATTCTTAAGATAACTATTGGTAATGATGAGCATCCGGTTACTGATCAGTCCCAGTTAGAAGCAATCGCTCAGTTGTTCGATACTTCTAGTAAGAGTTTTGATGTCGTGTGGAACCACACCCTGGAGGTAGAGAAGATCACCTTTCCCGAGATTGACAATATTCTAGGACAGAGTAAATTCGAACAAGTCAATGATGATCTAAGCCAGTCCATGGGAGTCACTAGGGCCCTTATTGATGGTGAGGTTTCAGGTAACGCAAAGGCAATAGAGGCAGCCACTAAGGCATTTGCTGAGGAGATTAATTACGCCCGGCGTGTGGTTACACGTTGGATAGATCACGAATACGAAGAGGTTGCACTTGCAATGGGCTTCGATCGTTATCCCAAGGTTAGGTTCGATGAGAACACTCTGAAGGATGAGATTATGTTAATGAGCGTCATCCAGGGTATGATTGATCGAAGAATCATTTCTTATGAAACCGGTATTGAGAAGCTTGGTTTCGACTTCTCTAACGAGTATGCTAACATGCTCCAGGAGTCGCCCGCAGTTCAAGCAGGAGTTCTGGGCATTATTGGATCTCCGTACAACCCCAAGGTTGCACCCGGGGCTGTTGCACCTACGAGCGATGGTACTCCGGGGGGTAAGCCTACTACAGTTACAGAAGATGATCTTAAAGATTTCCAGAAAAACATGCAAGATCAGATCCAATCCCTGCAGAAGAATATTCAGAACATTCAGAGAACCCCTACGGGAACTCCGAGCGAGGGTCGGCCTCGAAAGGGACGGGGTAAGCCCCGAGCTAAATCTACAAAACCAAACACAAAACCAACAAAGCCAAGTAAATCTAGTTAAACGGAGGACATTAGAAAATGACCGACAATAATAAATCAAACGAGGGAAATAATCCTTTAGATTTTCTTACAGAGATGAGAGAGTTCGCTATTGAGTTGAACGAAGACTGTCCCGAAGGACATCGTAAGGATCCTGCAAGTGGTCGATGTCTTCCCATGGGCAGCATTGATCACACGTTGGAGAGCCGAAGTGTGAATGTTGATCACGGCCCTGAGTGGCGAGGTACCGCGTCTGTGGAGGTTCTGTCCCAGACCGAGGTCGCAATTGACGCAGATGATATGGATGAACCGGAGTCGTGCTCAGCGGGCACGACTTTTTCTTTTATCCAGAGACGATGTGTTACTCTGGAAGAAGCAGAGTCTGAGACTAGCGATGAGTTTGCAATGACTGAGGCTAACGAGTATGTAGTAGAAGAAGCAGCTGCTCCAGGAACTGGGGGACATCAGGAGATTGTTAATATGGATCCTGAGGGCCGCCGAGACACTGTTAATTTCCAGTGCCCCCCTAAGCAGCTTTTTGATTTTAAGCTTAGGCAGTGTATCCCTCTAAACAAGGACACCCTGATGTCATCCGCAGCACTTACTGAGGATGAGAAGCAGGAGCTGGCACGTTATCTGAGTGGTAAGGTTGCTATGACTTCCCCCGATCCCCTTCACGGCCACACCCATCTAGTAACACTAGATGCGTCTGGTAATGGTAAGACTTCCGTCGAGGGTTATGGGGACGAGGTACATTCTCACGATGTAGCTGGTTATATAGTTGAGGAGTTTTCTGGTAAGGGATATAAGTCCCAGCACTTTGGACACGCACTTCCTCAGGAAGTTTATGAGTATGGCGACGACCCGACCGCAGTTGATTCTCCTAGTTTGGTAGGTAATGAGTCTGCAGCGCCCATTAAATCCGCTCAGCGTAATGCTCTGCCTGACAGTGCGTTCGGTGTTCCTGGAAAGAGGAAGTTTCCGTTAGACACCTGCGCTCGTGTTAGAAACGCGATGTCCAGATTCAACCAGGCGAAGGGTCTCTCCTCCTCAGAGAAGGCATCACTTAGACGAAAGATTCTAGCACGTGCCAAGGCATGTGAGATTGAGGTCAATAATTTTGCTAAGGCTGAAACTTCTTTAGATTTTGCTGAAGTAATCAATGACCTAATGCGTCCTATTCGTGAGGAGATTGTTGCGGCGAGGATGTCTTCCTATGAGAAGGAGCAGTCTTCTGAGGTAAATCAAGGACCCTGCCCTCCTGGAATGGAATGGAGTTCCGAGTCTAAGAATTGCTCTAAGGTGCAGGGATTTTACGATGCTGTCAAGACAGAGCAGGCTGTTCAGCCTGAGGGTCGAAGAGACCCTGTTAATTTCCAGTGTCCTCCCGGCCAGATGTACAACTTCGGTGCACGTAAGTGCATCGAAATGGATACTAGCAAAGCAGCTAAGAGAGACATCACTCCCTTGCCTGAGGGAAGACCTGCTAGACTGCCTCAGGATTGCCCTAAGGGTACTATCTGGAATGCGGATAAGCAAGATTGTGATCCTCTAGACTCCAGTAAGAATACGAAGTCCAGTGAGGAAGATGCATTCATACCTCCCTTCATCCAGAAGATGTTGGATAAGAAAAAGGGCAAAGACGGAGATAAGAAAGACGACAAGAAAGACAATAAGAAAAAGAAGAAAGCCAAGTCCGCCGAGGACGAGGCTCAGACTACCACGTCTGGTCCGGGTAACAAGGGAGGTCCTGGTTGTCCTGAGGGACAGTTCGTGAACCCTGTTACCAAAAAGTGCATGCCTCGTAAGGGTGCGTTTAAGGGTAAGTCGGAAGATGAGAGTGCTGATGCCAACCCAGGAAACAGAGAAGGACTGGTTGATGCTCCAGCTGGCAAACTTAATCTCCCCAGTGATTGTCCTAAGGACACTATTTGGGATGCTAAGAATAAAATTTGTCGCCCACTGGACAGCATGGACAAAAGTCGCCCTGCTGGTTCCAGCCCTCAAAATCCAGGAAACACTGCCTCGGTAGGAGACACTGTGGGTAACATGTCTCTTGCTAAGATAATCTCTGCTCTTGATGTTATTCTAAACGAGACAGAGGAAGGAAACAAGGAGAAGTCCAAGGTAGCCGCTAAGGACCTACCCAACGAGGCTTTTCCTCCTTCCCTAGTCGGACATACTCGACGTAATCTAATGCACCATACCCCAGATGTAGAGGATTCTTACGATACCGCATCTGTGGATGTTGCAAGATTGCGAAATGCATTGGCCAGGTCGTCTAAGATAGATGGGTATGCAGACCAGGCAGTCGCTGATGCTCAGGAACATCTTTTGTGGCATGCTCGCCAGATCATCGCGGCCAACTTGGGAAAATCCTAAGAGGATGGTCTGACAAAAGTCAGATAACTGATCCTCAGGAGTTCCATCCGCAGTGTAGACCTGAGGAAGTCTTTGATCCGAAATCGGGTTCTTGTATCCCTATTACTAATGTGGAGGGGGCTGAACCGGTAGGCACTCTTGAGTGCCCTGAGGGATTTATTTTAAATAACTTAGGCCTTTGCGCGCCGGAATCCCCAATATCACAAGCATAATAGGAGGGCAGAAGTCTTATGGATCTCTTAAATGAAATATTTAAGGCGCATGGTCTTTTTGCTCTAATAGGAGTCGGACTATGTAGTGTTATTTATTATCTTTATCAAGAAAAAAATAAGTTACAAGATCAGTTGCTAACTCTCTACCGTGAGAGAATCAGTGATGTGACCGAGAGCAAAGAACGCTATGAAGAGCTCGCTCACAAACTGGACGATTCAATAGATCTTTTGATAAAGGTCTTTAAACGGAATTCAGACTAAGTGGAGGATAGAAATCCGATGCAAAACCTAGAATCAATGGAAGCCACAGTAGCAGAGATTAAGCAAAAGACTAAGCGTAGAAGTGAGCAGACTTTAGAAAAGTTAGATGAGCTTTACAAGGTTCTCAAAGAGGACGAAGAAAACTCAGAAGAGAATACCGCCACGGCAATAGCTGAAGCCGAGTTGGGAGGACAATAAATGGTCGAAGAGAATAAGATTAGAGTATATGCACCCATTGAGGTGGAGCAGGAGGTAGAGAAGGCTGCGATGGAGAAAGCTGCCGTGCTCGCTTTTCCTGATGAAAAGCAGCAGGATCTTCAATATATGCGCTCTTGTCTGGTCTCGGCAGGGACTAACAAGAATGGTGCACATTTCTTGCCATCAGAGATGATGAAGGCACACAACACTGTAGTGCATAAAGCCATTGATATCGAGCATGAGGAAGATAAGGTCATCGGCCATATCTATGAATGTGCTTATATGTATAAGGATGGTAGCCAGTTTGATCCTCTGGTAGTTATGGCAGATTATGAAAAAGCTTCCCAGGATCTGGATGGTGTGGATATGGACATTGCAGTAGCAGGTGTTATCCACAAGATGCGCTTCCCCGAGTATGCAGAGGAAATTTCTGCAGGCGCGTGGAAGGTTAGCATGGAGTGTTTCTTTAAAGACTTCGACATTAAGATCGGCAATACTATCATCACACGTGACGAGGCCCAGGCGTTGGGGTATGATCCTGATGAGCTGGTAGGTGGTTTTGTAAAGGTAATGGCGGGTCATAGGGAGATGGGTGTCCGACAGGTCGCGCGGGTTCTTCGACATATTACCTTTAGTGGGATGGGTATTGTTAAGAATCCTGCAAACCCCCACTCTATCATCATGGAGACAGCAGCTCGACGTGAGCAGATGGAGAAGGGAGAGCAGGTTGTGGATCTAGAAATGATTGATAATCTCCGAGGACACAAAGTAGTACTTTCTGAAACCGCAGGGGAAACCCAGGTTGACAAGGAGGTCGAAATGGCAGATAATTTAGTAGAGGTTTCTACAGTTCAGACGGACGAAGATGCCCCTAAACTTTATCTCGAGCTTGATGAGGAGACCGGAGGAATCAGCAGAGTACTTACGGTTAGCCCTAATAAGGAAGTAGCCGCTCGTTGGAGTGGGGGTGGTCTTCCTGGTCCAGGTTATGTGGGGAGCAATATTGACGGTACCTGTGTAAGTTTCAAGAAGAGACTGACCAAGTACAACGCACTAGATCAATCCGAAGGTGCTGTCATTCAGGAGCATTATTGTGCTCTGTTCGAGGAGCACTGCCCTGTTATTGGTGCTACCGCCAAAGCTCCCGAGTGTCTTCGAAATCAGAAAAACTCTATGACCAATAACCCCGATGACACTGGTGCATTTACTAAGACCGTACGTGAATTCTTGTCTAATACACCGGGTAATAGTTTTACCACTGATCTTGTTCTGCCCGCAGTTACTAATAAAGTAGACGCATCGGTAGAGCCCCTAACGGAACGACAAGATCAAATTGTTCGACTTCATGACGAGGCGCAGTCTCTCCGAAACTCTCTTAGGGATTTTGTGATTGAGACTGAAAAAAAAAATTCGTAATTAGCAGCCAGTCAATTGACGCTTCTTCCGTAATTTCCGACAACTCTGTCGAAAGATTCAGACACAAAATAGACGCATTTAGGAAAGCTCACGAGTTAAATCCTATGGCTGACCGCAAGAAAGCTTCTGGTTTTCTTTTACTCGTCGGATCTGGCCCTACTATAGTGGATGCCGGCGATGATCGGGAACGTGCCGTTGAGCAAGCCGTTGAGCTTCTTAATAGGCAAGATACTATTGTCTTCTTATCGAAGGCTGTAGCGAGTATTGGTGAATTTAAAATAACAAAAGATCAGCTGATTTTTACAAGAAAGTCTGAATAAAGGAGGAAGGTTATGGCAAAGCCAGATCAGCAGAACGTTACAGTAACCCCTGTGGGACAGCTGTACCGAGATGATGGTAAACTTGGATTAGCACTTGCATTTAACGGTCTTTTAACTGCTAATGGTCCTCTCGATGCTACTGCGAGTGGTGTACCTGTTGGTGGTGTGTATGTAGATGTGGTTACTAGTGGTATAGCGGTTCTGTTACCTTAACCATTTAGTTATTAAATAGTTCAAATAACCACACTTTGAAGTTATGAGCGTCGTAATATTTATTAGGGCCGGGCCCCACCCTATAGGGGCCGTTTTACTTTCTTTGTTTATTTAATAAAAAATAAACTAAAAGGAGGTATTACGTATGGTAGGAGAATGGGAAGTTCTAGCTAGTACAGAGGGATCTTTGACCTCGACGAACGAAGTTACGGTTTCGGGATACACTGCCCACGACATGCTTAAACTTGTTGTCAAGGGTAAGGAAGTGAAGATTGCAACCGAGGGTTCCGGTAGAGGTTCTATCATCGCTCAGTATAATCTAGACGACACTAAATCTAATTACAGACTTATGGACAGCACCTCTGATTTTGATGGTATTAATTGTGTGGAGTTGCCTGTTGATGGTAGTGCGGTGGACTTTTCGGGTGGCCTTGAGTCGGTCGGCTCTGCGGGTGCTAAAAAGACCTACAGGGGACAGTTTGTGGCCTGTGGAACCGATGGTAATAATGTGGCAGATTCTACTTTGATTCTTAACCAGGCTTATACTGACGCAACAAACAATATTGTATCGATCAGTTTCAAGTTTGGAAGTACTACTACAGTTCTCTCTTCAGGAACCAGCGCTGATAGTATTTCTATTAAGTTATTGGGAATGGATTTACCTAGTTAATTACCACAAGTATTCGGTAACAGGGGTGCGCCTCTGTTACCACAAGGCCGTGTTTGACACGGTTTCTAGATTGTCTTCGAAGACACTAGGTATTAGGTATTAAGTAATTGGTTTACTGGATTAAAACCAAGGAATAGGATACGGAGTAGATGAGAGGAAGCGTGACACAAAGCGCACGCCACGGCAGATAACAAGTTACGTTGGGGGACGAAACTTCAAAGCCAATATAAACTCTATTAAAGGAGGAAGAGCGACCATGACAAAGGAAATGACTCCTGAAGAGTTCAACAATGCTGTCCAGGCTAAGGTCGATGAGGTGCTATCTTCTCGCGAAGAGGCACACGCACGAACCGCAGCCGAGGAAGCTCTCACTGAAGCACGAGATACTTTTGCGAAGCTACGAGCGGCCCTTGAGGCGAAGGACGCTAAGATTGCCGAGTACGAGGAAGCTCTTGCGCAGCTGGACACCACTGCCCCATCTGAGGCAGAGGTTGCAGCTAATGAGAGAACCGTTGAACTTGAGGCGCAGATTGAAACACTATCTCGCCGAGCCGAGGTGGCCGAGGCCGCTTTGGAGACGCTCGCTCGTGAGGAAACTGCCGCCGGACGTATGTCCGACCTGGAAGACGCAGGTGTTGCCCTTGAGGGTGACGAGGCCGAGCGTCAGTATGCTAAGGTTCGAAGTTTTGATGACGAATCTTTTGAAGCGTACAAGAGTGAACTTGTGGCTCTTAAGACTAAGTACGCATCCTCTTCCGAAGAAGCAGGAGAAGATACCGAGGCAGAACTCGATGAGAAGGAAGTTGCTTCTATCGCAGAAAGCCTTGGTTGTGATCCGAAAGACGAAAAGTGTGTATCTATGGTACGCGATGTTGCTCAGAAGATGGCGCAAGTCACCCGAGAGCGGCGAGTCCCGTCAGCTTCTGAAGTTGCTGAGGAAGCGAACGCTGATGCCGAAGAGGCAGTTGTGAAGGAAGAGGCGCCTCTTAAGGAAGTTGCTTCTAAGAAGCTTTCTCTCGGCGAAGCAATTGCCAAGTCTGTGGATCAGGAAATTGTGGCTAACCCCACATTAAAGAATGAGCTTGCCCAAGCATGGGAGGATCGTTACGCAGCGCGTAACGAAAATAAATCCGAATAAGGAGGAAATGAAACATGGTATTCATTCCACGCGACCCAGTTTCGCAGAACCAGTTCCTGGTGCACGACTCGACCAATGGAAATGCTACTGCGACCGCAGGTGCTGTTGTTTCCCTATCCGCCAGTGAAAAAGTAATGGTGGTTAGTGGTAGCGATACGTACCCTTATGGTTTCCTCATGCAGAACGTGAAGGCTGAGTCTTCGGCTCACCCCACGGGTTTTCGACTCCCTGGTGATCTGGGCAGTTCTGACGCGTTTACCGGTGATCCGGTTGCCGTCGCTCACCTTGGTCTGTATGATACTACTTTTTATGATACATCAGCAACTTACGCGTTCGGTGACCTTTTAGGTGTTACCGAGGCTGGTAGGGTTATTCCTGCCGACGATGGCGACGCCGTCGATTTTGATTCAAAGAATGGCATTAACATTGCCACGCAGAACGTTGTTGCTGTTGCCCAAAATACCCTGGATGCGACTGCTGTAGCGGCAGGATCGTCTCTCAGGATTAAACTACTAATCTAACCCAAAGGAGGTTTCTATCATGGATAGAACAAAGCTACAGGAAATGTTCCAAGCAACTGCAGCTATCGACACTCCCGAGGGTGTTGAAGCATACAAAGCCTTTGCGCAGGCTCTTACTGTCCCGATTCTCCAGGAGATTCGAGACGCGTCCATCATGCGACAGCTCTTTGCTGTTGAGCGATTGGCGCCAGGCGCACAGGCTGTATATCCAGTTGCTGACGACTTCGACGTTCCGGTATTCGTACTTCCGGGACTCGGATATATCGCACAGAACTTCGTTGAGGGTGTTGGTGAGGAAGTGTACGTACCTACTTTCTCCATCGCAGTATCTGCGGATTGGAAGGTAACCTACGCACGCGACTCACGCATTGATATCCCCGAGCGAGCAGCTCGAAACGCAGCACGATCTATTGCAGACTACGAAGAGGAGTCCGGATGGCGAGTAATTGTCCCCGGTGCTACTACTGACTTCGCAGGCCAGGGTCTCCTTGGCGCTCGCAATGCTCCTGTTTTCCAGGTTCCCTCCGGATCTACCGGTGAGAAGTTCCTCTCGAAGGAGCTCCTGAACCTGATGATGGTAGGAATGAAGAGAGTTCGACGCTCCCTTACTGACCTATACATTTCCCCTGAGGACGCCGCTGACATTCGTGAGTGGACCGATACTCAGGTTGATCCGATCACCCGCCGAGAGATTTTCACGGCTGCTGGTATGGGTCGAATCTGGAACGTAAATCTACATGAGGTATTCCAGCTTGGTGCTACTGGTCGATTCAACATCAACCAGAACGGCGCTTCTTATGGTATCTTCCAGGTAGATGGTTCCGGCGACTTCAATGATTACACCCCAACGAACATTAACACCGTGGATGCTAACGGAAACGTTACCACTGCAGGTGAGACCCAGGTCTATGGATTTGATCTCTCCGTTAATGATTCGCTTGTTATGCCTGTACGAAAGGAGTTCGAGGCGCACGATGACCCGAGCTTGCTTCGACAGCAGAAGCAGGGATTCTTCGGATGGGAAGAGGTAGGGTTCGCCCTTCTCGACTCTCGAATGACCCAGCTTGGTGTTATTGACCGAAGTTAATCATCGCGTTAATCCCTTAGGGGGGAGGCGCGTAAGCGTCTTTCTCCTTTTGGGAGCAAGTAATAAGGGGACCCGCGGTAGGTAGGGATTAGATAAACAATGCTCTTGTAGGTTTTTTAGGTCCCATAATATTAAAAGCTAGAGCGTGGGTTCCTATAGCCTAGGCATCTAAAAAAGGTTAGTCTCCCCGCTAACTGTCCCTACGTTCTAGCTACAAGAGGTATTTATGAAAATATGTAGTACATGCAAGGTGCTAAAGAGAAAGAATGAATTCTATAAAAATAGTTCTTCTAAAAATGGATTTAAATCTCAGTGTAAAGAGTGTGTATCGGAGATAGATAAACTTAGAAATAATAAGTATTATAAGTGCAACATAGAGAGAAAGAAAATAATGCACAGAGAATATAGTGAATCTTATAGGGATAAATATCCATCAAAACAATCTGAATATCAGAAATCTAATAAACTTAAATTTAGAGAATATGCCCAAAAAAGACGAGCACTTAAGGATAATAATTTAGGATTTATTTTTAGTGGCATGATAGAACTACTCTCGTGTGTACAAGATAAGATGTGTTTTTATTGCAGTGTTTCTATTGAAGAAAATTCTCATTTAGATCACAAACTGCCCCTTTCTAGGGGAGGTAAGCACACTTGGTCTAATTTATGCCTTGCGTGTCCTAGTTGTAATCTTAGGAAACACACTAAGACCGCAGAAGAATTTATGTCTGAAATTTAACAACAAGGAAAAGATAAATGACAGATAATCCACTCTACAGGGAAGGTAGGAAATGGGCACGATTGACCTCAGGTACTAATATACTAAGAGCCACTGGTAATACTGCATGGCTTCATTCCATTATACCAGGTGATCCCGCACCCGGAACTGTTACAATTTATAATAATGGAGCAGCGTCTGGTGATGTCTTTGCGTTAATTACTTTAACGGATACAGCCGCTCTTAGGAACCCGTTTCTGTTTGATGTTAGATTAGATAGCGGACTAACCATTGTCTTGAGTGCCCCGATGAACCTAACAGTGGTATACGAGTAGGGAGTTTGAGGATGGAAGAACCTAATAGAGAAAATAGAAAATGGATACGTATTAGTACCGCAGGGACCACTGTTATTAGGGGTGATGGTAATTCAGCACGGCTGCACAGAATTATAATTAACACGGCCTTCGACCCGGCCACGGTTGTGATTTATAATAGTTCCGGAGAGTCATCTGATCCCGTCTCAGTGCTTAATGTCGGGTTCGCCTCTAACCAATCACGTGTGTTTGACTTTAATGTATTACTTGATAAGGGTCTTACTGTAGTTGGTAGCGGTGGGTTAGATTTAACCGTTATATATGAGTAGGAGGTACAAATGACAAATACTGTCCACTACAGAGATGCTAGAAAATGGTTCCGAGTTGACCTCGCGTCCACCACCGTACTGCGCGAGACGGGCGCTAAGGCATGGCTCCACCAGATTTCGATTAATTCTAATCCCAACAGCAGCACTATTACAGTGTATAATAACGGCGCCGCCTCGGGCGATATTGTTTATCAATCCACCATCGGCACAGGAAATGCTTTCAAGAAGAGTATTGGTTTCGACATCCCACTAAACAACGGATTAACGTTGGTTTTAAGTGCGGACATAGACGTTACTATTATATACGAATAGGAGAATTACATGGGTCTTATATTTTTACATATTTTAGCAGCAGCTTTCATTACTGAGGCGCTAACGGAACTAGTAATTAAATCTGTTCTCTTTAAACCCCTTCGCGCTGTAGTTTCTAAATGGGGTAGTTGGTTTGGGGAATTACTCAGTTGTGGTTATTGTTTTTCTTTTTGGGTTGCAGCCGTAGTGGTTTGCGTAGCGAGACCTGTTGTGCCCATGTCCGGTAACGGTTACTTGGATCTATTCTTTACTTTGTTCATAGTCCAAAGACTATCTAATGTTATCCACAACATCGTTGATAAATGGACGGATAAATATTATGACCAGAGGTATGTTAATATTATAAAGGATTAAGGAGTATTTTATGAAAGGTTTTGTTAAGAACGAGACAAATAGATCTATTTTTAAACTACAGAGGCCCTTACCAATAAACGGCATCCTCTCACTAGATAACGCGTATCTAACTGTTGGTGAGCGTAGCGGTTTGAAAAAGGGGGTCGCTTTTGCCAAGTGGTTGAAGGAAAACTACTTCTCCGCCGATGGGTGGAATTTTTACAAAGAAGAAGGAGTTCCTTTTTTCAAGGAAGATAGAGAGACTGCAGTAGAAGTCAAGAAGGGGGAACCAGAAGTAGTAGTTTCTGTACCTAAAGTTCGTAAGAAGGTAACACCTGGGAAAGGGGCCGGAAAGAAATTTACTCGAACTAAGGATGCAAACGAGAGAGCAAAGGTAACGTCAGGCCTAATAGTTGAATCGAGTATCGAAGACGCCAAGTCGCTAATCAATAATACAAATGACCGTAAGATCTTGAAGAGAGCATTGAGCATGACTAATCATTTTTCTAATAAAGAAGAACATAGACGCCTCGTTATGAAAAGACTGGAGGAAGTTTATTAGAGTGTGCGTCACTAATAAGAAGGAGGAGTCCTAACACATGTCAGTACTCAAGCCAGTTATTGATAGTATAGTTAATGGTACTTTAACAATAACCGCGACTTCCGTTACCGCAGTGGGGACTCTTTTCGATGTGGTGCGAATATTTAGAGCTACCGATGTGAATGGACCTTACAGTCTCCTCGCTGAGGTGGCTGTCTCTTCTTCTGTTGTCTATTGCGATTTGACTAGTACGCCGGCACTGTATTACAAGGCGCAGTATTACAATACCAGCACCCTGATCTCCAGTGTATTCTCAGAAGTGGCCCAGGAGACTGGGATCTTTTCCGAATACACCGTACCTACTACTACCGCTACATATCCCCCGGAGATCGCCCTCAGTGACGATGACAGGGAGATCGTGGAGTCTTTGCGTCTTACCCTAGGCGACAGTGGTCTGATCGAGAGAGACATTTACGACTCCTCTGATGTACAATCAAATGCCGCCTGTGCCACCCAGATCGATCCCAATGGATGTACTTGGGAGATGAATGAGTGGAAGGCTTGGCCTCAAAAGGTACTTCTCAATGGTATTGAAAAGACCGATATCGCTGACCCTCAGGTTATTGGTTACCGCTTTTTGTCTTTTAGTGGCACTAGCCCGTGCATTACAGGGTCTCTAGACGTTTATTATAATCACTTCAGGTTCTCTGACCGTGAGATCCTACTGGCGTATGACCGCTCGGCGAATCTGCTAGTCAGTTGTGGGCTCACCGCGACGCAAATAACCACTGAGATGAGAATCATGCAAGCAGCCATCCTTCTACTTGAGGGGGAAATTAGAGAAGTCTCACAGGGAGCATTCAAGATCGTTGATGGGGATACCACCTACGACAATAGTGCGATGATTAGATCTCGAACGGAGGATTTATCTGATCTTAAGAGAAAGATAGACTACCTGGTTGAGTGTGCTAGATATGCATCTTCATACAATATTACTGGCGTTAGGATAGACTAATGCCGAGAAAACTAGTAACTAGCAAGATGAAGAAGGATTATAAGAGGAAGGTTCAGCAGCTGGTAACTGACCTATCTCAGGATCTGGTTGTAGTCCAGGAGAGTCCTATGTTCGTGGATTGCCCCAACTGTATTTGGGATTCCATCAACAAGAACTCTTCTAATGTTTTTGATTCTACATTCGTTACCCCCACGACCATCTTCGCAGGTACCAGTGATTCTAGACTCCTGAGTCCTATCAGTTTTACAGAGGGGAGATGCCCGGTATGTATCGGAGAGGGTCAGATCTTTACTAACAAGGAGATTTGCATCAAGTCAATGGTTAATTTCTTCTCTGAGACGGGAAGAAGGGGTTCTTTTCAAAGTGAAGCTGCTGGTAAGGAGGGAGTTAGTCTGGTAATCATCAAGACGCTCCCTTGTAACTACGAGCTGCTTCTGAACAATGAAATATTTTTTATAAACACCAACGTAAAGCTCGCCAAGTTTAAGCCCCCTTTCCTTAGAGGACTTGGTGGTGAGGACGCTGTGTGTGAGACGCTGATGCAAACAGTAGATGAGGGTCAGCGTACCAGTGGTAATTATGGAAGTGGTGACAAACTAAGTAGAGATGATGATCCTAGAAAGAGAATCAAGAATGCCTCTGATATTCTTGACCAGCGGGGCCGTCTGGGAGGCAGATAGTGGGGTTTAAGGCAAATCTAAATATAGATACGTCTGGATTAAGTAGAATCCTCAAGAAGAGGCAGGAGCTCATCCACCATAATGTAGTCACGGTTATTAGAACGGAGGCTATGCCTCATCTAATTGACATGATTATGGATGGGTATGATGATCTTTCTTCTAGAATGTCGGGTATGCCTGAAGATCCTACTAACCCCGCTTATTGGAGAACAGAATTTAAGACAAAACTTGAGCAAGACCTGGAACACAACTTGCTGGTTACTGATCGAGGACTTATAGTTCGTTTAGGAGAAAAGGAGTTTTTAGGTTATTCGGAGGATGGTAATTGGGATCCTAAAAGTTTTAATCCGCTCGACTGGGTGGTGTTCTATATAGAGGGATTGTTGGGAGAGTGGGCTTTTATTACTCCTGAACTTTACGCCCAGAAGGGAGGTTCCCCTCCTACTCCTGGTAGATTCCAGGAAGGGTTTATGATTAGCCGTGATGAGTTCGATAGGGAGGGGTGGAGTAAATTCACCTCATTTGCTTCCGTCAGGCATCCCTTTTCTGGACTTTCTCCTTTGGATATTTTTACCGAGGCGATTAATGAATTTAAATTAAAACCATTCATTACTAAAGCAATCAAATCCGCAAGGGAGGGAAAGCGTTTATAATGGTAACTCTAGCCCGCATGGAAGACCAGTCGTTGCAGCACTGGTTGAAGGGTGTTCTTCTCCCCATGAAGTGGGTAGAGAACATTGTTAATGCGCCCCTCAGCTACAACGCAGATAAGACACGGTTTGAAGCAGCAATAACCTGGCTCCCTAATTTTCTAGACGAGGGTCGGGGTTGGGTTTATTTTGACGCTTACGGTCAGGACTCTCTCTGTACGACAGGGATTCCCAATACCGAACAAACCACCAGAGTAACTGTATATAACGAAGTGGGAGGGGTGATAGACAGCTCCTACTACACAATAAATTATCTTGACGGTGCACTCGTCGCCAGTGGGGGTACTACTACTCCGGACGGAGTTCCTACCCTGGTTGATTTTAGTCAAAACTACGTATCTGTAATTGATGGATGGCCTGGCACTAATCCTCCAGATGGTCCAATTGTGGCGGTGGAGATGGGTGCATACCAGAAAGATCCTTATCAGATCGGGCCTGGTAGAATCTCGCGCAGAAACATGATCATCCATGTCTTTGCTACCTCCAGCTCTGAACGGGATGATCTTACTGAGTTTATTTATGATGCTTTGTATAATAGACACTTAACCGTTATGGACTTTAGAGAGGGTGAGCCTCTCAACTATGATGGTACTTATAATACTGGTTGGGCCGGAGATGTTCTCCAGGTCAATGGAAACGATGATGCTCTTTTTCATTTCAGAAATGTAAGAGCGGAGCCTATTAGTTTTAGGCAGGAATGGAGTGATCTTAATCAATGGCGTTCTAAGGTAACTTTCATGGCAGAATCTTACAGAATGGGTTTGGATTTCAACTCTCTGTAGCAAATACGGACGCAGAAGCGTCCAGGTATGGTATAGGCCTTTTTTATTCCACCAAAGTAGCCTCACTTTAGTGGTGTCACACTTTACCCCCAATGATGTGGCAAATAAATTCTCGTAAAAGGAGGAAGACCTGATATGGCAAGACGAAATCGAATTATATATCCAAGTAATTCGGTATGGGCAAATGGTAATGTACTGTATCGGGTGATGACTTTTGGCTCTACTACGACCTTCAACACTGAAGATATCTTCGAGTTGGGTCAGCTTAAAGTCATCGACGTCGTGGATGATTCCCCGACTGTCGCAGTCACCCTCGAGACCGACGAGTTCGGTTCAGTGTCTAATCTTTATCACCTAGCGAACCTTGAGTTCGACGGTGTTGTTAACAAAGGTGCCACTACCGCTTCTGGTCACTTGACCGTTGTAAGTGGTATTGGAGACGCTGCAGTAGAAATTGCTTATTATCATGGTATTGCCCTGACCGATTTTGGTCTTTCCGGCTGCGAGACAGGTTCGGCTGTTGAGATTTGGGCACCAATCCAGAGCGAGTGCTCTCTTGGTACTTCGAATGATGCAATTGATCAGACGATGTACCTGCCTCGTGTGTTCATCAATTCTATTGAATGGACATATTCAGCTGGGGCAAATGCTGCCGAGAACTTCGGCGCAGAGACAGACTCTAAGTTCTGGTTTGTCAATGATGGTAAATTTGTTTCAAATGAGGAATTTGTGTATGCAGATGCCGCTGGTGAGACCGACGCCAACAGTGGTGTTACTGGCGGAACGGGACTCAAGGTCGATAAGGCCTCGGCGTCCGTGTTCATTGGACTCGATGAGAACGCAACCGTCCCCGAGTTGGTTTCGACCCGCTCTACTGGTCAGTTGTCATTCTTAAGATTCGATTCCTTTGGTACTCCGTCTGTTCGCTACTTCAACAACTCTACTTTGACTTCTTTCGAAGTTCCAGTAGAGGCGGGAGCAGCAGCAACGGCGGGTAAATATGTATATGACAGTTCTACGAATGAGTTATTTGATCCCACCGATCTTTCATCTAACGTTGCTTTTTTGAACGGAGACGTAAAGTCCGCTGGTGATATCCTGTTCGTAATTTACGCCGCAAACGCTTTTGCAAGCACCTTCAGTCAGTTGGATGGAACTACGCAGACCGCTAGAAATAGTACTGCAGCTGCTTCCAACATGGCTACGCGACGTGATGCTGAATATTTCTCACCGATCGAAATTGACCCCGCTGCTAAGCCAGAGGACGTCGGAGCGGTCCGACAGGGTCAAGTTGAGATTTACCTCATTGATAAAGATGTTCTAGGCCCTGGTTTTGATCTCGATGGCGAGATTGCTCTTCGAGTACAATCTGTGACTATTGCTGCAGATCTCACTCGTGAGCCTCTTTTCGAACTCTCGCATCTAAGGCCTTATGATCGATCCCTAACATTCCCAATTCCATTTACTGTAACGATGGAAACCACCGCTGGTGATCTTACTGAGTATGCCACCTTTGCTTCTAAGAAGGCAGGCTTTACCGCTCTAACCACCGACGAAATTTCCATCTTTGACTTCATGACTGCTAACCAGCGACTTGATCTCGCAGTACTTATTTACCAGCAGACTGATGAGGAAGCTGGTGGTGTTGGGTCTGAACGACGTGTTGTTACTCGTGAGATGGTAGGAGATGAGTACTATCAGAGAGGAACGCGATACAATTATTATGATGGACTCGCGGAAGACCCTGATGGTGATCCGTCCGGTTCGCCGACGGAAATCCCCGCAGTACCTTCTAAGACTAACACACATCGTGAGCGACCGTTGAAGACGGTCCTTGCTAAGGATCTTCGAATCACTGACGAAGCATTCAATCTCTCCCTTGGAGAGAATGCAAGTCAGACCTACGGTTTCCGAGGCACCAATCGAGTATTCGCCATTCTTGGTGAAGTTGATGTTGGTGACCTCGTCGCCGACCCCGGATTCGAAATTAATCCGAACGCACCTCGAATTTCGTAAGGCAATTCTTAATTACTGTTCTGGGTATATCCTAGGGCAGTAACCAGACTTCCGGATCTTTCCGGAGGAATAGGATTAAAAGGGAAGGAGATGCTACCTAATGAATTCACAGGAAGATGTAGTTCTGGAGAGGTCCAGAGACAAACTAAAGAAAGAGGTAGAGGTTAATGTTCTGGGAAGCGCCGACGAGATCCTCAACATTGTTGAAGTAGCAATTGGAGATCCTGAACGTTATAAGATTGTCCGATCTAAGGTACTTAGATCTGCAAATAACGCGGTGCGTGACGTTAAGAAAAACCTTGACATGTATTACCGGGTACTATTTGTTCCTACTAATGAGGACGTTATTGAAATCCAGCGTCCCGTAATAGGTTCAAATAGGAAGGCTTAAAGGAAAAGGAGAATATAAAATGGCAACTGCCAAAAACGTTAAAGACGTTCTGGATTCTAGACGTGAATTTACCGCACCCGTGGAGGGTGAAGATGTTTCTTTCTTCATCGCACAGCCAAGCGCTGCTGATGTTCGAAAGGCAGACTGGCAATACTCTAAGATTTATAACCAAGCCATCGTAGATGGGTTTCTTACCCAAGCACAGATGGTGGATGTTCTAAGAGAGAAGGGTATTCTTTCCGAGGACTACGCGATGAAGGTGGAGAGTACCAGGATCGGACTAGCTTCCGAACTATTTAAACTAGAAAACGTTAGTGATACCGCCCCCGAACTAGAACGTGAGGGACTAGCACTTGAGATAGCTAGATTGCGCGACGAGTTGTTTTCTCTTAACCAGCAGGTGAATGGTCCTATGGGAAACACCTGTGAGAATCTGGCAGACGACGCCCGTAACGAGTATCTAACATCCCGTATTGTCCAGGAGAAGGATGGTTCTGTTCTTTGGGAAGACTTTGATTCTTACCAGAATGAAGAGAACTCCGCACTTTCCGTAAAGTCCAGATTCGAAGTCATGCTTTGGATTCAGGGATTAGAAAGTAATTTCCTAGAGAATACCCCTGAGCAGTCTGCTCTTAGAGACATAGCACAGGATAGACTAACCCGTGCCATTGACACTGCAAGAGCAGAAGCAGAAGAGGAAAATCCTGATGCTGACGCTGACGTGGAGGAAGATACTTCTGAGGAGCTATCTTTGGACGCAGTAGATGCGAAACCAAAGAAGAAGAAAGCTCCTAAGAAGAAAGCCGCTGCTGTGAAGCCGGCACCTAAGAAGCGAGGACGTCCTCGAAAGAAGAAGGAAGAGCCCGCTCCTGAGGAAACTCCCAAGGCTTAATAATGATTGAGGAGCTTCCTTTTCAGGAAATAGAGGCTTTGCTTGATTCTATAATTTCCAACAAACGTCTTACCCGTCTAGACTACATTGGAGGAGTAGAATTTATAATATTTTGTTTTCCTAAAGCGCAAGATTTACTTCTCAGTCGCTATATGAGAGACAAGGCTTTGCTCACAGCGCAGGAGGAAGGTCTTCCCACTCTCGAAGAAGCAGAGGGGTTGTCTGAAAAGGTAACTACTCAAGAAGATAAGGATACGCTGAAAGAGATACAGGAGAAGATCGAGGCCCAGACGTCTGTTCTGGAGATGACATCAATTGATGCCCGTAAAGATCAGATCCAGGAAAACATAGAGCGCCTCCAAGATCAAGCAGCGCCGCTTCAGAATAAGGTTCATAATATTCTTTATCTTTCGCAGGAGAGGAAGGCGGACGAGGAGTCTTTTATATTCTTGACCTGGGCTTCCACTTACGCAGTAACTGGAGAACGTTTTTGGGATACTTTTAAGGAATTTGAAGACGAGACTCGACATGATTTGAGAGCTTCTCTTTTTGAAAACTTTACTAAATTTAACGTGGGGTTGCCCTCCAAATCCATTCGCTTTTTAGCGCGTCATAGTCTGTGGCGTATAAGATACACTGCAGCTACTAAGATGGGTCAGCAGTTATTCCAAGATGGATTGTTGGACCTGACCCCCGATCAAATGTCTCTCTTATATTGGAGTAATTATTACCAGTCCATTTATGAGATGCTCCCAGACGATCAGCCTTCTCAAGAAATAATAGAAGATGACGAGAAGCTTGATGAGTACATGGGTGATTACTTTAAGAATAGAGAACAGGAAAAGACAGAAGGAAAGGCAGCAGGTCGAGGAGGCAATAAGGGCGGTAAGTTAAACGCATGGGAGAGAGGCGAGGAGTTGATTATCACACCATCCCATCCTGAGTATATGAAATTAGCGTATAGTGAAGAAAGACTAAAGATCGCTGAAGGAACCTCAGAGGTGGAAGTTATTAACCCTAATAGTCGTCGTTCTAGGAACAGACGCTCAAGGGCTAAGTCTAAGTCTGCCATGAGGGGCGGCTCTAGATGATAATCTAACGGTGGAGGACACGGACAATTGGTAGAAGAAAAGTTTAAGATTGGTATAGATCTAGAACTTGATCAGACTAGTATCAAAGGTCTAGAAGGTCAAATAAAGAAAGCCGTTAAGTCCGCTACCCAGAACGCACTTAAAGGTGTTAATCTTGGAGCTATCGGTCCTAGTTCTGGATCAGTTAAAGCTGCAGCTGGGGCTACAGGCGTCAAGGGCGCAGACTTTGCCAAGGATGTACGTAAAGTACTTAGGTCTGAATTCAAGAGCTTTGAAGCGTCTACCAAAGAAATGACATCTGCTTTATCTTCTCTAACTGCTGCACTTAATAAGTCGCAGCGCCAGTCTAAGACACAAGTTTCCACACCTGTAAAATCTACACCATCGCGCGCTGGAACTGCCGCACAGGCGTCCTCTTCTAAGAGTGACAAGACTCTAGGTAAAATAGAATCAGGTTTAGCAGGACGGGTTGCGCGTATCGAGAAAGCAGCCGTAGCCGCTGAGAAGAGGGCCCAGTCTCTTGCGCGTGAAATAAAAGCAGGTGATAAATCTACTGAGACTTCCAGGAAATTACAACGTGCCCAGGCTAAAGTTAGTCGTATCCTGGAGCAGAATGTAAGACTGGAGGAGCGCAAAAGAAAAGCTACTTTAGATAATATAAAGGCGATTGAAGCTTCGACCGCCGCTGAAAGAACTGCCGCCGCAGCGCGATCCCGATTTATCTCTAAGATAAATAAGCAGGGAGCCGCGCTGACTGGCGGCATTGTTGGTTCTGGAGCTGGAAAAGCGCAGAGAGACCCCAGACAGACTATCAAAAACCAACCCGCTGCGGGCGCCACCAACAGAAATATCCAAAGAGATAGAACTACTCGTAGTGAAACGGGAGGCCGGAGAGATAGTAGTTTGGTTACTCCCCAGACCCGGTCTGTTACTGGTGTTCCTAAAATAGACAGCAGGGGAACTAAGCAGGCTACCGTTAAGAGGGAGGAGGCTAGAACTTCACCTCCCCGTGGGACGCAGGGTCGAGTTGACTACCAAGCACAGGCAGAACAGACTGCTAAGACGGTATCCAAAGCTCTTGTTCGTTTAGGTAAGGATATAGAAACAGCTTTACCTAGTTTCAAAGGTAAAAATCTTCAGGCTGCTCTGGGGTTGCCCTCTCCTGGGGATGTACGCGTGGCTCCTGGTTCCGTCCCTACCATTAAGACAGGTGCGGGTTCAGAGAAGATAATAGGTAGTGTTCTTAAGATTCAGGGAAACAACGTAACAAGGCTTGATAGTATTACTCACGCCCTGGAGGGTGTTGAGGGTGAACTTAAAGTAATTGCCAGAAGAGCAGGCAGGTCCCAAGAAACTGCTGTTCAGATGACGCGTTCGATGATTAGAAAGAGAATTGGCGGGGATGCGTCTAGATATGAGAAACATCAATCTATGGGTCAGTTTATAAAGGGGGGAGAGTCCCAACTTCAATGGACCCCCTCCAAGAAACAGACCGAGAAGATAATGAAACATGACACCGATGCTGGTAAGCTCGGTGAGATAGCTGCTATTCTCCACGACATGACACGCGCTTCCGGTAAGTTTGTTGCCGCAGGTGCCGACGTGGTTTCCATGATTGGACTCACCGAGGAGGCCGCAGCTGACATGGCTAAGTCTCTTGGTGGTCTGTCGGAGGGAGGGGCTGTCCAAGGTAAAGTCCAGACCAGGCCCGTAGCCGAACTCTTGGCAGGTGGTGCTGGGTTTAGTAAGCAGATGCGTACTAACTTTATGAAGGGATTTGCTAAGGTGGAAGGCGGTGAGATGCCTGACATTGTGTCCCCTCTAATGAAGCAGCTATTGAAGCAGGGTCAGATTTCTGCGTCGTCATTGAATTTTAAAACTGCAGCAGTGTCTCAAAAACACATACCGGAGCTTCACGAAGATCAGATCTTGATGAGAGCTTCCGCAGCTAAACGTGCGGGTATGTACAAGGAAGATAAAGAAACGGTTTCAAATCTTTCGGAAGACCTAGTCGTAGGAATGGGATTACAGAAGGGTCAGAAATTAGGCATAGATGCTGCGGGTAAAGACATTGAGTTTAACCTTAAGGGGTCTTATGCGGAGATCAAGGAATTAAAGCAGGTCTTTAGAAATGGTAGGAAGATGTTCGAGATCGTCTTCGATGAATTCAATGCAGCGACTACCGGTTCTAAGTTCTCAACTTTTGCAGGAAGTAAAAGTATTGCTAAGGTTGTATCTGACGAGTCTATGGCAAAGTTCGGCGCAGGTAAAGACACTGACGTAATTACCAGCGCAGAAGGTTTCATTAGACGTGCTGACCTACAAGACATCATCGCAATGATTTCTACCAGCATGGCTTCTGGAGGTAAGGTAGCTGCGCAAACAATATTTGATAAGATAACCGGTGCTATGAAAGCAACTCCCGGGTTGGAGATGGCACCCGCCGCCCGCGCGGTGGGTAAGGAGTTAGGACTTGACCCCGAATCAGCATTCGAGAAAACTTCAGGTGCTCTGGCTGCGGGTGGAATCGGTAAGGTACTTACAGGTAGGTTAGCGTGGAATCGAATCGAGAAGGAAGGTCAGACCGGAGAGTCAATCGAGCGTGATAGATTCATAGACCCCGTGGCAATGAAAGCTCTTGAGCAGAGAGCGGAAACCCTATCCTTTGCAATGGCAGCCCAGAACAAAAGTAGTAAACATGTAATCTCCGCGCAGGATGATTATCGCAAGATGCTTCTTAGTATGAGCGGCGCTGGTGCCAGCGTCGTTTCTAACCTGAAGAAGATGAAACCTGAAGATTTTTCACCAATGCCGGGAGGATTCGCCGAACCTGATATGATGAAAGGTACTCTAGCAGATCCTGAGTTTCAGAAGCAGGCTTTTAGTATGATGCTTCCTAAAAAAGGGGGAGGGCAAGAGGAGCTCTTTATCCCCGGAATGGGAAAGGCTGTAGGCCAGCGGGATGTGCGTACTACCGAAGAAGGTTTGGCGGATCCCAGTAAACTGACCAGGCTTTTGGAAAAACTTAGACAGCAGAGCATGAACATTAAAGGCGGCCGGGGAGAATTGACTCCCAGAGACAGTGAGGCTGCGCATAGGGAATCTGCAGAATTCCTCACTAAGAGAATGAACCAGCAGATATCTGATATTAAGAAAGCGGGACCGGATACAGACGAAGGCAAGTCTATGGTTAAGGAGTTCAAGAACACTTTTATGCCTCTCGTTAAGGCTATGAAAGGTCTTGGGATGAAATCTGGTATACAATACTTTGGACGTGGTGGTAGGATAGAAACTAATCGACAGTCCGCTGAAGATTATGTGGGTGGGGGTAAGGGAGATGTTGCACAGATTAATAGAATGCGCGACGTGCTTGGTTTCAGGGCGGAGAATAAAAAAACCGGATCAATAGCAAGCACAGGTGGTTTGTTTAAGAGTTTAGATCTTGTAGAAGCCGCACTTAAGCGTGTAGGCACAGCTTCTGCCGAAGACCCTGCTTTTACGGAAAAACAATGGGAAAGACAGGATCAGGTAAAAGGACAGCTCCTACAAGAGGTCACCTCTCAGGGATTCGGTAGAACCTCAGGAACTCCTGCATTTGAAGAGTCTCGAAAGGTAGCACAGACTCGTGGCTCGGGTCTCGCCAACGCGCAGTACTCTAAAGCTATTGAGTATGCAGTAGATATGTCTTCCGAGATAAAGAGAGCGGAAAGACATCTTAAGGCTTTAGGAAAGGCAGGTGCGGATACGAGTGATGCGCTTGAGGCTCTGGATAGAATGAAGTCTCTCCAGGTGACTAAGGACGTCCTCCCCCGAGACGGTATTCTTCTCAGCAAGAAAGACTACGCAACGATGCGGTCTCTGGCTAAGAAACAAGCTAAGGCTATGGGACAGAAGCTAAGCGGGAAGGATCTTGACAAGGTTATGGAAAGAGGTATGCATCTTCGCGATCCTGTTACAGGAGGCGCGAGCCAGCAGATTGTTAAAATAATGGAGGATAAGACGGGGCGACTACCTGAAGGTAAGATGGGTGTTCCGGGTACCTTCGCAATGTCCTCTACCGAAGATGCTCAGAAGGTAAAAAAACCTTTTGAGGACCTACGGGCATCTTCTATGAAGGTTATAAAAGCCAATAACGGACTGGGTCCTGCCGCAGACAAAGCTAGGAAGAATCTTGGAATAGCCAACCGCGCTATTTATGAATTTACTAATGCTTTTCATTCGGCAACCATGAACCTAGACTTCGACGGTGACGCCACTAAGCTGTTTGGGGCAATGACGATAGAGTCAGCACACGCCATGAAGACAGCTAAGGAGATTTATTTACAGACCGGTTTCTCCATGCAGTCCGCTATGCGTAATATTATAGGTAGTATAGAAACTGCAGATCAAGATTATTCTAGCTTGGAAGGCGCTAACGAGGCATTCGGCGCAATCGCCAAGCGCCCGGATGCATATAAAGCCGCAGTGGCCATGCCTGATAGCGCAGAAACGGAAAGAGAGCAGACCTTGGCACTTACCGGCGGTAAGCTTTCTGTAGGACTTCTTTCGGACGTGTTCAACATTTTCTATAACGCAGTTGTAGGTGGTGCTAAGATGTCGGGAGACGCATTTGCAACAGCTTCCGATTACATTATGATGAACATTAATGAGTCTTTAGCTGCTAAGAGCGGTTCGGGCAACATGGCGGGACCACAAGATCTTGTAAAGTCATTGTCATCCGGACCCTCCGGAATGGCTAGGATCATAGCAGGAATGGATGCTGGGGGTGGTGATACTTTTGGTAAAATGGGACGTTATAATAAGCAAATGTTTGCCGAGATGGAGCCCATGCTTAGGTCTCAGGATCCAGCCGCACTTACACAGACGGCTCTTGAGGAGGGAGTTCTCAAAGAGGGTCAAGGATTAGACAAGGGTAATTACGAGAAGGTCATTCAGCAGTTGTTGGATAAGATGGATCTTAGAGGTCAGCTCAAACGCATGCAGGAAATGCTGGAGGAGAATGCCCGCCAGGCCATGATAGATAAAGGCGCTAGCCCGTCATCGGCTGCAGAGTACGTCAGACAAAGAACTACCAAAACTGCCCAGAATCAAGGCAAGATAGAGGGATTAGATCCTCGTGAGATTATTCCTGAATCCTATGCATTGTCTAGAAGGAAGGGCACCCGAGAGATGGAGGGGCTGCCTCTGGAGGATCGCGCTTCTAAGATTCTCAACACGCTGTTTAGCGACACCGCCCAGGCGCTGAAGGGTGGGGTGGATCTGGAAGAAGATCCGGGTAAACCTATTGCTGTGGGTAAAGAGATAGTAGATAAACTTTCTGCATGGATTGCTAATATCAAGCAAATGTACGGTGTAGTTAGCGACGAGCTTTTTATTGCTAGTGGTTTAGATCCTAAGAAGGTTGCGGGTGTTTATCGTGAGAAACCAGGAACTGCCCCCGGCGAGGGAAAGATCAGCGTCGGCGCAACCTCCCGAATGAAGCCTCTGGAAATGGCTCTGAAGATGCTTGGGCGTATAGACGCTGGGGAAATTCCGACCACTGCTAAAGGTATAGAGTTCGTTACCCAAGCTATATCCAATATGGGTGCTACACTGGCTCATGAGAATATACATAAGAGTGCTAAGACTGTTAGATCTGGTATCAATGAGATATCTGCCTCCCTCGTCGATGGTGGTACCGCTATAGGCCAGGCGGCGCCGTTAATACTAAAGGCGGCAAATCAACTAACAATGGTAGGGCGTAACGCTGATAAATTAAAGCTGTTGAGTAAGATCCGAAGGGAGAGTGGTGGCGGTGCTGAGGTTTCTGGTATAGGTAATTTGAAAGAGTTTGCAGGTAAAACTGCGGATGAAGCCATACAGGCACAGGGTACGAAATACTTCGAGATGGTCGCTGAAGAGCTGCTAGCCCATCTTACTAACCCATCCAAGTGGATGGAGATCTTCGGAGACATCCCCGACGAAGTACAAAAAGCTCTAATGAAGATGTTTTCTGAATTAGATGAGGCGGTTGGTGGTATTTCTGGAAATATTCTTAAACAGGCTGGCGGTATGATAGCATCTGTGACTAAAACCCACGGACAGACGGTCCGGGGTGAGGCGCAGGATAAAATACGTTCTGCCGGAGGATACCCCGGAGCAGAACTCAATAGGAAGCTCAGTGATGAGTTGATATTATTTGACCAGGCATTGAAGGAGGCACGTAATAATCTCAAGCTGGTCGCCGGTGAGCGAAAAGGTGGACGTACCCGCACTGCGGGTCCTATCTCATTCCCCGGCGAGAACATTTCGGGAATGGAAGTCCCCGCCGAGTCTATGCGATTGATGCTCAGTGAGATGGGACAGGAGGGTGGGGTAGATCCTGCCCGAATGGCAGACATGAAGAAGATTTACCAGGAAACCGCTTTCGGATATAAGAAAGGATTGAAGGATGTCGGCGAAGATGCAGGTGGTGGTGGTCGTCGGGGAAACGAGGCGTATCTCTCGGCGATGCAGGAATTCCAAGCTGCCGAGCTTCAGATGTATATCAACAAAGGTAAGGGTCTTCAAGAGATGATAAAGCAGGTTCGGGATTCAGGAGCGGCAGATACCCCCGAATTCGCCGAGCTACTAGAGCACTTCAACAACACTATTCAGCAAATGTATGCGGTTTTAGGGCAGACTAAACTACCTGGTACATTCAAACAGACAGGTATTGCTATGGGCCGTTCTGGCGCAATGCTCCCCACCGCCGCGGACGAATTACGAATTCAGCCTGGAAAATCTGCATGGTCTGATATCATCAAGCAGAGTGCGGGTCGTGGTGAGAGCAAAGAAAAATTTGGAGGCCTGGGTGAAACCTTGATGAGCGCCAAGGATCAGATTGAGGCTGGCATTAGTAAGACCAAGGTTTGGACTCAGATTTGGGATGAACTTGCTCAGTCCCCCGAGACACTTGTAGAGAACTTAGGTAAGGTTTCCTCGATTCTAAAAGCAATGTCATCTCTCATGGGTACAATCAGTGGCCCCGACTCCGAACAAGTAAACATTCTCAAAGCAATGGCCGACATGGCAAATAAGGCACACAAAGCATATGAGAAGTTAGGTACCGTTCCCAGAACTACGGAAGAGCACGCACGCGCTGCTGCTGATTCCCGCCCCATTCAAGCTGCTGCAACAGGCGGGATGGATCTGAAGGCGTCTTATGATAAGCAGAGAAGAGACATTGAAGCGCAAGCTGAGCAGTGGGGAAAGCAGCTAACCGCCATGCACAAGCAGGGATTCAAGCCTATTGGTGGTAATAGAATTTCCAAAGAGGGGTCCTTTCCGATTGTAGATCAGGAGAGCAACACGGTTCTTGAAAAACTGACAATGTCTGCTCGTAGGTTCGGTGATGAGTACGTAGTGTCTCTTACTAACGCAGGTAGTGCCGCTAAAGAATTTACTGGACATATGAGAAACTCTCTGAGAAGAGTGGTTCAGTGGGGATTTGCTACCGGTATCGTTTATGGTACTATCAGAGCTTTTCGACAAATGGTCACTGTTATTACCGAAGTTGAGACTAAGGTCACTGCGTTGAAGAAGGTGATGGACACCTCGGTTACCAACTTCGAACGTATGCAGGATTCCGCATCTGATTTTGCATCCGAGTTTGGAATTGGCATTGAAGATGTATTAGACGGTATGGTTGTCTATGGTCAGCAGGGTTTGAAGATGAATAAGATCATGGAGCGCACACGCGCTACCATGCTCGCTGTTAATGTTACCACTCTGACTTCCGTAGAAGCTACGGAAGCTCTCACAGCAGCTCATAAAGTTTTCGGGGACTCTGTGTCAGGGTCGGCTGAGTTTGTTGATGCCTGGGCAGCTGTTGCAGCCAGGCACGCTATTACAGCTAAGGATCTAGCAGACGCGGTTAAGCGTTCCGGTGCTGCCGCCCAAGTGGCGGGTGTGGGTTTTGAAGACTTCATGGGAGTGGTTACTGCAATTGGTGCTGTAACTCGACAATCTGGTAAGGAAGTTGCAACCAGCACCAAGTTCATGTTCCGCGCGATGAGACGGCCTACTGCGCAGAAGGAACTTGGCAAGATGGGCGTTGGTAGTATGGAGGTGGGCGGTGATTTCAAACCCGCTATGGGCATACTCAAGGAATTAGCCGGTTCTTGGGACGGAATGACTCGCGCACAGCAAGTCAATCTAGCTCAAGCAATGGCGGGTATTAGACACTATAACTCATTCATCGTCTTGATGAATAACTTCGACGAAGCCTTGCTTGCTAGCGCTGACGCTGCTAACTCGCAGGGCTTTGCTATGAGAAAGAACCGATTGGCGATGCAAACATTCACCAAGAATGTTACGGTTCTCAAGGAAAGTGTTAAGGGTCTTGTACTAGAGTTTGGTAAGACCGGTCTCGGATTGGCAACTGGTGCAATTCAGAGTGTCTCCAAACTAGTTGGACTCGTCGGTGATCTACACCCCATGATTATGAAGAGCACCATGGGTGCTGTTGCGATGGGATTGGCTTTCCACAAGGCTGCTGACCTGATCGCAGATACTATGGATGTTTTCTCAGGTAACGAGGTGAGTACTACTGGCGGGGGTAGAAGCAGTACCTTTAAGTTGCTCTCGGGAATCAAATCAAGCGCTAAGACTGGCTGGGACGCCGCAGGTGCTGGGACTGGCCGCACTGAGGAGATGACTAAATTCGCTAGTACTGCCCATCTCACCAGAAGAGCAGTTGATGGTTTGGGGAATAGTCTTCTCGGAACGTCGCTTGTAACAAAGTTGGCTGAAAAGGGATTCTTAGGCGCTACCGTCGCTCAGAAAGGTTTCAGCGCCGCAATGGTTACCTCAGTCGGCGCCGCCGCGATCCTGACCGTTGTCGCCGCTCTTGGCGGTGCATATATGGCATACCAGAAAGCCTCCCAATCAGCCAAAGATTACGAGCAGTCCGTAGAGGAGGTTATGGGGAGGAGCGAGGACGCCGCGTCGACTCTAAGAAGCCAATCTGTTAATGCTGATCGTTTAGCTTTGTCCTTTATTAAGGTAGGGAAAGCTCAGGAAGCCATGGCGGACGATGCCGCTATGAGTACAGCATTAGGTGAAGGTCGCTTCAAGGGAGCCGCCACCGCGGCCCAGACGTACAACAACATGATGGCTGACATAGGTAATAGCATGGCTTCACTAGACCCTACCAAGGTCCAGGGTATTTCAGATTCTGGCGACTACATTCTGGGAATAGATTCTAATTTCAAATCCCTTACTGTATCAGCATTAGATGCCCAGAACGCTATAACCACTGCCTTCAAGGTAGATGTTATATCTAAATTCGCAGAGGAGCTAACCACTGCGGAGGGAATACTGGATAACATGAAGCAGGGCTTCGCTAAGTTTGCAAATTTCGCAACTGGAGGCATGGCTGGCGCGAACGAAGATCAAAGCGGTATGGGTAAGCTTCGTGACACAAGAAAGGAAATTCAAAAACTTTCGAAGATAATGAACGAACAGGCTAAGTCTGGTGAGTACAGCCTTGTTAACCAGTCCAGAATGAATGAATTGGTGGCGCAGGAAGGCGCTGAGCGCGAGGCAGTTCTGGCCACCGCCAATGAGATGAAACGGGTTTTTGAATCTATTCCTGAGTTCGGTGATTTGGAAAGTGCTATGGGGAGTATTACCCCACAACTCCAAAGTCAAATTAACGATGCCGCGGAAGCGGGTGCCTTCGGTCGAGGGGCAACTGGTAGTTCAGTAATGACCCAGTTCATGGGTAAGCAGTCCGGCCTGGGTGGGGTTCTGGATTATCAGAACACTCAGTCTTCTGGACTTATAGCAAATGCATTCCTGTCTAGAGGAATAGGTGCTACAAGCGGCTCAGGCGCGGTAACGGGCAGTGCTGGAGCACCAGTTAAGGCGGGTCAGATGGCCGTTATTTCCCAAGCAGCTGCAGACCTGAAAACGGGAGGAGTCACGACACTTTTCTCCTCGCTTGAAGAAGGCACCGAGAAGGCTATTTGGCAATTTAGAACCAGCACCGGGGCTCTCTCCAGTGTTATGGGCACCGAATTGGAGGGTGTCGTCAAGGAGTTGGAAAAGGCAGATGTCGCACACCACTTCATGACCTGGACCAAGAAGGAAGTGGATGCCGCTGAGGCACACACTAAGAAGATTATGACCATGCAGTACTCGGGTGCTATGGCGGGAGTTCGTATTCCTACGGGAGGGATGCCTAACTTGGGACCCGCCAGTGAGAAAGAACTGTCTGTGGAGCAGAGAGTAATGCGTTCTCTTCCAGAGGACATGCAGAGGTTGGCAGACATTCAGTCCGAATTCAATGCCCTCACCAAGGAGTACGGAGAAGACCTACTTACGGATGTTGAGGGTACTTACAAGAGACAAGCATCTTCCGGGAAGGCACTAAAGGTAGTTACTCAGGAAGTTCTGCAGCTTGCAACGACACTACAGAAGGAGGGTTTCTTCCTCTCTGTTCTGGGTAATTACCAGAAGATGCAAGAGAAGCTTAACATTACCTTAAAAGACGCAGCTACGGCCGCTGCCGACTACGAACGGGCCGAAGCTAACAAGAACAAATTTATAACAGGCTCTGGCGGCGCGATGAAGGGTATGGGCGCTGTCCCCAGCATAGATCTCGGCAAGTCCTTTAAAGAACTCAGTGGTTTGGAGAAGCTAGCTGTCGCAGTGCCTGAGTTTGCTAAACTTCTTCGAGGGACTGCAGGAACCTCAGATAAAAGAAATCGAGATCTGGACACACTCAATAAGATAGAGAAGCAGATGTCTGACTTCGAAACTTCAGTTACGGACATGGCCAAAGCCGGGGACTCCATGACCTCCGAGCAAAAGAAGCGTCTAGCTGGCTCTGGAGAGAAAACCTCAGCAGGCCAACTTGAGATGATTAGGGGTATGAATAAATTAGCTGACGACTTTACCGATATTGGGGGTCGCCAGCTGAGTGTCCAAAACTCCATGCTCGAAGCCCTGCACGAACTTACCTACATCCAGTCCTTGCCGGAAGGTGATAGGGCCGAAGCCTTTGCCTCCGTTATGTCCAAGAAGTCCTTTAAAGAGAAGACCAGCGCGTTTGGAGAAGTACTTGGGGGCGGCGCGATGAACGATGTCTTCAAGAAGGTTCTTAACATAATTCCAGATGCCGATGGTAATTTAAGAGCGGGTGCTAACGCTCCTTCCCATCCCCAGATGAAGAATATAGTAGCACTTATGAATGGTATGCAGCAGTTTGAGGGTAGAGGAATGATAGACGTACCTCTGTCCGACACCGCCGATGGTCAACCTACCCAGCAGTTCTGGAGTCAGAAGGATTTACAGTCAAATCTAGCGGACAGAATGGCGGAGGTCTTCGAGAATGATGGCAAGGCCGCCTCCGGTCTTACCACGGAGATGATTAAATCATCCAGCCCCCAAGATATGTCGAAGGCCAAAGCAGCGAAGCAGCTAAAGGCTTCCAAGGATCTTGACGCGGCGAAGGCCAAGTCCATTCAGTGGGAGAACTCAGTACGGGCATCCCATCTTGAAGCTCAAGCTAAGGCTATCAAGGCCCTAGAGGACAGCAATAATAAGTTGCAGGCAGATATTCCCGCTATTAGATTGGCGGACGCTGCTATAAACTTCGCTACCACTCTAAATGACATGGTTAGGGATTTCGAAAAAGCAGATTCTCAAATCATTAATAAGATAGATTCTGATTTGGATGGTCCAATGGCCCGAGTGGGTCAAGCTGGTTTCCGAACTTCTTTCGAAAACAAGAGACGAGATATAGAGAAACAATTTGGTAGTGGTGGACGAACGACGTTGGCCGATATGCGCGCCAAGAAGCAAGCACTGAAAGACGTTGACTTTGATGAGAAGGAAGCTGTCATTCAGCAGAAGCAGAGCATAGAAACTACGGCTCTACGAAGTCAGCAACAGAAAGCGGAGCGTGTCCGATCAACCCTTGCAGATGTAATGTTTGATCCGGGACAGAGTGATGACTTGAAGGCTAAAGCTCAGAAGTATTTTGATATCCTTGGTGAGGAATTGGCAACCTCCGAACAGGCGACGAAGAAGGGTCGCGATGATAAACTTTTCTTCAAGGGACTTCCTTCTCTGGAAGGTCTCTCCAAGTTTGCAGGTTCCATTACTCAAGAAGCGCAAGACCTGTCAAAGAAGGCAGCGCGCCAGGCGGGAGTAGAGGATATGGCTACTGGGATGATCCCTACGAATGCAATCCTAACCACCTCTGTGGGATTACAAAGAGAACAATTATCCGCACTTGAGACGCTAACTAACAAGGCTGCGGATCCCACCTCCGGTATAAGAATGGGCGCGTCCGCGATTCCCGCGCCCGGAGGAGTTGCAACCTCAGGTCCTGAGACTATCAAAAACAAGTGGAATGAGCAAGAGTTGGCGGCTATGGTAGCAGGTCCTGGTACCAAATCTACTGGACCGACTTTAGGATTATCTATGCAGGGCGGTTTCGGCACAAAACCCCCAACCGCTGGAACATTTGCACAGCTCGCTGGTGGCAGGCCTGGCGAAAGTACTTACACAGGTCAGTTAAAGGCAGCAGATCGCGGATCCGAACTAACTGCCGGTGAAAAGCAGATAAGTGCCATGAGGATTATTCAAAAGGGTATCGATAGCGGCGAGCATGTTTATCGAGGCAGGGAAAGTGGTGTTCTCTCCAGCACAGAGCTTGCAGGAACCGGCACCGTAAATCTAAATGCAGGCATGCGCCGAATAAATCCCATGGTAGGACTTACGAATAATAACCTGGCTGCTGAGGCGAATGCTAGCGCCAGGTTTGGTGATGACGCTGCTAGTCCCTCCAATGTTATTAGAAAGGAAGATGGCTCTGCGCCGGGTACTAGAGATGATCCAGCAGACAGAGTTACTAGGGGTGGTACGGGCGATGGGGGTTCCTCGGAGGCACTAAGTGCTCTGAATGACTCCATAGCGTCGCTCAATGAGGTTATAGGTGGGTTGGCAAGCCAGGGCGTGACCCTTCCTGAATCCTTCAGTTCCGATATCGCATCCATAGGTTCTGATATTACCGAAGCTTTGGGTGAGACCCTCACAGTCACCATTGATGGCGAGCCTGCAGTTACAGTTTCTAACATCGATGAACTGGCTGTAGCTGCCACTGAGGCTGCGACAGGAGCTGCGGGGGCTGACATTACCGCTTTGGGTGTTAGGGTGGATGCGGTCGAGGGGCTGACCGATACTTCTGGACCACTCAATGAATCAATTCTAGCTTTGGAGGAGGACGTATCCACACTGGAATCAAAACAAACCCTTACGACTAGTAATCTAGACGCTCTCACGCTCGAGGTTTCTACGTTCAGTACGACAATAGAACTCGCAACTACGACCTCCCAGGCTGCCAGCGAGAGCGCCACTCTTGCCACGGAGGCATCATCATCCGCGACATCTGCCGCAGCTACCGCTACAACCGTAGCCACCGCGGCAACTGAAAATGTCTCTGTCCTTGCCGAGCAGATCACCGACCTCTCGACTGCCGTCGGGGACAATAAGCAAGGTATTGAGGCCGAAGTCCGACAGATTAACACAGAGATTACAACAGCAGAAACCGCACGTAAGTCAGATAAACAGCTTCTGGGCGAGATCGGTCAGAGAGCATCTACTGCACTTACCCAGGCATCACAGGCTCTCTCCCTCGCACAGGCAGGCAGAGGAAACTAGGAAAAGGAGACTTGAATGGCAGCTATTAACTTCCCAGGCTTTGGAGTTAATCCCGGAACTGCGGTAGATACGATCATACCAAATGACAATCCGGATTACCAAAGTGTGGTCATCGGCAATACTGTTCCTCAAAACTCGGTATTAGATCCCGATCCCACTCGTCCTGTTTCTCAATTGGTATTAGAGACCTACAATATTCCTTTCAGCCAGCCTGTGATGGGAGGGACACTGCCTGGATATGACATCCGTAACCAAGACGCTACGGGGATGTTACGTTTGGCATTATCTACTGAGCTTTTGAACTCCGCGCCGCAGGGATCGGGCCGCTCGGGTTTGGGCGGTTTTGCCGAGGTAGAAATAGACGCAGATGGTATCGCCCGTTTCTATATAGTAGGGTCTGCTACCGCAAGTAATTTAGATGTCCGGTATTGTATTCCCACTGGCCAGGTTACCAATGAAGCAAGTTTGGTTATCGTTAGGGGGTATGATCCTCCTATCACGCGTGAGCTCCGAGAATCCTTTGACGGACTTAAGAATAAAGAATTTATGGCTTACGACGACTGTGCTGTCGATACCTGTGAGCAGGATCATAATGCAAAATATGCAACTATTTCCTATGATGACCCCGCACTGGATCAGGCTTACAACGATGACATTATTAACTCTTATGAGATAGGCGCGTTTGAGAGTTTATTAGGTTACATTATAGATTTCGATGTGTCCGCGGACAGTGAGTCTGTTCCCGGTCTTAGAATATCTTTTGGAGATTCAACGAAAGAATATATCCGTTTTGATTCCGAACTTTTTAAAGTTAGTAAGATAGATGGTAGTATAATTTTACCTAACTTTAGAGGCGCTCAGGATGTAAGTCAGCAATTGGGTGCGGGCCGTGCATTGGGCGCATCCGCGGGCGGTAGTTTTGGAGCGGGAGTTCCCGCCACAATAACCACTGTTAATGAGCAGACAGGCGAATGTACTGTAACCAATACGACCTTAGTGGGTTCTCGAATCACAATAGGTGCAGATCGTTTTAAGAGGTTGAATAAGTTTGGCCAGTTGGAATCTGATTTTCTTTCGATCACGGATATTGTATTTTCTGGCCAGAAAGTATTTCAGCTTCAAGAATTTGGAGGAGGAGGGGGTTTCTCGGGATTTGCTAAAACTATTCTTAATCCTCACAAGGAATTGATAAGTCTTCAGCATGGTCGCAACTGGACATGGACCCAAGACGCTGACGAAAACCTAGAGATAGATCTATTTAGTATCATAGACAGTGAGTATGCATCAACTATTTGTAGATTTTATGATCCTTTCACATCCCCACCCGCCGGTTTCGAATACCGAGAGGCCACTAAAGATACACCTAATACCTTTACTGTATCTACTAATCAGTTTAGAGATTATATTTGTTCTATTGGAGACGCGCTTGGTTATAAGGTTGCTAGCGGCGAGATGTGTATTGTTGTTGAACGACGACGTCCCAGCATCGATATATTTGACCCCCGAGGTGCTGCGATGGGTGTCGCTGCCAGTATTAGTATAACCTACACTCCCATCGTTTTGGTAGATTTTCCACCCCCCATAGCGTACGCATCTACTAGTTCTTTGCAGAGTATAGATGAATCTACAGGGGGTGGGGGTAAAACCTTAAATGCTTTTGGTATTATAGACCAGACCGACGGTATTAGAGACAATGACCCCTCCACTACTCAGGACTTTGATGAGAGTGAGATGTCTATTTTACAAGACAATACTAATGGAAGTACCATTGATATCACACTTCCCTTTCTTGACGATATTGAGTGTTTGGAAATGGCCCAGAATTTTCTAGCGCAGCAAAATGAAGTAGTTACATCCACATCGGTGGTTCTTGGTCCTGATTCGACTCCGCGTTTAGGAGATGTATTTACTGATTCCAATGGTAATACTTCCATCATAAATGAGATCAACTATTCATATGCAGACGCTAGTCAGTATCTGATCAACGTGACTACGGGTCCTAAGTATTTGACTGCGGGTAGTTTCAATAGTTCTACATACCAGCTCCAGACCGAGGAAGTTACCAAGGAAGGTATAATTGTTCAGGACAGAGGCGACGGTGCGTCTTATGTAGTTAGGGTGCAGGGAGGAGACGAGTTAGTTGCTCTAAGTTTTGTTCTGGAAGATATCTCGGTGGGAGATAAATGTCAGGTTAGGATATTCAATCACCCAGTGGAGAAGATATAACCATGTATAAAGATGAAACCTGGCTACACACTAAATACGTGGAGTGTGGTTTGAGTTCTTACGCTATTGCCAAAGAGGCAGGTTGTTCGGCACCCACAGTCAGAACTTGGCTAAAGAGATATGGAATAGAGATTAGAAAAAGATCTGATTATTTGAAGGATGGTATAATGGAAGAGAGTAATGTAATTACGTTATGTAATAAATGTCATGGTAAAACAAAGAAATGCGAGTATGTATTTAGCGATAAGTACCTAGCTATGGTTTCGGGGGAGGTTTAATGTCTCCGTCCTGCGCAAACATTACAATTGAAAAGATCCGGGCGGAAATTACAATTGGTGATAAAACTTTTGTTACGCCGGATATAAAATCCTTCAACGTGACCCGTTCCCGATCTCAGTTGGCATCTACATTCAGTGTGTCTGTAGAAGTGCCCCTGACTCAGAAATTTGCTACTGGAGAACAGGTAGTAATAAGAGCCGGGACCGAAGGAAATGAACAAACTATATTTACTGGATCTGTAAGATCGGTAACAGTCAATCCTGCATTTGAGAAGGCTTCGTCCTTTGTTGTTAATCTCTCAGGCGCAGACAAGTTTCAGGAATTAGAGGGTAAGAATATTTCGCGCCGGCAAAGAACTAGAGCCGCCCAGACGTTTGCGGCAATCACCCAGGTCACCAAGAAGCCTCAGAAGGGTATTTCTTATGACAAGAAAATTGGAGGGCAGGGTGGTTCTGCCACCGTTCATGCCTCCGACACCGACCTCAGAGAGAATTCCAAGTTGGTTAGTACGGAGAGACCTCATTGGGCACCTCTTAGAAATGCCAAACTTCCAGAAGAGGTGGAAGACGAGAGAGATATTGGCGGAAGCACCGCTAATGTTTTAGGAATCCGCCCGGCAGCAATCGCAATCCCGGTAGGTAGTTCTGTTAGATTCCTGGTCGTGAATGCCACTTACGCGGCGGGGGATTCCTGGACGGTCTCAGACCCAACAATTGGTACTATTATTGATCGACAAGACGGAACCGCAATCTACACCCACATAGCCCTCGGAGAGAATGTCATTACTTTTACGGATAACAGTGCAGGTAATGCAGGTACCGCTACTGCGGTTGGTACACCGATTCATGACCATAGTAGCTTGGGTCAAGGCGGGCCAGCCTTTGGGGTTTATGGGTCTGAGTAGGTTGCATTTATAATGACAATAGCGTATAATTAGGAGGATAAAAATTATACATGGCTTGCGAATGTGTCGTCGCGGGACTTTTTGAGGTAGGATTTACCGGGATCGTTTCTGTCAGTCTCACTGGTTCCTCAGAGTTTCTTGACATTCTGAGCCAATGCGATGCTGCTCCAAATGTATTTACCGATGTCCGTAAGCGTCTCAAGGGTCCCTCCACAGGGACGATGAGTATAAACGCGTATGCTTTCCTCCAAGGTTCCACAAACAAGCTCCTGGGGACATCCTGTCCCTCTCAGGCGAGCGTCAGCCTCCCCACCCAGAACCGTTTCGACTGTGAAAATAACATCACCCGCATAATTAGAACCAAAACAGGAGAGGCATCTAGGGAGGGAGACCCTATAGACGGGATTACGCTCTTGGATGAGTTTTGTTCTTTCCGTACGGTGAATGCTAATGCCCAGTCGGGGCCTTCCAGCAGGGTAGTGGATACTGAGAAGTTCCTAGGTTCAGATCTCATCTGGACTGGACCTCCCTTCACATTCGACACTACAGATGCGGATACTCTGGATTTCAATATCTTGGGATTGGATGTGAAACTTACTGGTTTCAACATCTCCGTTACTACCCCTTCCGCCGCGACTAATAGTTATACTTTTCAATACTCAATTCCCTCATGTGAAGGAGATCTTCTATAATGGTCACGCGGAGTACCTCTTATAAATTGCGATCTAGCGGTCCCCAGGCGCGGTCTGATACTTGCGGTGCCTCCATAGCATCTACTCCTGGGACTATTTCAGGTTTCGTTCTGCAAACCTTCAAAGCGGAGTCGATTATTACAGATACCTGTGAGGATAAGGCTCAGCTCCTGTGTTCTACGGATATGATTGGCCTGGGAGGAAACTATGTCTCTGCGAGTTATTCTGCTCAAAGATTTCTGGATCCAGACACTGGAGGCATTGTCTTTACCGCCACCGAGACTTACGATAGAGTAATTATTAACGAGGATGATGTACCGGGAGCGTCTTTGATTTAATTATGTTTATTTATTTAATGAAGAATGAAATTAATGATAAAGTGTATGTAGGACAGGCTCGTAATTTACGTAAGCGGGAACTTGCCCACCGTCGAGGTAAATGTGGATGTACAGCTCTGCAAAATTCTATAAACAAACACGGGCAGTTTAATTTTAGTTTCTCTGTTATAGATAGATGTTTTAGTCAAAAGGAAATGGATGAAAAGGAGAAATATTGGATTAAAATTCTTTCTTCTCGCACGCCTCTTGGATATAATATAAAAGAAGGAGGTGAGGGTGGGGGACCTTGTGCCGAAGAGACTAAAATAAAAATAGGTATGGCCCACAAAGGAAGAAAAAGAACACCAGAACAAATAGAGTATATGCGTCAGGTAAATTTAGGTAGGAAAACTTCTGAAGAAACCAAAGAAAAACTAAGGCGGATTAATTTAGGTAAGAAGATGTCGCCCGCTGCTATAGAGAAGATGAGACAGTTTTGGTTGGGGCGTAAACACGCAGAAAAGAGTAAGCAAAAAATGAGTGAGTCTTCTAAAGGACATCAAGTTTCCACGAAGATCAGAGATAAGATACGACAATCTATGTTGGGTAGAACTTATAGTGAGGAGACTCTGTTAAAAATGTCCAGGTCCGCACAGGAGAGAGTAAAAAGAGGAATACTTCGTGAAACTTGCAAACATGGACATAAGATGAGCAAGGAAAATACGTATGTACCTCCAGGTAAAGCCAATCAAAGACAGTGTCGTAGTTGCCTACGAATAAACTCTGCGGCAGCTAGGTTACGGAAGAAGGCACTCTAATGGCTACGGAGGTTTTCGAGTTTATAGATTGTCCCACGATTTCAATTACGTATCAGGCTAATGGATTAGCCACAGTTTCTTTTACGGTGGTATCTACAGAACAGGTGCCTGGGGTCACTCCCCCTCGCAACTACACGGAATTAACTTTTGGCGGCGTGGATTTCAAAGGATATATTACAGAGGTAGGTTCTGGAGTAATTCCAGCGTCAATCCCTACGGTATTTGAACATAAAATAACACTAATAGCGACGGGTTGCGCGGATGATTGTCCTCGCGGAACTACCCCCTAAGGAGATATAATATGGGCTGCTGCGGAAGACCAGACAATAGGGTGAATAAAGACGGCGCTGCGGGATATTATCAGAAGTATGCGTATCTTTCTTCAGCCCAGCGCGCAAAGGCGGATGAGATTGTTGGTAAGATTGGTAAATGTACTTCCTGCGATGCGCTGACCATGGGTGATCCTTGTTCCATTTGTGGGAACCCCAAGCCCAAAAAGGAGGAACAGGAATAGATGGCGGTTATAATCGGCGCGGGAACCACAGTTACATCTGATAAAATATCTAGTGGATTTGTGTCTGTTAGTTTCACCATAGCCCCTCAGGTAGAACGCTTGTTTCAGTTGGGGAGCTTCGACGCTTTCGACACTAATGTCACTACCCAGGAAAGTTCCAGCATTTCTAGCTATGGTGGAGCTTCGACTCCTGTTACCCTTACACCCTCTACCTCTTGTGCAGATTCAACTGCTAAGATGGATGTCACAATAACTCCCGCCCCCTGCACGGGTTCAGTCGTTCCCATTACACGTACAGGAAGTAATGCGCTGTTTATCACTGGATTCTCCTACTCAAAGGATTTCCAGGGATATGGACAGGAGAGTTGGAGCTTGTCGGGTAAGCCTCAGATTGCAGGCTTTACGGGTAACATTGCTTACATTCAGGGATTCTCTGAAGGTAATAGAATTACAGGAACGGATATTGTTTCTAACGATGGTCTGGTTCTGGTAGATAGTACAACAGGTACCCCAGGATTAGTTGATGCCACGGGAAGGAACATAAACGTGAGTGCAGGTTCTCCTGGTTTAGGTCAGGACGACGACCAGGATTTTGGTAAGGCTACCCAGATTGGTGGCGGTGTGGGTAAGGAGGACGGAAAGCGAGGAACTTCTTCCGCCAGCATTCCCCACCAGTTGATCTTCTTTTAATCGGAGTTTTAGTATGGATGTTTTGAAGAAATATCGTTTGGAACTACACTGGGATTCGGTAGAGTATCCCCAGGACGACAAGGCAGTACTCAAGGGTGCTTATTTTACAGGACCTGTTCTTAGTGATGCCGCCCAGATCAATGACGACGATCAGCTTATGTTGGATATGACTAAGCAGCACGTTATTTTGGCGGCAATGGATGACTATTACCAGGCTGTTCTGAAGTGGAAAGGGGTAAATTACAGGGATGACAAAGTTTTTTTGAAAGAGGTGTGGGTACAAGGTAAGTACGTAAATGTTTTAGAAAGACTAGAGAATGATGATTGGATCCTGATTGATTGCAAAGAGCATGAAGAATCTAAGCATCCATACCTTTTAGTTTACTGGAGTGAAGTCCATAAGAAGGAAGGGGAGAGGAAGTACTAGATGACAATTCTACCATCGGGGGGTATATTTGAGCCGGGTCCGGTAGTTTCGGGAAGTAAAGTTAGAGGTGCTAAGACTTGGCGATACTGTCCATACTCGACACAGATAACAGACTATAATCAGAATGCTGAAGTGCCGGGCGGCGAGAAGGTACATCATCATGAGACCAGCGGCCGCATGCACACCTATTCCCTAGGAGGAGGTTATCTGGGATGGGTTTGTGCAGACAACGGGTGCCCTTATTACATAGGTACCGCAACGACAGAAGTTACACAACATGGGAGGCGGTTTGTACCTACTCCAGGTTCCACAGCGTGTGCCGATTCCGATCCTGCAGTTTCTGGGACGGTGGAGGCTTTAGAGCAAGGCAGAACAATAGTTTCGGGCACAAGGTATTATCAGATATGAAGAATTGTAGAAAATGTAAAGAAGATAAAAGAGACTATGAGTTTAGTAAATGTTCTCGTAACAAAGATGGTCTTACCAGTTATTGTAAGTATTGTATTTCTAAATCTTCTAAAAATTGGTATATTAGAAATAAAGAACACAAGGACAGAAAATCACGAGAATGGCTTAAGGAAAATGGAGAAAGATTTAAGGAATATCGCGCCGCTTGGGAAGAAGAAAACAGATACCGTAGAAAGAAATATCTTTCCGAATGGTATCAACTTAACAAGACTGAAATATCTAAGAAGCACAGAGAATGGTGGGATAGTAATCCTGATAAACGTAGACTATACAAGCATAAATACTATGTAAGTCTAAAAGATCAGATGGGTGTGGTTTCCCCAGACATAATTGAAAAATTATCTAAAGAACAGGATGGTATGTGTTACTATTGCCAGGAGAAACTAGATAAATGGCATTTAGAGTACATGGTTCCCGTTTCCCGGGGAGGACTTCATGATGACAAAAACCTATGTTTGTCCTGTCCCTTTTGTAATCTAAGAAAACATACAAAAACTGTTGAGGAATTCCTAGCAGAAAAGGAGGAGATTTAAATGGCAATCAATGTTACAGTGAAGGATATAGTAAATTTCCCGGGCGGAACAGCAAAGACCATCACATTAGATATCGCGCAAGTAGTTCCTAATGGTGGCAATCCGGAAGGTGACGAAATCTGGGTTACTTCTTCAACCACGACTGCAACCGCGTCTGGTGGGGGAGCAATCCAAAACATATTCAAGAACGAAATGGTAAGAGGATTTTTGCGAGGTACGGCACCCACAACCGCACTAATAGATATCGGAGCGTCTAGTGGTTTAAAGGTCGCGCTCGACGAAGCAATCGGATCCGGAGTGGATATCACTCTAGAGGTGGGGACAAATCTTCTCCCGGCCGACGTTGCGCAGGACATAGAAGATAAACTTCGATTAGAGGCTGATATCGGTGCCGGCGGCGCAAAGATAGGAAATCTTTCTTATCTCAATGCGCAGGTACGTTTCCTTAATGGTGTATTCAGCATTGAGTCTGGAACAGTGACTGAGAAATTCACGGGCTCGGGTAGGAGTTCTGTTGCAATCGATGTTCCTGATTCAGGAACTGACATTAGAGAGACTTTGGGACTCCACCTGTTTGTTTCCAGCGAGCTGCTTGCTGCTCGTCAGATCGCCCAGACCACTTTAGCATCAGACTACTCTTCTGGAGATCTTCTAGAAGTTGTAAGCACTGCGGGCTTCTCAGCAGGATCTGCGCTTGAGGTCAGAGACACTGTTAATTCCCAGATAGTTCTCATTTCTGGTGCGGGAGTGACCGGAGGGCTGAGTGCGTCCGAGATTAGATTTGTAACGACTTCAGGAATAACTACCGGACTGTCAACGACCTATAGTGGAGGTTCTCAGGTACGAAAGTATCACGAGATTGAAACAGCATCTCCTGTATCTGCTATTACTACACTGGATGCGCTTTACAGATTCCAGATCGACAGCATCGTAAATCAAATAGACTTCTCGGCGTAATTAATGGTCGTATTTTATCTTCGAAATAGTAGGGCTCCCGATGATAAAATTGTTCCTCTTACAGTATCTCTCCAGCTAGACCCTGTAAAATCCTTTAAGAACCCGGTTAGGCCTGATCAGGTCCCCACTATTTCAGGGGTGACCGCGTCCGGGATTGAATTTCCTAATCTAACAGATCCGGAAGGTGATTCCATATGGTTGTTGATGGTAGCCCCTCCTCGAGATGAGTTGGATAAGGATACAGGACAACCTATCCCGCCGGAGTTCGTTAATCTTATTTCAGAAGAAACATTCCACGAAGAAATACAGGCAGCTATGGGAAGAATTGGTGATAGAGTGGCTTGGACTGCTTTACTCCCCGATAACAAACCTCCCCAACTCGAAAGTGCAGAGCCCGCGTTAGACGCTAACACGGATGTACATATCCAGTCTAATGTTATTTATCGCATTACCGAGCCTTTGCCTTCCTCAGGTTTAGATTTATCCACACTTCAGATGACGTTGAATGGTTTTCCTATAATCACAAGTGGCGTGGCGCAGTCAGGAGAGTCCGTGGAGTTTAGAGGAAATGTGTTTGATTTTCAGATAATATACAGGCCCAAAAGATCCTATAACTAGGAGAGATACATGATTCAGAATGTTCGCCTACTTAACGGCAACGTCACTCGCGTAGATGGTTATTTTTACAGCTTCGATCAGGCCACGGATACCATGATCCAGAAGACGGATGATGGTACGTTGGCTTTCGCTTATCCTCTGGACACATCTATTTCCCGAGAAGTGATTGATATGACATACGATGGGGAAAGCTGGTGGACTATGGAGCATCTGTCTGCTACGGCGTCTGATGGTTTTATCATCAAGAGGTGGGTTATTTCCAACTTTGTTATGGTATTGCAGCAATCATATAGTTTTGCGTCCAATGCCACTGATGATTTCGAAGCTAATGCATTTTCACTGGAGATGTACACAGGTACAGTGCTTGCAGGCGGTGCTGAGAATACTGATACTATAACGGTTAGTTTCGATAACTCTGTAGATTCCAATATATTTGGATTACTGACCGCAGGAACCACTATGTTCATTGGGCCTAGTACTAAGACATCTCCTACTGATTTCACAGGGCAGTCTCTTAGAGTTACTGTTTCCTCAACTAATCCTGCCACTAAGGTCGTTACGCTCTCTGCGGACAAAACCGTAGGGTTTAATGCGGGCGATACGGTAGTATTTAGTAAGAATCTCTGGGTATTTAATCAGCATTACTTGAAGTCTCAGGATGCAGGGGCGTTGTATAAGATTAGTATCCAACAGGGTACTGTTCTGTCCAGAACCTCAGGGGGTGCTTATAAGGATGTGGATGCTGCTACTTTCGTTGATCTTATCGAAGCGGGTGTTACTCCTAGTAATCCTTCGGGAGGAGTATTTGACGGGTCGTTGTCTCAATTCAATAAGCGTAGTTATATTATTTTCATACGTACCAACAATCTCCTTTTCATAGATGCGTTAGACCCTCAACTTATTACGGAATTATCTGCTATTCAGAATAATCTAAGCCCGGATTCTAATACAGTATATACCGTTTTTGATTTCGCATTGGAAAAAGATACTCTGTTCAGACTTCAACAGAAGTTTAACATTGATGGTACTGAATCTACTGAATCTACCTACAACTACCAGTTAGCCACATTCAAGCCCTTCCCAACCGCAATTGCTTTGTCTTCGGCCCCTGCTATTTTGGCTGCGGATCAAATTTCTACTTCGGTCATTACCGCTACGGTTACCGATCAGTACGCACTTCCTTACCTACAAACACCAGCAGCTACTATTGTTTTCCAGACCAGTGGGGGTGGTACTGGTTCTGGTCTTTCAGAGACTGGTTCTATTTCCCTAGACTCGAACGGTCAGGCGACCGTGACTTATACCGCAGGTGATACTGCGGGACTGGTTACTATATCTGCGGTGGTTAGCATTTAGGGGGCGGGGACTCCATGCCAGATAACATAAGCATCAATGATGGTAATTTTTCATTCGGCCCGCTGACCGGTTTTTTCTACACGATAAACAAGAGTGTAGATGCATTGTTCCAAGTGGAAGCTGATGGAGATGTGGTAGATACTTTTCCCATTACCCTTTCTCAGCTAAGAAATCCGGTCATTGAGTTGCATTACGACGGTACTTTCTTTTGGACTTTGGAAGAATTACCTTCTGATTTAGGCATAGTGATTAAGAAGTGGAGACTTTTTCCCCACAAGACCAATTTGTTCCCCACCGCATCTCCTTCCGAGCTGCGTTGGCAAGATGAATTGACCCTACTCAATCAGCCAAATACGGTATATGAGTCTAGAGCGTTTGCGATAGAACACTATCACAGACAGCTTGTAGGTTCTACAACCCAAGGCAGTTCCTCCATACAGCTTAATGACATCTCTGAAATTGCATTGGGAGATGAGTTATATCTGGGCCCCAGTACTTTTGCAGGGTCTGAGGGACAAGAGGAGAGTCTCATTGTTGGAGGACTCAATCAGCTAAACAATACTGTTTTGTTCCTAAAACAGGGAGGGTTGGCCAGCAACTACAATAACTCCGATCCTGTAAGTGTGACCAAGAAGATTTGGGTCTTCAATGATCATTCCTTTTCTGGGAGAGGTGAGGATGATGAGGGGTCTCTAAGTAGTTTTGAATATCCCAGCAAGTCGCCCCTAACTACTACTACTGGTAGAAAGTATAACGCGGTGGTGGCGGCAGACTTTGATCAGACCCGTCTTTCTTTTATTAGAGGCCCGATGTTGCTGACCGTTAATTTGGGCGCCCCTGTTTGGGCTATAGAGTCTTCCATCACAATCAACTTGATGGCGGCGGATAGAGCTAACTTGATAGAGGCATTTGATCTCATTTCTGATTTGGATAATAATCTCTATTACAAGTTGCAGCAGAAAGAGACGACTGAGGATATACCTACTGGAACCTATACTACAATAAATCGAGCGCCGGATTATAACTTCCAGACGGAGACCAATCTCTCTTTTATAAAATCTATTGCCCTGAACTTTTCTCCCACCAGGTTTGCAATCTCTCTATCATCTCCTAAGTCTCGTAAATTTACGGTGACCGCAGAAGTTAGAGACCAGTATAATTTCCCAGTTCTGGGAAAGGATATTCAATTCACGACTACAGTTAATAATGCAGGAGCCGCCGGTATCCCAGGTACTATGGATCCTGCAATTAGCGGTACGGACATTTTGGGAAGAGCAAGTTCAGAATTCACTCCTAGTGTGACTGCCATAGACTTACTGATGGATGTCAAAGCGCAGGTTCTGCCCTAATGGGCTCTCAAGTACTAGAAGCGATCAGCGTTCAGAAAGGTGATCTGACCACTAATCCTGGAGGTATAACGCCTGATGTTAGTAGGCCTATAACTCAGACCTCTCTCAAATTAAATACCCAGTCTGAACCCATTGAACAGCGTCTTACTGTACGTACTCGGCCCGACGGGCACAACAATCCGACGGGATCTTATTCTAAGCCGATCCGGCAGTTGGGTGATTTAGTATTTGCAGCCGGTTTCCCTGATCCTGAGAACGATCACGCCATTCAGCAACATCTTCTAGTTACTGCTAATCATCCTAATTCTACCCACGATACCAAGCCCGAAACCCCTGTCCAGCAGCTGGGGTTTGAGGACGATGGTCAGCCTTTAGAGCAGTTTGGTATTACTACTGCTGGTAGTACCTTAAGCAGGCCGATTCAACAAGAGCCCGAGATTAGCAATTCGTTTCAGATCACCCAGTTTGATTTTTTGGAGTTGGTATTTCCCCCCTGCTTGAGTGTAAAAAATGCAGTAAATACTAACATTCTTTGGAGAATTCGCGACTTCGGGTCGCCTTTAGATGCCGATACTCTTATATTTAAAGTGCAGGGGGTCGAGGTTCAGGATAGTCCTACGTTCGTTATTTCTAGTATTCCTAACGGTCTCCAGTTGTTCTATGATCCCCCTAGTAATTTCTTATACGACTCCACGGTGGTGGTAGAACTTACCATAGACGACACCGCCGAGCCGGAAAATACCTTCTTCATTCATTGTGAATGGCAGACGGTTCCAGATGTACGACCCCCCTTTTACAGAAATATTCTCCCTTCATGTGGATCATCGGGAGCATCCGTAGTTGCTCCTGTTTCCTTCGATGTTTTAGATTTCGGGGAGGGAGTAGATCCGGATTCTATTAGGCTGTCGGTGGAGGGAATCACTGTCTGCAGTGGTGTGACCTTAGACGCAATAACTATCCAGGACTTTGCTACTGTCTCTGGAGTCCCAATAGGCGCTACCGCTACTGGATACCATGTAACTTATACACACCCCGATGCTCCTTGGAATTATGATTCTAATGTGACCCTTTCCATGGAGGCAAGGGATCTTTCCGAACTCCAGAACCGATCGCTCTTCGTCTGTGCGTTTGATGTGGAGGAAAGTAATGAGCCCATATACATAAACATGGAGCCCGGTCCTTGTGATTCTTTTGTTGATAACAGAACCGGACTCTCTTTTGAGGTATATGGGGTAGAACACGGTGTGGATATCTCTACCCTAGAAGTAAGAGTGGATAACAAGCTTCGTAAGGTATTTGTACGTCCCAGAATACTAAGGACTACGTAAGGAGGAAGGCCCTGTGACTGTTCAACAAGGTAGGCTAGGTTCTACCGATACAACTAAGAATATGGAGAGTTACTACAGTGATACTGTGGTGTCTAGTATAGACGATGTCGATCGATCTCTACATAATGGTACTCAATTTGTAAGGCTAGTTCTCCAAAATCCTCAAGCTACTGCCGTTTTCGGCGCAGCGACCTCGACTCCTGATACTCAAGTAGAGGTCCCGGGTTGGCGTGATGGTCTTTATACTACTATCGGTCCGATTTCCCCTGCGGATATGATGATTGTATATTTTGGCGGCCGATTGGTATCCACTACCCAGATAATAATATTTTCCACCGCAGCTATAGACACGACTACTGGTAAATGGCATGTGTCTACAAGTTTGAATAATCTAGATTCAGAATTCGTCGCCACCAACTTCATAGCAACTATCTCAACAGTCGGAGAGGCTGTCATATCTACTCCTGCAGGTAATCAGTTTCGATACCTCCTCGATTTCAGCGCACCCCCCATCAATGCGACAGGAAACGGAATGCCCTACTGGAGAATCCTGCATGATGATTCTGCCGCATTCGCATTCGTTTCTGAAGTGGCACTGAAGGACAAGGTTATTACTAATAGTGAGGATGAGCTTCAACCGTTTGTGTCCGTTCTTTCCTTTTTTGACACCGACGGTGCAGCCGCTGGTGCATTTGAGTTTGAAAAGTCTAATATTCTAGACGCATGTTTTGATACTCCCAATGATAGATTTTATACTATCCGATTCAACGAAGATAATGTGGGATCTACGGAAACTAATTTGGGTGATGATTTCTCTGATGCCGAGGCCGGCTCCGCCGCAGGATCTAATAATTTCAACCCCGCACGTTGGGTTGAGAGTACAGCAAACCCTCAGTTCCTAAGAGATCAGGGATCTGAATTAATATCACATAATGTATCTGTTGGGAACGGACAGTTAGAAACTACCTATACAATGGCTGGAGATTTTAGAGCAGAGATTAATGTCAATCCTGTCTCGCTCACAAATAAGAAAAGATGGTTTGCTATCCGCGCTCTTGATTCGGATAACAATACAATCATGAGTGAGGGGGTAGGTATAGAAACTTCACCCACCACCACAGGCGTGTACTTCGCTTCTTATATGTCTAATCTGACGGATAACAGTTCTTCTGGTGATTTGAGAGAAGGACGTCCTCTGTGGCACAATACTCAGATAGGTACTGATGCATTTACTGTTGCGTTTTCCGGTTCTGCTTGGCAAGTTTCTGGAACTTTAACAGGCGCTCTGACAGACGCACAGACCGGTGTTCTTTACGATGAGGGTGTTGATCCTAATACTCCTATAGAGTTTCTAATTGCTACTACCTCTACTCCTAATTCAGGCGAGCAATTTACTTTTGATTTGGTAACTGCTAGCGGGCACAAGGAGCCCCCGGCCGTAGGTGATATCGGTATTGAGAGAATATCTACTACATGGAGTGGGTTGCAGGGGGTGGTAGGCCCAGGCTCACCTCCTACAGTGGTAACAGACGCGTGTAACATAGAGATCTTCGGTTACGCCGATGGTCCCATTACGTTAGAGGCGGATGATTTTGTAGTAAGTGGTACTGAAACTTTCCCTCAGATCGCTGTATTGACAGTTGAGAAGACAGATGGTGAAGGTGATGTTCTGGGCGTTCCCCTAATTGAGTCATTTGATGTTATTGGGGATCCGAGTAAAACCTACAATGACTTCCTGGACGGGAGAGTACAGATAGCAACCACTGCCTCTGGATTAGGAGGAGGTTTTGTTTATATCAAGGTCAATAGCACTCTTTATAAGTATGCTAATAACGTAGCTCTTTCTACGGAATCTGGTACTAACTCTGTAATTTCTCCGACAATAGATCAGATACCTCAGGACGGTACTAGTAGTTTTGCGTGGACTAAGACCTCCAGCATCGGGGGCGCTCCTTTCTTGACTTACCTTGAGTATGAATCTGGTTTAGATATTCTCCACACCAAGACTATAAATAACGATACTTTGTTAAATACGACGGACGATAAAGAGATTCTTCTAGACATCTCTGATTACTCGACCAACACATATACTACGTTCTACGACCAGAATGATTTTGATACTCTGTATTACGTCGATAACGGTACCAATCTTAGAGCATTTAATTTTGATGATAGAATCTCTGCGTTCATGGCAGTGAATGCTGACGACACTACCCTTCCAGCTGGCACTGCGCAGAGCACGCTGGTAAATGCGGACGTCATTAATGCTTGGGGTGAGGCTTTGGATGGAAAGGATGTCACTTTCCAGGTTACTGCAGGAGACGGTGCGGTTACTCCTTCTACAGACACTACCATATCAGGAGGACGCGCAACCACACAATTCACAGTCGGTGCCACTGTTGGCGTCTCGACCGTCACCGCCACGGTTACGGAAACATAAGGAGGGACTAACTTGCCCTCCATTCCCGGCTTTGATTTTCCCCCAGTTGTCGTAACACAGACTACAACGGTTGTAGCTGGCTCTGGTATCGTAGCGTCCAACGATCAGAATCAGTCGGGTATAGTTACCGGAGCCACCCACACCACGCCTTATACGGGTTTTACTGTAGAGAATGATGGTCTTCAGTCCGGCGATATCAATACCACCGCTGAGCCATTCCATGCGTTCCAGGGGGCAGGTAACAAGGGTGATATTATTGTTGCCAAACTTGAGGGTTCCGAAAATCAACTTGTTCCTTTGGTTTATAGTAATGTTGTCCAGAACCCGAGTTTCGAGAGCGGCTCTTCCCGATGGACGCTTCACGTAGATGCAACAGTTTCTGGACAAAGACACGGTGTGAATGTTGTTTCTGAGTTCCCCAAAGGGGTGGGTTTTGACAATGGCGATCCGGCCGATCTTGCAGTTCCTAATGGTGAGCGCATGCTCCATATGTTTAAGGATGGGGAGACGGGAACACTAGCTCTGTCTCAGACCATTGAAGAGTTTTCTCACACTTCGTTACTAGGCATCCTCCAGTTTTCAGTGGCATCTGACAGCGCTTTTGCATTTTTTGGTAGTCCCGCAGCTAGGCACGGCATGGTGGCCGTGGAGTTTATCAATACGGGTCTTACTTTTTATACCATAGCCTATAACTTTACAGAGGGTGAGCTTCCCAAACGACCGCCAGGATTTCCCACCATCAACAAGGTAGTTGGGCTTACCCAGATCGGTGCGGACGAGTTCCAAACCTTTACTAGGCTTCTCCTTACCGATGTTGCATCTACATTTTCATATACCCAGATTAGGTTGTGGATAGTTACAGATATGGAAGATACCCTCTTCCCGACCACATTCGACACTCTTTGGGATTGGTTTGTTATTACTACCGGGCAGCCTCAACTAGAGTTGTTTCCCACAAGTATCTCTGAACCACTACATGCAATTAGTACTGTGTCGCAGCAGCGCTCAAGAAACTTCTCTGCTGTTATCGGTACTTTGGAAACCTACGAAAGAGATTTTGACAGGTCTCCTTTCTTCTTTACCCCAACGGAATTAGACCCCAATACCGAACGGGATCGTCATGATGTAACACCCTTCTACCTATCCAGTCATGCGTTTCTCAGCACTTTTGAGAATTGGAGATCTACTGAACGTACAGCGCCATTGACCGCTGTCAAGGGGCCGGAGATAGCAGACGCCACATTCGCTCCCTCCGATCAGGTTATCAATGGAGGCTTTGAGCTTGGTGACTTTACTGGGTGGGTAGTAAGTACAGGTACTTTGACAGACGTGGTAACTACTAGTACTGATATTCCATTCGCGTCTGTCCCTGATGGGATACTTCCCCAAGAGGGAAGTTATTTTGCATACGTTGCTGCTCCTGATACAGATGATACCGTATCGCAATATATTAGACAGACTGTGGTCTTGCCCCAAAACTATGAATCTACAATTCTAGATGTGTTCTTTTGGCACCATATGCCAAGTTTCCTTTCGGGGGATAGGCAATACTCCACTAACCTAGTTTTCAGTAATGATGGGGAAGATGTTTATCATCTACAATATACCTATAATGGATCGGGAGGTGCTCCTGTAGATCCTTCAGGATTTACAACACTGGGGCCTGCCGCGAGTATAGGACTTAGTAGTACGGCAGATGTAATAACCGCATACACCCGTGACCTGAAGCAGGATACGGAGAATTCTTTTTTTACATTCAACAATGTAGATATTTGGCACATAGTTTCTTCGGACTTCCTTGACGTTACGTCAGTCGTGGATGCGTTTGCGCTTACTGTGTCGATTGACCCAAGTCATTTACTACAGACCAGTAGTTTTGCACATGTCAATACTAATGCTCCAGTAACCAGTGGAATTCCATTCACGATTACTAATTTCGATGAAGTGAATTCTATTGACCAGACTCCGCCTTTCTTTGACGAGACAGCGCCTGTGTCCGGAACTACCTATAATGTTCCTGATGGCGTTCTCAGTTTCCATGTCAAGGATACGCACTCTAGTCTGGATACATCCAATGTAGATGTTTGGGTGGATGATGTCCAGATAGTAAATGCAAGTACGGTGCAGACTAGTACCACGTGGCCTTCAGGTGATAGGACTGTTATTTCTCCACGGGATATTCAATATGACTTTACACGTAATGAGGATTATCCCCAGCAGTCCATTGTCACGGTTAGTGGTGAGCTGACCGATCTTGCAGACCCTGTAAGTAATCAGTCCATTACTACATACCAGTTTTCCGTCCTGGGATCGGGTGTTTTGAGTGCTACTATATCTGGAGCCGCCGACGGCGATCCCCCGGTCTTGTCTCTTGTTTATCCTGAGGATCTGGACACGCAGGTTTCCCCAGACACGACCCTGTCCTGGAATCTTACCGACGATGCCTCGGGTGTGGATCCAGTTTCTGTTAGACTCCTTATCAATGGTTCGGTGAAGATAGTCAATGATGCAGCGACAGCGGGTTCATTTAGCAAGGTAGTTAATGCGGGCAGGGGCTTTGATTACGTATATACCACAGCCGCTCCTTTCACTTTCGGCGAGACGGTGACTGGTACCATAGAGGCTTCGGATAACGTGGGTAATTCCACAAGCACAGATTATGAATTTACAATAACTCCTGCAGACACCCTCTCCATCACCGATTTCTTTATCGACCAGGGCTCTTCTATCTTGGTTACTACGGGTACTGAAATTTCCGTCGCCGTTGAAGATCTTGTTTATGGAGTTAGTACTAGTGGTACTGATTTCTTGGTTGATGGGGTAGTTCCCTCAGGATTAGTTATTACTACGAGCGGTTTAGGTCCAGACAGGGTGATTTACAGCGTCCCCTCCGAAAATGTCATGACGGACCGCCTCGATGTTTCTGTATTTGTTCATGCGGAGAATAATTTCCCAGGCCCATTCCCCGTAATCAAGGAACAGACTTTCTTACTACACGCAGGATACGATGTTGATTGGCCTAACAGATCAACAGGAACGGGATCTGGCGCGGAGGAAGTGTTCCCATTCATCTCAAACATTCAGGTTTTGTCTGAAGTTAAGAACTTCGGAAAGAAGTTCAATGAGGCAAGTTTATTCTATGATTTCCTCACCGAGAGTCTACAACATGTGGATCTCGGTGCATCTATCATATCCAATATCCAGATTGCGGATCTCCCCGCAAGTCTAGATCCACAGAGCACACACTTTGAGTACGGCAAGACTATAGACATAGAAGTTGAAGTCTTCGACAATGAAGGTAATAGACTCAGCTTTACACATACATTTATCATACAAGATAAGTAAATTTAAGGAGGTCAGCCAATATGGTTGCTGTAAGCAGATTCGTAGAATTTTCAGTGACTGCACAGACATTCGCCACAGGTACTTCTGATGACGAAGCGTCTAAGGGATCCCGAGGTTTTAGTCGTGGTTCCAATCTCGGTGCGGGTGTTGATACGTTTACAATCACCACCAACTCCAATGATCAGTTGCAGATCGCTATAAATGGAGGTAGTACTTCCACCATCACTCTTACCTCAGGAGTTGATTTAGATCCTCGTTTTGTAGCGAGGGATATTGAATTTCGTCTCCATGAGGCCCAGCCGTCTAATGACAGTTGGAAGTTCGCCCAATGTAATTGGCGAAATGGTAGTCAAGGACTTGTTCCTGTAGGTACCAACACTACCAATAATTTCATCATATACACAGGTAAGTTGGGAAGTAATTCAGGTAGCAACGAGCCTGTATTTACTCCATTAGGTTCCAGAGATGCACGAGCCACTTTGGGATTTGATGCTCCTACCGATTCCGCCGGCGCGGATTTCGCAACCCTTTTCGCAGCCAGTTCTTTTACCGGAGATTCCACAGTTTCGGGATCTTATGGTGGCCAATTTGATGATTACTACACCTTAGAACTTTCTGATAATGAAGTGATCATGGACGCTACCGCCGTTGGTTCTCCAACTTACAATGTAAGTAATCTTACAACAGGTGGTCTTTATCACCATACTAGCCAAACCGATACTACCTATACAATCACAATCGACACTACTAATGGTTCTTCTATGGGAGCGGGTTCTTTGAATGTTCCCCAGATGAGTTGGACTGCCAGCCCCGTGTCAGACAATGGCGGGCCGGTGGAGCTTCTATATGCAGATTCTTGGTATGATTTGGGACTTCTAGGAGCCCGTGTTAAATGGGCAGACGCAGTATTTGGAAGTAGCGATTCGTACGATGTTGTTGCTTCGGGAGCCGCGATTGCAAGTACTTCTCCGGGATCCTCTAAGTATATTTGGGATTCGTGGTTAGGGGACTCCTCCAAAGCCAAGGGTATCGCCGCTAAGACTACTGATGTTGTTCCTAATCAGGTTGGTACTCGGGGAGTTACCATGGGCTTCGAAGCTACTGGTACTCACGCAGCGGGAGAGATGATCTCGGTGATTTGTCGAGGTCCTCAGCCCCTTACCGAACCGGTCACTCAGTTGAACTTCGGTAATGTTACCGTATCTACCAACAGCCCTGTAAATGCTGTTTGGTTTGAGATTATAGGTGGAGCAGTCTCCATGTCTACTGTTAAGTTCAGTCTCCAGAGTGACGGTACTTTCCAACATCACGATCAGGGAAATAACGACACTCAGTTCTATTTCGGAAATGCAGGTGCTGGTAATTCCGCAGCAGGTTCTGGTGCCACTGCCAACGACCAGGTAGAGTTCTCTGTTGATGGGGATGGCCTCGGAAACATTCTAGCAACAGATATTGATAGTGATACTTCTCCGAACAATTTGTTTGCCACTAAGGCAGATCTTGCAGTGGTGAGTTCCGCTGATAATGCTGAAGCAATTGGTAATTACCAAGGTGCTTTGGTGAGCGATATTATCTGGTTGGGTATTAGATTGGGAGCGGATGAGACAGGTGCTAATAGCACTATAAATTACAGAATGTTCTTTGACTTTTCTTAGATAAATCAACTACTTAGAGTATTTAGAACATTCTATACTTGACAAACTCTATTTGATATCCTATTATTCTTCAACGGAGGATCGGAAGATTCTTTGGAGGAGGGGTTAGATGGTTCAAAGAAAAGATATCAATACAGAAGATATCATAGGATTGTATGAGGGCGGCCTTCTTGGAAAAGAGGTAGCAGAGCAGCTGGGGTGCTCAGTAAGTCTCGTACAGACGCGACTAGCGTCCGCAGGAGTCAAAATGCGGGGCTGTAATGCCCGCAAAGAGGTTCATATTGATAAACACGTACTCAAAGAAATGTACTGGGATAAGAAGATGCACCCTGTGGAGATTGGTAAAATACTAGGGGCGCATAAAAACACAGTGACCAAGAAGATGAGAGAGTTTGGCATACCTTTACGTACTAAATCCGAAGCTCGGATCAAAGAATTGAATCCTATTTACGGTGTAGGTCATTCGGAAGAAACAAAAAATCTCATGTCGGATGTGGTTTTCAACGGTAAAAAGAACCTATCTGTTTCCAGCCGCAATCCCTACGGAACAAGGGTGGATTATAAAGGTGAGGTTTTCCGTTCCAAATGGGAATATGGTTTTGCGGTTTATTTAGATTCCCTAGGAATTGTTTGGGAGTATGAGAAGTATAGATTTAAATACATACACAATGGTAAAACCAGAACCTATGTCTCAGATTTTTATCTACCCCAGGGGTTCCTATCCAAGATCCCCTGTCTTGTGGAGATTAAAGGATTCTGTGATGAGGAAGGTAGGTCCAAACTTAATTCAATAAAAGCACAGATAGATAATTTGATAGTTCTTTACCGCGATGATCTAATACGATTGGGTATTATAGACACATCTGGTAAGGTTATAATAGGATAGAAAGGATCAAAGAGATGGAACAAATGGAGAGGTCGGGAGGTGCCATGTCTATGCAAAGAGAGGACACTGGAGGTCTGCGCGAATCTATCAAAGATTTGGTAAAGCGCTTGTATTGTATTGATGCGGTTTTTGGTAAAGTAGGGAGCGGGGACAGATTAGATTTGTTTGTGTGGATTCAAGAACACACAGAGGAAGCGTACGAGCAGTTAGAAGAATTTGAATATAGTATTCGCCAGAAATATCCTAAAGGTTGTGTCGTGTCATGGGCGCACCAGGGCAGAGATTATAGCGAGTCTCCAGCAGATTATTTTAACAGTTATTTTGTGCGATAGTGGGGAATTTTTGTGAGTATTTACAAAGAACGTTCTGTGGTACATGAAGAAAAAGCAAACCGTGCTATAGTCAGGGGCGACAAAGACGAAGCTATTTTTTGGTTTTATCAATCAGTTGTTCTTTTGTTAGAGGGTTATCTGGTGGAACATAAAGGATTGCCTCGTTCCGGGAACCACGATGCCCGGCGAGAATCATTAAGTAATTGTCCGGAGCTTGGATATAGGAGTAAGTGTTCAAAATTTATTCCTGACTATAAACGGCTGAAGGGTTTGAGTGAGCAGATCAGATATGATCCAGAATATAAACATACCGATACATCCTTTGAGTCGTCCCGGAAATTACATAGGCGCCTGTGTGGTATGTTAAAATCAAAGTATTAGGAGTTATATTATGAGGGTCGGGGATGTTGATGTCCGTATGAAGCGTGGATGGATAGTCCAGTTTCATGACGGCACTGTGATAACCGAAGACCAGATGCAGTGGATAAAAGTTCCCAAGAAGAAGAACATCCAACGGATGATTTTGAAATGGGAAGATCGTATCTGGGATCTTTGCGACAAAGAGCACTACATCGTACCAAAGAAAAAAGGATATGTGGATGTTAGTACGGGAGGGACCTCGCAAGGGATTCACTCCCGTACCATTGGATATTATGATATGGAGGAGAAGTGTAAGGTTATTATACGTGTCGATGAGGCTACAGGCCAAATGAACTATGACCTAGAACCGTTTAACTAAGGAAAAGGAGAAGGTGACAGGTGGTTAAATTTTTGACCGGTACATCTTATGATGGTGAAAAGATACCCGTTTGTGCTTATTGGAGCACTACACAGGAAACTAATCCAGATGAAAGTTTCACCCCTTTGATTTCTCAGGATACCTCTGGTAGGTGTATTGCTAATCATTATTTCAGCCCGTTGGATATTAGTTGTTTTAACGACGGTAGATGTAATGGGGAGGGGAAATGTCTGCCCTGTACTAAGTATAGGTATGGGGAAGGCGCGCGCATGGGGATCAGTCATTCTCCGCCTATGGACTTTTTTCGAGAGTTCTCTAAGGGCTTCTCTGATGAGGATCTGAGGTCTCCCCAAATTCGAGCTGGTGGGCTGGCTGTGACGGGTATAGATCAGACGCAGCTACCTTTCCATATAATAATTCGTAACATCCAGGCCGAGATTGCTAAGTGTTGCAGGTGGAGTGAGGGTAATGGATCCTCTACCCAATTTCTCCTTACTACAATTATTGACGGGCCTGATACAATCGAACTAACAGATGCGGACGGTAAAGTCACGACCGTGAAAGGTATCCGTATTAAAAATGATGTTTTCCCAGACGATGTGGGGAATCCAGATACAAATCCAGAAGGTGGTTCTTTCTTCCCCGTAGGCACGGTTGTTGTTGCGGGGTGGTCGGATGCGCCTTCTTTCTATTTGGAACCACGTACAGGACTTGTAACGCCCGGAGAGGGTGTTGTTTTCAAATCTACAGAGAACTCTGAGACGGTTAATGCTCAGGCCAAAATCATTGCTAATGGAGTAGGCGCGGCACTCACACGCGCGCTGGACGCTATAAATTATTGTGGTTTTCAGGCCCAGCAAAATGCCAATGCGGAGGCCGATTACTTTAACAATATAAGAACATCCAGCGCTACCGCCGAGCAGAAACAAGAAGCATTTGATAGGACCGTGGCTGCCGGCGAGGCAGTGAATGTAATCGCAACCGCCAAGGTGGATGCTACAGCAGCGTCTGTAATCGCTTTTGACGAAGCCCAGGATCTAATCGTAGCTACCACCCAAGATGCAGTAAATAGTTCAGCAGCGGCGTGTGCGGACGCTCTGGATGACGTTGCCGACCAGCTCGACGTGGCTAATGTGAATTGCGGTGGTGAGCCTGCGGCGGAGACCGCAGCGGGGCAATCCCGCCAGATCCGCGCCCTGTCTCAGTCGCTCCGATTCGCAGGACGCGGGGGCTCTACCAAATGTAATTTAGCATTTACTGATGGAAACCCCGCTCAGGCATGGAACTCCCCAATTGATGGTTCTCTCCCCTGTAATGGTATGCGTTCGGATTGTAAATTCTATACAGGACCTACGTGGGAATTTGCTACTACGGATAAGTTGGAGATAGGTCAGAAGGTTACTGCGGAGGCCATCCAGGAGCTTAGGTATTTTTCTGATGATTGGACGCGCTACAGTGACCCCGAGGAGGAGTTTAGGGAGAGATTTACTACCTCCTTTATTTGGGCCCTGAAAGATTTTGTAGACGCGGGCGGTGTCCCCGACGTAGCTGATATGATATTATATCGGCCGAAAACAATGTTCGCGCGCGAGCCTACTAATGAGGAAGCTCCGCCAGATAATCCAGACACCTTAGATGAGGAGAACTGGGAGACTATGCTTGTGGAGAAAGTGTCCATAAGCAACTTTGAGTCACTGGCGTTTGAGAAGGCTACCAGTAGAATACAGCCAGGTTCTGAGACTCTGGATTTGGATAGGAGTACCACTTATGCTAGTAAAATTGGTTCGTTCGATGTGCCTGCTAATACCCGTCTTAGAATAGCACATCCTCCTAACAATCTAAATGCTCCTTTCGTTTATAGAGCATGGACTCCGGAATTCACCAATAGAATTTCTTTATTTGGTTCGGCGTCCCCCGAGCAGGTTATCTATATTGTCAATGATACTGCGCTTAGAGAGCGTGCAAGGTATCATGAGTTTTACGATAGTAAGGATTTGTTTGAAATTGCCGTAGGTCTTCCTGGAGCAGCCAGCGATTTTAACGGGATTGCGCCTGAGCAGCTTCTTCAGATATTCATCAATTTAGAATCTGAGAAAGCAACCAATCAATCTGCTGCCGTTTTAGGATTTGATAAAGTTTCTTCTAGTAGGACAGGTTTTTGGGATTCTATAAATCAGGTAGATCTGGTGCATAATGAAATAAACAAGATATTCGTATTCATATTTACAGGACCTGGTACCTTCATATTTGATAGTGTGGAGGTAGATTACCGCGTGCTTCACGCAGTAGTTGGTCAGGACTCTTTTACTTCTCGGGATTTTACGATCAACGACTTGGGAACCAATGATACTAAGTTGGGTATAGCGATTCGAAATCAGGTCGCAAATGCCAGAATAGTTGCTTCCATGCATCAGGTGTTGGGAGAGGAGCCTGTCTTTATAGATCATGGTTATTATGCTTGGCGTTTCAAAGACAGAAATCTTAGATTTAGCACTTTAAATGCGGGTAGTGACCTAGTTCCTGAGGATTCTGTAAGTGGCGATAACACGGCATTCGTTACCGAGTCTGATGCTTCTGCTTTTATTACTAATGTATCTTACAGAGTTGTGCAATACCGAGCAGAGGAGACGATAGATAATTGGTATTTGATCAATGATTGTGGTATTATCATGGCTGAGATAGCAGATCCGGAAGTCAATAGGGTTATGCCTTTACCTAATCAGAGAGGTGAGTTTCAGGCACTCTCCCCTGTTCTAGTAAACAACGGTGCTACTGGTAGTATTGTTGCTCCGTGGGCTCCGGAAAGTGTTGTCCTTAACATTGGTGGTGAAGATAAGGATATGGTTCTTCTCTATCGAAACGAAGATGGAGTCGGCCTCCCCGCTAACTATGGTATTTATGGTCCGGCCCCCGGCGATGAGAATTTATTTGGACGACCCGACCCCAGCCAAGATACTCTAACTATTACGTATACTTATCTTAGGTCTCAAACGCACAAAAAAGAGGGTGCTGGCGAGGTGGCCACCGAGCCGGAAGGTGCGGGAGAGGTTGTTAGTAATAACTTTTATGGTGATCGTCTTAGAACGCACAATCACGATGTTACGTTTTCGGACACGGGGTTGGTGGCGGGGGGTAATCGCCCCGTTGCAATCACACAAGACCAACAAGATTATGTTTTTGTATTCAAAGATTCTACAGATAGGCCTATTGGTAAGAAAAATGTACGTTTTCTGGTGACCTATTATAATCTAGCGTGTATAAATGTGGAGATCTTCTATGCCTGGAGCAGTACTTGTTCCACTTATGGACTTATACCCGACCTGTTCCTAGCTACGGGGGGATCAAATGGACGTAAGGAAAGTGATCTACGCGCGACCATAGACTCCAGTGACCTGACCCTGGGACACAGGGCTAAAAATTTGGTAGGAAGCGGACCGTGTACTAATATTCCCAATTGTGGGGATCATGAGGTTCTTAGACTGGCAAAGACCCGTAAAGAGTTTGAAGTGGTGGGCAATATCGGAGGATCCGACCCCGGTGATCCTGTTTCTCAAAAGGCATTTTACCCCTCAGCGGGCCAATCGTTGGCGGGCGTTGATATTGCGTTTACACACCCTCCAGAGTCGGTCTGGCAGTTAAAACGTGGAACTTTGTGGTATCCATATATTACCTGTGAAAAACCTCGGTACAATAAGACAATGATGGGTAAGGCTCAGACAGACACTACTGAATTGATTAACATAACGACCTCAAATTCGGGGGCAACAAGCGGAGAATTTGGTGCGGGTACTTTCTCGGCAGGTGCGGGGGTCCAGGGACCTCTTGCGGAACAATCGTCGGAGACACACCACGCGTATGATGAAGTCACTGCTCGTATTCTAGATATTCATCCCACCCTTCGTGCGTGTCTTTCTGGATATACCTATGGTAATACAGTTTTGGTAGGAGGGGCTTCCTTTTCGGGATATGCTCGTAAGAGGGGGGAGGTAGACACCTTCTGGTTTGATGTTATGGGATGGGCATTTCCTCCATTTGGAAACTTTGGGCGCAACATGCTCATGTGTGAGGTTGCTACAAAGAGAGGTGATTATTCACCTAGTCCCGAATCGGTAGCTTTTCGTTGGATGCCCGTGTTTCCAGAACGTGAAGATATGGGCGCGGGTGCGGGTTTATTTGGTGAGTCGCTTGAGCCTGCTACTCTTCGACTAGTAGCCACCTCTTGTCCGTTGGGGGGTCTTTCGGAGGATACTCCTAATGAATCTAGTGATCGCTATACACACACGTCTTTGATTACTAATAGGCCTGCCGGCGGAATTGATTATCCTTATGTTCCTTATTATCCTACATTCCTACCAGATGCTTTGTTAGGAATTGAGCCTGAAGCCCAGGGAATTGCGCCCGGAGCCCCAGTGCCTGTGGGGGCAATTACTACCTCATGGGCTTGGCGAGAACAGGACAAGCCCATTAAGAGAGCTCAGTCGGGTTCCGATGCGTTGATCGGGATGTCTTTTCTACCGCCCGATTATTTTCTAGATAACCGTCGTATGGAAGTTAGGTTGAGGCCTGCTGAGGGTGAGTACGTAGTGGCATATACAGCGCCTTCGTATAATAAAGATGGTACAATCTCGCAGAATGCGGAGATGCGGTTAGGTACGGGTCCGCCGCGTGAGATACTTATAGATTTTATCAACAGACAATTTGGACCCGCGTTAATGCCCGGTACGGTATATGACACCTCCCAGGTACTAGGAGACGATGCCCTGCCCTGTGAGTCCAGGGCGTCCAGTAACCTTCAACTGGCCAATCTGTGTAGTTGTGAGGGTAATAAGGATGATACGTCAGGCAATGAACTCCCTGCTATTTTTATACACGGAGATTCGCTCGCCCCTGGAGATTTTGTGGCTCTTTATGTTAGTGATGAAATGGGGCCTGCATTTCCCACAGACATCACCCGCACGGATCTTTCAGACCCCTGCTGTATGTGTAATTATTTCCTGGAGCAGATTCACTTTAGACTTAGTTCTACATTTCTACCTTTAACGATCAATGTAGACCCCGCACTTACCACTTTCACCGATATAGAATACACCTGGAGTAGGGTACCTCACGGTATTGGTTCTAACTTGGCAATAGATGGTATTTTTTCGGGTCAGGAAAATAGGGCACAGGATTATATAGCTTTGAAGAGTAATGGGGGTGGGGTGCTCCGGAGAAGACCACAGACAGGAGCTGTTCGATTAGATCGTACCTTAGTTACTGCGTTCTGGCCGTCACCTACTGAAGCTGCCAAGGTTCTATCTGATAATAGTATTGGTATTTTGGTTCCCGGCCCGCTTAAAGATGATGATCCTAAACTGCTGGGTGGGGTGCCTGTAAGTGAAGATAAGGAGTCCCAAGGACAGTCGGAGACCATAACTTTGGATTGGACATTCGATACCTTTGTCGCTGTCAAATCTGTTACCGTACATTTCTTAGCTGGAAAGGGAATGGAGGTTCCCAAATTCTTTCTATATGGTATTCCTACCGCAGCCAGAACAGGTGATTTTGTTACAACACGGAGTGGAAGACTCCTTGGCCAGTCCGAAACCGTTTCCATCGACACCTCCGTCCCCGGTAGTTTTAATTCTGCCGACATCCAGGCAGGTGAGGTTTTGTTTTCCATCACTATCGTTCCTAATCTCACTGATGTGGTGTTTTGGGATAAATTTTATCAAGAATTTCATCTTGTCTTTGGTAGAAGAAGCAATACACTTTCCATGGGTATTCATTCCATACAGTTTACTTCTGATATTCTTACATCCAATACGTCTCTAACGGAGACTATATTTATACCTGAGCGTAGGTATTATACTAATAGTTTTTCTCCGCCCGGTAAAAATCCAGAAGAAAACCTCGCGGGAATGGATAGCTGTACTGCGTACTGGAGATCCACCTCCACCGCCCCCGATCGGGGAGGTAATAGGCACCGTGCGTATGCGTGGTCCGCGAAGATAACGAATGAATCTTCTACCGGTCAGGGGGGAGGTCAGCCTACTATAGGAGGGGATGTGACCACGCTGGAGAATTTACAAGCTGCGGAATATGGGAAAGCCAGGAATCTAATGTCGTCTCCTTACAGGTTTGACTTTGTCAGTTTCACCCCTTTAGACGAGCAGAGATGGCTAACTTTTCTGGGAGGTAGTTTGCCTTCGTGGACAACCACGGTATCAGTGACTGTTAATAACATCGAGGATGTTACCACCTATGAGACTGATGTGTCTCTTTATGGGGAGGTGCCGTCCAGAAGTGTCTTCCACCCGCCCGGACACGCCTGGCTTCATGATCTAAATGAGAATTATAATGAATGCTGCGATGGGTGCGGACATTCCCAATTGGTAGAGTATAAGTATGCACATTTACACGACGACCTTGATCCGATAGAAACGACAGGGTTTTGGTCTGACTTCTCTTCGGGTCAGGGAGGGGCGTCTTCCGTATTGCCCTCGGCCCAAGCAACTCCCGACGTTAGACAGATGCGGGAGAGGGAGCTTTTCGACCAAAATGGAGATCCAATCTCGGCTGAGGTTCTTAACGCCAGTGGGATGCGAAGGGATAAAGCGGGCAACTTAATCTTGACTGGATATACTTCAGACACACTACTAACATAATAGGAGGAGCAATGCCTTATTTAGATTTTGTAAGGTGTGATAAGTGTGGGGATAGTTTAGACGTCGATCACGGCGCCACGATTCGGGAATATCATAAGGATGGTCGTCGAGACAAGGATAATTTCATAAATCAAGCTACTATAGTCTGGGATTACCTAGTCTACGCTTGCTATAGGTGTGGTACTTTTGAGCGTCTCACTTTCCGTAACATAGAGAAAAAAGTAAGGGCGCATTTTAGCGAACAATCTGAGAGGCTAAGAGAGTATTTTGACAAGTTGGATTATATAGATTTTGATGAGATGGGCCGTATCATTTCAGAACCCGATCCTACTGCTCTTAGGAAACAAACATCTAAACGTTTAGACAGGATATATACGAAAAAATAATGGTATATTCTATTCTCTCCGAAGCACGTGTGCGACATTCGGTCGCGCCGCTTAAGTCGGACTCGACTCAGTATCAGGTAGTCTGGGATGAAAACCGAGACCTGAAAGGCTGGAATACCTTTTTTGAATTGGATGTCATCGGTGCGTGGGGAGGTTTCCTATTCGGTACAAAGAGATCTGAATCTGGTGGATACATTGGCCCGTCTAGTGATTTTGCGGCAGTCGATGCGTTAGTAAATGATCGTGTCTTTTTCCGAATGAAATACGACCAGAGTCCTCTCAGCACAGCACCGACATCTTTTGGTAAGATAGCGTGGGTTACCTCATCCGATCCAATATTCAATGAGACTAAATCCCTCACCTTCGACATCAATGCAGATGGTAAGTGGCATCTTTACGAGATCAATATGGGTGAGAGTTTCGATTGGATAGGTGAGATTACTAGAGTACGTTTTCATCCCTGTGAAGACGGCGCGTTTAATGATGAATTCTTTTTGGGCTTTTTTGAAATAGGAACTAACGCTTTCGAATTCTCTTTCGACTCTGAAGACGCCGGGTCTGCTGGTTTTGTTCAGGGAGGTAGTCCCATACTAGGTTCCGTGCTTATCGAGAAGGACGTCAACGATAAGCTAATTGTTAATTTAGATGGATACGGTGATGTTCAGATAACTCTAACTCCTCAAGAATCTACGGCTTTCCTCATTGCTCGCGACATCTCTTTGCAGTTAGGTAAGGTTGCTATCGGGGGATATCCTAGGGCTGAAGCATTCCTTACAGATTCTCAACTTCTTAGAATCGAATCTGGAACTAGAGCGTCTGATTCCTCAGCCACTATAGAATATGGCTCTAATTCTGCAGCGTTTGTTTTGGGGCTCACAACAGCGGCTGGACTTTTTGTAGGTACTACGGGAACAGGCACCGACCCGTCTTCTAGTTATGTCCCCCTGTCTGCATATAGGCCCCTGACGTTAGAGATTCTAGCACTGTTTGACAATGATGATTCTCTTCCAGCATTTAGTTTGGCTCCCCAACAATATATTGTCCAGGGAGGTAACGTCCATTTCGATGTAGTGAATCAGAAGATCACCCAGGAGCCTGTTTTTGAGGGAAGAAACACAGGACTTCAGGGTGCTAAGTTTGAACAGGATGGATTTTTCCCAGGTGTAGGACTCACTTTTATAGATCTAAACCATCCCTTCAGTGATGAGGGTCAGGTGGATCGTATATTCATGAATGGTTCTCCCGACACTGGCGGTTCCAGTAAGTGGAAAATATTTCGACCCTCTTTGGATGGCAAACTTACGTTAGTCTCCGAGGGGGTTATTGGTCTGAAGGACTTTACAGATGATCCTAACGGGGGTCTAGTGGGGAGTCCCGCTCCGTCCGTTTTCGTTGCGGATGTGACTACTTCCGAAATCTTTGTTCGCCGAGGCGATCTCCTCGGAATTTACAATACGGATCTCCACGCAGGTGCGGGGACTACTCTAAAACCAGATGCTTTATATTACCAAGTTTCTGGAGATGCTGTTGGTACATTTACCCCGCCCTCTCCTGAAGGTGCGGGTGAGACGGGGATTTCTGTTTATGCGCACGGTCTTCAAACTAAAAATCGAGCAGTCATTGATATTGATTTGCAGAGACGTTTGAATATCGACAAGTTGTTTATTACTGGTGAAGAAGATCAGACTAATCTAGAATACAACCTAGGAATAGCCACCTCCGCTGTTTATCAATCTGATGTTAGTGGTTCCCATACCATCTGCTATAACCCCGCCCCCGATACCCGAGTTTGTGTTGAGCGCCAGAACGAGAGCTTCAATATACAGGCACTCAACGATGGTGTTCGTTTGGCGGAGAATGGGGTGTCTGCATTTGGAGATCCAGGACCTACTGGTGCGGGGGGAGCCACCTCTGCCGGCGCTACCTATTTCTACACCAATGGGGATGGGGAATTCTTTGAGACCTTCGAGTTTGTAAATCAGTCTCCGGATTCCTATGATTTTGAAAGAGATGCTGTGGGTATAGATTGTTTTTTTAGTAGCCAGACTCCTCGTCCTAGTAAGTCTGTTGGTAAGATTGTGATGTATTTCAAGGATAAAAAGAACCAACGTGCCTGGCAGTTAGACTACGCACCTTCGGATGGGGGGAAAGGTGGGGATGGTTCTAAGTCGGGGTTCTCTGTTATACCTGAGGATTCTATCCAACATGTCAAGATAGATCAGCAGAAGATTATAAACTATCCACCAGGTTCTACCCTCAAAGACATAGGAATGGATTTGTTACTTTCCAATCCTTCCAGGTTGGACGTCATTGCTGCGGATGGTACTATCAATCCTGTTCAGGGTGTAGATTACGTTAAGAGTGTTGCGGAGCTGGGAGGCATTAATTTTCGAGAGCAGTCTGCATTTTCCAACATGCAGTGGAATCGATTTGAATGGGTCTTTGATCCTGTCCGAACTACTGCCATTAGGTGGCAGAGTGATCTACATTGGAGTACTAAGATTTCTGAGATGGAAATCTATGGTGTTTCTCAATCTGATGAGTCCTTGGCGGATAATGTTCAGATATTCTTTTCCGAAGATGGACAGCTTTTCTCATCCGGAGAATTGTTAAATGCTAATGAGAAGGAGGCTGAGTTTAAGGTAGGCAATTCTCCTCAATTCATCCGTTTAATTATCAGACCCACTCTCCAAACATCCATCAGCGATGTTAAGGTGCGCTTCGAAGAAGACCAGGTTTGTTTTGGAGAGGAAGGTAGAATAGAGAATTCGATACATCTGACAGATGCTAGGGTCGGTTCTGTAGGAGCCAGTGTGCCCCTCAAGGTGATAAATACCTTAGGGCAGAAGGCGGATCTAATAGTAGATGTTCCTGAGGATATCGAATCTGCCAGGCAGCTTCTCTACTTCAATCAGTTGAACTCTTTGGCAGACATACAAAGCCCTCAAATTGGCCCTCCTGCCCGAATCGATTTCACAGAGGATAAGGTTTTGAAGGAGGAGTCTAGCGTTACGTTGAGTGCGCAGGCGTATGGTTTGATTAGTTTAGTGAGCGGTACGGAGTCCTTTAAGACAGGTAATCTCGCTACTAATGGTGCCTTTGAGACGGGAGATCTCACTGGGTGGGATCTTGTAGTTGTTAATTCCGGATCTTTGCCTTTCCAGATTCCAAGGGTCGCTGATTTCTCTGAGTATAGTTCGGGAGCTATTCAGGGAGGTAGTCGCTCTTTTGGTTTTAACATCGATCTGGAGGATCCTTCTCACGAGGGGCAATTTACTCAGGTTACTTTTGATTTATCACAGACGACAGATCTCACTGAGTATGCTGCTAGTCTGGATCAGGGCGCTGCGACCTTGGAGTGGTCTTTTCGTTATGCGGATTATGGAACCGGCGGCGCTCCCCGCTTCCGCCTTTTAGGTAGTCCTACCTTGTCGGGAGTCCTGGAAGATCCCGGACACGTAGTGGGTGATTATGGGAGCAATCAGCTTTCTATATTTGCGGGCAGGGAGTCCACCGGACTTGCTGATGCAAGCACAGGTAACATCACTTTCAATGGACAGACACTATTGAAATCTGGTACCCGTTTCGTAAGAATGCTCATTGAGGTGGATAAAACCGGTGCCGATACTTCCGCCACGCTTGGACGAGAGATATGGCATATGGATGCGTATGGGGCGGTTCTTAATGCACCTGCGGTTACGATCGCCAACTGGTATAAGAGTTATCTCACGGGCGTGAAAGATTTTACTGACGCTCAGTATGTTCCGGTAGATACTGGACTGCTAACTACTGTTACAGGAAGTAGTCATTGGTACCAACCTGCCCGTCAATTAGACATAGATACCCCCGATGGGTCCCAGAGTCTTGGATTTACTAATGCGTTCAATCAGGATAGAAATAGTGGGGTTCAGTCATTTTCCCGTATGACCGCCACCAATCCTGGTATTTTGGGAATGCAGTGGGGCGGTGAGAAAGTAATTGGCGGTATTAGAATAGCACATACTGATTTTAGAGACTCTACGCTTGATTGTACTTCTGCAGATCACTATCCCCGTTATTGGGATATCGAGGCCCTAAAAACACAAGCAGAGTTGGGAGGTATTCCCCCCGACGTAAATGAGAACAGCCATTGGAAGACTGTCCGTCAGGTTAGGGCACTTCTAAGGGATGACGAGCCCCAACAGCTTCAGCTGGCTACGTCTACTTTTGGGGGTACTAAGTCCAAGATAAACACTTTTATATTTCTAACGCCTGTTACTACTGAGGGAATTAGAATTGTATATCTCAGGAACTGTGATACCTTCGAACGTTCTTTGTTTCCTTTGGGGCCTTCGGGATATCCCGCATTTAGTGCAGCCTTAGATTGTCCAGATAACTCCACCATCGACACTGATTTTAAATCCAATACAGGCATTCGGGCAAGTATGTTCATGGCGTTGGAGTCGGTGGGGAGGAATACACTGCCCGTAGACAACACCGTTGATAGGGAATATACTCCCGGCGTAGCGGAGTGTGGGGGAGTGGGTGGTGTCATTCATGTTGCAGTCGATCTGGGAAGACACTTTAATATCGACACGGCTTCCCGTGTTTTTGAATTAATTTCCGAAACTCTAAATCAGACCCCTTGGCCCAACACAGCGCTATTTAGTGGGGATGACGTCTCTGATCCCAACCTAGTTGATTGGGCAGGTTCTTCTTCCTTTGCCCGTTGGATTCGATTTGAATCTTCAGCCGCCGCCGAATTTGAGCTTAACGTCCAGGGAAGTACTGGGGGCTCCACCACGGAGGGTAAGTCTCCTTACCAGATAGATAATTTTCCCCAGGCCATTTTATACCAAGCGAGGATATATCCTCGGATAACTCAGGCAGCCATACCCCATCAAGGACCAAACCATTTTTGGGATCCTTTGGGAGATGTGCTTACGGACAACAGAAACACCACCTCCATCAATTACTCAGACTATCCCGTAATATGCTTTGATTTAAATAGGCCCTACAGACTCAGTACGTTTTCCGCAGCCACCGAACTTAGACGAGACTTACTGACACCGGGAGCTAAACCCGCAACAGACGATAAAGGCTATTGGGATGTAGATGATGATAGCAATTTTACGTATTCCAATAAGTCATTTATTGGAGTGGGCAGCCCTGAGAATGTAGAGTATTCCGATTGGGGTACTGCTACTCCCTCTACCGCAATTAGATGGGTGGCCGTACGTGGTGATAGTAATCTCTTGCAGTCGGATTTAGCCTCCCAGCCTAAGCAGTATAACTTTAACACGCAGGGTGGTACTTTGTTTGGTGTTAATTTTGCTCCGGCCCAACCAGAGATATTCACGGAGAACTCTAATTGGTTTAGTACTACCCGTGCAGGATTACAGGATGTCTCCACCTTTAATAATACTCAAGGCAATCTTTATAGTCTGCTGGAGGGTGTGGATTATGGAGCTAGCCATAACTCTTCTGATGTCAATACTATAGGTGACCCCTTCTTCCTTTGGGATGGTAAGTTCGATGAGATATCCGAAGATGATTATTGGGGTGTCTTTACTAAGAACACATTGACTGATCTTGTGGTACCGGGCAGTGAATTTCCCCACTATGTTTGGAGAGTTTTCCATGACGCGTACAGAGGTGACGTGATTACCAAAGAGATTAAAGCCATTACTGTATTGGGGTACGACACAGAATTTTACCCCACAGACTTCAAGATCCAAACTTTGACCAATTCAGAATCAGATCCCACACTTGATGCCAGCTGGTTAGACATCGATCAGGCGTCTTTTACAGGAGTGGATAGTTATAATGAGGGTATTGGCTTTACACATATTTTTATCAATACCATAGAGACCTCAGGAATGCGTGTTTATGTAGAAGACAGTGTTTATCCCGATGAGTCTGTTCTCAATGAGCCCAATGAAGTAGGACAATCCAATCAGTTTGGTATTGGTCGTGGTCCCCAGACACGTGTTGTGTCTATTCAGTTGTTTGAAGAGACCGTGTCTTCCGCTAATATACAGGGACTCATCGAGACCAACCATGCCTGGGGTTCTACGGCATCGTCTCTAACCTTTGTCCCCGAACACCAGGCGTCTTATATGGTGGATGGCGATAATGGGACTTTCTGGCAAGCTACCGGATTTACAGATACCCTTACTGTTACTCTTGCTGAGCCTAAAACCGTAAACAGATTTGAATGGGAGATGGACGAGAGCTATGCCAAGCAGGTAGGCACGGGCTTACGTACTAACGCGCCCGCTACTTTTACCCTCAAAGCTAACCCTGGTTCTGTCGAGCAGGTTGTCCTGACCGAGGAGGATTTCGTCGGGTTGACTTTCAGCGGTACGTTGAATCCTCCAATAACTGCAGATACCTGGACTTTAGAGGTGGATTCAGTACAAGGTCAGGGTGAGGATGCCAATTCTATAGTTATTCATGAATTTCGTTTGCTGGAGTCGGAGATTCAATTGACTCCTTTGGTAGAAATGGCTGATGTTCCAGAGGTACATCCTAACAGTACTAATCAAAGAGGCACTAAGATAACATACGCTGTTGATTCGGTCGCAGTCGCAGCTGTGTCCCTGGATGGTATAGATGCTAACAACGATGCTGATTTCTCCGAGCGAGATTTCTTTGTTTTTTGGATGAAGATAAATGATATAGCACTTCTTGATACTAATTTCGGAACTATACGCCTAGGAAACGATCGCGATATTTCCTATGTGTGGAATATGAAAGAACTATCATTGCAATCTGGTTGGAATGAGATCAAACTTCAATTTAAATCAGCGGCTGACCGATCTGAGATTCCTTTTCAGCCCGGGGCGAGTTATGATTTAAATACAGGGGAGAGTCAGGTAGATTTCGTAACTGCGGACTTTGTGATAACCTCCTCGGTGGATGGTAACTACACAAGGAATGTCTTTGATGCCCCAGGAATACGATACTTTGAGTTAGAGTTCCGGGGCGTTGGTAGTTCCAGGAATCTAGAATTAATCTTGGATGATATGCAATTTGTTCGCAATAACTTCGACGACGTTTGTAACTTCACCCCATCCCTTTATTTGAATAACAGCGAGACCTTTACTATTTATCAGGAAGGTCTGGATATTTCCATAGGTACTGTTGAGTTCTGGTTCCAGCCTGATTGGGGAGAGACTGGTAGAGTTAATCAATTCACGGATGTACTTCCCAGTATCTTCAAAATAACACGACCTGATGGTAAGTTCATGACTTTCTTTTTCCGACCTGGAATTGGTTTTATTGTGATCATAAATGACTTGGAAAGGTTGTATCAGTTCCAATCTAAGATAGAGAATTACACGTTCGCGAAGTATCAGACAATGCACGTTGCTTTGGTGTGGGATGTCAATGGGAGTATTGGGCCACTTAACTCTACTGTCCAGATAGTCGTTGATGGGGAGATAGTCTATGGTAGTAATCGTTCCTGGGAAGGTGTGAGGGAGGGAGGCGCGTCTGTTATGTTTGGGGGTGAGGTCGGGCAGGCAATTGCCGCAGCCCCTCAAAACGAAACAGCGACAACTTTCACGCCAGTTCCTACCCAACCTGCTACAAATACTGCATCCACTTGGGCACTTTTAGAGAACATTAAGATTTATAATTATGCTAAGACAGACTTCAGCGACAGGTTTGATAGAGATCTATTACGTAGTCAGTTACTAAAGCCCTCTGATATGATTGAGATTTCTCTGGACAATGTTAATTTCCACAGCTCAGGCTCTGACGACTTGCCTCTGGTTTCGTTGGGAGTAGAAGACGGGGAAGAGGCTACTATATATATTAGAAGCAACATACCCAAGGATATAACAGGTAACGAGAATCGTGACGCTTCCCTTTTGGTTAGGTGGAAGACCCCGCTCGTAAATTGTGATTAGGAAAAGGATGATATGGTAGAACGAAATATGATTCGGGAAGGGTTTATTAGAAACACAGCTAATTCTCCCACTGATCCTACATTCTCTGGTAGTCAGCTCTTAGACGAACAGCAGATGACTGTTATGGCGGACGGGGCTATTTCTGTTCCAGCAGTCACCGTTTCCGCCACTGAGAGTATTGTACTGACTGCGGATCTCGGAGCGCGTTGGAAGCTGAATCGCATTGAGCTTTACACCGAAGACGCCTCAACCGCTGAGATGGCCATAAGCGATGATGATATTGCATACTTCCCTGTTACACTAACTGGCTCCCCTAATTTGTACGTTGGAGATATTGCTGATTCTACAATTTCAGGAGCCCCAAGATATATTAGATACACACATGCACCATCCGGAGATGTCGATACATTTGAATGGAAAGCCATCAATGACGATACTCTTGTAGATTTCGGAGCTGATGGTAACCAAACAGAGGTAGAGATAGAAGATGCTCCCGTGGGCAGGCCCTCTGATAACGTACAGATTCTCAAACTTTTCAATCGTTTTCCCAAGAAGGGGTCTGCGTTTGTCTTTATTGATGACACTGGTACAGACGCGGATGAACTTTTTGAGATCTCCACCAGTACTAACGGCCCCTGGTTCGGCCGTCAGGTTCTTGAGAGTTCCCAGCCCGCAGTTACTTCCTGGGCAGCCGGTACTTTGCAAGGCACACGCACGGTGACTTCTAGTGGATTTTACCATAGATGGTCAGATTCTCAGGATGTCGTTGGTTGGGGATTGAGTGCTCTATCGTTTAGAGAATTTACTCTCGATGGTGCTGCTGGGTATACCAGCACAGGTCTCGGCCCCAGCTTTATTAACGTGGGTGATTATACTGACGGCGAAGCCTTATTGATGTCAGAGCCTGCGGGCATTGGTAATATTCTTGGTCCCCATAACAATCATGTCCTGATAGATACCGATCTTTATGACCGCGTCCGCGTCCGCATGCGTGGGGGGCCTCTTGGAGTTAATGATGTGTCTGAGGGCCCTCGTCTCCGCTGGAGATGGGTGGAGGATGCTGGGGGAGATCCTTACCCTGTAGAAAATTCCGTACTTAGTCAGTTCCCTTATAATAATCTAAGTGGGGAGATCCAGGATTTCATATTTGATGTAGGCTCAGTGACCACGTGGTCAGGTGCTCCATTTCACACGGTCAGAGGCCTTAGTGTCCAGCCCTTTACTGCGGTTACTGGTACCGCCATTGATGTCGATTTCTTCGAGATCGAGGCTTTTCATAGTTCTGGAGCAGATCGTGTTGTTTTAGAACGTCGCACGGTTGCGTCGGGGATACGTCCCTCGATGGTAAATGATGGTACTTCTTTTCATCGTCAGGAGGGTGTGACTTTATCTCTCAATACTCGGATAAAAGAACCTTGTATTATTACTAAGATAATGTCTATAGCATCGTTGGCTAATACTACCAGAACGGGCTGTTTCTTGTTCAGGTTTGATGAGGATAATCCTCAATTTAACTTTCCTTCAGCCTCTGGTACTAATTTCATAGTCAAGAATACTGCACAATACCAACAGATCGGAGGCCAAAATCCAGTATCCCAGGAGGCGTTTGTATTTTGGAAGGCAGCCCCCGGCGATTTTATTGGGTACTCCAGCGAAGAAAATAATGCAGATGTTTGGTATAGTCCCCAGTCGCCAGGTGCTTTGACCTGGAGAGCCGATGCAAGTGACCCGGGAAACGGATCGATACTTCTCAATGATGCGGCTACGTGTCAAGAGGATCTTAATTTCGCATCGACTTGGGTTTCTGAGGCTACCCACTTGACAAATATTTGGTTTGAGTCTATCCCCATTGGGGATTACCTGGCTACAGGTACCTACACGACTCCTGTTTTTGATGGCGGTTCCCAGCCTTCACTTGTGTCTTCTTCTTTTACGTCCATTGAGACCCGAGAGTCGTCTATAGATAGTGACACCGCGTCAGCATTCAAGACTATCAGAGCCAGAGCAAGCGATACTCCGCCCATTTCCTCACCTGTAATAGGTCAGGAATTGATTAGATCTAATTGGGGATCAGATAGTACTTATCCTACCAATCAACTCTCAACTGCTCTTGGGGTTTATCCAACAGCCAAGTGGCTTAATGAGGAGGAATATGCTTCCGGCGGAAATGATTGGATCATAAACCAAAACAATGGATTTGTTACCAGTAGAGAAGTCGCCGGTACCAACACAATTAAGAATTTAGGTGGGGCCATGATGTATCACCCAGACAATGATGAGTTGTGGGTGCTCAATGTGTTGCTGAGCGGTACAGCCCCTAGTGATTTACGTCCTATCTGGGATGTCTATGATCCCAATTCATTTGAGTATATGAGAACAGATCATCTCCAAGGCCAGATAAATTATAGTTATGAAGCCGCCGTCACTGCGACCGAAACATTCGAACCTGTGGGTATGATTTGGGATGCCGCATTCGATGAGATTCATATAGTACAGAGACAGCCCTATTTCTTCGTAAACACCGTTATCTATTATGCAATTACAATGGATACTCAGGGTAACTTCCTTCGTAGTAGTTGGCGAGAAGATTCTATAGGGGGCTCCTCAACGCGCTGGAATAACATGAGTTGCCTAACTTTCGATGGTACTTATTTTTACGCACTTACTAGCGATACTGTGGATAGTTCCTCTGGTGATCTTTTGATGGTTATCCAGAGAGGGGATTTAGTAACGGAAGACAACACACTGGTATCAGAGTCAGTGGTTATAGATTTATCTACCATTCCTGGTATGTCAGAGGCAGATGGTAATCCCAATGCTATGCAATGTGTTTATAATCCAATAGATGGTTTGTTATATCTTTTTTTTGGAAACCCCCTTAACAGTGTCAATAATTCCGCAAACCGACGTCCCGAAATGTACGCACTGAGAGTTGTGCTGGTTGCGGGTACCCTCGTCTCTGTTACCAAGGTAGATTTGGTAGATCCGAGAGGCGTGTCGGTGCGCAATGGTGTCAGTTTGGCAGAATTAGGAATGAGACGCTCCGGATTCTCGGGCACCTCCGCGGCGGGATCGGATGCTACGGAGTTGCTCTCCGACCGCCAGTTGCTTTTCCTAGCAGCTAGTACCTATGACTCCGAGAGAGAATCTTTTAATCTGCTCCAATGTAGAGAGGCACAATTCTCAGAAGACTATGACATACAGATTGGTGATAGGATTAACAACAATAGGCGTTATGACCACAAGACCATTCAGTTTATGTACTCGTGCTCCGCAGGCCCCGATCTGGAATACGCAATCACGCCAGTAACTCCGCGCGGAATAGATCCGGTATGGGGTGCCCTCTCTGGAACTTTGGCTTACGATTCTCTTCAGGAGGGAAGTGTTTTATTCCCTACCGGAAGATACGCACAGGTTCAATACACTCTGACTTCTAGCCCTGACCACACTACTAGCCCTCAACTCGTGACTTCCCAATTGGATCAGGGATTGCGGGTCGGACTTATCCCCGCCTCTGGAACCACAGATCTTTATCTTCGCACTGATATCCCCGAGGGTCAGTCTTTGGGCGATCAGACGGGTAATCTGAAAGTTTTCTGGGAGTTGCCGAACTAATGGGAACTGTGATCACTACGCCTTTGATCACGGGAGCGGGGACAGCCACTCGCGATGTCTTTATTGTGGAGGAACGCTACGCGGTCGTCGTTACCTCCGGCGGCATTGACGTGGTGGATCTTTTCAAGGGGTACGTGATCTCTTCCGGCACCCTTCCCTCAGAGCCCATTACTGCTGCGGTAGATTGGCGTGCATACCCCTTGCGGGGTAAATTGTATGTAGGCACTGTGGCTAGTGGTATCTTCGATATGGAATACATACGCATCCGTACACCGGGCTCAGACTTCTCAGATCAGTTTGTACAGCGTTTTACTACTCTAACTAGTCCTCCAGTGTCGGATAACCACATAAAGGACTTAGATGCGAGCCCAGGACGCCTTCTAATTGGCACCGCGTCGGGGGTCGATTTCATTACAGATGAATCAGAATATGCCACTCGTACTGTGGTCAGCGGATCCGACTCTGTAAGATTGACCGCTGCGGGAGGATATTGGACTACTGCGTCTGGAATACATGAAGGCTCTGTGGAGACCAATTACGACTTGCTTTCTACGACCGGAACAAATATAATTGATGTAGATTTTGAGTATAGTAATACCTCATCTCCCGCACTTCCTGCGGAACCTCCCTTTGACATAACCCTTTCCGAAGTATCCGGGCAGCTCCCTGCAATTGGGGTAGCTACCTCGGGGGGCACTTTTGTATTTGAAGAAGACCAGGGCAGTGAATCCTCTGCTAATAATACCGTTCTAACTACTGATCCTACCGTCAGTGTGGATTTCAGTTTAGGTTCCTATTACACAAGTGGTAGTTTATACACTGCCACCAGTGGTGCTGTTTTAGTATTTGATATGTCCGAAAATAATGTTTCAGCCATACATACCTCAGAATCAGGCACGCGAAGTATCACTACGGTTACGGGTATCTCGAATGTCATTCGTGCGGTGGATATAGATGTATGGCCAGAACTTCCTTGATCCTCTTGGAGAACCTTAATGCCTAATTTTCCAAATTCTAAAGATGATAATGATTCGTTATTCTTAGCGATCAATAACGGACGTACCCAACTAACGTCCTCTATTGACAATACTACGCTTACGATACCCGTTGTTACTACGACTGGCTATCCGACTGCGGGATTCATTACTATTCTTTCAGATCCTTCCGACATAACTTTGGCGGAGGCTATTCGTTACGACGGGTTCTCGGAGACCACGTTCAGTGGGGCTGAGCGCGGGGCCGGAGGCACGACCGCAGTCGCACATAACCAAAATGATAATGTGGATTTCACTGTCATGGCGGAGCACCACAACGAACTTAAGGATGCCATCATTGCGTTAGAAACTTTTGTAGGTATCTCAGGTTCGCCAGAGTTTGTTCCAAAAGATGAGTTTGGTAATGTTAATATCTCAGGTACTCTCACCGTAGATAATCTAATCGAGGCGGGTTGGATTACAGCATCGGGGTCATTGGTAGTTTCTGGCCCGGCCGATTTCAAGGAAGACGTGACTGTTTCAGGTATTGCAACTTTTGGAGAAATACCTGTTAGTAGTTTTCCATCAGCTCTTGGTAGTTTTGATGACTCTACCGGCACTATGAGCTCAGCTGCATTTACGACAGTTCATTCGACGGCCCCTATTTCAGCAGGCGAGTCTCTTGTTTTTTATAGAGGTAATATTGGTTTTGATACTTCGAGCGCCAGCACGGGTAGTTTGGACATACGTGCCCGGTTTGGTACGTCTGTCATGGCTGAAGGCGCCGCCCAGTCTTCTGTAAAAATTGGGCATACGGGCGGTGCTGAGGTTGCGGGATTTAAGGTCATTACAGGTGACGCTGTTTCTGCCGCTACGATTCAAGTTAAGTTAGGTTCCGGTGCTAATACCGGTCAATACGGCGCAATGGGTATTGTTTCTGTTCCTCTTGAGCAGATGAGTCTTGTGTCGGGGACTGACTATTGGTTTACTAATGGAAGTGATACAGGACAAACACACGACCAGTCCGCCTTTGAAGATTTTGATAACACAGGTAAATTTTTCTCATCGCTTAATTTTACCGCCCCCGAAACTGGAGAATACCTCATACTATTTGGGAGTGAGCTTAGTGCGGGACTTGAAGGTCGAAATAGATTCTTATTGGACGGTGCCGAGCTGATGACTCAGGCAGAGTCAGGTAACAATTTTAAATCCCCCTGCCCAGGCGCAGTTATTGAAACCCTAACAGCGGGTTCTCATATTTTGAAGATGGAGCAGAGCACTAATATTGCATTTTCTTCAACTTCAGCTTCACAGAGAGCTAGATTTTTTGTAGTCAATACGTCAGCGTTTGATCAGATTCAGGGAGTTAGGGACGCCGCGGATCAATCTATTTCATCTTCCACGTCCGCTAAACTTAATGCATATTCTCAGACGTATACTCCTCGCCAACGAGAACAGTTGTTAGTTATTGGAATTGCTGGTTTTACTACGACTACGGATACCACTGCCGCTGGATACAAGATAAAAAATGTTACAGATGGAGAAGATTATAGTGTAGATTCAGGACAGCACCCCTTTAATGAGGGATCTGTTTTTGATGATGTTTTATATCGACCTACTATGATGTTCCGCACTTTAGATAATGTTCTTACCTTCAAGGATTTCGATTTATATGCGCGAAGAACAAACGGGGGTACCATTACTAATACGGATGGCTCATTGATTATTTGGGGCATGTCGCCTCCCCCCGGATCGCCGGATGTGTCATTTACTACCATCAATAGTGATAACATTACTACTCACCAGCTTGATGCAGATATTGTAGAGATCAGCCAGTCAGCAACGGTTTCGGGTATTCCGGTTATGACCGAACTCTCCGATTCTCTCGTATTTACTGATATTACAGTTACAGGTACCGCAACTGTAGAGAATCTAGATGCCGTTCATTTTACAACCACTAGCGGTGCGGTGTCCGACAGCCTGACTGTTTCGGGTATTCCTGTTTCTACAGACTCTGGAGTTACTGAAATCAATTCCATCACCGGTTCGGTTACTGCAGCAGGTGCAGGTTCAGTAACCATAACAGAAGATGGACAGATCATGACGGTCAGTGGCGAGCAAGCGAGTGTGTCTGACCCCCTCGTCTTGTCTTCGGGTATATATTCAGACTCTCTGACAATCTCAGGAACTCCTGTTTCTACAGGTACAAGTGGCGGCGCCGCTTTGACTGTCAAAGAAACTGACGGTGTTCCTACTGTATCTAATGTAAATACCATTGTAGTTACTACTGGTACTTTAACAGATGACGGCGGCGGTCAGGTAACGATTACTACCGGGGGCGGAGGGGGCGGGGGTGGAACTCTTCAAGACGCTTATGACAGCGGGGATGGGACTATAACGACAGCGGGCGGCAAGCCTCTTGAGTTAGATGGTACTGGAGAACTTACTGCAGTAACAGGTACCTTTACCGATGGTATCACAATAGGTACCGCAAGTACGGCAATCGATGATAAATCTATTATCACTGCATCTGGTATATTTTCAGACACCATAACTCTTCAAGGTATTCCCCTTAGCCCCGGCTCTTCCGCAGGTTTCAGGGGAGCGAAGGTAGCCAGCTCTAGTGGGATCGACGTTGACTCCGGCGCCATCGCGTTTAACGGCGATGGCACACTTTCTTTTGATACTGTACATTTTGATACGGATGGTTTTTTTGACACTGCGCAGGAGGGAAGATTTGTCATACCCGCAGGAATTAATAAAGTAAGGGTGAGTTATGGAGGGTCTTTCCCTACAGGCTCGACCGGCGATCGAACATTCTTTATTAGTAAGAACGGTGCCACCGTGGGTTCTTGGAGAGGCGCTCCTAATCTTACATCTGATTTGAGGCAACAGGCAATCACTCCTGTTCTTGACGTCGTAGAGGGTGATATATTTACTCCCGGTGTTTTACACACACAGGGTACTACCCTCACTCTTGGTTCTAGTGCCTCCCCTGATACGTTTATTCACTTTAGTCTTGAGGTTATAGATCCGGTAGCTTCCACGCCTAATGACATTTCTTCTATCAGCGGTACCTTCACTCAAAACTTGAACTTGCCAGGATTGCCTACGTCGTCGGGTTCTTTGAATGCTGGGGATGTTTGGGTGGATATTTCAGCAGGCCACACATTGAAGGTTACTCCCGACTAATAACTGAGAGGGGTCATATAAAATAGAATAATTGTAGGAGATAAAATTGGCAGGTACTTATAATAGGAATACATATAATAGTGCCCTATATAATGCCGGTCGTGAAGACGCGGGGGCGTTGATACGCTCTATTATATCTGCCCATACCGGCCCTCATATCCAGGCCGTGTTGGGAAGTACCCCTACTCCAGCCTCAGATCAAACTCAGTCTGGTATTTCTTTTATTTCAGACTTTACCATTATCGAAGGTATCGTTCGCAAGCCCCCTATTGCATATAACTTTCCAGATCTTCGCGCAGTTATGCGTGCCGTACAGACAGGTACGGAAGATCTGGCTTTGTTTATTAGGGCTCAGGAAGCATTTGATCTTCCCGCGTGTGTTTTTCCAGTAGCATTCCTACCAGAACTTCAGGCTGTAATCTTCGGACTGTTTTCTTCAGATTTGCCTGCTTCTATCACAGGTGTTCTAGCACAACTTGATCTCGGTGCTCGTTTACAGATTACCCAAAAAGATTTGGGAGGAATAATCCTAGGGATAGCAGCTCCTGATCTGGCAGCAACTGTGTTCTCCCAACACGGAACCAACTTGGGTGCTATTATCTGGGCTCCCCACGATCTTCCAGGCCTTATCCAATCAGTTCAGAAATTTGATGTTCCCGCCGACATTTTTGCCTTTCAGTATAGGGATATGCCCGGAACAATGCTTGGTCTCGCGGCCCCTAAGCTATTCGCATATGTTACAGGTTTTTCAGCGGCCCAACTAAATATACCAGCAACCCTTTCTTCCCGCATGGAGGATTTCCTAACAGCCACCATTACAGGAGATCCCCTTGATGAGTCGGATCTTTCGGCGTTCCTAAGTTCCAGTAAGGATTTGATAGATCTACCTGTGTCGCTGTTGGGTCTCGTCCCTGCTGATCTAAAGGCCACAATCGGTCTGGAGATAGAAGTTGAAGCGGATCTCCCAGCCACCATTACTTTCCTTTCCTCTAAGACTCTCGCAGCCACCACAAGCGCTTGGCTTTTGGGTGAGCACGATAGGTTTTTGGCAGCCACCTTAGAGCCTTTCCACCCCAGTAATCTTCTTGCTTCTATTTCTTCCAACTCTAATCTTCACAACCTGCCCGCGACCATCGAATCTCTTCGTGACACCGCAGATCTTTCTGCATTTCTCCGGGCCTCGGAGACTTTCGTTACTGCTATTCTAACTATCAGTACCCTCAATGCGTCTGACATCCGCGCCACCATAGGTAGCCCCACTTGTGCAGGAGGTTCCGCAAACCTAACCCTTTCCGCAACTGCGACCGCACAACATGTAGGTGATCTGGGTGCTAACATATTGTCTTTTATAGACGCCGATCTCGGCGCTACTATAAACCAGAAAGAAATATTCTATACAATGGATTCTATTTTAGTTAGATTCACTCCTATGCTTCCGCAACTACCCACATTCCTGACAACAGATACTATTAGTGTTGTTTTCTCGCCTTTCCGTGGTCTGAATTTAGGTGCGGCTATTTCAGCAGGTGCCCCAAATGTAGATCTCCCTGCACGTATCAAAGCTTTACGTAGACTCCCACGTGTGTCACCTGCTCGCAATTCGATAACCGCAGCGGAGCTCAGAGGGGGCAGAGAATTAGATATTCAGGAGATTCGAATACAACTAGAAGGACAGCTCCTAGATTACTTCTACGTCAATGGTACTCAGGATGCGTTCATCGGTGACAGTACAGAGAATTGGAAGATCAATGTTAGATCCTTTCGTGAAATCACCTCCGGATTGTTTGGAGATTTCGCAGCCGGTCGGGTAAGTCGCTTAGGAAACCTTACTTCTTTCGCTACATTAGATGAGGCGGTACGAAATTGCATTGCCTCCGTAATTGGACTTCAAGGAGAGTTCGACATGTCAGCAATTATTACGGGTTCTGGTGGAACAGTTTCCCTCCCCGCAGAAGTCTCCGCTGTCCGGGACTTCTTCGATATGAATGCTCTAGCCAATAGAGTATTCCCAGTAGATCTAAGCGCCACTATTACAGGTGATCCGTAATTCAATCCGCGAAATTAAATACTTGACATTGAGGGGACTATGTCGTATAGTTGATTTGTAGCGACAGGAGACTCCTGTCTTAATACTTATGGAGAGGTACATATGAAGATTGAGATTGCTGCGCAAGATTTAAAGCGGGCGCTGAACACGTGCAACGAAATTGCACCCGCTAGTTCTGCCGTCGCAGAGGAGAAGACCGGTGTCCTTGTTCGCGCAGAAGGATCCACTGCGGTTTTTACTTCCTCTGACGATAATTTAGGTGTTAGGGTACAAGTACCCGCAATTGTTAAGGAAGAGGGGGAGGCCCTAGTTAAGGCAGGTGCGGTAGCGACCTCCGTTACTGCTACCTTTGAGGACTTTGGTTTTGATAACGAACCAAATAATGTTATTCTCGCGACCACTTCCAAGAGTACTCTCAAGGTTTCTGGTGGTAATCGTGTGTCTGAAGAGCATACTCTAAAGCATGTGCGGAACTTCCCACTGCTGAATTCTGGTTTCTTCATTGAGGCCCCCGAGTTCAATGATTCTTTGGCCACTGAGTTTCCAGCCTTTCAGTTCATGGACGGCCTGTCCAAGGTAGGACATGCCGCATCCAAAGATGTTTCCAAATTGCACTTTAATTGTATCCAACTCACCCTCACCGAGGATGAAGTTGTCTTCGCCGCAACAGACGGCATTCAAATTGCAGAGTTTAGACGAGACGCGGAGGTCAATGGCCTTCGCGGCTCTTTCATTTTGGGGCTTAAGTTTGCAACCGTCGCATCTAAATTGGTCAATCCTTCATTCGATGTTGTGAATATGTATGTTGAGGATGACCAGTTTTTCTTGAAGAGCGGTGGTACTACTTTGGTGGGTACTTTAATTAGTACTAAGTTTCCAGACTATACTGACTATATGGTTACTTCCGGTTTAGAACTGGCAACTTTCCCCCGAGAAGCATTTATGTCTGTTCTCCAGGGAATGCAGCCATCTGTGGATGCTAAGAGTCATCGCCTGGTAGTGGATGCTGCCGAGAAAGGAACCGCCAGCCTCTCAACTTCCAGCGTGACGGGTGAGGCGGAGAGTTCCGATCTTGAGGTTTCCACTCCTGCTGATTTCATACTACACTTCGATTCCATGTTGCTTCAGAATTCCTTGCGCCAGTTGAGGGGTGCGGAGTTTGAGTTTTACTTTACTTCGGATGCTCGTGGTGTTCTGTTGAAAGAGCCTGAGGATGACGCTTTCAAGGCTTTTGTTTGTACCCTTAAAAAGGTTGATTAGTGTCTGGATTATACTTTGATGAGGAAGATGCCGTCAAGTCTCTTCAAGATCGGGGTTATCGAGTCATTAAGGTAAAATTTCCTAGCACTGAGTCGGTAACCAGTGTTAAGAGGTTGGTAGAGTATTTCTATGCTCGCCGGTTCTACTACAATGAAGATCGTAAATTCCCCGCATCTATAGACTGGGGTAAGGATAACCTATACGCGGCCGATTTAGTTCGTTCACGTCAGAAGTTAGGGCTCAGCAGGAAAAATGCTGTTAGAGAGTCAGCCGAGTTGGTAGATGCTTTGTTTAAGTATGAGGAGTTTTTGAAACTTCGCGAGCCGATAAATCATTTGACTATTCTAACCTCCCGTTCTATCATGGATAGAGTTTGTAATTTCGTCAATGGTGATGTGAGTGAGGTGGAGGAGTTAAAAACTAATGAGTACATTGAGAAGATAAACGAAGTCTTGGATCGTGAAAATTCCCAGGAGGATTTCGAGAATGCGGCAAAGAAAAGAAAGAAGATTTTGGAGAAACTAAATGATAACACCGACTGATAATAATCAGGTAATTAACGTCACCACTAAAGCGATTGAAAAGGAATACGGCCATGTAATTAAGTGGCTGGGAGAAGCTGCGAAGGAGGAACGTGAGTATCTTTCTACCGGATGTTTGGGTTTGGATAACGCCGTAGGTCGCGGTGGTTTTGAACGGGGACTTCTTCTTGAGATCTTCGGACCAGAAGGTGTGGGGAAGAGTTTTCTCGGTTACGCCACCATGTTGCAGGCCTGTGCCCGTGGTCATAAATGCGCCATCATAGATGCCGAGAATTCTTTAGATACCGAACTTCTGGTAAGACTCGGCCTTCCGGAAAACCAAGTCATGGTTGTAGACGGTGCGCCTACCGGGGAAGCCAATTTAAGTATAGCCCAGAAGCTCATGGAGACAGGCGAGTTTGCTATTGTTATGATAGATAGCGTTGCTGCCCTGGTTCCGGAAGCACGTATGGAAGCCGATTTTGACCAGCAGTCTATAGGACAACATGCCCGTCTCCTAAGTGCTGGAATTCAGAAGATCTTACCTATAGTCAAGAGAACTAACACGCTCTTAATTTTCATCAATCAAATCCGAAATAAGATCGGAACCTATGGTAATCCAGAAACCACTACCGGAGGTAGGGCCCTTCCCTTCTATGCCGCTTACAGGATAGATGTTAGAGGAGGGCAGTCTAAGGCCAGCAAGCTTCTGGATGCGGGTACAGGTGAGGTGTATGGTCACCGAACCACCTTCAAGGTGGTGAAGAATAAAAGAGCAGCCCCTTGGCGAACAGCCGAAGTAGATTTGATCTACGGTATGGGCTATGATACTGATGGCGAGTTGATAGAGATGGGTGTGGATATGGGTCTTATTGAGAAGGGCGGTTCGTGGCTAACTTATGGAGAGCATAAGTGGCAGGGTAAAGATAGAGCTAAATTGGAACTACAGAAAGATATTTCTCTGAAAATTTCCCTGGAAGCGCAATTACGTCTTATAATTACAGGTGGGGTAGTTGATGTTCCTGACGAGCCAGAAAAAGAGATTGTGGGGGAGCAAGTAGATGACAAGCCATCTAGCAAAAAGCGTACTAGAAAGTCTTCAAAAAGCGCTGCCTAATCTCCTCATCAAGCACGAGGAGTACGTGGAGTTCCAAGGACAGCGGTTGTTTTTTGATTTCTATCTACCCACACTCAATCTCTATGTGGAAGTGCAGGGACAACAACACACTTCGTTCAATAAACATTTTCACAAAGACGCTATGGCTTTTAAAGGTCAGAAGAAACGAGATAAGATGAAGAAGGAGTGGTGTGATTTACATGACAATACTCTTCTTCGTATAAACTTTGACGAAATTCCGATCACTACAGAAGATATTCTAATCAAAATAGAAGAGGCGCAGAATGATGGATGAGTCGGTCAGAGACAGATTGAAGCAGGTGTCGAATGATTTGTCCCTTCATGCCGCCGCACCTCCTTCTCAGATCGAAGAGGTGTTTAACTTCAACGCGCGGGACATGGAGGCATACTCCTCCCAGGTTTTGTCCCAGTATGTAGTCATGTTGGGGCAGTACCTTATTACTCTTCAGTATAGATCCAATGTTGCGAGGGTTGAGTCGAGTACAAAGAAGAAGGTGTTGGATCGAAGAGTCAAATCCCTTATCCAATCAGGTAACATACCCGGTGGTACTCTTAAAGAGAGAGAAGCCAATGCGATTGCTTCTTCTGGGGAATTGAGCGCACTGGAGTTAGAACTTACTATAGCCACTGCGGAAAGGGATCTCCTCGATGGTGTGGATAAGCCCATTATCGAACTTATGAATGCGATCAAGGCTGAAAATAATAGACGCCGGGATGAACGCACTATTGTTTCTAGGGAACGCTCTTAATGGATTTGGAACAAACTAAAGTTAAGTTCTCACATGCCGGTAATGAGGCGACGATTATAGCGTGTGTTCTCAAAGATCCTACAAATTATTTCGAAGTCGAGGCTAAACTAAGTGATGGTGATTTTCTAACTTCCCACAATCGTGCTCTTTGGACTATCATAAAAGGTCTGATGCGGGAGGATCTTGCTACCTTAGATGCTGCCGCTATTCTAACTCAGGCGGGCACCATGGGCCTTGAGGAGAAGATCTACGGATATGATTACGTTAATGCCCTCTTCGATAAGAGAGTGGAGCCTAACAATATAGAGTTCTACATTAAGAGAGTTTTGGATGCCAGCACTAAATTCAAGATCATAAAAGCGTCCGCAGAGATCCACGAGATGACCGATCAGAACCGGGTCCTTACAGGAGATTCCCTGGCTGCCGAGGATATAGTAGGTCATGCCCAGGAGCAGTTCCTCCAGATCTCGGTTGAGAGTAATAAAGGAACCGATGCGGTAAATATATCAGAGGGACTGGCCGAGCTTGTTGAGGAGGCGAAGTCAGATCCTACCAGCGTTAGAGGACTATCCACCGGATTCGAACTCCTCGATACCGCCATCAACGGCCTGGAGCCCGGGACTCTGACGGTTCTGGGAGCCCGCCCGAAGGCGGGAAAGTCAGCCACTCTTATGAATATCGCTCAGCATTTGGCATATGTGGAGAACATCCCAGTCCTGTATTTGGATACTGAGATGAGCACCAAAGAGCAGCAATTTCGTTTGTTGTCTATTTTGTCTAGTGTTTATGAGAAGGAGATCAAGAACGGAACTTATACATCTAACCCCGAATGGGACAAGGCGGTGGATGAGGCGCTCGACATTGCTCAGAGAGGCAAGATATTACACAAGTACTACCCCGACTTCACAGCTGAGGGGGTGAGTGCTCTCACACGAAAATATAAGCATCAGCACGGTATTGGCTGTATAATCTTTGATTACATTAAACTCCCAGATGCGGATCTCCAGCAGATGGGAAAGGTGAAAGAATATCAGGCCCTTGGTTATTTGTGTGTGGCGCTCAAGAATCTAGCAGGGCAATTGGAGATACCAGTTTTGACTGCAGCCCAGATTGGCAGGGAGGGGGCCAACAAGGGACGCGTCACTGCGACTGACTTCGCAGATTCAGATCGTATCCTCAGGTATGCAAACACCCTCTTAGGATTGGCTCCTAAGACACACGAGGAAATGAAGAAGTTGGAGGAGGAGTACGGTAGAGATAATGCACTTGGTATGGGAACGCATCGTCTTCAGATCCTGGATACCCGTGCAGGTGGAACTAATTTCAGCGGAATTGATATGAATTTCCGCAAAAAAATATTGACTATGCAGGAATCTCGTGTCCAGCTCAGAGACTTGATGTCTAGTGGTGGGGACGGGGAGGAGGATGGAAATGGATATTAGAGAAATTCTAGATCTGGTGGGTACGGTAGCAGCGACAGCGGGACTTGGATTACTTTTTTTCTTTTACTTTAAGAATCCCAAAGTTAAGATGTGGGTAGATCGTATCTTAAAATCCATACCGCTATCTACTCTTCTTAATATGGCAGCATCCAAGGTTGAGGACGATCCGAGTGAGTTCGATACCGCAGATGCGTTGAAAGTATCTGCCCGACTTGCTGACTTTTTTAGAGACACTTTAGCAGATTCTACTAACACCAGCTTCGAAGAGGTGGAGGATGATGTTTTTGAGTTCTTGTCCATAGAACTTAAGAGGTACCGAGACGCGGGTGTCCGCGGCGTGCCTAATATCAGTGATGAGTCACTTAGAACCAATGTTAGGGTAGTTTTTGAACAGATTGTGAGAGCATCAAGTGAAGATCCAGCCTGAAACTATTGTTAATGTTAAGCTCTCGGTTGATCCTGAGAGTGTTCTTAACCACCTTGGTTTTAATATAGTCAAGCGGAGTGGTCGGGAACTCCGAGGCCCGTGTAAAATTCACGGAGGAGATAACATCACAGGTTTCCGGTTCAATTTAGAGACCAGAACGTGGTGCTGTTACACCCGACATTGTGAGGGGGAGGGTGACAGGGATTTAGTGGGGTTGGTGATGAAGGCATCGGGAGTAACTTTTGTCGATGCTGTTAGGTTCTTAGCGGATATAGCCGGTATTGATCTAAACAATCAAGAAACTCTGTCTGACAAGTATTTAGAAATGAAACAACAGCGGGAGGTACAAAGGGAAATCAAAGCAAGTACCCCCGTCTCCTCAACTACCCGGTTTTTTCCAGAGTTGGTCTTAGAAGATTTGAAATCAAATCGTTCCAGTTATTTTGAAGATCGTGGTTTCCCTGCAGAACTCCTAGACTTCTATGAGATAGGAGGTTATACTGATGGTAAGGGAATTCACAGAGAAACTATACCTATTCGGGACGAAAATGGCGATCTACTTACCATTAGTGGTCGTAGAACAGATTCCAACGAAGATCCCAAATATCTTCTGATGAAGAACATAAACAAAGGAACTACTTTATATAATCTGGATGTTGCCAAATGGTATGTCGGTGATGTTCTACAAGGCGAGGATAGAACTTTAATATTGGTAGAAGGATTTGTAGATGTTTGGGGATTGGCAATGCAGGGCGTGTATAATGTTGTTGCTGCTATGGGAATAGACATTACACCAATACAGAGAGGTCTTCTCTCTAAGTATGCGGAAAATGTGACCATCATGTTGGACGCAGATAAGGCAGGAAGAGAAGGTGCGAAGCGTGTGAATAAAATGCTCGAACCTTTTGTCAGCACGATAGTTGTTGGCTTACCAGATGGTAAAGATCCTAAGGACTTTACTTATAACGATGTCAGAGAACATCTTGGAGGATAAAATGACAGTAGGAACAAACAGTGCAGTAATTCAAGGGGCAATTAAGTGGCCCGAACTTAAACAAACCAGTGGTGGGAAGTCTCTGTTTAAGTGTAAGATTGGTATCCCCACTACCGATCAGCGTTCCGGCGATGCCCGGGAGTCTGTTCTTCGCATCACTGCGTGGGAAGATTGGGCAGAGTGGTTGGGAAGTTTGCCTGAGGGTACTATTATCAAGGCAAACACCCGAATCAATGAGCGAAGTTATGTTCATGAGGGCAAGAAGCGAAATGTTACGGATCTCGTAGTGGATTCTGCTGAGGTCGTGGAAAATTCCAACGAAGGAGTAAACCTCTTTGTTTTGGAAGGTACTTTGCAGTGGCCTGAGCTGAAGAAGGTTGGTCCGAGTAAGGATACTTCTCTATTTCACGCTAAGGTTAAGGTGCCCTATTACCGCGCCGATGATCCAGAAACACTACGACATTCCTATGTTAGAATTACTGCATGGGATGAGCTTGCTGAGCAGTTGGATCAGATAGGTGAGCAGGGGGCTGTTAAGGTTTCCGGCCATGTTCAGGAGCGAAAGTGGAACGCGCCGGACGGACAGACGCGTTTCTTTACTGATGCGGTTGTTACCAATTTCACCGCCGGTGAAGTAGGAGCATAGTATGGGTAATGTAAAAGGAGTTTCTGGTCCCGTTCTGCTCCCAGCTAAGGATTATGATTGGGAGTTGGGAGGAAGACATGAGATTGAGGTACCTCTGAGAGGTAAGATCAGCGAGCTTCCAGGCGCGCCGACGTCTGAGGTTCCAGGACCTGATGAGTTTTCAATTTATGAAGACAATGTATTTCTGATGTACGAGTTGAATAGGGTTCTTTTCGCTACCTCGCAGTATCCGTCATTGAAAGATGATGAGTGTTTCAGCATCGCCGGACTAGAACATAATGACGATAAAGTTATCGTTCACGGTGAGATCATCAAATCCGCAGGAGAATAATTATGGGACAGGCAGATTATCCGATTTGTATCTATTGCGACAGTTCTAGTAAGTGGTCAGTCGGCCGTGAAGGTGAGCAGATTGTCTACAATTGTGGGGCTTGTGGTAACACCGTAGTTGTACACATTGAAGCTGCCGGAACGCCCAATGGTTAAGGATTATTATAACACACTTGGGGTTTCCAGGGACGTTGCGCCCGATGCTTTGAAAAAAGCATATCGTACATTGGCCCAGGAGTGGCACCCCGATAAGAACAGCGCCGAGGGGGCGGAGGAGAAGTTCAAAGAGATCTCCGAAGCCTACTCGGTGCTGTCTGATCCTGAGAAGAGACAGTCTTATGACATGACCGGCTCTCCTAATGGTTCTTCTGGAGGTTTCAGAACTACAGGTGATCCTTTTGGTATGTTCTTTGGAGGACGTTCTCCATTCGGCCCTCCCCAAAAGAACCCACCCATGAAGGGTCAGAGTATTCAGATTCCTTTGGAGATTACCGTGTTTGACGCGCTGTTCGGCGCAGAGATGTCATTGGATTATAATCTAACTTCTGGGTGTTCTGCCTGTTCTGGTAGGGGTGGGACAGAGTTTGAGATGTGCGATCAGTGTAAGGGCGGTGGGTTTATTCAACAGCAGCATGGCAGTATGTTCATCCAGCAGGGCTGTGATAAATGTGAGGCGCAAGGACAATCAATAAAGACTCCCTGTACCCCCTGTAATGGAAAGGGTGTTGTCCCTGAGCAGAAGATACTTAATTTGGTAGTTCCGTCCGGAGTAAAACATGGAAATACTATGCGATTGGCAGGCCAGGGAGGGGCGGGATTCAATGGAGGCCCTCGGGGAGATGTAATGGTAGTGGTTCAAATTAATTACCCTGACGTGTCGGGTATCGCAGATGAAGAAAAGGAGAAGCTGCGTCAGCTATTTAGCAAATGAAAATATTAGGATTGGATGTCTCTACTAAAAGTACTGGATGGTTCATAGCTAAACGCTCCTGTGGTATAATTGCTCCTAACCCTAAGTTATCATTCAATGACAAGCTGGTGGTTTTTCGAATCGAGTTGGAAGAGATTTTAGACAAATACAAACCAGACCTTGTGGTCGTGGAGGACGCGTACTACCGACCTGGTTTTGGTAGCATCCACACCCTCAAGGCTTTAGTTAAGTTTGCAGGTGTGGCACAAGAGTTGTGTACAAGTAAAGGTATTCAGGTGGAGATAATTACCGCTACTACTGCTAGGAAGCATTGTTGTGGTGAGCAAGAAGGTAAGTTCAAGAAGGAAGAGGTCTTTGAATTTTTCAAGACCAAATATGATTTGGACGATTGGACATTCAACAAGATGAATGACATCACAGACGCAATGGCGTTATTGTGGGGATACCGAGGGCTAATCAAGGCCGGGCCGGAACCCACCAAAAAGAAGACGCGTAAGAAAAATAGGAGATAACAGATGGATATTAGAGGATTATCTGCCACGGGAATTAAGGACTTTCTTCAGTGTAAATTGAAGACGGTGTTCCGATACGACCGTGAAATTCCGAGAGTAATGAATGACCATGCACGTGTGGGTATTGCTGTCCATGAGGCACTTGAGCAATTTACACGTCGTATGATGGAAAAGAAGAGCTTTCCGGCTCCGTCAGATTATGAGTTCGCCGTCACCGTATTCATGGATAAGGCGACAGACATCGGTCTGGCTAACATGGAGTTCTATGAAGACGGGAAGACCATGATTACTGAGTGGATCGACAGGTGGGATCCCGCAGAGCAGGTCTTAGAAGTTGAGCATTTCTTCAAGATCAATACTCCCGATGACATCCCAATTGTAGGTGCAATTGATAAGGTTAGAATCATCAATGAAGATACTATTGAGGTTGTGGATTATAAGACCTCACGTACTGCTCTTTCTACATGGCAGCTGAAGGATGATATCCAGCTCTCCATGTATGATTTAGCAGCGAGTATTGTTTGGCCGCAGTATTCCAATAGGATTCTTACCTTGGAGTATCCTCGAATCAATAAGAGTGTGTCTTCCTACAGGACAGCCGCCCAGCAGGATACGTTCCGTAGGTTTTTGGTAAGTACTTGGAAGCACATGAATGAGATCGTTGATGCGGAGCAAAAAGGTCGGATCAATAATCTATGTGGGTGGTGCGATTATAGCGTGTATTGCCCTGAATATGCCGACACTGTCGCAGATAGTCGTAGGGTTCTTACTTCTATTACCGATATGGATCCTGCCGGATTCTTGGAGCACTGGCAGCATGTCGCAGGTCAGAAGAGTATCCTGGAGAACCGTCAGCGTGAGATGAAGATGATGGCTTCCGAGAAGGCAGTTCTAGGTGAGACCATTGCCACCGCCCAGCGGGAACTTTACAGTACTCAAGCAGGACGAACTAATTACGATCTTGAGGATGTCATAAATATCATTCCCGAAGCAGATCTTTTCAACGTTTTGGTAGTAAATAAAGCCAAACTGGATCGCTTTGTTAAAGACAGGCCGGAGCTCAAAGATCCGCTCTCTAAGGTAGCCAAGGTCAGTTATAATGCTCCTGTCTTTAAAGTGAGGGAGCATAAGGTGGATGATGTCTCAGATAACGAGAACGCAAGCGCAGCTTGAGGAGTTAGATCATCCGTTCATGGGTATAGAATGTGCTGACGGGTCTAAGTTATTTGGGTATGTGGTTAAATTCACTCAGTATAAAATTTACCTTGAAGATAAAAATAAAGACACAATCGACGTCCCACGTCGTATAATTAAGAGAGCGTTGTTGCTCTTGACTGGAGGTTAGATTTAAGATGGCCGAGCCGAAATTTTTAGATAGAATGGATCCAAATATCGGTAAGAAAAAGAAGAAGAAGTCTAAGATTATTTTCTACGGAGATTCACCTACATGTGCCACGGGATTTGGGCAGGTGTCGCGTAACATCCTTCCCGCTCTGTACAATTCCGGACGCTACGAAGTTGATATCTTAGGCATTAATTATTGGGGAGATCCTCATGAGTATCCTTTCAATATTTGGCCCATGGCTGTCAATCAGCAGCGCGATCCTTATGGACGGCAGCGCCTGCAGCAGCACCTACTTGACCCCAATCTAGACTATGACATCTTGTTCTTTCTACAGGACACGTTCATTCTTGATTTTGTCCCCGGTTTGTTAGACAATTTGAAGAAGTCCGGTAAGCGTTTCAAGAGTGTCTTTTACTATCCGGTAGATGGTATTCCTAAGGAGGAGTGGATTCGGGCTGCCAACTCAGTAGATTTTCCCGTAACCTATTCCCAATTCGCTCGGGAACAGTCTGTTAGACTGGTACCTGAGATTGCTAATAGGCTCCAGGTTATGCCTCACGGTGTTAATCCAGATGTCTTCTTTCCGCTTTCCGAGCAAGACACACTTAATTTCCGCAAACAGTTTTTTGGCCCACAGGCTGACAAGTTCATCATTACCAATGTGAATAGGAATCAGCAACGTAAGGATATCCCTGCCACAATCCGAGCTTTCCAGGATTTCAAGAAGCTGCGTCCAAATTCTGTCCTGTATCTCCACATGGCGGCGGTTGATCAGGGGTGGAATTTACCTGAGGTTATCAAATCACACGGTCTGGATATAAAAGAAGATGTGATCCTACCCCAGAATTTTACTCCCTCCAATGGTTTCCCATTGGAAGTAGTCAATATGATCTACAATGCAAGTGATTGTATTGTTAGCACTACAGTAGGTGAGGGGTGGGGATTATCATGGACTGAGGCCATGGCGACCATGACTCCGGTAGTCTTCCCGAACAACACGTGTTTAGGAGAATATATTACCGAAGAGACCGGTTTCCCTTACCCCAGTGGTGGAGATATTGATCACACTACTGTTCTTCCTCACGACAATGAGGTTCCTCGTCCCACCGGACATCTTCACAAGATGGTGGAGCAGCTGATTATTCTTCACGATAACAGAGATGAGGGAAAGAAGAGAGCCAAAGCCGCATTCGAAATGGTTTCCAATAATCTCCTTTGGGATAAGCACATAAACCCTCGCTGGGTGGATGTCTTCGACAAGATTGTGAGTACATCTAGTAGTTCTCTCCTTGAGACCACTCTTGATGCTAACAAACCTGTATTTAAGGGAGAAATGTTATAATGGTTGGAGTCAAATACATAGGACCTGTCTTCGATGGAAGTGGGTACGCAGAAGCGGCAAGGAATTACGTTCTTTCTATCCATCGAAAGGGGTATCCTATTACCTTGGCTCCGATTTCCTTCGAGCAGGCTCGCCCAGATCTGGGAGAGGATGGTGAGATCTTATCGAGTCTCATCAATAATAACATTGGTTATGATAAGATCATCGTTCATTCGACCCCTGATTTGTGGGCACATTGGACTAAGTTTGAAAGCAATAAACACCTCATAGGTTATACTGTGTGGGAGACTAGCAAGCTTCATCCTACCTGGACTATGTCTTGTAATAGGGCTAATGAGGTTTGGTTACCTTGTGATTGGAATATGGGAGTGTTTAGAGACTCGGGAGTCACAGTCCCTCTGTATAAAATCCCCCACGCAATAGATGTTCCCGATTTAGATAGTGTTGTTGATTTTAATATTGAAGGTGTTGGGGTAAATGACTATGTGTTTTACTCTATTTTTCAGTGGCAAGAGCGTAAGAACCCTTATGGTCTTTTGTCCGCGTACAACGCAGCATTCACAGGTGTCGATGATGTGGTCTTGGTACTTAAGACCTACATGAAAGATCACGGAGCTGACCGTGACAAGATTGTTAATCTGGTCAAGGAGTACAGGAAGTACATGACTCTGGGGCACTATCCCAAGATGTATGTTATTGTGGAGAATATGAGCCATGGAGATATTATGGGTCTCCACAAACGAGGAGATTGCTTCTCCTTGGTGCAGCGTTCGGAGGGGTGGGGTCTTCCACATTTTGAAGCCGCGGCGATGGGTAATCCTGTCATTACTCCCTCTTATGGAGGTCAGACTGACTTTCTAAATGAGGAGAACAGTTATCCGGTGGATTATAATTTGACCCCCGTGGATGGAATGACCTGGTCTCCTTATTATACAGGAGATCAGAGGTGGTGTGAGCCTGACATTGGTCACGCTATTTCCCAGATGCGTCATGTTTATAATAATCGAGAGGGTGCTAAGGAGAAAGGTCTTTTGGCTCGTAAAAATGTTCAAGAAAACTTTACTTGGGATAAGATTGGTGACATGATTGTCAATAGACTGGATGAAATAGATAGGGGAGGTTTAAATGGCTAAGCCCACAATCGGACTCGCGATGATTGCCCAGAATGAGGAGTCACACATTCCCGCAACCATCCCGCAGTTTTATAATGTAGTAGATGATATTGTGGTAGTGGATGGTGGTTCTAAAGATGATACTGTTAGTTGGTGTGAGAAGTTAGGTGCGCGGGTCATAAATCACCCCTTCGAGAGGGATTTCTCGGCTCAGAAGAATCTCGCAATCTCGTCGTTGGATACAGATTGGATCTATCTTCACGATCCTGATGAGAGGTTGGAGCCTACGTTGTTGGAAATTATACCCCTATTGATAGATCCTGAACAAGGACAGGCGTCGTTGCAACTTGCGGGTGTTCTGCCTGAAACTGATAAGCAGTTTGATTGTTTTGGTATTCCTCGTAGGAATTTTATTGATGGAATTCAAACTGATACTTATCCAGACTACCAGTACAGATTGTTTAGGAATTATTGTCGTTTTCAAAACCCCGTGCATGAAGAGATTGTAGGGTTTAAAAATAGAACAGAGATAGATTTCGATTCTGATTCTTTAGAAAAACCTTCCCGTTTTAACATATTACACTACAAGAGTAGTGCAAAACAAAAGAGTCAGGATTATCTTTATACAGAGATTGAAAAGGAGATGAAAGATGCAGATGAATAATGTCCTTGTTACAGGGGCGAATGGATTCGTTGGATCTGCAATATGCCAGAGACTTTTAGACATGGACAAGACGGTGGTTGGGTTGGTACGTGATCGTAACTATAAATCCAGGCGTTCTCTTTTGGATAACATTTCTGTAGTTTATGGAGATCTTCGCGACTATGACACAGTTAGATACGCTGTTTCTAAGTATGAGATCGACACTATTTTCCACATAGGTGCTATTACTATTCTTAAGATGGCAACAGCAGATCCCAAGAGTTGTTGGCAGACTAACCTTATGGGTACCGTTAATGTAATGGAAGCTGCCCGGGAGTGTGGTCATGTTTCCAAGGTAGTAGTTGCTTCCTCGGATAAAGCGTACGGTGTCCATGACAAGCTGCCCTACAAAGAGGATTTCGCACTATTGGCGAGTGACCCTTATAGTACCTCTAAGTCTTGCACGGATCTAGTTGCCCAGTCTTATGCATATACATATGGACTGGACACCTCCATTATTCGTTCGGGGAATATATTTGGGCCGGGCGATCTCAATAAATCTAGAATTATCCCTGGAAGTATCCTGAGAATTCTCGATGGAATCCGACCAGTGATCTATAAAGGAGTAGGTAATTACAAGAGAGAGTTCATGTACATCGATGACGTTGTTAATGCGTACATGGCTGTTCAAGATCGGGGACTCCCAGGTGAGGCGTACAATGTTGGAGGTTCGGGCTTCTTCAATATCTTCGAGACTACCCAGATGATAATCGAAGAAATGGGAGTAGATATTGAGCCTCAGGTACTGGAGAAGGATTTCATTGAGATCAAGGAACAGTACCTCGAAGCGGAGAAGATCAAGGGACTGGGATGGAAGTGTAATTACGACCTGAGGAAAGGTATCAGGGCTGCCATCCCGTGGTACACAGAATATCACAAGAACCCCAAGCAGTTCTATTGGGCAACCTAGGAGGGTGTATAATTGATTCCCATTTATAAACCTCAGCTCCCCCCGTACTCTGTGGTGGAGCCTGAAATAAGAGAGATGTATGCGTCCGGTATGCTCTATCCGGGTAAGTACACAGATCGTTTGGAGCAGCGGGTCTCTGATCTGTTTGGAGTTTCTCACGTGCATGCAGTTTCTAGTTGTTCTTTGGGATTGATCCTACTGCTGAATCTTATACCCCCCAGATCTAAGGTTGTTCTGCCCTCCTTTACTTTCAATGCAACTTTACAGGCGTTGGAGTGGAATGATCATATCCCCGTCGTGGTGGATGTGGATAACAACGGGCAGCTTCTGCCTGACAAGGTGGAGGGTGCGTTCCGTACGCACCCAGATATTGCTGCGGTGATGCCTGTTCATATGTGGGGCAATGCGTGTTATCCAGAAGAACATGAGGCGGTGTGTGGTAGGTATGGCGCTCGCTTGTTCTTCGATGGCGCTCATGTCTTCGGCACCAGATATAAAGACAGACACATTTCCACCCTCGGCGACGCCACTGTTCATAGTATTGCCGCCACCAAGCAGATTTCTTCAGGAGAAGGTGGTCTAATTATCACTGGAAATAAGGACATTTATGAGGGCGTTCGGGAGGGATCGGGTCATGGGTTGGTGGGAAGTTTGGATACTAGAACTAGGGGATTGAATGGTAAGATTCAGGAGTTCAATTCTATTCTGGCATATCATGCTATTGAATGTTTCGGGAAGACTCGGGATAGAAGAACTTATCTTATGAATACTTACCGCAATGGTTTCGCTAATCTTCCCGTCCGTCTGTGGGAGCCTAGATTAGGAGTTGATCCTTCTTACAAGGATTGTGTTATTTTTCTGGAGCACCCGGCCACTAGGAATCGTCTAGAAACCTTTCTAAATGCGAGAGGGGTGGGCACTAAGCGTTACTTTGATCCTGCAATTCCAGATATGGGTTCGTTTGCGGGTATTGTGAGTAGTGCGGAGAATGGAAGACGTTTATCCTCTACGTGTCTTACGCTCCCCCTATACCCAGCATTGAAGGACTCGGAGATTGAATTTATTATAGGCACAGTGGCTTCTTTTTTTAGGGACTAGAAATGAAATTACTATTCAGCGACATACATTCCAGCAAGAGGGCGTCTCAGGATATCGAGGCCGTTGCGGGTGGCTTTGATGAGCTGATCTGTGCCGGGGATATTTGCGGCTATAACACTGACTTGGAGTATGTCATTGACATGCTCATAGATTTGGACGTGAAGACTGTTAGAGGAAATCACGATGAGATGGTGTTGGATGAGGACTACAACCTGTCTCCCTATCCGGATTTCATCACCGAACCCGTACTATGGGCCAGGGAGAACCTTAAAGGTAAATATAGAGAGTACATGGAGTCTTTGCCGGAGGTGTATGAGGAAGGTAACATATTTGTTACCCACACTCATCCAGTTAACGATTACATCTTTGTAGAGGATTCTGCCCGTCTCTTATTGGACCAAACAGATAAGGACATAATTGTTATAGGACATACACATACCCAGAATTGGTTTAGATTTGACCGCCGGTCGGTTATAAATCCAGGCTCCATTACACATGGTAGAAGAGGGCATTCACGAGGTTACGCCCTACTGGATGGAAATGATGTGATCTTTGAGGAATTGGGGAGTATAACGACATGAGTACAAAAGTAGCAGTCACCGCTGCAGGCGGAGGGGTAGGTCAGAGTATCATAAAGTCTCTAAAAGATACCGAGTATGAATCAGTTGCTATTGATCCTAGTAATCAAGCTGCCGGACTTTACATGGCAGATTACGGGTACATAGGCAAGAATTATACCGACCCAGAATTCATAGATAGTCTCATCAGTATCTGCCACGGCTCTGGAGCTAAATATCTTTTCTCCGGGTTTGACGCAGAGCTTGAAGTAATTTCCGAACAGGCTGAGAAGCTTCGTGCTTCTGGAATTACTCCTATTATAAGCACGCCTGATGTAATAACCCTCAGTGAGGATAAGTTTGCGCTGATGAAGTTTCTTGAGTTTAAGAATCTGCCTTTCACTCCTACGTATGATTACGAAACGGGTGGGTGTGCGGGGATTCCGGAAGAACCTGTTATCCTTAAACCCCGTACAGGTTGCCGTTCTCAGGGCTTTATGAGGTTTCCCACCCGGTGGGAGGCCAATAGTAACATTGAGGCGGGTTCTCAGCAGATAATGCAGTCGTATATAGAGGGAGAGGAATATACTTGCGGCACAGTCAGCTTCGATGGGGACGTCAAGGGTATAATCTGCATGACCCGGGAGCTGCGCTCTGGGGATACCTATAAAGCACGAGTAAATCAAAACCCGATGGTTATGGAATTTCTCCGCGAGTTGATTAGTGAGATCAAACCTTTCGGGCCTTGTAATGTTCAGCTTATAGTTAGGGATAACATTCCCTACGTGCTGGAGATTAATGCCCGTTGTTCTGGAACTACCGCAGCTCGTACTTTGGCGGGATTCAACGAGCCTGAGATGGTGCTAAATTATTTGAGAGGCGAAAAGGTTTCTCATTATGTGGAGAATGGATTGAATATCTTCCGATATTGGCAGGAACTGGTAGTAAGACCCCGGGATGAGGAGGAGTTGAGATAATGCGGGTTGCTCTAACAGGAGCTAGTGGTTCTATTGGTCGGGAATTTATAAGACAGTTCCCCGAGACTGTTCCAGTTTCTGTTCGTTATAGGAATAGGTCTCAATATGATGTCTTGGCTGATAAGTTAATGAGTGTCGATGCGTTGGTGTGTGCTGGAGCCTCTCTGTCTTCTGACAGTGAGATCCAGCTGATAGATGATAACGCGTTCCTGCCGATGGATGTTCTAGAGATTGTCCATCAGGTACGGGGTTCTTCTTTTCCGGTTATACTTATAAGTTCGATGAGTGTCCTGGCAACTTGGCGTTGTTATAAACACCCGTCGGATATGAGTCTATATGCGTGGTCTAAGTTCCTGATGGAGAAGATGGCATTGCGGTATGTGGATAAAGTGGCGTACAAAAATATCAGGTTCTCTACGATATTCAATCGTGACCCCGACAAAGATGGTCTTTCTAAGATGGTCTATACCGCAAAGAGGGAAGGGGCGGTGCAGGTATATTCCTGTCTCCGTGATTTTATTCCTATTGATGAGGCAGTCAGGTTGTTGGGAGAATTTACCCAGCAATCTGTCGAGAAAGGTATTGCCCTAGATCACCCCAAGGGAGTTGATATAGGATCCGGACAGCCGACAAATTTGTTGGATGTCGCCAGTTATCTAAACGAAAAGTATAATATTGATGTGAAACTGATGGGAGAGCTGATGACAAGCGTATGTTATCAGTTCAATTCCCCAAAAGAATTAGGTCTTACCTTTGATAGGGTAGACATTTTAAAAGAGGTTGGAGATTATTATGACAGAATTGATCTTTGCAACGGTAGTTAAAGGAAGACCACAAGAATTGATAAAGGTTGTTCGTACGCATGCCCCATTTGCAGATCGATCTATTATTATTCTGCATGGAAGCTGTAAGGAGAGTGAGGAGTTTCTAGCTTCTGCAGAGTGCAAGGCGTGGAATGTGGCGTGGGAAATAATCAATGTTCCCTATCACCCGCCAACACTTCGGAATGCGTATCTAAGCAAGCTCCCTGAGGACTCGTGGTGTTTCCACATGGATTGCGATGAGTTCTTAGAAGATCCCGCACTGTATCAACTGCGTACTATGATAGCCAAGGCTGAGGCCGGTGGTGTGAATAGGATAGCATTCAATGCACATGATATTAGAATCAGCATCGAGGGTGAGGTATATGACAACAAGTCTAATTACTACAACCCTGTTCTTTTCAAAGTGTCTCGTGGAATAAACTGGAACGGCGAGACTCATGGTGGGATACACACCCCTTATGCGCAGCCCTCGGTTGGTCAGGTGGATTATCGTTATTTCCACATCAAGACTACCGCGTCGGAGCTATTGCGGGGGTGTAAGAATTATTGGAGTACGGGAGAAGTTGCCCAGAACAACACTAGCGTTCCTGAGTGGGCAGAGTTCAAGAAGATGTGTTCTGACAATGGATTCGAGACCTTTGATCAGTTCTACCCTGAGATGGTCAATGGTACAATCAAGGACGAGTTCAAGCAGTGGATGTTGTTGAATCGTGATAGTGAGAACTCTGAGGCTCGTAGTTGGTTTACGGTCTATTTCGGACTCATGCACCCCGATCAGAATATTTATTTGGCCGGAAACAAAGAGATCCCATACAATAAGGATCGCAAACCCCATCAAGGTGAGATGACTTACTAGGAGAAACAAATGAAATTTGAAGGATTTAGAACAACCTCGTCTGACAACGTTGAACCCATGGTGGCTGTTCCTACGAACGTGTGGTCTGACGATACTATTACTTATGTCTCTGTTACCCAAGACAGGATCAATAACGTCAAGAGGAACCTTCCCGTAGTTCTCCCTTATGTAGATCGTGCAGTAATTGTGGATGGTTTCAGTAAGGACGGGTCTTATGAGTATCTCAAGTCTCTGGGTTCTAAGGTTGAGGTGTTCCAGCGAGAGTGGGATGACAGCTTTGCCAACCAGTATAATGAATATCTAAAGCACGTCAAGGGGGGTTGGGTTCTCCTCTGTGATGATGATGAGGTTCCTTCCGCAGAGTTGCTTACCTCTCTCAGAGAAGCGGTTAAGCAGTCTGAGGGTGGTCGTAATTTTGGTGTGATGGAATTTCGGGCCAATGATATTTCCTACAAGGAAGGTGACTGGGCTAATCGTGTAGATAATGGGCCGTGTGAGTATTATCGGCAAATTTTCTTCAAGTGGAATCCCAACATGCGATACGATGTGGATCTACATCAGGCTCTTCAGGGAATGACTGGGCCGGTGGCTAGAAGTAAGGCACACTACTATCACATAAAGAGCACACGGGATGAGTACCGCAACGCTTGTCGCAATTATTTTATTGCAGGGGAGTGGCCGGGAGGGGGACGATCGGATGGCATTCGTACTGAAGAATGGCATGAGATGAAAAGATTGCTTGCGGAACATCACCCAGAGGTCTCTTTGTTTTCCCACTTCAACAGCCTTATGGTTTCTGAAAAACTACACCCCGTGCTGTCTGAGTTCATCGAAAAGAACCGTCACTGTAGGGAAGGTATTGATGGGGAGTCTGCGGGAGAACTCCGTGCATACGCTAGGTATCTTGAGATTCTAAAGGAATCTAGCTAGGATGAGGATTCTAATTACAGGCGGTGCTGGTTTTCTTGGGCAGGAGTTGATAGCTAGCCTGGCCAAGACTCGCAGCAACCAGATTTTTATCCTGGATAGTTTTATGCACGGGTCATCTCTTGCGCAGAAATTCCCGAAGAGGAAGAATGTCCATCCCGCAGTCGTGGGTAACATTCGTAACTACTACGATATCTTCAGGGTCATTGATAGGGATAAGCCTGACGTCATCATTCACCTGGCCGCATTTGTAACGAGGCCAGAATCGGTGGATAATTTTCGAACGTGTGCTGAGACCAACTATGTGGGGATGGCTAATCTTTTAGATGCGTGTAGTGTGGTTAATACCAAACCTTCTAAGATAATCTTCGCTTCCTGTGAGGCCGCCCGTGATGCGGTATCGCATTACGGTATTTCAAAGCGGGGGAGTGAGGATCTCCTCCATCTTGTTGCGCCTCTGCTGGGCATAGAGCCGGTGTCGTTGAGGTTTTCTGAGATGTATGGTCTGAGCAAATCCTTTTCCTCCAACAGCATGATCAATTTCCTTACAGATGTCATGCTAACGGGGCGCGACGTCGCTCTTTATAACGTCAATCGTGTTCGCGACTTTATTCACGTGTCGGATGCTGTGCGTGCCACGGAATTGGTTGTTAATTCTAGGATAAAAGATCTCGGTATTTTGGATATTGGCACCGGGGTGGGTATGTCTATAAAGGATTTGGCCACCAAGATAAAAGAAGTCACTGAGTTCAAAGGTCAGCTCAAATTTCTAGAAGATAATAGGATAAAAGTTACCGACTCAGTGGCAGATACTACCCAAGCGACTGAACTCCTATGTTTTGAATGTGCCGCCGACTTTGAAACCGAATTGGCCGCAATGATCAAGAAAAGAAAAAGGGCATTAAAGTGATAGAGGATTGCAATTACGTCTATGTCGATGATGAGTATAAGGCCAAAGAGGCACTAGAGTATCTTTCAACTTTCTCCCGCCTAGGTTATGATGTGGAAACCACCGGATTGAAGGTGGTTGAGGGCATTGACAGGTTGCTTCTAATGCAGCTGGGTACCGAGGAGGTGGCTTATCTCTTCGATCCTCGTAAGATAGACGGTCGTCTTTTAGGGCCTATCTTGGAGGATCCTGGTATCCTTAAAATTGGACATAACCTTAAGTTCGATTATCAGGCTACCCGTAAGCAGTTGGGTATCCAACTGGATGGTATGTTTGATACTCAAATAGCCTACAGACTTCTAACCTCGGGTATTATAGATGACAATCGTGGTGGTTTTATTCCAATGGGGGAGAAGCATAAGAAGCAATTCCCTTATAAGAGTTTGGCATTCCTGGCGAAGAAGTTCCTAGGTATTAACATGGACAAGTCTGTCCGTACCAGCTTCATTAACCATCAATATCACAAGGAATTTACGCCCAAACAGTTGCAATACGCGGCAGATGATGTGCTTTTCTTACACCCGCTGGTGGATGTTCTTAGCGGCATGTTGATGCGTGAGGGTCTCATTGACACTGCTCTGTTGGAATTTGAATTTCTTCGGCCGAATTCAGAAATGGAACTCAATGGCGTTACCATCGACCAGGAACATTGGCGTAGAATCATACAAGAAGCTAAGGATCAGTCGGTAGTAATTAGTAAAGATATAACTACCATATTGGAGCCTTTCCAGGAGCAGAACACGCTCTTTGGCGCCTCCACGGTGAATATTTCCAGTAAGGATCAGTTATTAGATGCGTTTGACAAGTTAGGATATAGCTTGGAGAACACCGAGGAGAAGACCCTTCAGGATATAGATCACGACCTGGCCAGACTCCTTCTGGAGTGGAGAGGTTACGATAAGTTAGTCTCTACATATGGAGAGCCTGTTCTACAGAAGATTTCGCGCACCACGCACAGACTTCACGCTACGTTTCATCAGCTGGGAACTACAACTGGGCGTCTTAGTTCGGATAAACCTAATCTACAGAACATGCCTCAGGATAGGGAGGATGAGTTTGTAAAGATCTCTTTCCGCGAATGCTTCAAAGCGTTGCCGGGAAACAAGATTCTTACTGCGGATTATAGTCAGTGTGAGTTGCGCATCCTGGCGGAAGTCTCACAAGATCGACGCTTTATTGAAATTTTTGAGGGAGGAGGGGATCTCCATATCATTACAGCAAAGCAGGTGTTTGGATTTACTGACGCGGATCTAGATGTGTATAATGAAATTAAGAAAAAGGATCATCCGTCAGTTAATCTACTTGACTTGTACAGTGAATCTGACGTATCTATATATCGTAAGGTTTATGACTTCCGAAGCAAGACTAAGGTGATTAACTTCGGTATTGCTTATGGTCTCAGTGCGTGGTCTCTTGCGGGACGATTTAAGATTCCACAAGGTGAGGCTGAGGGGATTCTTGATGATTACTTCAATACGTATAGTGGTATTAAACGGTGGTTGGATCGCAATGGACATGAGTCTATCGCTCTCCGACACAGCAAAACCATAATCGGCCGAAAACGCTACTACACTCTTGCTGATCCGGAAGACGAGCAGATGTTCAGGCGTTCTAAGAACGCAACTCGCCGGGCAGGTAACAATGCTGTTATCCAAGGTACTAATGCGGACATTACCAAGGAGGCTCTTAACCGGCTCCAGAGAGTATATGATAAGATCAATGGCGCCAAGCTTTTATTTACCGTCCATGATGAAATCGTTTCAGAGGTACCTGATGATAGAGCAGAGGAAGTATCGGAGATCAAGGCTGAAGTCATGAGACAGGCGTTCCATCGCTTTGTCCGGACTGTTCCGGTTGGAAAGGATGATGGGGTAGAGGTTACTATCGCCGACCACTGGAGCAAATAGGAGGCGCATTTGGTTATAGCGATACTATTGAGTACCAGTAAGGAGACTTTTACATCTTTAGTCAGTGCTGCCCTGGAGGATAAACAGATTGATCCTCGTTTGGAGGGATATATTGTTGAGGTGTTATGTTCTAGCATTCATGCTACTTATGCAGATCCTAGATCTTTACGCCTTGACGACATGTTGAGACAGGGGTTGAACTCTAGTGGGAACATAAGGCATGAGTATTTAAGAGTAACTGGCGATCTGGCGCTCCTCGTGTCGGGTATTTTTCCAGATAGTTTTCATGCACGTAAAAGAAAGACTGCTTATACTTTAGGAGATTACATCGATATTGGAAGGGTAGCATATGACAGCATCGACTTGGGGGTATTCAAAGAGTTGGCGGAGATTTTCCCGCAAATTGTAGATTCTCTTAATGATATCAGCATAGACTTGAGGCTGACCAGTCGAGATATAAACAAATATAGAGAGAGAAGGAGATTCATAGATGCACGAACTACCACCAGGTAAGACTATTGTTATTAACGATTCCAGTTACGAAGTTTCCTGTGCATATACAGGTGTTGAGTTGACGGCTGGACTCAAGGGGGTAGATGATCTGGGAGTCTATGATGGAATGTTATTTGATTTTGGTTGGATCGCACCAATACAAATGACACCTGTAGGTTGTTTGATAGATCTGGATGTAGCATTCATTTCAAACGACGGATTGATAGAAGAAATCAAAGTGTTGAGTGCCTCAGATGGGGTAACACAGGCATCCACAAACCGCGCACGCTATGCACTAGAGGCCCCTGTTGGTTTTTTCGAACAGAATGGTATTAGTGTTGGCGATACTATAACCAATCTGTAAAAACTAACAGAATTACAAGGAGGCACCGCTGTACTATGGGTAAGTACACAGCTAAAACTTACTTCACTAATCCCGCTCACGAGTCTATTGCGGGTTCCCGTTATTACCTCAAAGACGACTCCGGTCTCCCGGTCGAGAAGGATATTTTTGAAACATTTAATCGTACAAATAACTATATTTATCAGAACGATGAGGACCACCGAAGAGCCCTCGCGCAGACCCTGTGCGAAGAGAAGAAGATCATGTACGCAGGACGTCCTCTTGCCCAAGCAGGTACGGGGATCAAGAACATGTTCAATTGTTTTGTCCTAGGTATTGGGGACAGCCGGGAGGAGATCTCTGAGGCCCAGCGGATTCACTTCCATATCCAGGCACATGGGGGAGGCACGGGGATCAACTTCTCCAGCTTGCGCCCGGCAGGCGCTTGGTGTAAGGGTGCCAATGCGCGCGCAAGTGGCCCTGAAGGTTTCATTACTTCTATGGGATACGCTTCCTCTAATATTCAGCAGGGAGGTAATCGTAGCGGCGCTAATATGGGTATTCTGAATGATACCCACCCCGGTCTTCTGAAGTTTATTACGAAGAAGTCCCGAGGCAATTGGGAGAATCTTCGCAAGTTTGCAGTGATCACCGATGAGAGTATGTTCGAGCAGTGGCAATGGACTAACCCCTATCCATGGCAGACATTCAATGTTTCTGTCGCTATTTCAGATAATTTTATGCGCCAGGTTAAGCGTCAGTCGAAGAAGCCGTGGAAGTTGAGTTGGGAAGAAAAGACCTGGGCGCTCTGGGATTATGAATTGACTATGTATGATCCCACAATGCCCGGCGTGGAGACTGTTATTCCCATTTCAGTGTGCGCGCCAGATGAAGAAATAGCACTACATGAGGCTACGAATGAGGTTCCTTTTAGGAATACTAAGCATCTAAAACTTGTCAAGAGTTCCTATCACCTTACCGCATATGAGTGGTTTAGACGTATCTGTACCAATGCATGGGAGGATGGGTGCCCTGGTATCTTTTTCGTAGATAGGGCACGTGCTTATCACAATGGGGAATATTTTAATCCGTTAGACGCAACCAATCCTTGTGCAGAGCAGGTTCTTCCACCATGGTCAGTGTGTTGCTTGTCCAGTCTTGTCCTTCCTGAGTTTGTAAATGAGGACGGTTCGGTGGATTGGGATGGGTTGAGGGAAGCAGTCTTTGTTTTGGTGCGTAGTCTTAACTGGATTACCCTTCTCAACGAGACTGGAGTTGAGAAGATTGATGAGAACACCCAGAAAGAGCGTCGCATAGGTTTGGGAACCATTGGTATGCACGAGGCGTTAATCCGCATGTCCATGCGCACCGATAAGGATTACATTTATAGTCAAGATTCTGGCCGCGGAATGGCTAAGAAGATTCTCAAGTTCATCAAGCACACAGCGTACGAAGCGTCCATTGATATGGCCAAAGAGATTGGTCCATTCCCAGCTTACGACTTCAAGAAGTTCAAGAAGAGTAAGTTCATCCAGCAGCTTCTCAAGGAGAGACCTGATCTGGAGAAGGAGTTAAAGACCCATGGTATTGCGAATGTCACTATCCTTACGCAAGCTCCTACGGGAACAACTGGAACTATTACCGGTTATTCTTCTGGGTGCGAGCCTTATTTTGCTATGGCGTATCAGCGGAATTCCAATATCGGAACTATTATGGATGGTTGCCCTTCATTTTTAGAATGGATGGAGACTCGCGGTATTGACTTTGCGGAATACAACCACGATTTCCGGGAACTAAGGCGACATAAGAGGGTGCCAAAGTACTTCGAGCAGGCTCAGGACATCAGCTGGCAAGACCACTTGGCGATGCAGGCGGTGTTTTCTGAGCAGGTTGATTCTAGTGTGAGTAAATGTTTAGCTGGGGGTACTTTGATCAATACTAATAGAGGAATTTTACCTATTGAGCAGTGCGGTAACGCACGCGGTGTTGATGTTTTTGGGGAACCGCTTCAGGATCTGATGGTTATAGATGAGAAGGGTATTCATCGTAAAGTACTTTCCCATTACAGTGCCGGTGAGAAAGATGCAACCAGTCTTGTTCTGCAAAACGGATCATCCATAACTGGCGCATCTGATTCTCATAAAGTAAAAACTATCGGGGGTTGGAAAACATTGGGTGATCTAGTTCCCGATGATTTGATATTTATCAACGACGATTTTGAGGTTTTTGATGTTGAGAATTCTCGTACAATAAATATAGATTTTGATAGGAAAACTAATGCGAACTTTATAAATTTACCGGATAAAATGTCGGTTTATCTAGCTAAACTTTTAGGAATGTTGGCTGCGGATGGTCATTTGGAGGAATCCACTGGTAAGGTTTCTTTATACGAAAAAGATTCAGGGAATGTGGGGAATTTCTACAACACACTCGCTGAAGATGTATTTGGCGTTATTCCAGAAGTTCATATAGATTCGCGGACGGGTGTGGTTGAGCACAGACTTACCTCTCGTGTATTAGTTAGATATCTTAGAGAATTGATTGGTTATAGGAGTGATGATAAGAGAGTTCCTGATCAGATTTTACAAGGAAGTTTTGCTGAAAAGAGACATTTTATCGAAGGACTTACTTTAGATGGTTATTTGCGGCCGGGAAGGGGTTTGGTTGTGTACGAAGGTAAATCCCAAGCACTGGCGTATCAAGTCGCAGAAATGCTTCGTTCTTTTGGAAAGCCCCGTGTTTATTGTGGTAAGAAACTAGTTAAGTCTCACGGCTATTACGTTCATTCCGTAATGGTTTCTGATGAACTAATGCAAACCATCACACCTTTAGAGTTACACAAATGTTCTCCCAAAGTTAATGGCGGTAGAGCACACCTGGTTGCATTCGAGCATGAAGATGTGTTCACACTGCCTATCAAATCGGACCATCCTCGTTATTCTGCTGTCCGTAATTTACGACAAAGAAGATCCCAACATTGTACTCGGGAATTGGCAGAAGAATTAGGATTAGAAATTTTGGGCAAGGTGATGAAGATTTCTTCAATAGAGAATTCAGGCAAAATCTCAATGTATGATGTGGAGGTTGAAGAATCACATAACTATCTTGTATCTGGTATAGTATCTCATAATACCATCAATCTCCCGCCTGAAGCGACTGTAGACGATATCATGGGTGCTTATATAGGTGCTTTCGATAGTAATATCAAATCCACCGCCGTATATCGGGACGGTTCCAAGACTCAGATCTTGGAGACCCTCAAGAATCCGTCCAAGAATCCAGGTTCCAGGCCAAAAACGGTGGTAACGATGAATGCCCCTGTACGGCCCGATGATCTGGATTGTGACATTCATACGGTTAGTGTAAAGGGCGAGAAGTGGAAGGTTTTGGTTGGTCTTCTCCATGGGAAACCCTATGAGGTTTTCTGTTTCCCGGAGGAACATATCGAAATATCCTCATCCCGCACAGGTGGTATGCTGAGGAGGAATGGGCACGGTAGATATAACCTCGTGATTGGTACAGGTGAGGACACCTGGACAATCAAAAACGTAGCTCAGCTCCTTCTGAATGATGAACATCGAATGGTCACCCGTCTCTTATCCACCAGTCTTAGACACGGGGCTCCACTCAACGCGCTGGTTTCCCAGCTCACGAAGTGTGATGGGGAGGTAACTGCGTTCAGTAAAGCGATCCTGCGGGTACTGAAGAAGTATATTACAGACGAAGAGTATTTAGAGGTTTCAAGATGCCGCTCCTGTCAGTCTAAGAAATTGATTATGGAGAGTGGTTGTGTGAAGTGCGCCGATTGCGGTCATAGCGGATGTGAGTGATGATGGTAAATAAGAAGAAGCGGAAATTGTCGAGAAAGTCGAAAGAAGATCGTTATAGAAAAAGGGAAAACCATAAGAGGCAGTTGAAGAAACAACAAAACCCCCCACCCTGGTCAGAAAAATGGTTTGGAGACAAAGTTTATTTGTATATAGATGATCCAAAAGATATATCAGATATTGGTAAAAGGCCTGATTTTCTAATAGAGACGAAAGAGAGTCAGTGGATACTGGCAGAACATAAAAAACGGACTACCTCTTACACAGAGTGGTGGTTACAAAATGTGATGGAAGAAGCTACTGGAAAATTTCTATCTCTGAGAACTTTACCAGATTTCTTAGATTCTAGTGACCTACCAGCAATTCTTATATTACTGATTTCACAAGATCTTGCAAAGGTTCAAATACGGGTGGCTGATAGTTTGAATAGTAAGGAGAATAATACTAACATAGATATTATTTGTCTTCTGGCCCCGGGGCAGAAAGGTTGGTCAAAGCAAGCTGTTTGTTTCTTTCGAAGAGATGATTTGGTAGCCACCAAAGCCGCCTTTGATTTTTTAGACTATCTGTATTATCTTACGACGGGTGAGTTACTTCCTGGCTTTATTCTGGTTTCAGAAGTGCGTGATTTAGAAATAGATAATGCTAGGATTATGCTATAATGGGGATAAATATCGGGGAGTAAAGGACGGTGCTATGATTTGGCACAGAAATTAACTCCAACAGTAAAATGTGAAATTTGTTTCAACAGATATAAATCATTACCCGGTCATCTAAAAACACATGACCTGAATTCAAAGAAATACAGGGAGCAGTTTCCCAACGCACCAGTTGTATCACCCTTGACAAGAAGGCGAATGCAGCTGTCTCGCTTGAGGTTTATCTTAAAGAAGAGAGGCAAGAAGCCAGAGAAGTATCTGACACCCAAAGCCCTCAAGCTTGCCATTGCTAATACAGGAAAGAAGCACTCTGAAGAAACCAAAGAGAAGATTCGACAGGCTCGATTGGGTTCGAAGCTTTCCGAAGAACACAAATTAGCCATCAGTGCCAGTTTGTTAGGACATGAGGTCAGTGACGCCACGAGACTTAAATTAAGTCAAGTCGTTGTTACCGACGAGCGGCGGAGGAGAATTTCAGAAGCCCAGTCTGGAGATAAAAGTAATTCTTGGAAGGGCGGACGCTCCCGACACCTCTACTTTGGTAAGGGTAAGTTTCGGCTGAAGAAAATCTTCGGTGATCCAATCAAATGTTTCTTCCCTGGTTGTGATAAAGTCGAAGGTAAGAACGTTAAGAGTGTGGATTGCCATCATTTAGACGGCAATCATGAAAATAATCCTTTGGATGGTTCTAATTGGCTTCCTTTGTGTAGGCGTCATCATATGCTTGCTGACGGCCGTCTCAAAAATGCCACAGAGAAAGAGGTGGAAGCGGCACGAAATGCGGCGACTCGCGCACACAAAGAACATATGAAGAACAACTACATAGGCGAAATTAAAACCTACCACGAGTAAGGTGTTCCTTGACAATGGGGGAAGTATAGTGTATGATTGGGACATGGAAGAGATGAAACCCCAAATTAAATCCAAGGATAGGGTAAGGGGACTGGCGGAAGTCTATACCGCCCCGCGAGAAGTTAATGCGATGTGTGATCTTATACCTTATTTAGACAATGCGTGGATAATGGTTACGTTGTACGGCGTGAGTGGGATCGGTTGATCAGGGATTTCGATAGAGTTAAGAATGCAGAGCAGGAAACTTTAGACGGTGCTTGACAACAGGGGATTGTCCCCTTATTATTGTCCTGTCATCATAGGAGTACAATAAATGTCTAAAAGAATCCCTTGCCCTGATCCTGAGTGCGAAGACGGTGTGGTTTATGTATGTAATGCTTATGCTGAAGATCCTCTGAAGCCTGAGCGTCGTCCGTGTGAGCTCTGTTTTGAAAACGGTTTTGTTTATACCGACAGCAATGACGCTGTCTTACTTAACTAAGGAATTTAATAGATGTCTGAAGCAGGAATTCCAATGCCGGTTGTTATCGAAAAGGATGGCAATAGTGAGAAAGCGTACGATATTTACTCAAGGTTATTGAGAGATAGGATTATAGTCCTAGGCACCCCAGTTAGCGATGCGATGGCCAATCTTATCATAGGTCAACTCCTCTTTTTGGAGAATGACGATCCCAACAAGGACATATTTATGTACATCAACTCACCTGGTGGGTCGGTGTCCGCAGGTCTTGGGATATATGATACGATGGAATACATCAAGCCCGACATTCATACTTTATGTGTTGGGTCTGCTGCTAGCATGGGGTGTTTTCTTTTGGCGGGAGGTACAAAAGGTAAGCGTTATTCTATGCCGAGAGCACGTATTATGATGCATCAGGTATCTGGCGGAGCGAAGGGCGATATTACCGATGTCCAGATCACGATGCGTGAGATGGAAACCGTTAATGAGATCTTGATGAAAGATTTAGCACTGAACACGGGTAAAACGGTGGAAGAGTGTAAATCCCTCTACGACAGAGACAAATGGATGTCTGCGGAGGAAGCAATGGAGTTTGGAATTGTTGATAAAATCCAGACTAAGAGTACGAGAGGATAAGATGCGTGATATAATCAAAACATTAGATACCAGAATCTCCGAGCTGGATGATGCTATAGAGGAGACGGAGGATACACTCGGTCGTCTGATTGCTAAACGTGAGATTTACGTAGAGCTCCGATCGGACGAGGCGGGGGAGGATGTTCCCACTCCCACAGTCGCTAAGAAGAAGAGAGGCAGGGGCCGCCCGCGGGGAGCAAAGAATAAGAAGAAAGCGTCTGAGCCCGCGGATGAGGTGGATTCTAAGAAGGATGCGCTGTGGGAGCAGGCACAGAATAGTTTACCTTTGGACAAAGTTACTTCTCCGGAAGAACAGGAGAGGGCAGTGCGGAGATTTAATCCCACTGCACGCCCGGCTGCTAATTATGGGGTAAAGTCGGGGACGCCGGAGCAGGTTCTGGGCGATCAGGGTGAGGATAGGAAGTCAAACGTTCATATAACGGTAGAGGATGAATAATGTCCAAGTTTGAAGGCGGAAATAAGGTTCGCTGTGTTGATTGTTCCAGGCTATCGGGTGCTGTATGTAGTGCTAAGGGGTCTAAGGTCTCAATCAAGAAGCGTAGGTCTTGCGGACGCTACGTCTTCGGGGGTGAGTTCGTTAATAGGTGCTCTGCTGATGCTGTCTATGTGCCCCATGTGGATCCCAAGACGCGCAGGCTGATGCGTAAGCTTATGAAAATGGGCGTTCTTCCTGATGGTCAGCAGAGTCCTGTACCTGCCCCTCCTTCGGGAGGATCTATCGAACCTCTTGTAGAAGTGGCAAATCCTGCGGCGTTCAAAACTACCGCAACGGCCCAGATACCGGTCGTCGCCCCTCTTGAGTCGGTAGGTGAGTCGGTGCATGGTCGTCCGGGTGAGGAGGAGATTGCCATCTGGACTCCTGAGGACAAAGAAGGTGAGTGATCAGGTTGTTATAGGTGTGGATGAAGTCGGCCGTGGTTGCTTGGCGGGGGATGTTTTCGCCGCCGCAGTCCTGGAACCGACAGAGCATTTTGATTGGTGGGGAGAAATCAGGGATAGTAAGAAATTATCTGCTAAGAAACGAGAGCATCTTGCGGAATTGATAATGGAGAACTGTGTTCATGATATTCAGGGAATAGGTGTCGGAGTAATTGATGACATTAACATACTCAACGCAGCCCTTTTGGCGATGAGAACCTCCGCACAGAATGTTTATAAGATGGCAGATTCTCCAGACAACACCTTAATACTTGTAGATGGTAATAGACCTCTTCAGGAACTTCCCCCTCACATAAGTCAAGAATGTATAAAAGGTGGGGATGATATAGTAAAATGTATTGGAGCTGCTAGTATTCTTGCGAAGGTTATCAGGGATAAATACATGAAGGATATGCATACGGATCACCCTCAGTATGGGTGGGACCGCAACAAGGGATACGGAACAGAAGAACACCGTCAGGCTATAATGGTACATGGGATTACCCCTTTACATCGTAAGACTTTCAGAGGAGTTGCAGAGTATGTTTGAGGAGTGTCGATTAGAAGGTAGTTTTACCCTTTCGTCCGGACTAGCGTCCAACGTCTTCTATGATTTTGATCTTCTTAGTATGCGAGAACACGCAGCGTATATAGAGCAGCTCCTCCGGCAGATGAAGCCGGTGTTTGATTGGGATAGTGTAGATTTCATTGTAGCCCCCGCCATAGGAGGGATTGTCCCTGCGACGTTTGTAGCGTTTGCTAAGGATAAGCCGTTGGTAATTGTTGATAAGGGAGACAATCTGCGCGGGCCGGAGTTCAGCACTGGTAATTATCTGATCATCGATGACGTTATCACCACCTTCGGGGCAGCCGACCGTGTGGTAGCTGCTCTTGGGAAGAAAAGCAATTGTTTAGGCATCGCTGCTTATATATTCAGAGGTAGTCGTGAGGACTTAAATAAGAAGGGCTTTGAAGCTTATTACCTTGCACGTAAGGAACAGGAGATCGCGCATGCCGGAACTCCCGGAAGTTGAAACTATAGTTCGTGATATCCGACCTGCTCTCATTGGTAAAATGATAAGTGGTCTGGTTATACGCCCCAAAGCTCAGTCTAGTTTGCTAAACGTAGATGCTCAGACGTTCTATGAGAATGTCATGACTCAAATCGTGGTAACTGTTGTTAGAAAGGGTAAGTATATCATTGTGCCCCTAGATAACAACTCAGTTATCGTCATGCACCTGGGCATGACAGGTAAGATTCTAGTTAGGGATGTACCTGATGTGTCTTTCGAGGATAGATTTACTGGCACAGGTTTTGTAGACAGACACACGCACTTTATATTGGAATTTTCTGATCCTTCGGGTGATTCTGCGGATGTAGAGATGCAGTTCAACGATGTGCGTCTCTTCGGGCATATATGGTTAGTCCCCGAAGTGGATGACATTGAGAATTTACAGGTTCCGGGTTTGAAAGATTTGGGGCCCGATGCCTTGGGTATTTCTATCCAGGAGTTTAGTGGTATTATGGGGACTAGGCGAGCTGTGAAGACCGTTCTTCTGGATCAGAAGAAGATTGCAGGTGTGGGCAATATCTATGCGGATGAGGCTTGCTTTTCAGCAGGTATTCACCCGACTAGGAAAGGCGAATCTCTCTCCAAAGAGGAACGAGCCAAGCTGTGGTTGGCAGTCAAGACTGTTCTGAAGGAGGGTTTGAAGTACCGAGGTTCTTCCGTGTCGGATTATACCGACGCTGCTGGACTAGAAGGTTCGTTTCAAAAGCATCACAAAGTATACCAAAAAACAGGACAGGAGTGTTCTTACTGCCAGGAGGTCATCAAGAAAATCAAGCTGAATGGTAGATCAACCCACTTCTGCCCAAGCTGTCAAAGCGAGGGAGAATAACTTTGGTAGATTATAAAAATGCATGGTCTACGGAGGAGAAGGTAATGGAACTCCTCAAAGACTCTAAGAAGTTGAAGAAGTACAAGCTATCCCTACATGAAAGTGACAAGTTTGGGGTAGATGTGGAGGCAACCGCTGAGGGCTATGAGGGATTTGCTATTGAAATTGAGAGTACTCAGGGCAGTAAGTGGCCTACCGCGGAACCCTACCCTCCTACCTGGAAGAAGGGGTTCTCGGTGCCTGCACGGAAGCATAAGTTCTTCGTTCGGCACCCCATGTCCCTGTTTGTTAAAGTAAATAGGGAGATGACAAGGGCTGCAGTGATTCCAATGTCGTATGTATTTTCATCAGAAAAGGATGGATATAAAAATCAAACATCAAGCCATTTTACATGTAATGATTTTTATCTCATTACCGATCCAGATCATCCGGCAATATGCTATTGTCCAATAGAGGATCTAGCGGAAGTTGTGAGTGAGCATTTTAAGCACATGGTGCAGCTTAAAAGAGTTAACGCAAAGTTTACAGACAAGAGACCAAAGTTTGGCTCTAAGGGAAGTAAAAAGGAGAATTAAAATGGTAAGTTTCAATGGACGACAGCGTAAGATTACCCTAGCTCGGGGTGTTTATACGATTCGAAAGGGGATTGGTTTCCTACAGGCGGGAGATTATGAGAGTGCTTTGCGGGAGTTCCGTAAGGTTTCTTCTTCCCGACATCCCAGAACCACTCGACTGGTTAGGGGTGTTGCCAATTTCTATGCATATAACGCTGAAAGATTCCGGAAGGAGAATAAGAAGGCACGTCTCGGCAATGCCCATCTTATTGATTTTTATGCCGGAAATAGTGGGGATGCCTGGTCTGATGTTGATATCGCGGCGGTACTAATAGCGCCGACGAATCACTTCACTACCAAGTTTCTTTCTCAGTTTCTAGGACGAACTGAGGAGGCTGTTCGGTTCCAGCGACGATATGCATTTGGCGCGACGCTTGCTAGTTGGAGGGGTGAGAGGGGTAATAAGTACACTCGATTCACCCAGACCCAGAAGATCACCCGCAAATTGGGTGTGTGATAACAGACTTGACTCGGAAATACCGAGTCCGGTCACAAGCTCTTCTACATTGAAGAGATGGAGGATTATAAAATGAATGAAGACGTCGATGTTCAGCCGACCGGTGTTCGGCTCGAGACCACAATGGATGTGTGTACCGCCATTCTGTTCGACGAGGATCTCGCCGAGGAGGTACGGGTTCAGAATGGATTTCCTGAGGGAATTACTCAGGATAGGATTGCGTTTATGTTCTTGCTTGGTAGGTTCCAGCAGTTTGCCACCACGGTATCGCTTCAGACTAACACACTTGCTCGAGAACTTGACGGTATGAAAAGGGATGAGAGTCTTATTGATGGATAATATAGTAAATGGTGATTCTCGGGATCTAAAAAGATATCCCAAAGGTCCCTATCACCTCACTATTACCTCACCTCCGTATTTTGTAGGGAAGAAATATGAGGAGGATTATTCTTACGAGGAATATATCCAACTCCTCAAGGACGTTCTCGCTAATGTGGTGGAAAACACAGTAGAGGGTGGGAAGATAGCAATCAATATCGCCGACATTGCTGCTTTTTCTAAGGTTTCGGGTATTATTGAGGAGAATATTGAGGTCAGTAGAATAATTGCTGATCACATGAAGGGGTTGAGTTGTCATCTTTTGTCCAGAATTATCTGGCACAAAGATGATCCGTGGCAGAACTCCCAACACGTTGGTTATCACGATGGAATTCCAGCCACCTATACGCGTGTGCTTCCCAACTGGGAATATATCTGGGTGTATTACAAAGGCGATAGCCCCAAGCGCCCTGATTTACCTATCCTAAACAAAGGGACGGAAGACGAGCGCGTTATGTCGGTGACTGATTCGATAAGTAAAGAAGATTGGAAGAAGTGGGCATCTGCTGTGTGGAATTTACGCAGTGTTTCCTCTAATAGGGATCACTCTGCTAAATTTCCTGAGGAGTTCGCTCGGCGATTGGTTTTACTTTATTCGGTGGAGGGGGACACGGTGTTTGATCCATTTCTTGGGAGTGGTACCACTGCCGTTGCTGCGTATAATGTTCGAAGAAAGTTTGCAGGGATAGAAAGAGATCCTAAATACTACGATCTGGCGTTGGAGAACATAGAAAAGGCGGTTAATGCTAATACAATTGCCCCCTCCTACGTGGCTCCGGATCGTTTTAGGCAGAACAAGCTTTACTAAATGAGAATAGGAGGTTATTTTGGTTCGTATTACAGATAAAACAGCAATCCTAAAGATTGCCAGACGTAAGAAGCGGGTGACCGCTCGTCAGGGGGAGGCCGACTATTGGACTCTTGAGGCGATGGTCAAGGAAGGTCTTCTACATAAAACTTTACCCACACATAAGAAGGCTTATGGGTGGCCTGTCTATATAATTACTAAAAAAGGCCTTCGAAGAATTGCAGCATGATAGTCGAGCTTACCACTTCTGGGCTTAGAAATTCAATTTTCAACGAGCGCAACATAAATATTGACATGACAGGTATTCCCGTCTCGGGAACCGAAATCATGTATGCGTTTGTTGGTATGGTTGATGGTGATAGGTCTAATTTTCATTCTGCAAACTTCACAATGACGTCGATGTCTACCCAGCCCATGGAGCTGGTGGCTTCCAATATTGGGGTAGGTGGGGAGCCGTTCCCTGCGGGTTTCATAATAGCATTGAAGGATCCCGCAGCTACAAGTGGTACAATAAGGTTGGAATTTGATAACCCCGTCGCGGTTATGAACGCGGCTGGTTTTGTATTTACAGGTATTGATACGGGTACGTCGTTCATTCCTCATGTAGGGCCTGTTATAAATACTCAGCGACCTGATTTTCTTATTTCAGACTCTACGATGGTTGTTCCTTCTGGATATTTAGTTGTAGATCTTTGTATGGCGCAGTCAAGCAATCACACGGCTCACCTATTGCCCAGTGGTTCCTTGTTTACTAGTCTCGACGCATCGCCCGTTAACATGCACAAGTTTAGTACAGCATATATGGTCACTGATTCTGGAGGCCCGGTGTCGTTAGGTCGGGAAGATTGTGGTGGCCCCTTCGCGGGAGTGTCGCTCACAGCTGTTGCTATTTCAGGAACTTCTTGACAATGGGGGATCATCCCCTTATCATTACTGATACTAGGAAAGGACACACATGTTTAGATTCCCATATCTCTCTATCGATATTGAAACTACCGGCGTGAAGATGCAGAAAGTGCATGTCCTCCAGCTCGCAGCCGTCTATGATAACGGCAAGGATCTGAAGGATCTACCTACCTTCAACCGGGTTATAAAGTGGCCCCGTATCGACTATTCTGAGCCCTACGCCATGAAACTAAACGCCAAGTTACTCGACCGGGCCGCTAGAAATGATGATGTTGTTTCTATTGATCAGGCACGAGTAGATTTTATTAAGTGGTTGGACAGGATACAACCTTCGGGGAGATTCACCCCTGCGGGTAAGAATGTTGCTGGATTTGACATCCAAATCCTGGAGAATCCGGTCAATAAATTTTTCTTCCGGCGATTCCTAAGAAGGACCCTAGATCCCGGTAGCATGTACCATGACGAGTTTGACCATATCCCCACCCTTGGTGAGATAAACAGGCTTACAGGACGACCTGAGGTCTCTCACGACGCATTAGATGATGCGTTTGATGTGGTGTATGCTATCCGTAGGAAGTGGGGAATGGGATGAGACTTGCATTGATTATACATGACGAGAGCGGAGCTTTAGAGGTTGCCTCTGTGGGTTGTGAGGACATTGTTGAAGGTTGTGGCCGTATGGGGTGGTGTGTAGGGCGGGCATTACAGATCTTTCGGGCAGGGCTTCCTGCCACAACCGCAACCTTGGGTGCAGAATCGAGCCAGGTTGAGTCCCTAGTTTTTACATTTGAACGTATGGGCGATTCGAGAGATATTCCTCCGACGGTCTCTTGTTAGGGAGTTTTGTATGTTTTATCGTGACTGTCAAAAATGTAAGAATAAAGGTTGGCTGGATGATGATATGGATCGTCCAGGGGCCAATTCTATTTGGCAGTATTGTATTTGTCGCCACGGAAAAAATCTTCGTAAAAAGCATGACGCCTTGAATGGAATAAAGCACCCCCGGTGGGTGTTCTGGAGATAGAAATGTCGGAAGAAAAAACAGGCATACAGGTTTACCAAGATGAAGAAGGTCATTACCATTACGATTTTGTGATAGACAAAGAACACATGGCTTTGATTAAAGAGGGTAAATTTACTCCCGAAGAGAGCGCCGCGTGGGAGAGGATTAGCAAAGCACCAGATGATTTCTTTAAGAAGGCATATGGACTCATGTTCATGCTTAATATGTTGCATGATGTGATGAATAGGAAGAATTAAAATGGCCACCCAGTTCCGTCTTTTTGGCTTACCAGACGTAGATCTTGCCGAGAATAAATACTGCGACTGCTGTCACGAACATCGACCACATAGTAGTTTCGATAGAGATCCGAACACGAACGATGAGTTCGACCATAGATGTAAGGATTGTAAAAGTAATCGCGCCCGGCTACATAAGTATGGACTTTCCCAGGATGATTATAACAGGATGGTCTGGGAACAAGAAGATAGTTGTGCTATTTGTTTAGATTCCACTAAGAAGTTAGTGATAGACCACGACCATAAAAGTGGGAAGGTCAGAGGCTTGCTTTGTGGTAATTGTAATTCTGGACTAGGATTTTTTGGAGATAGCCCAAGAAGATTACGAACCTCAATAGAGTATCTAAAGAAGTCAATGGATAAGAATCGACAGCGGGAAGGATTTTAGATATGGATAAATGGATTCGGTATGTAGTAGTTAGAACAGATTCAGAAGGTAAAGAAAAAATATCTGACGAGTTCAAAGATAAAGAAAAGGCTGAGAGAAAAGCAAAAGAAGTTGGTGGTGTGGTAAGGGAATATTATAGGGGTGCTGCGGGTTTTATTGCGAAGAATTAAGTAAGGAGAACAGGTTGTGTGTGACATCTTGGCAGAGTTTTATAATGTATCAATTCCTTGGGGATTGGGGGAGTTAAACATGCCCGAAGAAATGGGAACATGGGTCGCCATTTTTGTGGCGATATTATCTCTGATAGTAGCAATCATGTCTCTGAGCAGAAATTACCAGGCTCTTAAGTTGACTTCTCAGGCTTTTGAGTTGAATTCCCAGGCTCTTGAGTTGAGTGGATTAGTATTTTATTATCAGGCATACTTCGCTCTCTACGATCCAAAATCCACGCCGTCCCTACTCACTTGGGGCGTTTTTAAGAGAGCTGCTGATTATATTAAAAAATCAAAACGTGCATTAACATTAAAGAGACAATCCCCATCTGAATCTATGTGTTCCAAAGAAAAAGACCATCAACAATACATTGAATTGGAAATAATTCATCCGCGTCTTATGCAACTAGCAGAGATTTGTAATTATACAGTGGGTTGTAAACATCTCGGCGCTGGCCCCCTTCTATTTACGTTGGGGAGTGAAATTATTAACGTACGGGAATACGAAGATGCTATCAGCTACGTCTTAAAAAATCTTGATTTTTTTGATAGGGGGAATGACAGTTGGTCAGATGTTCGTATTGAGGAAAATTTGGGGAATTTGCTTTACAACCCGAAGTTATGTCTAAAGAGATGAAAATATGTAGAACCTGTACAAGAGAGTATAGGTACAAGATGGCTGTTATTCGGTCTCTTCTGACGACGGTATCAGCACGGGGGTTCGACACCCCCCTCCTCCACCAGAGTGTGTATAGTATTACTGGGGGAGAATTGGAATCGACTGGACGGAATAAGTAGAGAACGCAGCCCGAGGATTTAGGATGGCCTCGTTAAAAATCCTAAATGTTTCAATTGGCAAAACTAACTCTCTAGTAGAGTACGCAAGAGATTTGGCCGCGAAGGAATTCGGTTCTACCGAGACCCTCGTAGAGTCTTTTGCATTTGCAGCGTAAAGTACTGATACTACTATAACGTATGCGGGGGTCGCCCAGTCCCTGGCAACAGAATTCTGGGCATTTATTTCCAGAGGAATCTGGACAAAAAGGAGGAATCCAAAATGGAATTCGAAACAGAAGAAGAACGAACTAAGTATATAGACGGTGACCGCGACAAGAGAATTTTGTTGGAACTGTCGGAGACTGAGGTGGCGTTAGAGAAACTGGAAGATCTTTCCAAATCTATAAACACGAAGACCGAAAGGGTAACAGATTTCTATAAAGTCTTGGAGGACAAGCTCAGGGATTTTGAGGTTGGGTACCCTTTCATACTTAAAGAGGATACAGATCCTGCGACAGATAGTCAATACCGACTTTGTTTTCACGAGGATGCGACAGGGGCTTTATTTTTCTGGCGATTGGGATATTCTAAACTTAGTACTAATTGGTACATAGTTGCCCATCTTTTCCGGGTAGAGAAAAATGATCCAGATCGTATAGAAGGTCCTGAAATGAGACATGTTTGGTTGGAGGGGAGTACAGTACGTTTGACCCATGCTCCTCGGGATCTTAGGATTTCCGCAGCTCATCATGTGGGTGCTTTTGTTAGGAAGTTTTTGAATCAGGTGGAGTACAACGAAAGCAGTGTGGATTGTGCTCTAAAAAGAATTGAGAAGCTTGAATCTCTGGTAAGTTAGGATAGATGGGCCTGGCCCACCTGATTCCAACGGGCTATAAAGTCTGTTATGAGAAATGGAACTAGTCTTGGAGCGAGTGCGCCTTTGTTTGGTTGGCTGAACATTACTCAGGCTATTAGTTCCATTTGTATTTGGGCTGAGGATATGTCTGGAAACCCCCTTCGTTTCTTTCAGGGACTAGGATCAAGGTACTAGGTAGAACTTTTGAGGAGAAGTAAATGACTTATGAAATATCAGATAGAGACTCAGATTTAAAGATAAAAACTGTATTCTTTGTCTATGGACTTACTTTAGAGGGACATGTGTTGTTGGGCACCTTCGATGATTCGGTCGAAGCATATAATTTCGCCGCGAATAATTTAGGCGGGGTTGTGTTTCCCGGCACTGCGGTAAGACACACTCATTCCAAAGGAAAAGAGAACTAAATGACTGACATGCCTGACATGATAAATGGTATATTTGAATTCCTTGGGGCCTTTGCCGTCTTCGATCACTTCAGGCAGGTATGTAAAGATAAGATGGTGGCGGGCGTGTCTAAGTATGCTACGGTTTTCTTTACATCCTGGGGTGCTTGGAATCTATACTACTACTCACACCTGGAGCAGTCATGGTCTTGGTGGGGAGGCTTACTTCTTTTCATCGGCAATTTATTTTGGGTCGGCGGAATAGTTTATTACACTAAATACCCCGGAGGTCAGAGATTCCTATGACAATAGAAGATTTCAGCAGCGCGCATACCGACGAATACACTATAAGTTATTGGTATTGGGAGGAGGCATGGCGTCTCGCGTTGCCCACCAAAGAAGACCCTAAGACTTTTGAATGGGTGGGGCAGAGATTTGCTACGAAAGAGGACGCATTTGCAGCTGTTATGGGTAGGTAGAAATCATGAATAAGTTCCTGGAATATCTCAAAGACGAGGGCTATATACCCTACGAGGATTTGGAAAATATACCCGGCTCTGGTTGGGTAAGTCATAAGAATTGCCCGAAGACATCAACCATGCACCCACACCACGATAGGGTACTGGACGAGGAGATTATGCCTGGTATAGTTGTCGCTATGTGTTGGGGCTGCGGTGGTAAAATGGTTGATCCCGATGCCATGGATCGGATCCGTGCGCAAGGTAAGCCTGTAGAGACCCCGGGCGTTAGTTGTTGGTGGATTTGCCAATTATAGAGGAGAATTAAAATGAAACCTGATGCATACACGGTGGGTAATCCCGTCGCCTACGAACAATATTTTGATGAAGATCCTAACCCTCGGAAAGCTATAGGGGGGATTGTTTATCTCACGCGGGAAGAGGCGGAAGACGTTGTTAAGGATGGAATCCTGCCCCCGGAATGGTTCGACGGTAAAATACTCCCCGGTAAGGTCTATGGATTGCTATGTGATCCCGATTCGGATGTTCAAGACTTCGATGGGGAATTATGCCTAACCGTACCTGCTGACTTGGTGAGGGTTTGAGGATGAGATGGTCACTGTTTTTGAAACTAGCATGCCTTATCTTCTTAATAACCCTTCCAGTTAGTGCGGAAGGTCCTGGTAGAAGAGTTACTGCCAGGCCTACCCTTAGAATAACCACAGGAAATACAGGGCCTGGGATTATTTTCCACGATCCCCGAGGCCCTCGTAGGAAGGTGCGCGATTGCTTCCCCTACTCCTGTAAAGGCATAGGCGTGGAGCAGACTAATCCTAATCCCCGCACTGACTTACAGAAACCTGCTTGCTATTACGGGACGGACAACGTATTATTCTTTGAGAAGGAAGGAAGTAACTGCTCATATATCGAACCGTTGAGCGCAAATGAATTACGTGTCGAAAAGAGAAGACAAGAATGGCTCCTTAAACGGAAACGCACGAACTCGCTCAGGCGATTACGCTTGGGTGACGGGGAGATAAGTCCTGGAATGACTATAAACTCACCCTGGTACCGCGGAGTCTTGAGCAGACTATAAACTCAGGCTGGTCGGGGATTAACATCCCGGGTTTGTAAGAACCTAAAACTTACTGGTGGAGAGCGGCGGAAACATCCGCCCGCCCCGCTGCCCAGGTCTTTATGGTCTGGGTAGCACATGGAGGAAACAATGGACATAAACTTAAGATGCGATGCGTGTAATTCAGCGACCCCGGTTTCTTATGATCAACTTTATGCCATATGGAAACAGGGTTACGACGAGATGCCTGATGACAGGAGAGAGAAGATATTTCTCACCGCCGAAATCCGATGTGTGTGTGGGAACCATAAGAAGTTTGATGGGCCTATGTTCCAATATACTTTTGGCGAAGTTTTCTATGAACTCCTGTCCCTAGAGTAATAGTCATTACCCCGCACTGCCTATAGGTTTTGCGGGGATAACTCCCTCCAAGGAGGCTGACGTACTATAATGCCTAAAAATAGAACCCGAAGTCGTAACAATAGTGGTAGCAGATCTGGCAAAGAAAATAACACCCCAGTTAAGGAACGCACCTTTGCTAAACTGAAAAAAATAGTTCCTCGTAATGAAAACCAGGCAGCGTACCTGGATGCGGTGGAGAACAACAGCATTGTAATCACATCAGGACCTGCAGGTACAGGTAAAACATACCTAGCGGTTTATGAGGCGTTGGGTCATCTGTGGTCTAAGCAAGTCAAGAGGATTATTATAGCCAGACCCGCAGTAGAGGCGGGGGGTGAGAAGCTTGGCTTTCTGCCCGGAGACATTCAGGAGAAACTTAACCCCTATTTGCGTCCGATCTTTGATTCCCTCCATAGCATAGCGTCTGTGGAGATTGTTAACGAAAAGTTGGAGAAGGATTACATAGAGATTGCGCCTCTGGCGTTTATGCGTGGTCGTACATTTGATGATTGCTTTGTTATCATTGATGAGGCACAGAACGCCACTTTTGATCAACTAGTTATGGCGGTTACTCGCGTAGGTGAGAACTGTAAGATGGTTATCAACGGTGATCCTTACCAGTCCGATCTTGCGAAGGGTAGGTTGGGGGGCTTAGGTGCACTCCAGGAAGTGCTTCAGGAAGTAGATGATGTGGCTGTGATCAATTTTCAGACTGAAGATGTGGTACGGAGTGAGATAGTTATCAACATTCTACGGGCCCTTGATAAGTACGAGGCTGCTAAAAAAAGTGATTAAATGGAGTTGTGGGCTTGACTTACATCCTCCCCCATCATATGATTGGTGGGTAATTAAGGAGATACAAATGTCAGAATTCAAAGGGGTAAGCGCCCGTGAAGAAGTTCTTCCTGAGATTAAGCATTTCGATGGGGTCGGAGAACTTGCAGTAGGGGGTAGTGTTTCAGGCGGTGATTATAGCCGTATGCTATTTATTTGTGATATTCTACGCAACGATCCCGTAGTTAATTCCTATCTACTTGCCAACAAGTTAAAGCTCACCGATCGTGTGACGAAGACAAAGATTTTTCCCCGCGAAGGTATGGCTCTTCCAGAAGGCGAGACATATACTGAGCCGGAGCAGGGGACAGAGACAGTGCAGGAGAATTCATAATGTCAATTAGCGATCAGGCAAAAGAGGTTATCCAAAGACCCCTAGACCCTTCAAGGGTTAAGCAACGACAGGGTGGTCATGGAATGACCTTCGATTACATCGGAACAGAGCACGCGATTCAGCTTCTAAACGAAGCATTCGACTATGCTTGGGATACTACGATAATTAAGCACGAAATCTTTGACGGCCTGGCTGTCGCTTTGGTTGAGTTGAAGGTGTGGGACTCGCAGGGTAGTCCTATAGTTAAGCAGCAGTTTGGTTCCTGCAACATTAACAAAGGTGTTGATACAGGTGCCGCCCTGAAGGGAGCTGCCAGTGATGGGTTGAAGAAGTGTGCAAGTCAGTTGGGTGTGGCTCTTGAGCTTTATCTGGACGACGTGCCTGCTCCGTTCACCCCTCCAACTCGTCGCCCCTCGACGACCGCTGCGTCTAAACCGTCTCCGCTCCCGCTCGCCCCGCCGCCTCGCCCAACTCCGCCGTCGCGCCCCCCAGCGCCCGCAGATCCGCCCGCACAGCCGTTTGCAGGCGGGCCTCCACGTCCAACAGTCCCTGCCCCCGCTGCCGTGCAGAGGCCCTCTCCTCCAGCCCCACCGCAAGCCGTGCAGCGCCCTGCTCCACCACCCCGCCCGCCGGCAGCGGTAGCCGCGAGCACCTCGAGCGAGCGTCCTAATCCTTTTGAGGATCCTAATTCTAAAAAGGGTATTACTTCTACTCAGAAGGGTGCGTTGGAGAGTCTTGCGGAGAAGAGAGGTAAGAATCAACCGGACATGATCCAACTAGCGCCCGGTATTGTGGATGATCTAGGTGCCCCCAAGCAGGTATTTGAAGAGTTAACCCATGCAGAAGCGATCAAAGTAATAAGGGCTGCATCTAACCTCTAGGGAAAGGGAAATATCAAATGTCCAAAGCTTATGTTACACATAAGGTATTTTTGGAGTCTGCGGATTTCCATGTCATGATCCTCGAATACCCTGATGGGGATGTAAATGATAAGTTATCGTTGCTCTCCCCCGATAAGGGACTCATGTATCGGGTGTTTTATGAGGATTTTGTGCTAGGAACTTGCATGGCAAATTCCTCACCTTTTTTCTACCACCTTCGCAGGAGAAAAGAACTCTATACGAGGGTCGAAGAGATTAGGGCCGAAGCGTTGTCGTTGGTCTATAAGTATTGTCCGGCGTTTTTGCCGGAGAATATCATGATAAATGATAACAATGTAATGAAGATCGAAGCCACTGTGCGGGAGGATGAGGATGCTCGTCCCCTCACCAGTAATTCTCTATGGGATCAGGACCCTCCGCTTTCCGACTTCGGCCCTGCGGTTATTACCCGCGCGCCGGATGCGGTAGAGGGGCCTAGGAATCCCTTCTTTGATGATGATGAGATCGGCTCTTTAGATGGTCCCCAGGACGAATCACCTCCCGATAACCCCTTCAGGGATAGCCCGGGCGGGGGCGGTGGGGGCAAAGACGATGTGCCCTATGAGCTGATTGGACACCGTTGGAAGAAGATAGGTGTGGGATTGAACATTCGTCAGTATGAAGCAGACGAAGATACCGCATCATTGCTGTTGGGAGGTACGCCATTTGAGACCATTAGCGGCTATCATCTTCTGATAGTACATCTGTGCATCGAAGACTTTGCTGATATCTTCCATCTGTTGGATACTATGGGCGTTACGCAGCACACTAAGCCCGCTAAGCTGGTACAGGAGCTGTATGAAATCGCTATAGATTATAATCCGTTTCTCAAGTTGGAGAATGTCGATCTGAAGAAGATCCGTGCAGATTTCAAGGATAGACAGCGATCTAAGACTAAGAACAATAGAAGAATGTCAGCGGCGGGGAATGAAGAGAGCCAGTCTGCGTCTTCTAAAAGAAAGAGATTTGAGGATGTTCCTAAGGAAACCCTACTTAATCTTTCCGACAAGTTGAAGAAGCACATTGTTGGTCAGGATGAGGCTATAGAGATGGTGACAGATGCTATCCAGCGAGCTTCGGTGGGACTTAAACGTGACCACGAGCCCCTAGGTTGCTTCCTGCTTACCGGTAATACAGGTGTAGGTAAGACCGAGGCTGCGAAGGCTCTCGCTGAGGTTCTGGACGCACATCTTGTGCGGATAGATTGTCAGGAATACCAGCAGTCTCATGAGGTAGCCAAACTAACTGGTTCCCCTCCTGGGTATGTGGGGTATGATGAGGGTGGTCATCTGACTAAGGAAGTATCTAAGAATCCTTTCTCGGTTGTTCTCTTTGACGAGATCGAGAAGGCACATGGTAATTTTCACGAGCGCATCCTCCAGATCCTCGATGATGGTGTTCTTACGGAGAGTAAGGGGGGTAAGAAAGTTTCCTTCAAGCAGTGCTTCATTATCATGACCTCGAACATCGGCGTTAAGGAAGTAGATAATGTAGGCAAGACTATGGGGTTTGGTGGGGAGCACGAGGCGGACGAGACCAAGACTACCAAGGCACGCTCGGCCGCACTGAAGAAGAAGTTCAAACCGGAGTTCTTGAACCGGGTTGATGATGTGATTCATTTCCGATTGCTGGAGCGTGGAGATTACATGCACATTCTGGATATTCTCCTCGCCGAGATCAACGAGCAGGTCAAGAAATCCCGAGGGTTGGTTCTTACTTTCAATCTGGGTGCCAAAAACTTCCTCTTAGATCGAGGCATCGACAAGAAGTTCGGCGCTCGCCCGATGCGAAGGGCAGTAAAGAAGTTCCTTAACACCCCCCTTGCCAAGGCGATCTTGGGAGAGGACGTTGGTGCGGGGTCGAAGGTAACAGTTAGTCTGTCCAAAGATAAGAAAGGCTTGTCATTCAGGCAGACTACTAAAAAGAAAGTATCAGATGCAGTTCCTGACGTCAGCAAGTAGTCCTGTTCGTATAGAGTTGGGGTCTGGCCCGCACGGAGAGCCCGGATATTACCACGTTGATGCTGTAAAGGTGGGTAATGTTGATAGGGAGTCAGACGTTCGTAATCTGGATTGGATATCAGACAACGAGGTGGATGATCTTTACTCTGCCCATACGGTTGAACATTTCTCCTACACAGAGGTGGGCGCTGTCCTTAGGGAGTGGTATAGAGTTTTGAAACCAAGTGGAATCATTAGGCTCAAGATGCCTGATTTGGACTTTTTATGTCACGCTTATGTAGATGGGACTCATTCCACTGAAGAGACCATGATCGCGTTGTTTGGAGGATTTTCCGATTACCCTGGCGGTCCCGATGGTTGGGAGAAGATCTCCGGCAACCCTGACTGGGAGAGGGATTGTATGCCAGACGGTGAAGTCCCCCACCCAGGGCAGTACACAGAGTGGGGAGCGCACAAGGCTATGTACACGTTCGAGTCTTTTAAGCCTCGCATGGAGCGAGCAGGATTCAAGAACGTGCGTAGGGTCGTAGAGAATGACTGGGAGCTTCATGTCACAGGAACAAAATAGCATAAGCGGTTGTGTTGCTGCCAGGAACTCTGTAAAGTTTGGGTATCCTTTGCGCCAGTGTGTGGAAGCGTTGCTTCCTGTCTGCGATGAAGTGGTATTGTCATATGACCCTACGACGGACGATGGTACCCGCGAGTTAGCTCTCCAGCTCCGCGATGAGTTGGGTATAGTTCTATTCGAATCTCCCTGGAACATGGATAACATGAAGAAGGGCTTGGAGATAGGACACCAGAGTCAAGTTGCTGTAGATGCATGTAGTCCTGATACTGAGTGGAGACTATGTGTTCAGCAGGATGAGGCATTTCATGAAGATGATGCGAAAATGATTCGGGAGGCTGTTAGGTATGCCGCCTGGGTGGATACACTTCGAGCCGCCCTGCTGAAACCGAGGACCCCCGCGATTAAGGAACATTTAGTTGAGAAATATTTAGCAGAGTTCGGCCGCATCACGGGTTTTGATTTTTGGCGTCCTTATTTCTACGGAAATATACACACTATCCGTAAGGATTGGACGGTTGAAATTACCCGATTGACTCGGAAAGATTGTTATACCTACGATGGTTTTGATGGCCAGAATTGTAGATCTGTGATACAGAATTGTCGAAACGTTCCGATGAGTGAAATTGAATTGGGGGATTTTCCTGTACCGGAGGAGTTGTACGTTCTTCTCCCTGAATTCATCCGCCCGCCCACCGCGCAGTCTCCCACTCTGCCAGATATTACAAATACCAATGTTTGGCTGTATCATTACTCGCGTATCGGTGATCCGGAGGTTATTGCCCGTAGAGTACGTAATGTAGATAGTTTTTTCCACGCGGAAGAAAATCTACCCAAGGAATCAGAATTACCTCCCTACGATTTTACTACTAGGGAGTATGACAGTTACGCTTTTACAGAGAACCCCAAGGAAACGGACAGCGACCTGCTGACCTACCAAGGTACCCACCCTTTGCCTTTTGCGGAACTATATCAGGAGTTTGAATAATAGAAAAGGCAATTCACAGGAGAATGAGAAATGACAAACAAAGTTACTATTATTTCCGCCTGCGAGAAGCGTCCTGATCCGGACTTCGAGCCCATGGCCAAAAGGCTTGTGTATTCTATCAGAACCAACGGGGGTAGGTATAAAGATGTTCCTATTGTAATGTGGTATGCCAGGGATCACTCCCCCTCACAAATAACCCAGGACTGGCTAACTAACGCAGGGTGTAAGGTAGTGGGGGGAGAACCCCTAGGAAATGGGTGTGAGCGTGTCGGTAACAAAATCATAGCAGCCAGCACCCCGGTGTCAACCGAATTTGCTCTGTGGATAGATACCGATATGTATGTCTTGGATACTGAGAAGTTTGAAGCTCTCTTGGACAAACAGGTGGACATAGCAGCAGTAGGCCCAGAACGTGAGTTTCAACGTTGGGCCGGGTCAGAACATGTCCACATTTGGAAACAGCTTTACGAACATGTGGGAGTTACTCCTCCGGAGGAGAAGTTTAAGGAGGGGATGGGGGAAGGAGATGCCTTTCAGAACGAGATAAGAGGGAAGTCCTGCACCTTTTATTACAACTCTGCGTTGGTTTTTTTCAGGAATGGTCGGGGGTTTTCAGAAGCTTGGCTAGATATAGCTAAGAAGATCCGCAACAGCGGGATTGAGCAGTGTCCTCACAATTTTACACAGACTGCGTTAACTATCGCCGCGGTAAAAACAGCAGATACCTACGAACAACTACCTTCCGCATACAATGCGTACTGGTCAATGTACAAAGAGAGTGCATTTGACGCTGCTATATTACATTACCAAGGTAACGAGGAGGCTATTAAAGCTAAGATGGGTGATGATCCTCGCGTAAAGTGGGATGTTTAATGGATAAAGGTAGCTTCGATCAGATATTTAACGAGGAATTGGGGGGAATGGGTGCTAAGATTGCTCAAGATCCCCAAGAGCTGTGGCCAGTAGTTGAAAGGTTGAACATTCTCCGACCTACACGTACCCTGGAAATAGGAGTACAGTACGGGGGGACTACTCGTTTCTGGCAATTACTTACTTCTGAGAGGGTGGTGTCCCTAGATTTAGATCATACCCAGCTTACGGTTGATTTCCCCGAAGCACCTGTTCCTTTATTCATACAAGGGGATTCTACTAGTCAGGAAATCATAGAAAAAGTGAGAGAATATGCACCCTATGACTTCCTCTGGATAGATGGGGGGCACACTCAGGAAATTGCAAGAGCGGATTGGGACAATTATTCCCCAATGGTTCGTCCCGGTGGTTTGGTAGGGGTGCACGATGTGAAGGCTCCGAGGACAGGACCTGAGATACTGGTTAGAGAACTTTCGAAAGCAGGATTTCATTGTGAGTTATTTATTGGCGGTAAGGGTACCGCTTTGATCAGGCTCCCGGAGTAAATTATGGAAGATAATATTAGACCTTTTATTCCTTATGACGCATATGATTGGCTCGTTGGCTTTGTGAAACCAAACATGAGAATCTTTGAGTATGGCTCTGGAAAGTCAACTCTGTGGTTCGGGAAGAATGCGGGAGAAGTGGTGGCAGTCGATAGAATGCCGCATTGTTACGAAGCATGTGCTAGAGAGTTGGCAGAACACGACATTAAAAACGTAGAGTACGTGCTGAAAGCAGACATTGGTGGAAAATTTGACATTGCAGGCTACTCCAAACTGATTCATGAATATGAGGGTCAATTTGATCTCGTTTTCGTAGACGGACACTTTCGTAGAGAGTGTATGGAGGAGTGTTACGCCAAAGCTAAGTATGCGATCTTTATGGATAACACAGACAGCCCCGGCCATATGGACGCTTACAACACCATGGGGTCTTGGGCCGGTGGAGATATCCTTGACTTTTATAGTTACGGATTAAATCCCTACACCGGTAAGGAGATGATGGATCCCAATAATCCGTCTCTCCCGATGAAGTGGGCGGCCTCGGTGTTTTTGAAAACAGGCGGTAAAGGATTGGTATGATGGTAGGTAATACCTTGGTAGACACAGAGGCACTAGTTACCCCCCATATAATGTGGGAGACTAGTGTGGGGGCGCCTTTGGTTATAGCATTTACCGGACATGCCCGTGGGTTAAATGAGTTGGCAAACTTTGAATTCGTTAAGGCTACTAGTGGGTCCGCACATTCAAAGATCTTTATACGGGATCCCTATATGGCGTATTATCATTTAGGGATAGATGCTAATATTCTTAATGCACACGACCTTCTTGCGTGCCTAAGAGAGTTAATCACCACGATGCGCCCTTCGCGTATAACTTGTGTGGGGGTTTCTGCAGGAGGCTACGGGTCAATACTATTTGGGCACTGGTTGAAGGTCGATTCCGTGCATGCTTTTGGTCCCCAGGTTATTTTGTACGAAGACTGGGGGAGAGAGCACGATGATCCCACAATTTACAAATGTAAACAGCTGCACACCGCAACCATAGCACCTGAAAATGATTTTCGTGATCTGAAGGAGGTCATAAAGGACTATAATGGGAAGACAGTGTATAAAGTTCACATCGGGGAGGACTGCCAGCAGGATTTGAATCATGCAAATCATATAGCCTCGTGCCCTGGAGTGGAGGTAGTGCGCTATCCGTGCGACTCTCACGCGTGTGCTTCCCAAATGCTAAGAGCTAGAGGTACGCTCGGCCAGGTTATTTTATCATAATGAAGGGGGTTATTACACCATGAGTGTTGATTTTAAAGAGTGGGGACGAATGCCTCCCGACTCACCACATCCACATAAAGATAATCCAGACGTGCCTTACAGTACGCGTTGGGTTAGGTTTGATAAGGGCCATTATGTCACGCGACCTTACTTCAAATATTCGACAAGTAAATGGGATGCTTCTATTATAGATGTATACGAAGTGCTGTTTGATCCGTTCAAACACGAACCTATTAAAGTTTTAGAACTTGGGGTATATTATGGTGCGTCCATGGAATATTTCCAAGACTTTTTTACCCATTCAGACACCAAGATTATTGGTGTAGATCATAATAGATATGAAGGACAGTCCGATTTTGATCCAGCAGCCCTTTCCAAAGTTATCTATGAAATAGCAGATCAGAGGGATCGACCTGCTATGAAAGCTATTGCGAAGAAGCACGGGCCTTTCGATATCGTTATAGATGATGGTAACCACGATGCGGATGCTTGCCAGTTTAGTTTTGAAGATTTTTGGCCGTTTGTGAAAGATGGTGGGTTTTACATAATTGAAGATACCGCCCCCGCCGCTATCGGTGCCGATCTGCTGAATGAGATCGTGTCTACCCGACAAGGTAAAGGATTTACTACTCATCACGGCACCAGAGGGTTTGGGCCAGAGGCAAGTGTGCACGGGTTGACGGTACTGAAGAAAACGCAAAATTTGATAACCGGATTAGATGAGGATTTATTAGTATGAAGATAGCCGTTTGTAGTTATGGGCCTGAGCAGCACCATATAAATGCCTATGGGGGTTTGGAGGTGCGTTTTGCCGTGAATTGGGCTCAGTTTTTAGCAGGAGAGGGTCACGAGGTTTATTTCTTTGATCCTCATGGTGTAGGGGTTGATGAGAGATTCGACTTGGCCATCGATTGTATGATGGAGCGCTGTGATAATGTCAAAGCGCGTAAGCATATTCACACCAGTTTTAGTACTACCTCACTGGGTGCGGATGTTGTGCAGTCTAGTGATTGTTACCAGGCGGGTGATTTTATTTATGGTAGTCCTTATCGAGTAGATTACTTGAAGAGTCTTACTATGGCTTCTTCTGGGGGGTACAAGCACATCCCGGCGTTTATGCCCATACCCTATCTAGACTCCTGGCTCCCTCCCATGGAAAGCGGATTCAATCGTACAGAAATCTCCTGGACTAACAAGGGAAACTTCAATCCCGAATTCGGTGTGGATTGCAACCCTCATTTTGTATACAATGGTATTAACACACTGAAGGCCTTAGTAAAGCTAAATCAGAAAGCTGACTTCAAAGTAACCTTTGTACTGGACTCTCTGATTAGAAGCGCAAGGAAGGATCATAGCTGGCAGATAGAGGAATTGATCGGACAGCTCAAGAATGTAGATCGTTTGGAAATATTACCCTGGACTGAGGTGGTAAAATTACTTTCTCGATGTAAGCTGAACACCCATGCTGGGGGTCTAACTTCTTCCGTAAATGAGGCGATTTTTACTCACTCTGTGCCGGTTACCCCAACAAACTTTGTCCATATGGACACGGTGGGGTTGATTCCCCACGCAAAGGAAGCCACCGCCGAAGAGATATATGACATCTACGAGAGGTTGTGGTTCGATGAGGGGTTTTACGTACAGGTATATGATGCGTTTCAGGATCATTTTAGAGATCACAGGACGGCGGGCGTCCGTAAAGCCTGGAATAGTTTAGTTCAGCAATTAGAACTGGAGTAGATATGTTTTTAGATTTTGATAAACCTTTGGCAACCGATCAGTTCATCAGTATCGTTGTGTTGTCGTACATGAGACCCGACCATACTAGAAATCTATTAGAATCTATTCACCAATATGCAGACATGCCCTTCGAAATTATTGTTAATGAGGACGCAAGTCCGAGAGAGTTGAGAAATCAGATTTATCAGATGCATGAGATGACCAGTACTTGTATTTTTAACACAGGTATTAACATGGGGTTCTCGGCTTCTGCTAACAAGGCGGTTTCACTGGCCAATAGTGACTACATTCTATTCTTAAACAATGATACATTAATTACGAGACCGTGTTTTAAACAGATTAAAGAAGTTTTGGACATCCCCTATGTTGGAACGGCTACGGCCGGCATGCAACGCACCGAAGCTTTGTCGGAAAATGTATTGTTGGTTAAGGCGGGTGACCATGTCCTGGGATTGGGATCTAATCCTCAAGCCCCGGGTTATTTTTCTTTCCGCAAAGAAAGGTGGTTGGAGAATGATGGTTTCCCCCAGGTATATAATAATGGCGGGGACATCTCATTTATTTACAGTCTTCTTCAGCGGGGTTATTTTAGTGCCACTTTTTTCCAAGACGGGCCCGATGCTATAAGAAACATTGATAGGGAGGAGAACTTCGTCAATTCTACAGGACAGGCCAGTCCTTACGACCAGTCTTATCCTCATATATTCGGAGTACCCGACGACGCATATAAGGTAGCGTCTATAGAACGTAAGAATAGAAGATACCCTCTTTCCCACGATCAGTATCTGGAAGAGCACGGTATCCACAACATAGGTTCTTGGAATAAGTATTTCGACGCCGCTAAGCTTGGGGATGGTGGGTATGATTGGTCTAAGTTAGAAGTTTTTGGTCAGTCCATCTGGCGAGACCTGGTGGATAAACACATTGATGCATACAGGGGTAATTCGTAATGGATAAGAGAAGATTTGATTTATTGTGTAATACAGTAGCGCGCAACGACTGGGACGGTAACGGTAAGGAAACTTATGGATGGTGGGCCCAGCAAGATGAGAGAGAGTTGTGGTGGATATTGGAGAAGCTGGTAGCGATCAAGCCAAAGAAGGTTGTGGAGATTGGCTCAGCCCATGGAGGAACTTTGTTCTTTTGGGATCAGGTCGTGGGCGAGGGGGGTACTACCTTGAGCGTTGATATGTGGGAACACCATGGTATTACTTTAGACTTCTCGAATAGTGTGTCAGAAGTTTTAATGTTGAAGGGAGACTCTCACGATCCTGAGATATTCAAAATGATCTCAGATAGAATGGAGGGTAGTATTGATTTTCTATTTATCGACGGAGATCATACCTACGAGGGGGCCAAGCAGGATTATGAAACATATGGCCCTCTGGTAAGGCCGGGAGGTCTGGTCGCGTTTCATGATGTAGTCTATGAGACTGAGATTCAGGTTCGCAGGTTCTTTTTGGAAATCGAAGAGCCAAAAGACTCGATAGAACTAACTCACGGCATAGGGGTGGTTTATAAATGAGTGTAACCCGGGAAGACTTGGATCAGATTTGGAATACAATGCCCATTGGTAATTTTATGGATGAGATAGTGGGGTTGATGTCCCATGTGAATGCTTTGAGTCCCTTGAATGTCATTCTTGAGGTAGGTGTTGGGTTCGGAGGAAGCCTCAGGTTGTGGGAGAAGTCAGTTCCTGTGGGCGGATTGGTTATTGCTTTGGATGATTCACCTAAGACCGTTGGTCGCTTGACTGGTAATATTCCAACACATCAGCTTCAGGCTGATTCCAAGGGATGGTATTCAGATTGGGAGGTGGAGTTCCAGAAAGGTAATGTTGTCAAGATGGTAAGTGACAGGGACATTTATCTAGTGCTTGGGGATAGTTGTTCTTTAGAAACTAAGAGTGTTGTGGAAGGTATTTTGAATGGCCGCCAAATAGATTTCATTTTTCATGACGGACAACACTATGGGCCTACTCCCGTAAGAGACTACGGTAACTTCCAGCACTATTTTCGTGACGGGGGTCTTCTATGCGTTGCTGATGTTTATACTATGGACAACGAGAACTGTGGGTGTCAGGAGCTTTACCGAGAATTACCTGAGCCTAAGATGGGGTGCAGTGTTCCCTACAGGCAGGGCATGGCTCTGTGGAATAAACCAGCGGGATATGTACTTGACGCTGAAGAAATAATAAAAAGGAAGGGCTTAGTATGAAAATAGCAGTTCATGCGGGAGGACACGGGGGCGGTTTGGATGCCCCAGGCCGAGGCGAAACTAGATGGGGGTTGCATTGGAACCACATCCTTAGAAAAAATGGATACGAAAGTGAGAATGTGTCCGGACACTACATGCGCTCTGACCATGACCTGCACCTACTGTGCGGTCTCAACCAGAACGAGTGTGATCCGGAGGTAAAACACATACATATGTATTGTGGTATTCCTTCTAAGGAAACCATAGCTCCCTTCCCTTGTTACCAGAATAATAATTGTGTAATTGCTTCAATGTACTATGATTATTACGAAAGATTGCGTGATATGGGTGAGGAGGTTGGGTATTTGGGAGTGCCTATGTCCATTCCCTTTAGTGACGATATGATTGACAAAGACCTCACTGATGTGCCCTTCGACAGAACAGAGATAACTTGGGCGGCTAAAGAGATCTGGTGCCCTGAGCTAGGAGCCCGGTGTGAGCGTGTTCCTAGAATCGGCATGTACTTTTTGAAGGCAATAGAGGCTTTAGATAAGAAAGCTGATTTTACTTTCAACCTGGTCCAGCCTTCGGAGCGCGGCTGTCAGATAAAAAAGGCTCCCCAGCAGGCTCAGGAAATATTTAGTCGTATAAGTTCGGTCAGAGAAGTCAAAGCACCTAGATTTTCAGGAATACTAGATGTGATGTCCTCCTCTAAGCTATCATTAGGCGTTGCCGGCGCAGTGGCTAGCACGGTTGATGCTCTTTTTTGTAGAGCCCTCCCCCTCGCGCACTCATCTATGGGGTTGGCTTACTGCGTTGCGGGTACGGATATGTGTTTGCCGGATCCGGGAGTTACCACAGAAGATCAGGTAGTAGAGTTGATGGAGAGATTTTGGCTGGACAGAGATTTTTACAACCAGGCGTGGGATAGATACCAAGATCGTTTCTTCGGACACAGGGAACCTCAGGCAATCAAGGCCTTTGAGAAGATCCTGGAACAAATGGAGGTTTTACAATAAAATGAATCGAGAAGAGTTTGACGCTATATATAATTCTCCCGCACGTAACAGCTACGATAGGAGGCAGCAGTGGTGTGGTCATTGGCTACTGACGCACAAAGAGGAATTTTTTACTCTTATTAGTGAGCTTCAGGTTCTAGATCCTGATAAAATTCTAGAAATAGGGGCCAATCACGGTGGGAGTGCTGTCTTTTGGGACAATGTTGCAGGCCCCGGAGGGCAGGTTGTTACTTTAGATACACCTGAGTTGGTAGCCAACCACCACCCTGTTTCTATGCTGGATGAGAACTATGGCAATTACTTGGCCCGGTCTGTATCAAATCTTACTCTATTGCTTAGTAATTCCGGTTACCCGGAAACTCTGGATAAGGTCAAAGAATTATTCGGCGGGCCCATAGATTTTCTATTCATCGACGGTGACCACGGCTACCTGCCTGTTAAAAGAGATTACGAGATGTACAGTCCCTTGGTTCGTCCGGGAGGAATAATCGCTTTTGATGATGTCGTATTCTGTCCTAATGATGTAGGCCGTTTCTGGGAAGAATTAGAGGGAAATAAGAAGATGCTTCCTGTCCCAAAGGGCGGGCGTGGCATCGGACTACTTTACGTATAGGGCTTGATGCATGCAAAGCAAATCTATAACACTTATAACTCCGCCCTCCCCGTTCCTTCTAGATGAGAGGGTCTTTGTTAGTCTGGGTATTTTGAAAGTGGCCGCTGTCTTGAAGGAGGCAGGCCATTTTGTGAGTTTCCTAGATCTTTCAGGGGTAAGTAATTACATTGAGTCTTTGAAGGGCTACTTACCCACAAGTGAATCTACTATAGTGGGGGTGACTGCTACTACTCCACAACTACCCGCAGCAATTGACATGGTTGCCACGATTAGAAAGTTCCGCCCGGACGTGAAGATCATACTGGGCGGGCCGCACGTGACGCTGGCCCTAGCTGCATTCAAATTGGAACAGAGAAAGAAGATCATAGGAGGTCGTGCTTTCCACGCTAAGGAGAAATTAGAGAGCATGGTTGATGTTTTGTGTCCCGGAGATGGAGAGTTTTCTGTTCTCCGTGCAATCGAGGATGATTCCCCTACTATTGTGGATGGAGATGATCCTAAGACTGGGTTGTTTATGAGCAATAAACAATACGACAGCACTCCTTATCCCGCGAGGGAGCTGGTCAGTATGTCTTCTTACAATTATACTATCGAAGACCACAGCGCTACCAGTCTGATCGCCCAGTTGGGGTGTCCTTTCACCTGCGGATTCTGTGGAGGAAGAAACAGCAAGGCCCTTCGTGTGATTAGAACAAGAACCACAGAGTCTGTTGTCAAGGAGATAGAATTCCTACACGACACTTACGGATACACCGGTTTCATGTTCTATGATGACGAGTTGAATGTTAATCCGAACATGATTGAGTTGATGAATAGTATCTCAGATCTTCAGGATCGACGGGGTGTAGATTTCAGACTCAGAGGTTTTGTAAAATCAGAACTTTTCAATGCGGAGCAAGCGGTAGCTCTGTATAGAGCGGGATTTAGATGGCTCCTGTGTGGGTATGAGGGTGCATCTCCTAGGATCTTGAAGAACATCAAGAAGAGGGCCACGTTGGAAGACAACACCCGCTGTGTTGAGGTGGCTAAGGATAACAACCTGAAGGTCAAGGCGCTTATGTCTGTGGGACATCCTGGAGAAAGCGAGGAGTCCATAACCGCAGTACATGATTGGCTTTTGGAGGTGCAGCCTGAGGATTTTGATTGTACCGTCATCACAACCTATCCCGGCACTCCCTACTATGATGAGGCAGTTCCCTCAGACAAGGCGGCCGATGGTGGGGTAATTTTTACATATACGCAGCCCCAAACAGGTGATAGACTTCACTCTTGGGATATAGACTACACGGTAACTGCTGATTATTACAAAGGTGATCCTGAGGGAGGTTATAAATCATTTGTCTTTACAGATTACTTGAGTTCTAAGGAGATCGTCAAGCTAAGAGATTGGGTAGAGGACGATGTCCGGAATAAACTCAACATTCCTTTCAACCCAGGTGCTCCCGCACTTAGATACGAGCACTCAATGGGTCAGGGTTTGCCTGATTTTATTCTCAAACACGGGAAGGAAAGCCAAACTATATGTCATTGAATACTTCGTTGCGCGATCAGATATTTTTCTACATCCAAAGTAACCCCGGTTCGTGTCGAACTGAGGTGAGGGATGCACTGAAGCTTCAGAACAATGTATCAGGGCCGGCTATCAAGGAGTTGGTAGATAGGGAGATGGTGATCGAGGGCGCGGATAAGATATCCATCACCACTAATAAACCAGGCAAGTCCCTATATGTGGCGGCTGAGTGGAAAGAAATGCTCGACGCACAAAATAAACTTTTCGAATAGGTTATAATCAATGAGCTACCTACATCTTGATGGGGACGCAGGTGCGTACGTGGTGGCTTCTGGCTACAAAGGCGTCTCAGGTGTGGGTAGAAGTGCTGACGGGTACGAACCCCGCTCCATGGCTTTCTGGGTTCGTTCTACTCAGAGTGGTATCGCCAGTTCTATTATGTATTGGGGTGATGGTTTTACCCCAGAAGCAGAGGACGGCTATCAGAATCGTATTAGATTGAGTCGCGGAGGTAAGGTTCAGCTCTTCAGTAAGTCTTCCTATCGCGAGACGTCGTCCGGCATTCTTGATGGGGAATGGCACCACCTTGTATTTACTTATGAGGGAGGTGCGCGGTATCTAAGGCAGGATGAGGGCAGAGATCGGGTTCGTAATTTTGCTGATGCTAAGATCTACCTGGACGGTGAGGATAACTCAGGCGTTCAGTGGGAAGATGGAATCACTGATGTCTTTACCCCCGCAGAGCACGATGTGGTTATTGGCGCACGTCCTCTTCTCTCCGGTACCCTTACAGATTTCTTCGAAGGAGATCTGGATGACATTGCTATTTGGCGTACTGTGATTACCCCTACAACAATTTCAGGCATATACAATGGGGGTGTTCGCGGCGGTGTGGATTTCAAGAACCTTCCCGACGCCCATAAACTACAGCTTTGGTTTAGTATGGATGATCCGTCGGACACAGCTCCTAACGGATCTCTGATAGATCAGGCGGTGGGTTCTACATTTCCATTCCCCGGACTTGGAATTACCTTTTCCGGGACCAGCATTGTACCATAAATAGGAGAAAGACATGAGTATTACGGAGAGCCAGGCTAGATGGGACACTTACTTTTTGACCATGGCCTATTTTGTGGCGCAGAAATCTAAAGACCCCAGCACCCAGTGCGGTACGGTCATTGTAGGAGCTGACAAGGAGATTTTAACCACAGGGTATAACGGACTACCTAGAGGTGTAAATGATGACCTCCCAGAGCGAAATGAGCGTCCTGAGAAGTACTCCTGGTATGAGCACGGGGAGAGAAATGCAATATACAATGCAGCCCGAGTTGGCACTGCGTTGAAGGGTGCCACAGCGTACATCACGGGGTGCCCCTGTTGTGATTGTGCTCGATCGCTCATCCAGTCTGGCATTATCAGATGTGTTTGGGATCAGGGTAATATGTTCGAAGTTGATCCGGAAAGAGCGGCACGTTGGAAGGAATCCACAGATAGAACTTTGCTTATGTTTCAGGAATGTGGCATGGTCGTGGATCTTATAAAGGATTTCGAAAAAATGTCTTTCTAAAAGGAAGGTAGCCTATGATATGGCGAGACAGAAATGGAGTAATCCACATGAGTGATGGGGAACGTGCGAAGCAGAAAGAATCCGAATTTCCTATTTGTCCTGAGTGCGGTAGTAATGTGATCGAGGAGCAAACAAGGGGTTATTTCAAGATGGATCCTCCTCACGATCATAATCCTAACCAAAGGTGGTGCTATGGTTGTGGGTATAAGTGGTATCAACCGTGTCCAGAGTGCGGGGAGGTGTATGATGTTTGAGAGGGGGAGTACGCACCTGATCGAGCAGGATGAGATTTATGTCCTGACCCCAGAGGAACATCAGGTGGGTCCTTTTGGCCCTATGCACCGGGGATGTAAGAGTCCTTATGGGGACAAGCTTATTATCGGATTCAATCCCATCATCTATACGTACCGGGGTCACGATAAAGCATGGTGCGCCTACTGCCATTGCTTTGTTTCAGACGAATGTCAGGAGTGGTTAGATAATGTGTGATATCGGACGCTGCAAACAACCTCCAGTGATCCAGTACGCAGCATTTGGCCCCAACCGCAGCAGGGTCGTGGAAGTTTGTGATAAACATTGGGGACAGCACTGTGATGAGGTTGATAAATTTGACCTGAGATCTTATTTTTATCCTAAGGATATGTGTAAATGAAAGGGGCTTTTGACTTTTGGGACGAGAACGCGTTCCTGGAATATCAGAATGACGACGTACGTATTTATGATATGGATGGCCAGAAATATCTATTCATTGATCAGACTATGTACGCAAGTACCACCGAGCGTTCTTGGTACGTCAAGCATGTAATGCCGTACGCCATTGGCAGGTGTTTAGAAATTGGCCTGGGACTGGGTGTCGCGTCTAAGGCCATCCTGGCGCGTAAAGAAGCCTCTCACCTTCTTACCATTGAAGCCAATGATGCGGTGATTGAGGCATTCGGACGCCCTCTTCGTGGCCATACCATTCTTCATATGGATATTTATAAATGGGTCGAGCATCTAGTAGATGTTGGGGGTATCTATGACTTCATTTTTGTAGATCACTACACCCTGGAGGACGAGGAGACCATCCTTGACTTGGAAGAACTTGCGGTTAGATTGAAGTTGCTTCTGAAGTCTGAAGGGAAGATGGTTTTTTGGATCGACGAGAATGCACCAGAAGAAGATCAGAAATCAATTAGAGATTTATGGATTACCTAGAAAGGATTTATGTCGGCTAGATACCAGAAGATTAGCTGGCATTCCGGAGGTACTATTCAATGAAAGAAAAAGAACTAGACGAATTTGATGCACGCCTAGAGCGTGCGTCGGAGCGACTTCAAGCAGTAGCTCAGGGACGAGTCTATGTCGTAGGTACCAAGATTCTATATCAAGGTAAGTTCGGCGTAGTAACAGACCTCAATCAGGGATCTGTTGATCCTACAGCGAGTACCGTAGATATTAGATTAGACGATGGTAAAACCGTTGAGAATGTCAAGGTATCTTCAGCAGCACTTGAATTGTTCCGACCCTAGGAGTTATTATATGGTAAGAGGCGTAACATTTACACCTTCCGAAGATGATTTTATCGCCAGCAATGCTGAAAATAAGACTGCCCGTGAGCTCTTTGAGATTCACGAGGACTTGCGCGAGGACATGATGTGGTGCCAGCGTTCAGTCAAGAGTCTTGCCCGTCGAGTCGAGCGTCTGAGGGAGACAGGCAAGGTAGGCAAAAGAGATGAAGACACCCGCAGGAAGGCTTATTACGGACGAGTCAATAAGAATATTCGAGGGGAGTAATTGTGGATATCGCACTAAGTATATTGGCTGTGGTATTGCTCGCGGGTTTTCTCTGGGCAATACGCGAGCTGCAGATTACCCGCGCACAGAGGCGTGAGTTCAAAGTGTTGTTTGAGATGGGCGACTCGGAGTACAAGAAGTCTCAGGATAAGATTCAGGAGCTCCTCCGGTCCGCCAGCGAAAAAGATCTAACTGTTGATCGTGCGACACACGCACTAACAGCAGCAGGTGAGCAGCTTATCGACCGTAATGGTACTATTACTGCATTGGATGAGAAGTTACGCTTCGCCGAAGATCAATATAATAAATTGCTAGGGCAAAAGATATCCTCAGAGGTGCGTACGGGATTGGTGGCGGAGCAGATGGCTCCTTTTCTGTCGGGTTACCCATGTGACCCCGCAACCGCACGATTCATTGGTGCCCCTATTGATTTTGTTCATTTCGATGGGGACCTAATAACCTTTGTTGAGGTCAAATCTGGTAAGTCCCAGCTTAGTAAAAAGCAGAGACAGATTCGAGACCTAATACAAGCCGGTAAGGTAGCTTTCACACTCTACAGAATCAAGGGGGATGCGCCTCCCAAAAAGGATGACGATAATGGCGATAACGGAACCAGTTAAGGCCAGTTTTGTACTGGTAAAAGTAGACGAGTCTGTCTGGGACGTGGTGATTATGGCTGATGTTGAAGTTCTTAGGGCGTTCTCGGATGTTTATGGCGCACATTTCATAGAGGAATCTGTTTTCGATGACCGTCCGGTTGCCATAGTTCCAGATTTCCCTAATGAATTACACGCAGAGTCTTGGAAAGAATATTGGATTGTAGCTCTGAATGATCCAGAAAATGCATGTAAGACATGCACCACTGTCAATGAGTTGTTTCGTAAGATAGAGGTAGCGCGTCAGGAATAAAAAAAGTCACTAACGAATTGAAATCGCGGCAATAGCGCGCGCGCACCCCAAAAAAAAAGGAGCCCCCAAGGGCTCCTTTTTTTTATCTATATATATATATCTTGGAAGAATAAGAAGTTCCAGGATCTAAGATCTAAGATCGTCTCATGGGCGTATCTTCTCTGAAGATACGCTTTTTTTGTGCTTACTGAAAGTTCCCTGAAAGAAGAACCTCTCGATACGACCTAAGATGAAGAGCGTAAGGGTTGCCCCTATGGCTATGACTAACCCGAATAGGGGGAAGCCTAAGCCTATAATCATTCCGATTGCGGCCACGAACCATATTGTGGCGGCGGTGGTGCTGCCTACTACATTTAGTCCTGATTTGAGGATGACCCCACCTCCTAGAAATCCCACCCCATTGACTACCTGGGCTGCTATTCTACTGGGGTCCATTGTGGCGGGTGCCCCGGCTAAATGCCAGGACAGGATTGATGCGAGGGTGAATAGTGCGGAGCCTGAGCAGATGAAGATGTTAGTCCTCAATCCCGCTGGCTTCGACGCATGTTCTCTTTCTAATCCGATGAGTGCTCCGCAGAAGAGAGATACTGAGAGTCGGATGAAAGCATTGTGTTGTAGTAATAGGTCCATCTCTTGAGAGAATGCCCCTACAAGTAGTTCATACATAGTTCATCCCGGAGCCTCGGGGGAAGTAGTTTCTCCCCCCAGGGGCTCCTATCTTTTAGGATACCGAAGATGTAAGAGGAAGCTCTTCGCCCTCTTCCATCTCCAAGCTCTCCGCACCTGCTGCGGGAACTTCTTCCAAGATTGGACCAGGATTAGTCGGGTCTTCTTCCACCACCCCAGAGACGTCATCATCTGCGAGCCCTACATAGCCCCGCTTGGAAGTGTCGAACTGGTCGGCATCTCTAACTGCCCGGAGAAAATGATTGTACGTCCACTTTCCCGCTACGAGGAGGTCGCGTTCTATTGCGGCCTCGTATAGGATTCGGGATGCGAGGGGACTTCCAAGCTCACCAAGAATTGCTTTGGCTACCTTAAGATAATTACTCACAGAATTTCTTTCATTCATTTTGTTGCTCCTTTTCAATGGCTGTGCCTACATTTTAGGCTCAGTATAAATATACGTTATTATCCCCTAGTTGTCAAAATTTCTTTTATGTAGTATGTTTCCTCATTATAATTCGTAGAGGTGTTCCTCGAGCAGCGCTGCCCCGGCGGTTTCGGCTAACACATACCCTGGTTCTGCCACCGGCATCTTCTTCATTTTCCGAATAAGCTTGCCCTTCTTAGTCCTGGTCGGAGGTTTCCAGGGAACTTCGTCTTCCGTGTAGCATGCCCATTGTGGGTACATAGATGCGAAGTGGGTGCCACATTCTTGTCCTTGTCTAAGCAGTTCTTTGATGATCGCTGCTTTTACCCCTTCTCGTTTTCCCCCGCGATTAGGAGAGGTCATCACTTTGTAGGGAATGATGTCGAAGGTTGTATATTTAGCACTCAGCCGGAGGACTGCGTATCCTCTTCTTTTTGCCGCGGAACGAAATCCCTTACAGACTTGTACAGTATTCAGCATGGACATGTAGTCATTTTTACTGACGGCGTCTGTGAAGAAGTAGACGTGGAGACCTCCTTTTGTTTCGTAGATGGTGGCGTCGCTTAGTCTGAACTTTTTTTGTAGGAGTTTGATATCCTTTTTTACCCGGGTCTTTATGTGCTGACCGTCGAAGTCGAACATTGGGAGATGGACTGTTTCACCGCCCCGCTGAATTTGACTGGTGATGCCGATGCAGAAGTTTCGCCAATTGGTAATCTTACCCCTCTTGGCGTGGATGGTTACGAAGAATCTTGCCAGTAGTTCTTTTACGTTGTGGAAAGTGCAGCCACCTATGTCGCCTATCTCTTCACTATTGTAATCACCCATCATGTTGTGTTTGCGGGGGTAATATACCAGTTTTATCTTTCGAAGTACACGTAACCATTCGCCCGTCGTTTTTAGTTTTGTTGGTTCTATGATCTCCGCGGGGAATCCACTCCAATTAGCGTCTATGGGGCTAAAGGGCATACTAGTTTTCCTTTAGTTTCCCCAAAGTCCTGAGGATCCGGTCGGCATAACGCCTACATGTGTCTGAGTTATCGTCTGCCAGGCTGGGAGTGGAGTTCACTTCTAATACGTGGGGACTCTTACTCCTAACGTGGTACATCACATCCACGGCACCGAAATCCATTTTCAATGCTGCGATAGACTCCTTGGCTGCTCTTCTTACCACGTTTAGTTCTTCTTCCCGCCGGTTTTGGGGGCCGAGAAAAGTCCAACCAAAGTTGTGATTTTTCTGCGGCTCATTGGGGTTTGGCTTACCCTCTCCTGTCCATACCTTTTCGGAGATCTTTACCGACACGAAGTCAGCAACCTCGCGACCCTCTTTCCCCATGTGCTTCGCTTTGACGAATGTATGAACACGATACTCCCGAGTCCTTGGAATGAATTGCATGAAGTGGGTTGCCCCGTTCCTGACAGCCTGGTTTACGTCCCGCATGTTCTTGCAATACCAAAATCCATTACCCTTGGAGTGGTAGCTTGTCCTTCCTACCACCGGGAATCCTGATTCTGGAATGTCGGCGGCCTTGAGGTAAAGTTTGGGGGCAGCTACGCCCTGTTCTTCAAATATCTTCCGTGCGGCTTTCTTATTAGACGCAGCTTTGACCATATCCCTATTGTTCAAAAAAGTAGAACTTAAAGTAAACTCGTCTGTGGTTCCTAAATTGACTACGAACTCGGGTTCTCCCGACCTCGCCACCAGTTTCTTCAGTCGTCCGGGGTAACCCCCCGCTACTTGACCGTCGTGTAGTTCTGCAAGTTGTTTCCGAAGTGAACGTCCGGAATGACAGCCTGAGCCCTTATATAATACATATATCATTGTTGAACTCCGTTTCTAAGGAACATTTCCAAGTATCCCCTACTCTGGGGTAGGTCCTTGTTGATTGCCGAGAGATCTAATCTCTTACCTTCCGCACTTACTTTGACTAATTGCTTCCAAGGGTATGGGCCACAAAGCCTTTATCGAAAACCCCAACGCTAAGATACTCCACCCGCCTTAAGTTTCCACCGCTCTTTTCTGTCTCTTAAGTTGACAGAGTTAATTGGTTTTCACTTAACACGGAGGTCCGTCTTTTCCATAAACAAGGCAGCTTCACAGTTAGTTCAGTCCCATCAGTCTAAGCTTCTTCGCTATGATGGGAGATTACCTTCCCTAACTATGGCACATCCGAGGGTAGTATACGGACTAAACCAGTTCTATCTCGTAAAAAAAATATTGTCGGAGGACACTACTCCCCCGACCCGAGAGTACCCTCTTCCCCGCCAGGCAGTGATGTTGGCGAACCAAATTTGCGTGGTAGGAAAGAAGTATGGTTCTGAAGTCCCGGCAGGAAGCTTCCCAGTTCAAGACTGGGTTACATTGATCCCCACAAGGTCGCACATTAGCCATTCTTCGCAGAAGTAGAAAACCAGAAATCCGTCATCATTCCAGTCTCTTCCGTACTTTTGTTGCTAGGTCACATCCACCTCCGCTTTCAGCTCCCACACCACACCCTCTTGAACGCAAGTCAAGCATTCGCTTTGGGTTGGTGGTTGCTATACTCACTAATCCGGCTTCAGTTCAATAGTTCCGCAAGTGTTTCCAAGACTTTCCTTCAGACCGATTCCCCCGTCAACCAGGTTTTTTACTTTAACTAGTACATCAATAGAATTACACTCCTACTGGGAATTAGTAGTTCTCAGTGGCTCACCGTAATCTTATAAACAGATCCGATTGAACGTACCCACTCTAATATAGGGTAGCACGCTGTCTGGAATTGTTATTTAGATTAACGGGCACCTACTGGAGTTAGTGTAGGTGCTAAAACGGAAGAGGTAACACTCCTCCGCAAAAGATACTGGAGTGGGGGCAACGATTCGAACGTTGCTAAATACGCTTCTTACAGACACGCGCGCTTCAGCCCCATACATCAGGGCTTAATGCATAGAGAACGGCCGTAGGTCACCTTGGCGAAATGTTTCTGGCCGAGGAACACCGGGTTCGTTCTTGTATGTCTGTAAGAAGTGATGAAGTATTGGATAATGAATTCAGATTCGGGGAGGAAATGTGATCTGGCCACATGAACTCTTATCTGAACCCCGGGGGAAAACTTTCACTTTTTCCCAAGATCCAAGGTCAACACACGTACCGTTTTAATCCAGGTATAAACTACCCCACAGTACTATAGAAAGACAGGAGCCGTTAGATAGTTCAGAAAAGATCTCCGAACCGTGATCCAACGATGTCTTCCGACTTAAGGTCAAATACGATTGAGCCCGGGTTCTGAGTTCGCAGCGTTCTTCCCATCCAGCTTCCCTTCAGGGTAACTACTGCGAGACAGGTCGGGGAGGCCCGCACCGCTTTCGAGGCGTTGGCGCCCCTACTTTGGATATTGGGCCTGGGGAGTAAGGTTGTCGAGGAATCTTGACATCAAAAGTCGGAGCAAGAGAATAGATGAATTCCAAAAGCACCAGTAGGGCAGGTTATGTGGCTACTTGCCTGCTGCCTTTCCCATCTTTTGGTATCTAAACTCAGCCCTATTTTACTCACAGAGAGAGGATCTCCTATGTGACAACCAGGATCGAATTTGACCCCGACGTTCGCCTCCGTCAGGACGGGAGCCGAACGCAAAAAGCCCACACTGTGCTATTAGTGTGGGCTTTTCTACTAAACGGCGCGGGTTTAGGTCAGTGCCCCGCCACTTACGTGCTACTTAACACCGTTTAGACATTAGAACCATTACCGCACTCACAACCGGAACATCCTGTGGAACGAGGATTGATGACCTCGAAGCCAGATCCTTCGCTTGTGTTGTGAAATTCTAGGACGCTGCCCTTCAGCATCGCAGAGGATTTCTGGTCTACCATGACAACCATTCCATTTGGATAAGTAAAAACCTCATCCCCTTCCTTGGGATTGTCCCATCCTATTCTATACTGCAAGTTATTACAGCTCCCCGCTACTGCCTCCACTCTCAGACCCGCAGGTGCTTCTGATTCTCTTGCCAGCAGTTCCTTAGCTTGTACTTGAGCTGACTCGGTTAGTTTGATCACTTCCATTTTCTTCCTCCTCTAGGAACAATCCGGCAAGACGGAAAAGGTCGTCCCTGTTGTTTAGTTCCGGAGCTTCCTCCACCGCGTCAAACAGGTGGGCAATTACCTTACCCACTACAGGACCCGTAGCGATCACGAATCGTTCTATGAGATCTCGACCATTGATCTTCAAGTCCCGAAGGCTGTGGGCTCCTGAGCTTTCATACACTTCTCGAAGTCGCCCCTGAAAGTCTCTCTGTTTGATGGTTACGGGGAGGTGTACTTTCAGTTGGTTTCCCATTCGATCCGCCATCCTGAGTAGGAACTGGGGGTGGTTTTCGAGATCGTCCAGGTCTGCCCGGGTGAGTCCGATGTTCCGAATGAACCTTCGCACAGCCTTATCGGTCCACTCTCGATCGTATTTATATTGATGCATTCGTACTAACGCAATCACCGCGTCGGTGAACTTCTTTGGGAACTTCAATCGGCACATGAAAGCGTAAGTCAGCTTACAGGATGCCATCTCGTGGTTATGGAACGAGACGTCGTTTGGGCCATCACCTCCCGGGCGCACTTCCCGCGTAGGAACCTTTCCCAAATCGTGGCAAAGTGCTGCGAACCTAACATCTAACCTGTCAGTCAGGGAGCAAGCTGCGTCTGCCGCTGTGATGCTGTGTTCGAAGACTGGGTACGAGTGGTACTTGGGGTTTTGACCGCAGCCTGTACATGCGTGTAGTTCTGGAAAGATTATTCCTAGAAGTTCAGTTCTGGACATGGCTTTGAATCCGCGAGAAGGTTTCTCCGCCTCCATGATCTTTATGAACTCATCTCGGATACGTTCAGCGGACACTGATTGTACCTTTCCAACGTTTCTTTTGATCGCGCCGAAGGTGTTGCCCTCCAAACGATAACCGGTTCGGGCTATTAGAACCATTGCCCTCATCATACGTAGTGGATCTTCTTCAATCCTCTCTTCGGGATCTCCCACTGCTACGATAAGGCGTTTCTTTATGTGATCCAACCCGTTATGAAAATCAATCACGCGCTCGCGCTTAAACTCTCCGCTCTCTGTCACATCATCAATGCTGAGATACATCGCATTGATAGTGAAATCTCGTCTTTTTGAATCTTCTTCCACGGATAGATCGGTGTCCGGAACGGCATTCCAACCACTCTCACCGTGCTTGTCGCCCGTGCTAATTTCAGTTCTGGGGAATGCGATCTCGATCTGCCCTCCCTCTTCGGTGGGTCTGAAAAGATATACTCCGAAGGATGCACCTACAAGTTCTAGGGCACCCCTTTTACGTAGGAAAGTTTCGAATTCAGCGGGGGCGATTCCTCGTACCATAACGTCCAGGTCGTTGGGTTCTCTTCGTCGGATCAGGTCTCTGACCGTTCCTCCAACCAAGAAAACTTCTGCCCCTAACTCTTTTCGAAGCTCCCGCAGTGCTCTTAGTCGCTTCATTAGGACCTCCTAACGTTCCCCCTCAGGGAACGCTATTATTCTTTTTCTACGGATTCTTTGTACATAGGCGTGGCCCTGAAGTATTTCATCGTAGCCTCTTTGATTTGCCGCGCCCGTTCACGAGAGAATCCACGCTCTCTACCAGCTTCCTTCAGGGACTTGCCCTCTAAGACCATGGTGATGACAGCCTTTGCGTCGGGATTTAGGTTGTCCAGGAATTTCTCTATATATTCCCTGTCCGCAGTGATTTCTTCTGGTGTGGGTTCTACCTCACTGCCGGGCGTTTCGTAGCTTTCGATGTCCCTTTCGACCTTCAATACTGTAAGTACCATATCTTCATAGCTCTTAGCGGAGCTGATAGCAAGTCGTTGCATCTTGCCTTTCACTACCCCTAGTTTCTTGACAGCCTCGGGAGCCGCGGTGTTCTCGAAGTCTTCACATACGAGGTGTCGAAGAGCTTCCTGTTTGTTCCCTCGGTAGTTGGAGTTGCTGATAGTGGCTCGAATTTGTCCGAGCAATTCCATTGCCCGTGCCATGTAGTTCGGAATCGTATATTGAGTATTGTTCGCTAGGAAGAATTCGAACATATGGCTCTTTATACGGACGATAGCGAGGTTGTGGAATGCCTTGGGATTGTTATTGGCCTTTTTGATGTCGAATCTTTTGATCGCGTCAAGCAATCCTATGATTCCCTCATCTACCAGGTCTTCGTAATCTACGTAGGGGCGAGTAAAACGAGACGCTAGGAATAAGATTTCTCGGAAGTATGACTTCATGATGTCGTCGCGCGAGTAGTCCGCGGGGTCGATGATTTCTTCTAGGATGGGACCCTTAAGTTTTTTCTTCAGATACTCTACGCTTCCTCGACTCATTTCTCCGATGCTCCCATAATGCGGCCCCCTCTCGCCGAGGTAGGCGCCAGTTTGATGTAGCCGGCGGTGTGTAAATATCGTCTGCCTTCGTCTGTTATAACTCGACCACGTTTAGTTCGGGCTAGTAGCCCCTCCTGCACTAAATATGGTTCAATTTCTTGTTCTATGGTAGATTTTTCTTCGTTGGTTATCGCAGCTAGGGTATCTAATCCTACTGGATCTTCCAGAAGGTGGAGCTGCTTTAAGATCTTTATGTCCGTTTTCGTCAGCCCCCGATCGTCCACTTTTAGGAAATCTGCAAACATTTTATTTGCAAGAGGTAAAGTAATAACATTACTTCCCTCCGGTCTGACCTGAGATGCCACCACTGCCGCTGATGCAAGTCTGTCTAAATACCTTACCAAGAGACGTCCCACTCCTCTGGATCTCTTTGCTATCGAATCTGAGACACCCTCACCCAGCTGGAGACCTTCATTCCTGGCGTGAACATCTACTATCTCTAGAGATTCTCTGTGGGAATAGGTTTCGAACAGGGCTTGTACCTTGAATCTGTCTCGGAAGGGTTTAGATAGTTTTCCAGGTACGGTAGTTGCACCCACTAATGTAAATCTAGGTACCCATTCGAACTCATCCTTGCCCCCTACCCTGACAGGAAGTCTCCAGTCATGCATTGCGATTCCCAACAGCTCCTGGGCTAGCAGAGACAGTTGGTGAACCTCGTCGATGAATACGATTTGAGGATCTATTTTACCAACTATTTTGCCTTCCTCATCGTACCCCTGATCCGGCATCTCCAGGAAGAACTTTCTTAAGTCGTCCGCGTTCTTTGCGGTATTGGGGGTGAGCGTTGTCAGCTCCCCTCCAAATTCGCGTGCGAGTACCTCTCCGAGGGTAGTCTTTCCGCACCCAGCCGGGCCTTTTAGTAAAACGTGGGGCATTTCTTTGTTGCGCATTCTTGCTGCCATTACTTCTATTTTCAGGAGCTGAATTAGTTCGGTGTTCCCGATAAAAGTGTCGAGCGTAATCATAAAAATACCTCAGATTAAAATAAGATAATAAGTTCTCATGGATATTCAAGTATAATAATACGTCACCTGTACCTCCAAGTCAAGAGGTCAGGGAAGCGTTGGCGGTTTGTGCCCCGGAAGTAGCGCGTCCACGGCACTAGATTCAGCAAAGCATACGGTGCATATAGGAGACCCGCAATCACAACGAGAGAGAGGGCTAACATTATTATCACCGGCATCAGAAGTGCCAGTATCAGTGCCGGGGGTATCCACTTTATCCACCCCATTCTCCACCACACCCACCCCAACTGTAGCCGAAACTTCAACACCCACTTCGGAGGTTGCCGATCCGGCTTCGGCCTTTTTTTCCAGGTACTCCTTTAATGGGAGCTGTCTCTCATCGGTAGGCCTGCTCACCTCTTTTTCGGCGGTGCTTAGGTGAATTATTTTCCCCAGATTATCTCCACTTACCCTGAACATCGCAGGTTGGGGCTTTGTGGTGGTGATGTTTGGGTTCTCGTCATGCTGGGGATACCTTTTTGTCCAATGTGTTCCTTGGCCGTAGAGAGAACCTTCGTCGCCATCATCGTCATCCGCCGGCATCCAGTTTTCCAGAACGGACCTTTCGAAGGAGTTGAGTGATCTTGTGAATGCGACGAGGTCTTCCCATGCTTTAATCTGTCTGCTAGTATCTGCGAAGCCTATATGGGTGATTACTGGTCTACTTTGTTCCGCCTTAAATCGTCTGAGCTCTTTAATACACCATACAGCATCGTTCATGCCGCTGGACTTGAACTTCTCCAGCGTTCCGTCTGGTTTCCAAGTTCTTCCTGACAATGTTTTTAGGTTTCGGGGACCGAATGTGTTCATAACATCCAGAACGAGTACCTTTCGCCCTACTGTGGGAGAACTAATCATTGTGAGCAGTACTTCGATTCGTCGAGGCTGCCCATTTATTGCTATCATTTCCTCTCCGCTCCCAATTTCTTCTTCCTCGAATTCGTCTCCTAGAAGTTCCAGGATAGTTTCGAATGCCTCGTTCTGTTCTTCTTCTCCGTGGGAGAATACCATCGTGTCGGTGGTGGCCTCCCCGTCGTACCTCCACCAGATGTTCGTTATGTAGTAGTTTTTCAGATTCAAAGATGATATCGTACCGGAGTTCCCTAGTTCGGTAAGTCCCCTGGTTTCGACAGTAACACGCTTATTCCCGCTGGAATTTTCAGCCCTGTGTATTTGACCAGAGAACTTCGCTTCGAGGCACTCTAACCTTGTTCTGAGGACAAGGTCTGCCTCGACGCAGATGTTATAACTTGGCATTTAGGAGCCGCCCTTATCAGTACAGCAAGTCTATGCTCGCCTGCGATTCTTTCGTGGGATTTTACGAATCCCGATCTGGTTAGAGATTTGAGGCTGGCAAGATTCGAGGTTCTTACAGTGGCATAGATTGACGGGGTACCACACACTGACAATGCTCTCTTACTTATGAAGTGGCCCAAACTTCTGCCTCTCCAATCGGGATGAACCACTAGGTGCTTTAGTTCCGAAAGTTCATAGCTGACCTTGTGGATACCCACCGCCCCGATCACGAACTTACCGTGAGTCTCCACGACATAGTGGGTTTTTCCTTTAAGGATATCGTCAGCTGTTCTTTGCTTAGACAGGTCGCTTAAGTTATTGATTAGCTCCGCGATCTGCCCGGCGATTTCAAGGTGCGATATGGGAAAATAGAGCATGTTCTTTACCCCAAGCTTTCCAGAATAGCCTCCGCCTGCTTCTGAGAAACATCTCCTAGCCGCACTTTGCGGGTAATTTTGCCGATGATCTCGCGCGTTGCTTTTCCCTCCCCCGCATTGACTGCCTTATTTGCTCCGGGCTTTACTTTCTTGGATCCACCTGCCTTGGAGAACGATTTGATGGCTGCTACATACAGACCGACTTGTTCCTCACTGAGGCCGGGGGCGGAGACCACATTGCTGATCACAGCACTCCCCTCAATAAACTCGACACTGACTGCGCCCACATCGAGTCCTGCGGTATCGAGAGCGTTGATTGCTGCTACGACTACCTCTGCTGGAACTTCCCCAACGGCAATAGGCTTCATCTCCCAACCGTGTTGGACACTTCGCAGCATGTGGCTGGGTCCTCGGACGAGGTCCGACGCCAACTGGCTTACCACGAATTGAAGTTCGTCCTGGGTGGCGTTTAGCGGCACTTCCGTCTTTTCCTGGCGCTTCTTGAGTTTGGTGAGTAGACTTGCTGCCGTTGCAGCGGTTGGATCGTTGGCCAGAACCTTTACTTCCGCGCAGAGTCCTTCGTCACGGAACACGTGAATTCGATACTCGGTACCTTGGACGAGGCTTCGGACGTAGTCGATCTTGATAGCACTGCGTGCTCTGTTCTTGTTGGCCGTCAAAATTTGATTCAGATCTTCCATTGTCCAGCAGAACATCGGTTTCCCTCGGTGGGTTTCGTTGAAGCCCACACATGGAAATGTAATGACACCATCGTCAACGGCGGATTTCATCTCCGCGACTAGCTTCATTGCTGAGACCCCCTTGATACTCACGAAGCCGGGAACGTGGTGTCCAGCTTCCCGGAGACGTGTGAGAAGTCCCAACTTGTTCCGGGCGCTGGAGAGCGCCTTGGGATGGTTGAGGACTCGAAGGCTTCCGTTCTCGATCGCAGCATCGACCTTGGCGGGATCGTACTTTTCACGGGATTCTGCTTTGCAGCCCCACCCAAAAAGTATGGGGAACTTGGGTAGGTTGGGAGTCTTCTTTCCGTGGTCGAATCCCAACGCTGCTGCTAACTTCTCTCCGGTTTCGGAGGATCCTGTGGAGTACCACACGTAGCCCTTGTTCATTTTCTTTTCTCCTCGACGACGTCAAGCGCCTTTCTGAGTTTCTTGCTGGCCCGAGGGAGCAACGTGCGTCTCTCTTGCCAATTTCTTTTAACGTTTAGGTCCATCCCGCTGACGATGTTTTCTGGGTTTTCCTTTGACAGTTCAACCATCGCCTCGATCTCCGCCCTGTACTTATTGAACCGGTCCAAATTACGAATGTTTCTTTCCCAAGTGTCTAAATGGTCTTGGGTGATTCTCCTTGGATCCGCATGATTTACTACCGCTTGAATCTCCCGAACTCCCTTCAGTCCAAAGCTTTTCAACATACCTCCCCGAGAGATAGGTTGTGACGCCCATATTGGATCAAATCCTTTTTCCGCAATCCTTCCGTATGCGGTTTCCACAATACACTTGGCGGCACCGATTGCTATAGTAGCTAATGTGGGATGTACTACCCACAGTCCGCTAAGTACCCGGTACTCGAATCGATTTTGTTCTGGATAGTCTGCCCGTATGTCCCCGGCTTTACCGTAATCGTATTTGCATCCGTTTCGTCGTTCCCAGGGATTGGGGGTATCGAAGCGCACCATTGGCAGGGCTAATAACCCATCAAGTGCGGTTGCGATTCTTTTGTAGATAGGATACGCCTCATTCGCATCAATTTGAGTGGGTCTCCCGAGATGAACATGTCCGCCGAACCAATAGACCCTATCGGTGTCTCTGAAAGTAGCACCCCCCGTCCATTTGTAATCATCGGCTCGCCCAGGCGGATTTTCCATGATGTCCGAGATGCTTCCCACCACTTCCAGGTGGTTAGTACTGGGAGTGGGCCGAACTTCTACGCTCGGACCATCACTTCCGAATTTACCTACCTTTGATACGATATTGTTACCGCGCACCAACATTCCACCGCTGTCAATCAATCCAAACTCGGGATCTGCGCCGACGGTAATGTCGCCGATCCCCTCAGTAATCCAGATATCCTCTTGACCGCCCCGCTTCGCGACGATTCTCTTCCGTACGTTGCTGTGCACGAACCCTACACACTGGGCATCCACTTCGGAGATCTTCACATTTTTGATCATGACAGCGAGCCGGCGTACATCTTCCGAGTAGGCTTTCTTTACTTTGAGAGCTATCTCGTAGGGGCCTTTACCTATCATTACCCTGCTGTTGGAGAAGCCAAAATTCTGCCTCGCCGCCTTGGGGAATCTGATAATGTCCCCTTCTCCCGCATTTGACATCTTCGAGGAGGACATGAGTCGAAGCTGCACTTTATTGGACATTGCTTGGTTTCCTCGACCCTAGGGAGTCCCCTTAGACTCCTGGATTTTCTTAGCATTAGCCTGTGCGACATCATTGAAGCGCTGCAGAAGCTTTTTGATAAGTAGTTTGGTTTCCTGACATTCCAATATATTCTTTGCTGATTTCAGGATGGATTGTTTCTTTTCGTCCGCCAGTTGGGGAAACGCGGCTAACGAAATCTTTACATTACTGGCGTCCAGCTTGAAATTACCCTGCGCCAACGCAAGAAGGATGGTCACCAGCTGGCGATGTTCCCAGATATGGATTTCCGCCTTCCTTTGCTTTTCCGCAACTCTTCCCAGAAGTTTGGTGTTATCACTTGCTTTGGAACGTATGTCACTAACTTCTTTTTGAGCAGACAGTCGTGCGGCTGCGTGCCCGATGCTAAAGTGAATGGATGCCAGTTTGTTGGCCAGTTCCAGCCCGCTCAGCTGCTCAAGTTCCTTTTCCTTTATACCAATTGACTTCGCCAGTTCGTTCATGGTATCGTACTGAACTAGGAGCCCCAGTCCTTTTACGTGCTCGATCCCCTTCGCAGCGGCGTCATCCATACCGATGGGCACTTTAATTATCGCCTCTACTATAACCGTGTCCACTTGCTCCGAGGCCTGCCGGGCGTTAGTTGCGGAAGTGACTACTGGATTCGCTTTAGTAGTTTTCACGGAAGTGTTGGACGCGGGCGTTATTTTCCGCGTGTTGGATGGGGTTATCTTGGAAGTTTTTCCCGGGCTCTTCCAGTCGTCTATAATGGGAGAGCTGATTTTTGTCATATCCCCCTTTCCGTCTGAGATCTTATCGAAATCTCCATGAGTGGGGTGATGTCCTTCGGGCCAAGGAAGACTTGTATCGAAGATTCGAAACTCTCGGTCCATGAGTCCCCTGTGGCAACTTCTCAGGGCGGGAAGTTCTTTATACTCTGGCAGCATTTGGCGGATGAAGTTGTACTTTTCCAATGCCGCTTCGAAGAACTTTTTCTCAGAAGTAATGACGAGGCAATTAAGCGGCGCGACCATGAAGAATTCCATCGGCCGATCTTTACGGAACGTTACCACCTGTTCTGGAAATCGGGTGTTCATCGTAATAACCGCATAGGCGCCCTCTACACGTTCTCCCATGTATTTCAACATGTCACCGTCGATCGGTTCGGTTCCCCCATTAGTTAGATGGTATAGGAAATGGAATAGAGACTCGCTATCCACCTTCCCATGTCGAGGAAGAAGATCAGGTAGGCGATCGAAGATGATCTCGTGGTTGGTCAAGGTACCGTTATGGATACCTAAAATGGCGTTATCCTCGTCCAACTGAACCGCGAAGGGGTGATTGTCGTTGTTGTCTTTTCCTCTGGATCCCACAGTAGCCGCGCGGCAGTGTCCTACGACAGCGGCTAAATCTTTGGGATGTTCGAGCCAGCTCCCCACGATATCTTCGAAGTCGATTGGATCTTCGTTTCCGGAGTCCGACCGCATTGCAGGTATCCAATCGGTGACTCTGACTCCCTTTTTAGTCATGAGCCAGTCACCGTTTTTGTGGACTTGGTACACACCTGTGGCGTCTTTACCTCGGGATTCAGTCTGCATCATTGTTTCGGAGAAAAGAATTTTCAGCACCTTCTGGCGAAGGGCTCGATCTACCGCACTTTCATACTGAATTACACCAACTATTCCGCACATTTTTTACTTCTCTCCTGTCTTATCCGAAGTATGCCCACTGTTTATATTCATCTTTCCAGTATTCTTCTTTCTTTACTGGAATGGGGAAAGTGTCTGATTGCTCTGTGACCGGCCCGTCATTTAGATCAATCGAAAATGCAGTTGCTTCCTTAGGATACGAAAGCTTGTCCTTCACGGACAGTCCCATCGTATCCCTCGCCCGATCGTAGTGATACGGTTTTGATACCGCGACGAGTATGTCGTAGTGACTAAGCTGCAATACCGCCAAATCACGTTGGAACTTGAACATCAACATTCGATGGGTGTGTCGAAGATCCAACGCTGCCCCAGTAAAAGCACCCGACAGTTGTTCGGTGACCTTGCACAGGGCTTGTTTGGGAGTTAGTCCTTCTTCTAGATACATGTTGAACATCCGGAAGAGGATCTCGGAATCTACATTCCCCGCCGTCGAAAATCTATCACTGAACTTTTTGCGTAGTTTCTCAGTGTTGTAGAGAGTACCGTTGTGGATACCAATGACCGGGTCTGCTACGATGGGGTGATTGTTGAAGTTGTCTTCGTTACCTCCTACCGATGCTGCCCGTGAGTGCAACATAATGAAATTTGTTTCCGGCCCGATTTTTTCCAGGATTTCCCTAAATCTTGGTCTAACCACCAATCTATCCGGCCTCAGCGGTTTCTTGAATACGAAGCAGTGGTCGTCACCGACTACCGCTATTCCTGATGCATCTTGTCCTCGATCGGACAGTTCAACCAGGATCTTTTGGGTAAGGCCTTGGAGCTTATTATAGGGAATTCTCCCGCGCCTGCCTCGCCCAATAGAGATTGTTGCAATTCCACACATTCTAACCTACGACCTCCTATCTAAACAGTAATGAGCGAGCCGATCGCCGGGCTCCATCTATATCGCCCAGAAGCGAGTAGACTTTGTACCGTTTCTTCGGTGACTTCGGTCTCTTGACCTAGATGGCCAGCGACCTCTCCTATCCACGCGTTAACATCCTCACACTCTATGATCGTTGCCAGGTCGATGAGTTCCCGCACCTCATCCACGTTGTTTCCGGTAAATGGAGATTCTTCATGCTTATAAGGTCCGTAAAGTTCGGATTCAATCTCGTCCCAAGAGTCTCCGTTGGCAAGACGGATCGAGCAGGGCTTCTCTGCCAGCTCCATTAGGATATGGAACGCCGGCCCTAAGTTGTGTATCTCCGGTTTGAGAAGTTGGATTAGCTCTCTTGAAGATCTTTGGAGGAAGGGAATCGATGGTCCAATGCCTGAAGTATCGGCGTGTCGGCTGCCGTCCCAACTTCGTCTTTCTCCATCGATTAGGTGGGAGGAGGCTTCTTTCGCTGCCGCGTTGTATTCACTATCTCCAACTTCCATGATTCCGTATTGGGAAAGTCGAACCGCCTTGAGGACAAGAGCATAGCACATCATTGCCCACGCAGTGATTACCGCTGGGGAAAGACATCCATCCGCAATACGATTCTCGAAGTGCAGAGTACTAACGTCCCCCGCGACGTCAAATCGGCAGAAGTGATATGCAACAGAAGCGTACTTACCATTTTGGTTGGTACCGCCCATACATACTATCTTTTCTGCCAATTCCTGTTGCACGGTACTCATTCGACTGCGCAGTGCGCTGTATTGGTATATGGATTGCCGGAACCTTGACCACCTTGTGAGGTGTTCCATCCTATTTCCACAACTCATCATCCAGAACATCGCGGCTTCGTATCTTCGATGTAGCTGGTGAAGGTTGGCCAAAACGATCTCTGGTAGGGGCACTTCCAAATCATTGATCGCGTGGGTTGTGCCTTTATCGAAGTAACCGGACAGTACATGGAAATGCTGACCTGTTCTTTCATCGACAAATCCACCACGTTTTATGATGGGTTCAAGAATTCCCTCACACATCTTGTAAAAGCTCTGCCAATGTACCCTTCTACCTACGGTGGGTACTTCGATCCCGCCACCGAGTAGGGAACCGTCCTTGATCACACTCAGTGCTCCAGACTTACCAACGATTCCTACGTGTTCGGTCGGCCTGAGTAATTTCTTTACTTCTTGACGAATACTTTCCGCATCTTGTCGAATGTCTGCGTCGACGACGGAAGCTCCTGCTACTGAAAAGTTCGGGCAGACTGAGCAGAAGGGGGTGTAAGAGGCACACTTCTGTTTACGACAATCCAGTAACCACTTGTCGCATGCTCTACAAGCGTCGATGTCATCGGCGTTTCCTGCCGGACACGTGGTTTTTTCACCTAGGAATTGTCCCGAACTGCGGGTCTTACAAAATGTAGGGTGCCTTTCCACCAAACAGCTTTCTACGTTGGTACAATCCTCCACGCAGTTTCTTGGCGAAACTGAATGTACGCACCTTATGCCACTTTTCACCTCGAGCGCGGCGCCTGCTTCTGGAAGATTAGTTTCGAATTCTGTCCCGACTTTCAAAATCTTCGGCAGAAGTTCGAGAAGATAGCTGCACTCTTCGCTTGTCAGCGGAGGTCTATTCGACCTCTGTTGAAAGCTGATCGAGCGCTGTCCGGTGCTATTGGGCATCATTAACCTTCCAATTAGGGATTAAGTCGGAAACTGGTATTTGACCTGACCTCACTACGCTGAAAAAATCATCTACTGAACGCCGATGTTTATCGTAGTTGGGGAATTTCTTCAAGCTTTCCTGTATTTCATCCAGGCAACCCTCCGCTGCGAGCGGGCTTCGCGCTCCCAGGGTTCCTTTAACCTTACTTACTTTTGGAACAGGCATGATCTCTTGCATGTCATTAGGAGTTAGTTTGTCCAGACTTGTGAAGTTCCTACTGGCGATCTTCATCCTACTAACTACATTCTCCGCTACCATGAGACATAACCCCATCATACCCCGAGCTAGTGTGGGTGTTCTGAGATAGAATCCTCCCGGAGTTCTATATTCTAGGGTCGAATTGGTTGTGCGGTAATCTCCCGCTTGTCCGTAGGTAGTCTCTCCCAGTCTTCTGCCTGGAGTTTCGTCGAGAGGAACTAAAGGTACAGATACGAACCAATCGAAGCATTTCACCAGATGGTTCATTGCTATCCGGTTGAAAGATTTACGGGTGTTTAGAATTTCGGGAGGTATTCCCATATGCACATGGAACCCAGCTGCGAGTCCATAGTAATAGGAGTGGGCTTGAAGGTCGAAGAGGGAACCGTCTTTGGGATACCCTTCGGACACACCGTAGCCTCTTTTCATACGAGTTGGTACTTGGGTGATTAGCGTTTGGAGGTTAGCTACCACGTCATTTTCGTGACGGGCATACATAGGCCTAAGCTCTCCTAAATTACCATCAGCACCGATTGCACCATTGAATGGGAGATAAGTAGTCGCAGATATCAGACGCTTCCCCCACATAATGAAAAACTCCGGATCACAGCCTAATGTTACGTCAAGTATCTTGAACTCTAACTGTTGTCCCTCAATCTTCCTAAAGTTAGACTCACTGACATAAGCACTGGTCTCGAAATCATCGAGGTCCTTCCCGATTTCCAAGACTAAGGTTTCCTTACCGCTGATCTGCATGAACTGACCCACCAACACTCCTATTTCTTTTCTCAACTTTCTAGGGAGTCGGATCGTCTGGTGGTCGTTGATCAGCTTGGGGTGGGGATTGATATCAAAGTTCATACCTTCTCCTAATGATCTATTACAGGCATCCCCATTACTCTGTAAACTTCGGATAATCGTGAGTCCGCTTGAATAGAAAACATAGCTATGTCGCCATCGACATAATCAAATACAGTAGATCCGGTCTTGCCTTCGAAAGTTCTTTGAACACGTCCCACTGACTGGACTACCAGCCCTTTCCAACGAATAGGAGTGGCTAAGAACAGCAAGTTTAGGGGTCGGTAGTTGAATCCTTCGGCTAACAGGTCGTATGTGGCAATAAGAACTTGGATCTTGCCTTCCTTGAAGTCACTTACGATCCCCTCCCTGATTTTCTTGGGGATCATCTTCTTCTTTTTCTTTTGTTTCTTCTTCCCCGACCCCCTATCTGGTTCTACATCCACGGAGGATGCTATAAACTCACACTTTATACCCCGATCTTTCAACATCTTGGTCAAGTTTTCACAGTGCTTAGTTCTATTTACCAGAACTGCCGCTGTGTTCTTGGGGTCTTGGCATTCCTGAACGATCTTATCTACTATCAGTTGGTTCCGGTGTTCGTCCGTCACCATCGCGTCCATGAAGCCGTGGTAGTCTAAGTCGTCCGCATCACGTGGATTCCATCCGGTATTGATTCTGTGGATGGTGGGGATAATCAGGTGTTCGTCTTTGATCAGTTCGAAATGCTCTATCTCTGATAGCTTGGGGCCAATAGCATTGAACATCACAGGATCAAGTTCGTCTCTTCTATACGCAGTGGCAGTCAGGCCATAAACATGTTTGGCGTTGAACCTATTGACCACGTTTAGGAAGGTAGAGCTTGGAGTGTGGTGAGCCTCATCTACCATCACCACGCCGAATTCGTTCTTGATGTCTTCTAAGTTCCTCTTACGAAGCGTGGGGATCATTCCGACTGTGAGCTGTTCTCCCATCTTCCACTTAGGTCCGTGAAGTATACCTATTTTCTTACGTGGAATCTCGAACAGATCTTCTGCTGTTTCTATTGCCTGGTCTTTTAGCTCATTCCGATGTACGAGGAAGAGTGCCTTCAAGCCCAATCGTCGGCATATCTCTATCCCCATAACAGTTTTACCAGAGCCCGCCGGAGCTACCAGAAAACCATTATCGGAATTGAGAACCTCTCTCACTGCAGGTTCTTGGTCGTTGTATCGGAGGACTACTTTACCTTCCGGCCAAATTTTTTCGGATTCGGGAGCGACTCGCTCATCTACAACGTCCCACTCCTGCCCCAGATTCTCAGTGACATACTCTAGAATGCCTCTGGGGACGACTAGCCTTTCAAATTCTTCCGAGAATTGTTCTATGGTCTTAGGAATATCTCCAGTATAGCGCCCGAAATTCTTAGCGGTTATCCATTCTGGATTTGGAATGGTGAGCAATTCTTTGAGGTGATCCTTTATTTCGCTATTGATTCCTTCAAGACTCAGACTGTTCCTTATAAATAGTTTCGGATTCATAGTTTTTCTCACTCACAAACCATCCCTTAGGGGGTGAGAAGAGCCACGCCCTGGAATGTAATCTAATATATTTGGCTCTTTTGTTTCGCTTAGCAGCTTTTTCTTCAGGAGAGCGTCGCTGCTTTCCTTTTTTATTCCGCTTTTTTGACATATCCGTGCCCCTGGCTTCGCGGTACATTCTATAGCACTGGGTAAAATCTCCAGTGGTTTGGTTACATTTGATGCCGCGCGCGCAATGAGGCCCGCATTCTGTTCGGAGAAACTCACCTACCGATGTGCCTGCGGGTAGTTTTGGAGTGCCGTCTTCCTTCGGTATCTCCATTATCTCCCGTATTGTTTTATCATCCTCTGGTGTGTCATTGGTTCTGGACTTCCAGAGATGCGCTAAATGGTGGGTAGGTATGTCCGGATCGTTAGGATCTAACCTACACTCCTGACATTCTTCACGACCCTCGAATATTTTGATAACACCCACTTCTTTGCAGTGGGGGCACCGTAGAATGGATGCTGTTATTTCCGGATAAACTTTATCTGAACCGTCTGGAAACACGACACCGCAATCATAACACACTACAAGTCCGTCGCCTACAGCAGCGTCTTTGGAGGCATTGATGGAATCACACTCCGGGCATTGCAATGGCTCCGAATGGGTCTGAACACTCATCTTTATTGAACCTTCCAGTTATTGTCCCTATAGGGGTACCTTTCCTATCTGTCCAGAATTCCCAACCGCTTCTTCTGACTCCAGATACGCGACCAGCCGCGGCCGATAGCGAAGGTACGATATCACCCGTACTGCATAGGTAATCCTCTTCCAATATTTCTAGGGTGTAATCTTTACCCTTACTTTGTCCTTGGAGAATCATTCCTATTGGTAGATTATCCTTGTTCAGGGTGGATGTTTTTGGGGGCCCCTTCTCAATTATACGATTTAGTTCATCGATTCGACGTTCTGCTTCTAATAACCGACGCTCTAATACGCTTTGTGGGGCAGGAATTATAGTCGCTGTGACACAAGTGATCGTGTTATCTCTGGTTTGTCTTTCGGAGATTTCTTGTTCTATCGAGTTTCTTTTTTCTTGCGCATCTTCTTGCTCTTTGGTATTTGAGAATTTCCGACCTGGAAAATCACGATTGGTATATGGCATAATATAGGTTTCCTTATTAGACATAAAGTCTTATTAAAATACTACTTCATTGGATCTCTTTATAATAATGTGGATTAAATTTTCACTACTCTGGTATAACAATTGGTGATGGCCTACGGAGATTGGCATCACCTACTCCCTCTTCCCGCTTGGATTTTGTACCCAGGTTGAAGGTATCTACCACGATTTCTGTAGTAGTGTGACTCGTTCCGTGTTTATCTTTCCATGTGGAGTTTTCAAACTCGCCGGAGACAATAATTTCTTGACCCCTCGCTGCGTATCTTAGGATCTGCGCTGCTCTTTCTCCCCAAGCCACGCATTTCATATGGTATGGGATTTTCTTCACGGGATGATTCAAAGTCACACTGAATTTAACTCTTGGAATACCTTTGTTGGTAGAATTACCCGTTGGATCTCGCGTCAGATACCCCGCAATGTTTACACTGTTTAGGTAATGCATTGTTACCTCTTAGAGGAATTGGCCACCAGACCCAACATAATATTCCCAGTCTTCTGCCAGTTCCTCGCTCGATTTGGATTTCTTACTGCTCGACGTGGATTTCGTTTTGTGTTCCATCCACCTGAACCACAGATTCTCACGAACTTCTTGCAGCAAAAGGTTCCGAGCCCACGGTTCGAATGCATTTTCGGGTTCGGAGTAAGAAAGATACCACCCACTCATGGGGAGTATACCTTTGTATCTACAATCCTTACCGCCTACTAACCATTCCGGTTCCAAGTCTTCCAGTCCCTCTGCTTCTATCCAGACATCCCCCGTTGACTGGACGGAATTGATATTATATTTTTCCGCAAGGTGGGTTTTCAACTGAATTTTAGTGTATTTAGCAATTTCTGCGATCCTACTTACCAGCTCCGGATACTTTTTGATTACCTTCAGTTCCTTGAGGGAGAAGGTTTTCAAAAGAGCCTTCATTGTTTCTCCGCCAACTTTCGCTGTGCGCGCGATCGCATCTTCGCACGTGCTTCTGTTCGCTAGGATATTTCCCGGGATCATTATGATTACTCCAAGAGGAGGGGGGAGAGGTATTGCCCCTCCCCCTTCTCAAATACAGGCCGTTATCTATACGACCTTAAGTTCCTTATCGCGATCTCCTCCCTCCAGTGTTTGTTGTACCAGGTAGGATACGAGATCTCGTGGTTCTTGCTCCAGGTGCTCCAAAAGATCAAGCGGGTGGAGATTGGATCGGGTTGCAAAGTAGGTCTTGTGGAAGCGCCGCACAATAGCACTAACGATGGTTGCTTTTCCTTCTTCCACGTGGCGTTTATAATGTGCCAGAAGTTCCTCGTCGGTTCGAACACCCAACTTCGAGGCATAGGAACGGATGATGTTGCAGAGCTGGGCGCTCTCCCTTACAGGGAAGCCCAATTCTACCAGTGCCTCCGGCTTGGCAAGACACACCGCTTCCACACACTCTTCTCTGAGGCTCTTCGTTCCGTGCTTCTGGGAGAAGACAGAGTTACCCACCTTATCAAGGAAGACCTCGATGTTGATGTGCGCTTCACGGTCTTCGTAGGGGATATTTCCCTCCACGATTCGCATCATGCTGTAGCAAAGTGCGATCGTCGGCCCTGTCCAGAGTTTTACAGCAAGGGATGTGGCGTTCAACTCGGCGTGCTCTTCTGGGCTCATTGGATCGAAGGACATGATCTCCATTTCCTGGAGGGTCATGGTCCGGGTCATTGGCTGCTTCTTGTTGTTCAGACGGTCGATGACTTCCTTGACCTTCGGGTGTGGGTTGTGGAAGTTGTGCTCCAACTCCGCTTTGGCACCCTCTGTGTGGAAGCTCATCAGATAAATAACATCGCCATCGAAGTCCAGGTTCATTGAACCCAGGCTATTGCCGCTGACCCGGATGACATACTTTGCCTCTGGATCGTCGGTCACCTTCACTCGCTGGATACGCGTTGACATGAATCCCAAACACGGGAAACGTTCTACCATGACATAATCACCGGTCTCGACCTTGAGGTCTCGTGCCATGTCCTTGTGGATCTCCACCCAGTTTGTCTCCAGGCCGCAGCCGAGAATTGCAGTGGCTTTAGAAGACCAGGGGTAGCGAGTTGACATTGCATAGGTGCTGATCTTACCGTTCTTCGTGGAGAGGGAACGTCCGATGTGGTGCAGGTAGCGGAAGATTAGAGTGGAGAGCTGTGCCTCCTTAATCTCACCAAGTGCCAGTCGATCAATACCTTCCAGTATCTGATTCAACTGTGTGGCGATGTCTGCCAGACCGAGCTTTCCCGTTGCGTGCCTCCACGGTTGTCGCAGAGCAGCAGAAGGAACCATCAGGCGATCGAACTCAAAGTATCGAGTCCCCGTACCCAATCGCTCGTAGGCATTCTCACCTGCGATACCTTCTTGTATCCCCTTACTCCTGTCATCCGGAATGGATACCAGAAGTCGGAAGGGGAGTTGGATATAGCATCCGACCGGGAACATTTCTTCGTCCGCCACCGTTCCTACGAGAGCTTCCTGGTCATGGAAGGTTCCCATACCCGACGGTTTGTATACGAAAGTGGCCGGATCGATCGTGGGAAGGTTGTCTCGGTAAAGACCTGACATTCCCCGTACGATGTCCAGAAGCTCCCTGACCTCGTCCTGGCCTTGTCGATGTGAGAGCACTTCCTTTACCACTTGCGAGCGGGGCCCGAAGAGGGTGGTCATTGCTTTCAATTCGATGGGAGATACCTTGTTGCCTCGGATGCGAAGACCCCGTTGGTTGGTCGCCTTTACATCCCTTCCCTGCCAGAGTTGTTCCTCAGGAGTCTTGGTGACTCCCCAGTGAACCCAACCACAGATTGAATCGAATTCTCCCCAAGGCGTGATGACCTTGCAGGTACCTTCTTTTTGGTACCCAGCAGAGACCAGTTTCTTTTCGATCTGCGCTACTTCGATACGAAGATCGTCGGGAACAGCCATTCGCTTCTTCGGCCCGGTGACCCGAGTGGCAAGCGCTTCGAGAATCTGACCGAAGTTCTTGCGCTTCTGTACGGACTTGGCAGATACGATCACGTCGATCGGTACTTCACCACGAACTGGATCTTGAACGGTGCCGAGGTCAGGCAGGACCTTTACGATACCCTTGTTCCCGTGCTGATTTGTAATCTTGAAACCCTCTTTGAAAGTATACACGACTCGGAGAACAACAATACGTACTGGCTGATCCTGGCCGTCGAAGGGCACATTACCGTTCTTACACTCGATTACTTCCGCACGCTCGCAATCAATGTCGAAATATATGGAGCTCTCGTCCTCGTTGGTTCCGATTACTCTCCCCTTGAGGATGTTATCTCCAACATTTACTGACTCTTCACCGAACACGGTGAAGGTTCTCTCGTAGGTCACCGTCTTACCTGCATGCCGACCAGAAACAAGGATTTGATCCTCGAAGGTCTCGGGAAGATCCAGGAACACGGTCATCCAGTTCCAACCACCCCGCACGATTCCTTGATCTTCCAACCGCGCGGCAGCCTCGGAGATCACCAAGGGTGCTTCTGGGCCCTTCATTCCTAGGGTAGAATACAGATTTCGGATTGGGTTATGGTGCCTGTTACCAAACGCAGTGATGTTTCTCAGATCCTTCTGGAGTATGTAGTTCCGCGTAGCGGCGGCACCCTCGGATATTCCGATGGAGGACCAGGGGTGGAGCAATTCATTCTTGCGCCTCTGGTATGCCAATTTCTCCGGGGGATTCAGAGTGTCGAAGATTGGATCGAAGATCATTACGCGGTGGTTCATCGCCCAGTCCTGCATGGAGGTTCCACTCAGGGGCAGAGCATTGAACAGTCGTTGGTTGAGGAACTTCTGGCACTGACCCAGCGTGAGACGTCCTCTCTTTTGATAGAACGCCCAAAGGATCTTGCCAATTTGGTTCCTCTTTCCCTGCTCGGGGAAGAGATCCTCCATGTTCATGCTCAGCATTGCGAGAATCATCTTCTCGTAGCTGATGTGTTGCGGGTTGCCGTCCATGACCACCATGAAAGGGCACATCGCTCGATCGACTCGATCTCCTATGACATAATTGCCAAACTCGTTCTTTCGAAGTTGCGGAATGATCAGAGTACCTACTTCGTCTTGCGTGCGGAAATCCACACAGATGTTCAAACTCTCTTCGCGTATTTCTACGTTCAAATTAAGAGTATTTCCACTTGCGCGCATGCGGTTGTTGAACCGGTGAAGTTGATCTTGAGTAATGGCCTTCAAGATCGTAGCGAAATTCTTCAACGTTTTCTCCTAGTGGATGATTGTTTTTGCGGTTTGAATCAGCTGATGGTGGTTTTAGTTAGTTCTTGGTGTTATTGTCTGTGAACTACTTTCAAAAGTATTCGTTAGGTTCGAATACGAGGCCAGCAGTCTTAGCTTTGGACACTATTCGAGGGTCTCTATAGAATATTTCCAGTTCTTTACGTAGAATAGGTATGTCTTTCAAATCAGGCCCGGGCGCTCCCATTGACGTGAAGTACTTTGGCTGTGGAGTTTTGTTGTTCTTTGTACGAGTGAGGTTCCTGAACACGCCCTGATGAACTGATTCCGTAACAGCTTCCCGGACGGTGACTGAAGATATAGCCGTGTCTGCAGCGAAGGGACGGTTTTCCCTACTACCCGTTCCGCCGTAGAAGCTAATCGGGGTGTGGGGATTCCTCCATGTGTTCATCTGAAGCGTTGCCCACAGGCAGTATGCATAATTGGGCCAACTTGAGATATCCGGCCGCCTATTTTCAGTTCGTATGAACCAGCGTGCGAAGATCTCAGGCGACATCTGTGTTGAATGGGAAGAACCCCCCGCCCCCTTGACGAAAACTAGGCATACATTCTTGTTCCTACTCCAGACAGCAAACCTCTCGTGGGTGTTTGCTGCGACAATAAACTCGTCTAATTTGCTTGGAGTGTACAAGAAAGATTTAGCTTCAGATGGTGGATAATTGACGCTCATAGCCTTGACGCAACGTAGATGGGAGCAAACTCTCAGATAGTTTCGTAAATTCCGTGTTCCCCGAAGGACGTCGCCCACACGGACTCTCTGAATTACAGGCTTCAATTTATCACTTCTCCTCACACTCAAAAGACGCAGAAACTACACCCCTCTATTCTGAAAACTTAACTCCTGATGCCCCCACGTAAAGACATCTCCCCTCTGCCCCTGCTCCATCCAGAGATCCCGCTCCTATTTCTTCCGGAAACTCTATCCCTACATCCCCGTCCCCGTCGGTAGGGAGTACTACGGTGCCTTTCTTCCCTTGTAGCGTTATTATTTTGGACGTGGCGGTAACTCGAAAGTCTATCTCTGCGGTAATCTCTACCGTTTGCCCGACCCGGAAGAATCTTTCGGGGTGGCTTAGGGGTGTGAGTTCTGATTGATAGACGTCGGTGTTCGTTTCGATAAGTCTGGTGTCACATGCTCCAAGTATTTGGCACCTCCAAACTCCTGACGCATCCGAAGGTGATATGATTTCCAATACCGTGCCGCCGGGCAGCACGGAACGTTCATCGTCATTTGAATCCCTCACACTGGTAAAAGCTGACCGCCGCTGCTTCCTTACACTATTTGCTGGGACTGTGACAAGGTCACCGATGTTGAACTTGTGTTCGTGGATCCCTCCAGCGTCCTCGGGCCAGATCACCATATTCTGAGTGAGATCTCCAGACTCACAGAATCCTATCTTTACCGCCGACCGCGGCACAAACCATATATTCGTCCACCTTACGCCTTGGCTGTCTTTCCTTATGCCGAAACACCCCCTGGATTTATTCCAGTTAATACCGATCTTCTTCTTAGGTGTATCGTTGAACTCAACTATGCGCCCCTTCTCACCCGCTCGGAATGTTACCCCATCATGTTCAAAGGAAGAAGGAACATACACCCCAACTCCCTCCGGCACTTGCCCCCATTTGGGGTTTCTGAGTTTGGTAAGATTACTTCGACCGATCGCACACCCGTGTCCTGCTCCGGTGTATTGGGGGTATGAGGTGTGGTGACGGTTGTATTCATCCAGGCACACTAAGACGTCGGTTTGTGAGTTATATCTGTCTTCTTCCATCTCAGGAACATACCCGACTACTGTGCCGGTGTACCCGCCGTTAGTTGATGAGGGGTTTATTATTACCCGCGATCCGGTAATACTCCCGCTTCGGGGTTGTTTTTTCATTTTAGGCATCAGGATTCCCATGTCTTTTGTACCCCCCTCAATAGTAGATTTTTGTTGTGCGGGGCCCTGATCCCACCCCGCTTTCCATGCATTTTTCCATTCCTCCTTATTACCCATCTCTTTTTGTTTTTTCTTGAGATCAATTTTCTTCGGAGTGAATTTACTCAGAGGCTCCGTGGCCATTTCTGACCATTCCATTTCATCGTAGCGGCGTGTCTTGCAGTTGACATAACTGTTGGGTTCGGGGTGGAAGGTGTATTTCTTGAACTGAACGCCGCGCTCTGCGCCGTAGGCCGTCACCGCTGTAACTATCGACGACTTCGAGTAGCGGGGAATCTCATGTAGCTGTCCCTCTACACTGACATAGCGCTTCATAATAGTTCCTTATTCCTTAGAAGTAAGGAGTCTCTACTCCACAAATGTTCTGCATGAAGTTATGTAAAATAATCTTTCCAAACAGGGAGTTAAAAGGTTCTGGATGGAACTGAACGGAATAGATGTTACCCACTTCCATAGCAGCAACTCCACACTTCCCTGTAGACGCAGTTAGTTTCCAGTTGGGGGTGGGAAGAGCCTCTACCATCCAGTTATGCTTCATCCAGACGGGAAAAGATTTAGCCAAACCTTCGAATAACTTGGATTTCTGACCATCTTCCGTAAGTGTGAGCATGGTCGGGCCCTGTTCCCCCTTGTCCTTCTTGCGATTGGCGGGAGTCCTTTTCTCGAGATCGGATTCGTCCCAGCAACGTATTATCTTTTGCCCGGCTAAATGTCCCAGCAGCTGATGACCGTAGCAGATCCCCAGAATGGGAACTCCCAACTCGAAGAAGATAGCGGGAAGTTGTGGTGGGTCTACTTTCTTACTGTTGATGTTCTTTACAGACCCGGAGATGATAATTCCTTTGAGCACATCTTTGTAAGCGCTCACCTCCTGTGTGGGATCGATCGCCATGTCCCATTTACGGTAAATCATGTGCTGATCCATATCAACCACTCTCCGTGCAAGCGCGTCACTCAGAGAGGACTCCATGTCCATGACGTAGATTAAACCTTTGCTCATAGTACCTCACCAATCTAGGGGACCTGAGGGCATTGGACTCTCACCTCCCATCCCCTCCAAAAAATCCGATATTTGTACTGTCTCCAGTTTTCCCCCTACGACAGCAGGTACTTCAGTTTCATCTCTTTTTTCTGCAGACTTTGGTTTATGGTCTGTACCTAAATTTTCTGTCCGTCGACCCCAAAAAGGATTCTCACCCCACTCCCCGACGAATTTTGAGAAGGTTTTTAGATCGATCTGATACTTCTTCATGTTTCTGAAGCATTCCTTGACCAATCTCTTCACCGCTTTTGTTTTCAGAGGGAGATCACCGTCCAGCAAAGATCCTTCCCATTGAACGTGTGTTACGAGATCAAGATCAACGAATAGAATCATGTTACGGTTTTTAGAAATATCCTTGAAGCGAGGGGGTAGAAATATATAAGGTACTATGAATTTCACGGTATCAACCGTTGCAGATCGTTCGAGTTTCCTCTTAAGACTTAGAGGCACTCCGTGTCCTCCTTTTCACAGTCCCCAGTCTTACGGGGGTGTCGTACGGGGGGTTCTCCTTCCCAGGACGTCCCCAATAATCCAATGTTCCTAACCACTCCTCACCGTTGCCGATCTCCTCCAGTCCCCAACTGTCGTAAAAGCTCCCACCGAATACCTTCTTGTAGTTGTGGCGTCTTTGGGCACGCTGGAGATAATCAAATCTCTTCCATTGCCCGATCGGGAATGGATAATTACACGGGCTCCCCTCTATACCAACGGGTACTTCGATCCACGGTCGCAACTTCTTGGCGAGCCTTTCTGCGAGATCCGTGTCACCTGTGGTCAAAGCCTCCTCTACGTCCTCCCTGGACACACACTCCAGTATCTGATCACTGAACCCATGCCCGTGGAGCATCCCCGCTTGTCGGTATAGCCCCGTCGCCACTGAGAGCAGGGCGGGGTGCCTTAGGAACCAGTTATCGGTACCGTTCCAACAGACGTAGTTGGCTCGGATGCATTTGTCGGGATCTGATCTCCACCACTCCCCTTCTGGACGCATGTGGGACAGCAGAATACTGGGGATACCCACGACCGCATCGGCCACCATAAGGAATTTGGCAATCGAATCCTTCGAGAGCTTAGCGTCGTGTTCGCCCAGTCTTTTGAGACCGTTCTCGGAAACTCGTAGCTGGTTCCCTCCAGCCATAGTTTCCTGAAGGCGCTCATCGAACAGGCGAATCCGTGCTATACGGCGGTGAGTACCGTCGTCTCTCCACGAACTCCGGTGCTCCAGCACCTTGTCGTGTAGATGGGTCCTCATGTTTTCCAGGATACCCTCTCGGCAAGTACTTTCTGGCACCGCGGAGCTTGTGGTCGCCTTGTCTCCCTTCATCCCCATCACCAGGAATGTAACCTTCGCTTGTAGATAGGGCTGCCAAAACTTCCACTGCACGTTACCCGTAAGAGGGTGCGTCATACTTTCCTCGATCTTTTAAGGTTGTCCATCTTCTGGTAGGCGAGATGGGAATCGAACCCACACGGTCTTGCGACCCGAGGATTTTAAGTCCTCTGCGTCTACCAGTTCCGCCACACGCCCGCATTACTCATACCCACTACCCTGATACCAAAGATAGTTTCTTGATAGCCTTACCCCTCCCTGAGGTCCCTGATCTGCCCATAAAGGAGTGGATACCTCTGTAGTTTGGATTCTTACGTTGTCCTTCGTTCCCATAGGGGTTTGCCACATTCCATCCGGCCAGCATGCTCCTCCCGAAAGTTTTGGAGAAGCCATGATTGTAGAGCGCCTTGTGTAGAGATGTGATCTTGTTCAAAGTCCCTCGGGGAATAGGAATGTTCTCAACACCTCCGCTCTTTGGTCGGGGCACTGCGATCCACTTCTCCATCTTCTTCATGATCTCTAAGGCCAATGACTCATCTGACTCCGTGAGGCACTCTTCCAGGCCCAACCCCTCTACATCTGATAGGACCTGATCTACCACCCCAGTCCGGGCCATGAATGCGCACTGTCTCACCAGCCCTGTGTACAGGGAGACCAGTGCGGGGTGCCATAAGGCCGTGTTGTCTATTCCATACCATCTGAGGAACCCATCTCTCTGCATTGAGTCCCCAACCTCTGTTCGCCACCAATTGCCTGTGTAGCGATCAGGATTTAACAGCACGGTAATCGGCCCCACCACTGCGTCACACAACCGAAGGTAGTTATCGACATCCTCATCGGACAGAACCGTCGCCCCCTCGCTACGAACAAAGGGCTTACGGACATGATGTGAGTCGCTTCCGTATTCCCACTTCGGCCTTTTGCCATAGTGTGGGTTTGGTCCCATCCTATATCCGGAAATGTGAGTCCCCTTCACTGCTACCCAAGACAAACCAGGTTGCTTAAGAGACTCATGGTTCATGTCGGGGGAGGAATGAAGGACAAATGACTTCCTCCAGAAGCAGTGCTCATCGTTTCTCACGAACCCAAGAGCTTCTCCCAACTTACGACGGACGCCGTGGATTACACCCTCACGACACACATCTTGACCGGCGATCACCATCTTCCGGTTCTTAAGGGGACCCTTGTTGAAATCGTTCACTACTCGATAGATAGGAGCGTGGACTTGTACAGTCCTTTGCTCGAAAAACCACTCCGGTTCTTGTTCCAATGGGTGACGACCCATGTTCTAACTCCTTCACTCTTAGAGTTCAGAGTCTACGCCTTGCCTTCTTTGTAGTTCTCGAAAGTTACTGCGCAGATTCATCTGTAGATGTTGCTCAAATATCACACCGTCGTTGTTGCCAGACAAGATATGCCCATTCATCCGTTCAACGCTCTGGTACATGGTCAGGAGATCTTGTTGCTTGGCATGATCCACTACACTGTCTTCATCCACAGTCAGGTACCTCCAAGAGTTCTCTCACCTCGCACGCCCGATGGCAGTAAGTGCAAAGAGGCGACCCTTCTAGGAAAGGCCGCCTCAAATGCACGCTTCGACAGAGTGTTACGATCCCTGTTTTCCCCTACAGTGAGGTCTCGTGCTGACCGCTCCAGAGCTTGGCTCGTACCTGAGAGATGGAGGTACGGCTCAGGAACTCACCGTCTTTCCACCGAGGCACCAGAAGCGATGCCGCTTCTTCCTCCGGAGTGGCCTTCTCGATTACATACAGCTCACCGTCGTCGTAGGCATGAACTGCCAGCCGTCCGGTCGCGGAGAACTTCTCACCACCATCGGTGATCGGTTTCTTGAACAGGTCTCGACCTTCACCATCAACCTGCGCCCAAGTAGCCTTCATGGCATGTCCATAGGTGTCCCGGGTGACGTGCTGATAGCTGTAGGAACCGACCCCGAAGACCACGTTGCCGGAAGCAAATCCCGATGCTGCCAGCCTCTGCATGATCTCTGTAGCACGCTCGAAGGTGATGGCGTCCCCGTAGATGCAACCGATGTGGGAATCCAGCTCCTTGTAACCGTACTTGTTCTTCGTTCCGCCAAAGACCTCCCACAGCAGTTGAACAACGCCCTTGCTCTCGGGAGTTCCTCGTACTGCCTCGGGATCACCGCAGAGAATGTCTGCAGGGTTACCCGAGTCGGGGCGAATGACCATCTTGCCCTCGCGCTCCATGATCTGGTCTTTGAGTTTGGGAAGGATGTCCGTGAGGACGTGCCACAGGTTCCAGGTGTCGGACACTACCGAGAAGATGCCGGTGGGGTAGAGACCCAGCAGACGTTCGAAAGTCTGAAGTTCTCCAACTTTTCCGCCGGCGCACATGACAGAGTGCTCCGTCGCGAAAACTGACTGGCCGATGACATAATCGTCCGGCTCGTCGCCCCAGTAGTACTGCTCGATCCAATCCAGTGCCGGGACAGTATCCGTTCCGATGAAGGACAGGAGGTGACCAGCAGCAGATGCGGCCGCCGCCTCCAGGCCGGGTAGTCCCCGGAAACTGAAGTCGTGGCCTTGGTAGCCAATACCTTCGGGGGCTGTCCCCGTGAATGCCCCATACTGATTCAGCAGCTTCCGAAACCGATAGGCAGTGGTTGCCGAGGTCGAGGGCTGCCAAACCGAGGTAGAGGTCAAGGTTTCATATGCATTGGTCATCCAGAAGAACTCTGGAAGTGTGTTCTGCACAGTGAATTGGGGTACGCGCAGCGGACACAGGGTGCCCTCCTCCAATCCAGAAAACTGGAGAGGTACGTAGCCCAGATCGTGGAGGTCGGCGATGTGCTGAACCCCCATGTCGTTGGGACCGAGATAACCGTTCATCCGACGAGCGTGCCTCTTCAGTACCTTTTCCAGCGGTACATCGAAGAACAGCCGTTGAAAGTCGTCCATCATACGTTCCTGAAGGAATGCTTGAAGGGAGAACGAAACAACCTCCCTTTGCCCTTGGACTCTGGACCCGCGGGCAGTCCAGTTGGAATTGACATATTGTGTCATGTCGGGGTATTGACGACGATGGTCGCCTTTGTATCCGTCGAACGCCGATTCGGGTGCGTATTGGAACATGATTAGATACCTCCTAGGAGATCAAGGTTGTCCAGAATGGAAACCACCTGGAGTTGTGGGTGGGGATTGACGGCGCTCGGGAAAGAATCAGAGCACCCTATCGTTGCGAAATAACCGGCGAGTTCTTCCAGTCCTCTGGAATAGATGCCGTGCGTTGTCCATAGATGGAGAGGCCCGGTACCTTTGGGATCTTCCAGGTACTGACCTGCCGTTCCCATGAAGGTTCCGCCTGCATCACAGATATCATCTGCGAGAAGCCAGTTACCTTCTTCGGGGAGAGGATCCAAGGTGAAACCGGTAAGCTTACCCGTCCTTGGATCTCGTTTCTTATGGGCATACACCACATGCACACCTCCGAGTTCTTTGGCAAGCGCCTCAGTCCTCGGAATGGCCCCCTCGTCGGGGCAAATCAAACCAACCAGCCCCTCGGGGAGGAACTGTTTGATCAGTGGGATCGGAGACAACGGAACACATCGTTCCAGGTCTTCGATCGCTGCAACAGAATGGGGATCTACTACCCCCACAACCTTGTATCCTTGGAGATTGATAATTGCTGCGAACATTTTGGAGGTGACAGCAAATCCAGATTCGGATCTGTCTTGCCGCGCTCCCGGGAAGTAGGGCAGAAGAAGAGAAATCTCTTTAGCATCACACTCCTTCACGGCATTGGTTACCGCGAGAAGCATCATCATATCTGCCGGGGAACCTACCCGAGCATCCAAAATGACAGAAGCCCCCGCCAACTTGTCGGGAGCTTCGATTACCACGTGGGGTTCTCCTCCGGAGAAGAACATCCCTTTGAATTGTTCTTGAAGGATGATACCACCATCCCTCACCTGCTTTAGGATCCTTATGTTACTCATTTTTATTCACCGTCCTTTATGACGTCATCACAGCTTTCACTGGATGTGAGTATACGCTTTCACGTACCTCGCCTTTTGTTTTGGGGCACGCTGTGTGCCCCTTAGTTTGCTCTTACGCCTCTCTCTTCTTCTAGTATCCCCATTCTGCGCAGGAACGCCTGTGCGCGGGCAGTTTTCTGTACTGCGGTGCCCGAATGTCCGTTACTTACTCGCGTAGTGAGGAACTCCCGCCAGGTTTTGTCAGGAGACTTAGTTACGCTTATTTTCTTTTCTTTTTCGTGTTCTTCTATGTTCGATATGTTTCCGAATTTATCAAAATGGATAATCCACCATATAGGGGGGCCTATCCTAAAGTCTCTTTCGGGTATTTCAGGCATTGTCTTACCTCCTACCGCACTTCTTGCGTATCATATTTACTCAGCGCGGGCGTAAGTTGTCAGCGCCCACAAAATCATATACATACAACAAAACTCCTCTACTCTGAAAAATACACTGGTACCCCGGGTAGGACTTGAACCTACGACCGTCAGGATATAAGCCTGATGCTCTAACCCACTGAGCTACCGGGGTGTAATACCCTCGGATTCTCTGTAGGTTTATATCTCTTCGTTCTCTTGATTCGCCGTATCCTTGACGATGTTTTTCTGAAGATCACTCTTCTTTCTGATCTGTGCCTCGGCGAGCATCAAACCTTCGATTGGTCTCACGGTGACATCGGGTTTAGGTTTTTTCGTTTCTTTCTCAGCCATAGTTTTCTCCTCTTTTTTCCTCATTTTTTCCAACCACTTATTCAGCCATTCATCGCAGGGGTGACATTTCATACAGTGCCACCACCCATTCGGATCTCTAGGGTAACATCGATGTTCTCTGTGTTTCCATGAGCAGATAAACCATTTCTTGATCATTTAACAGCCGTCTCCTTCTTTATGGCTCCCAGGACACCGCTGTCCGTCTCTCTTATGGATTGGTGTGACGAACCCGGGGCGTGCCTTGAACACGGCGTAACACCATAGACAAGTAAGCCATTCTGTCGTTCTCTTAGTCTGACGGGTCATCAGTCTCTCCTTTTTTTTTCGGCCGGAATAAAAACTCCTGGGGGACGATAGTCCCCCTTCTCAGTAGGTTACCTACGCCTACCCAACACTGCGAGTCCGACAAGACCTCCAGCCAAAAGTACAAGAGTTCCAGGTTCCGGAGAGAATACCGCATTGTCAAAAGACGCGCCGATCGAGCCGGCGACATATCCGGGGGATGCCAACACGCCGAAGCCACCGGAGCCGTATGTAGAGTCAAAGACAGTGATGTCCCACGCGCCAGGTTCGGCCATACTCGATTCCCAGATCCTGAAGTCCAATCGGTCACCGGTCGCCATTGCTCGGAGTGAGTAGTTGGTATCTTGGTCAAAACTCCGATTCAGTGTTTCGAGACGAACGGTACTAACTCCGTCGCTCCTGCTGATGAACATGGCGTTGGATTCGGTATCGAACATCATTCCGTAGCCTGAAGTCGCGTTCGCGCTACGCACGAACACTCCCGCTACCCCGCCGAGAGCCGAAACATTCACGTCTAGGGACAAGGAGCTATCAATATAACGCCCCGGTACCAAGGAGTCGGTGTACATGGACGCCATATAGTTGTAGGGGCCGTCACCAGAAACGCCGTTCGTTGTGAGGTGATATCTTCCATCTGTGACACCGAAAGATACTGCGCCCGGGCTCGAAAAATAGGAGGATGTTTCCCATCCAACGGTGTCCCCGTCTTCGAAATCGTCGAGAATCGTGATAGCAGATACGGAACTTGCGATGCTGAGAGTGAAAATGACGCAAAGAACTACGAACAGGGTATTGATTCGACTTACGTAATTGCAATATTGCAATTTCTTCTTCCTTCTGTACTGGTTGGGGATTGATTTCCCTTTTTGCCTATCTTACCGCCACGATTTTACGCATGACGGATGCTTCTCCGATTTCCTGTAGTATTGGGGTTACGAGACTCTCGGCAATAGCTTCGTAGGTCCCAGACTCTAGCGGTGGTGTTGTTACGGGTACAGGAAAGACCCGAACTATTAGAGCTAATACCACAGCACCCACGAGGGTAGCAGAATTCTTTATGAACTCACGTCTGTTGATGTGTGACATTTAAGTCTCCTAAGCAACTTGATACACCTTGAGGGTATCGAATACAACCATCCCCTTCGTTGGGATAGTGGAACGTTTCTGGATGGGCTGCCTTTTCCGCGGCCATCATATCGGCCATCTGTGTTATATTTTCCACTGAATCAAAGTCAGGCATGGGGGGAGTAGGAATGACATCGTCACCAACTATCCCGTCGCTCAAAGAAACGAATATGGGATTGATACAGCAGACAGGCCACCTGTCGTCGAACTCACCGTCAGGTTCCACTACTACCAAGCAGACGAACACTCCTCCCTCTCTGGAGCTTATAAATTCTTCGCTGTCGGTGGGAAAATTGACGTATCCGTTTTGGTCGTTGCTCCTTCGTCACATTCTGTTTCCTCTAAGAGATTTAGGAGGCGTTCGATTGCTTCCTGCTCTATTTCAGGAAGGCGCTTCTTGGCATCTTCCAGTTCTTCATAGGTCATGTTCCACTCGTCTCGAACGAGTTTCCATTTCCTCCACCAGATGAAGTGGGCTAGGAGATTTATTTTGCCGAGATAAAATTTGATCCGCCTCATGAAATTTACCACCCCGAGAAGATGATTGGTGAGGAGATTACCAACGCCAGAACACCGACACATAGTATGAAAGTAATAGGTTTCATCTCTCTACTCTCCCCAGGGTTCCAGTTCATACGAACGCATATACTTGATCACCGTTAGGGGAGTCACTGCAATCGGCCCATCATTGCTCAGAATTCGAGAGTCTGTAGTTTCTTGTCTCCCCACGAAACGTACGTGGTAGTAGCAATAATTATCGCTGCTAAATCTGATCCTATCGGTTATCTGACCCCGATCCCCGCTAAGTTTGGATCTTACCAGCTCGCCTTCTTGGAATTTACAAATGGCATAACGGGCCGCTCTACGCTCTTCCTTGGTAGATCCGTCGCACGCCGACACACATACGGATATCACTAATGCGACGAGCAGCCAGCCAGTAATCAGCTTCCAGTTAGTTGGATTTGGATCCCACATGTGTAGTTCTCCTATTGGTGAGCCGCCCGGGATTCGAACCCGGAACCTAGAGATTAAAAGTCTCTTGCACTGCCTGGTTGTGCTAACGGCCCTAATCTATAAGTCCTTCCGACATCATTTGGTCGTAGAAGAACATTGGACACTCCCTTTCTATGGCCGCTAGAGACACACGTGTCTCTGCGTCCGTTATTTCTTGTCCCATTCTTACCTTCAGGAAGATGATTAACTCTTCGTCGGTGAGAGATTCTAGCATCTCTACTCCTTCAGAACGTAAATCCTTGTCCCTTTCTTGTTCTCAAAGTTCGGGTCGTACGTCAGCAGCATGACTTCTACGGGGCCTGATCCTTCTATCTCCCGGATCCATTGCTGGTGACCTAATTCTTCTTGATCCAATCCCATTACAAAGAGTTGGTTGTTATTTTTTTTCGCGGCGGAAACAAAATCTTCCATCACCTACCTGTTATAGGTACTATTATATCATTTTCCGCACAAAACTCTAAGAAGCTATTTACTTTATCATAGCCTCTTAGCCTAAGATTATACATAAGATGAACATTATCTTTATCCGCCGCCATCTCTTTATTGGCTGCCTTTTCTCCAGAAAAGACTCCAAGTATATCAGGAGTAGTATCTGATGCAGGAACTAACATTGGATATTTAGGATGAACATCCATCTTATCCGCATAATCTCCTGCGGGAAAAGATAGTACCAAGTAAAAATGAGTGGGGGGTAATCCTAACTCTTCGGGAGAGCACGGATTGGGAGAGTAATACGGATTCGAACCTGGAAGCCATCCGGCCAAGTATCCGGAACCGCTGGCAGACTCACCTGTTCCGCTGGAGGGAACATTCGTTCCCGCCGGCACCCCACCCATCATTTGTAGATACTGAAGAATTCCCGGCCCCATAAATGTCATATGTCTTTTCCTTTTTACTGCCGAAACTCTTCTATGAGCTTTTCAATCATAGCACGCCCGGCGGCCACACACTCGACGGCCGGCACCGCACTCGGGAGTTCTTTACATTCCACTAAGATCGCCGCCGCATCAACGTAACCTACGTAATTCAGGGCAGTTTCAATAATTCCACACATACCTGGAGTAAGGAGGACTTCATCACTGACGTGTTCTGCTTCTTTCGGCGCCTTGACCGCTTCTAAGTAGAAGAGAAAATCCTCTTCGTGATCGAAGAAGTATTCTACAATCTCCTCCACACGCCCATCGAAATCATTAATGTCGCCTAGTATTTCGGAATCCCACTCGTCTTTGACCCAATTCCCCAGTGAATGAATCGCGTTCGCTCTGGTGCTCCACACCTCGCTAAATAATATTTCATTTACGTCGGTGTTCGTAACGACCAGGTTATAAACGTTCATGTGACGTTCTCCTTGAGGTCCGGGTGAGACTCGAACTCACGCTCATTGCTTTGCAGGCAACAGCCTTACCAACTTGGCTACCGAAACGCTCCCCACTTCTTGGGTTGGCCGACGAGATTTGAACTCGCAATCCCCTGGATCACAACCAGGTACTTTAACCAATTAAGCTACGGCCAACATATTATCTACTGCTGTCGGTCTCTCCACCATTTCTTGATGTCTGGAATGTATTCTTGTAGGAACAGAGCCTTTCCGAACTCACTACACTCCCGAGCCCAGATACGATCTCCCTCATCAGCATTACAGTTACCGTTGCGATACTTGGGGCACTTACCCCACTCGCTGGAGTTCATCTCCTCTGCTTGTTCCGCCGAGAACCTACCCTCTATACACATAATGTCTAACCGAGGCCCGAGCACAGCAGCTGCGCACCAAAGCAGAAGCAGAAATAAGAACCAATGTTTTAGAATTAACATGGGGCCTCCTCTACAAGTTCTCTACTTCGGCTTTCCTTCTGCGAACCTCTTCCAGATTCACAATCTCCCCCGTGCTTACAAAGATTTGCAGGAGCCTGTGCGAGAGATCAATCCCTTCTGCCCGATTCTCGTTCATTCCGAATCGGTTGGCTGCGAATAAGTAATTGCGATACAAACCTATCTTACCATTCATACCGTGAATTTCATTCGCGCCCTTGATTTTGGCTTTTACTTGTAGAATAAGTGACTCATCTGCTTCATACATAATAATCTCCTGGTCGGCGTGGTAGGATTCGAACCTACGACCCCCTGGGCCCAGGCCAGGTGCGCTGCCAAACTGCGCTACACGCCGCTCGCCCTTGTTTTGTGTTCTTGGACTGTCTTATCCATATGACAATTCAAACACAAGGGCTGTAGATTTTCTGGAAGTGTTTGCCCGCCTAAGTGCATGGGTATTATGTGGTCTATCTCTACACACCAAGGCTTTTCCGTTCCGTTGAATCCGCATTCTTCACACCTAAGAGAACGACCCTCACTTATCCATTTTCTTTTTGTGCTTCCCCGGCTTCGTATTTCTTCCCAGCCCCTTATCCTAAATCGTTGCTTACCTTTGTTGTTGTAACTGGTGGAGCAGGATCTGTTGCAGAAGACTCTGCCGGATTCGCTTCTGCTTATCTGAGAGAGTCCCTTGGTTACAGGCCTCCCACAATGGGCACACTTTCTGAGCCTGCTTCTTTTAGCTTGTAGTACCTGGTGGTCGGGATTGACACAATCGGTATTCTTGCAGGTGGCAATTAGGTATGTGTTGTTTGAAACATACCCCTTGGTCAATCTATATGCCAATCTTTTTGGAGTAATCCTACTGTTCTTTTGGTTTCTAGATACGCGTACAGTACCGGAGCCCTCCCAGTACCAACAACCTCTGGTTTTCCTTACCTTCTTCCAAAATCTTTCTTTTAGGTTGTTGCTGTATCTTCCTACCATTTTTGCTAATCCTACTCGAACAGTTCCTTTCCCAAGTAGCTTCTGTAGTCCGCTTCGTTTGCTCGCTCGAAAATTCTTTCGAGAAGGGATGCCAACTCAGGCTGATCGATGGCGAGTAGGGCAAGATCGCTCCTTATGCTACTGTTATCGCTTCTGTGCGTCCGGTTCCCCTCACCCTTTAATCTCTTGTCCGTCTGCTCCATGTACCGTTGTTCGAATTCTTTCATTGTAATCTGTGCTCCCTTTTCAGGATCATTCAGCCGCCGCAGCTCCCCTCTTGACGTATTTTAATCCCCGACCTTGGGCTTTTGCACTCACTGCTTCGGGATCCACCTCTCCAATTAGAGACAGAACACAATTTTCCAAGATGTAGGTGTCGGATTCAGGGTACTCTACTTCGCCGACCCATTTTATGTCGTGGGTACCGGGGGGATCTATTCTCTTGAGCCTGGCGGTCAAGATGAAAAGATCTTCTATTTCCCGACCTGCTAGAGTTGCAGCACTCGCGGTCGGGAAGATGTATACCAAGTCGCCTACATTTACATCAAGTGCATTGTGCTTTTTACCTTTCCGTGTGCCATTCTGCCAAACTTCGTGCTCCTTCGCTTGGACTATGTCTCCTAGATTTCCTGACTCAAATGTAACGTCCATCTTTCTCTCCTTTAATAAAAGGGTTACCTACTGGTGACGTTCAGGTTCCCATATTTCCGGAAGCTGGTTAACGACACCTCACTGTGCCCCGACGCCTTCGCTTTCTCCAGGAACGGCTCTGCTTCATCGAGGAACTCCTCAAACTGTGCCAAGCTCATCTTGAGACCGACTGTTGCGCAAACCTCCAGGGGAACGTTCTTGGGCAGGGGGCTGGGCTGTACATCTTTCATACCAAAATAGTTGTTTCTTTCTTTCGACATAATACTTCTCCTCAGTTCAATCATAAGGGGAATCATCCCCTCAGTTAATCAGTTTCTCTATCAGACTATCAAAAGTATCAAGATCTTCTTGTTCGGTCCAAACGAAGTGGGTGACCGCTACCCTACAGCCCGGTAAGATCTGACTCACCTGAATGGCATTATCACACCTCGTTGTTCAACTAAGCTTTTCGATTACCTCTAAAAGAATTTCCTTCGCAGGAGAGACCATGTCGTTTCTGCTGATCGATGTCTTTATACAGGAACAGATGAGACTTATTTCTTGGGGGGTAAGTTCTACGACCTCTTCGCTTTCCGTTATGTTCGGGTGGTTGTGGTACTTCCCGGCTTCCCTGTATTCCAGCGCCAGTGGAGGTTGTCTTACGTCATGCTCAGGGAATGGTGGGTGCACACCCTGAGAAACGTCACTAACGGGGAGTGATATAACCTCGTCGTGCTTCGGTAGGAGATCTACAGTTACGGTAGCACCTTTGGCTATTTGTGTATCGGAGACGGAAAATACTGCCGTCCCGATAATCTTGGATTTAGGTATGTTCCCATGATCAGAATTGAACACTTTTCCGGACACGACGTCGAGTCCTATCTGACCCCCGCTAAATATGGCATTACTTGTGGGCATGATGGATAGAGTGACTTTAGCCATTAGGTTACCTCTTCTGCTGCGCGGATGCGCTCGGCGAGAAATGCGAGTTTGCCCATGTCCAGTTCTAAGACTTTGCATTCGAAGTTGGAAACTTTACTGATTTCCGCCGCGAGTTTTTTGGCTGCGGCCCTGTCGTAAGCCATTCCTTCGAAGTCGTAGCACTCGCTATCCGGAAAGTTTCTCACGATGAGGAAAATTCTAAGGTTTTCCATGACTAACTTACGCATCACTTCCTTGGCGATATCTTCGACATTGATATGTTCCAATACCATCGCTGCCATTTTAGCAGGATCGAATAACGACACCACTACTACACTCCTATCCCGTTACTCCAGACATAGATCATCCAGATATATGTTGCCTGATGAAGAAACTGATCTACTCCCAGCAGATCCCAGAAGTAGGGACTGGTGTTACATTTCCACCCCCTCCACTTCCCGAAGTTCATCTTGATGCAGTCAATGAAGAAATGAATGATGGTCTCAGCAGTGCAGCCTAGCATCGCTACTTGCCAACTCATAAAGTGGCTGAAGAAAAGGAAGGATGCCAATCCATGTCCTCCTGCGTGTAGCCAACCTCCGGGATGAAATATGTTGTGCTTGTTCATCCACATGTAAGGGAATCTATTCTGGACGAAGAAATCTACGACAAGATGCTTGAGGTTGAAGAGAAAGAATAACAGTAGAGCCGACTGTACGTCTGTCATGTCGTACCTCCTATAATTATCTGGCTGCCCGGGTAGGACTTGAACCTACATGGGGTTTCCCCTCGCCTTAACAGGGCGGTGCATTGCCAATTATGCTACCGGGCATCAATAAATACTACACCCTAACTTTTTTTCTAGGGGCTCTCGACCTCTTGGGGGACGATGGTCTCTACCATGTCCATACGACTGCTGGTTTCTTCCGCTTGAAATGCAAACCCCAAGGTCGAATATTGGCGCGCTCGGATCTCAGCCATCTCCCGGGCGTATCCCAACTGCTGTTGCATGTACGCTTCACGTTCTCGTTGATCAGTTTCGTGGGCAATCTCTCGGTCGCGCTTGATGTCCGCGACCTCACTCCCCAAGTAGTAATTGAATGCGCTGACGTACAGGAAGATTCCCATCAGTAGTACCGCAGATGACTTTAGTTCCAAGATCCTCATCAACTCCTGTCCTTTCTTCCGGAGTCCCATGTGATCTGGGCAGGTCCGGCTTCCGCAGACGACAGGAGCCACTTCTTGAACAGCTGGATCGGGCCAGGAAATTTCTCCGGCGACTCAATGAGATCCACATGATACTGAGTGAAATGCCTCTTCAAGATCTTTGTGATTCTATTAGGACCACTCCTTGCCCAGGATAAAACCGCCATCCAGAGTGCCATGACCAGCATGGTGAGTAATAGAGTGAGCCCGAAGAACTCCGCCATGAATCCAAGCGATTCCCAACCCCCCATTGTCCCGGCGACCTTTGCCTGAGCTACACGAAGCACCATGTAAAAGAAAGACAAAGGTATCGATGCGTAGCTGACGAGAGTGATCAAACAAATGATCGGGTATTCTATCAGGAGAAGACCGAGGTATCTCTTATGGGATATACCTGTGAAGTATCTCTGCTGCGTTGCTGAGAAATCCCCCACCTTGCTGTATCCAAAGAAGTCATCACGTGCCTTTGCCGCTCGAACGAACATAGTATAGGCGAGCGACTTCCTATGAATCACTGAATGCTGACTCGCCATATCCACGGTTTAGCCCTTTCTGGTTTCTTGTACTCGAACACCTTCGTTCCAGCAGAAGGAGTTGCCCTCTGGATTGAATGTGGCGTTCTCCCTTACGTAGGCGGCCGCTTCTTCGTCTAACCAGGAGTGGCTTGCCCAGCATCGAAGAACCCCATCGCGATCCTTTTCGATGCAAGCGTTCCTCGGAACACCCTGCTTCAAATTGATGACGAACCTCTTACCTTTTCCATCTGGAGTAAAGGATCCGAGATTCTTCACGTGGATTCTATCGTCGGGTTGTCGTTGGTACATAGTGCTGCTCCTTCTTGACTCGTTAGTAACAAAATATTTCTACTCTTCCCTGACAAGAGGCTCATCAAGGTCTTTTAGATCGGGGCACGCTTCCGGCGGCCCGACCATGGTTTCCCGCGGAGCCCCCACACACCCACAAGGGGTGTTGGTGGTTACTTTATCTTTGAAATCCGTTTCGAACCTGAACACTTCTGATCTACAGTGGTAACAAACCCACTTCATTTCTCGTTCTCCTTGGCGGAGGGAGGGAGACTCGAACTCCCAACCCGTTACCGAGCAACAGTTTTCAAGACTGTCTCCTCATCCAGCCGGATCCCCTCCTCTACTCTGATCTTCTTGCTCTTTTCTCTAGGACAATGCGGCCCAGAATTCTCCGCCTATCTTCTTCAGAAAATAGAGACCAACGGCCGCGCTCGCTGAGATATAATCCACAACCCTTACAGATATTCCTTGCGCGATCGACATCAGCACATCTCCTCACGCAGGGGTTCTTCTTCATCGTCCTCTTCTTTTGCGGATAGGGCAGGATTTGAACCTGCGGTACCTCTCAGTACGTTCGCTTTCCAAGCGAGTGCTTTAAGCCGCTCAGCCACCTACCCTCGTCTTTTGTCTTGCCTTTTGCGCCAGTCGCTTTTATCTCTTTGATCGTCGAGCCATGCGCGAGGCATCTCTATCTCTTTGCCGGTGGAATACCTAAGCTTGACCTTTTTTCTTCCCATGAGGGTGATCTTCAAGTGCGAAGGTCCCTGTTGTCCCAGGTCACACTCAACACGGTCTCCAACTTCTGGGACAATGCCTGTGGTTACGCGTGTGGTGACGACTCTTGTAATGCTCATGTTCTTCTCCGCTAAATCTTATGGATCTTTCGTTGTTCCTTGTATGCCTTGATGAAAGGCTTACATATTGCAGGGGACAGAGCGGCTTTGAGCGCGACGTCTGGTCCCGTGCAGGCGTAGGCATGTATCTCATCTCTACACACTGCAGGGTGATATTTCATGGCTTGTAATGCTGACCAAGCCTTGTCGTAATTCTTGTGCGGCATTGCATCCAGAAGTTCATCCATTGCTGAACGATACTCTGGGGTGGTGAAGTAAAGGCCGTGAGCTACCTCGTGGTCAAGGGTTTCTTCTAGAAAGTCGTCGCCATCGCAAGTACCAATGAAGTAGAACTTGTCATCTTTTTCTTCTTCTCGGGCCGTCTTTATGAGGGCCCTCATTGCGATGTCATACTTGTTGAGGTCTGGAAGATTTGCTTCTGCTAAGGTGATGAGGGTGGAGCTTGGAACATTAAACCCTGCCCAATCGTTGGGGTAAGTGAATGCCCCATCACCGTAGGTCTTAGCGTAGCACTCCATCAACTCCAACAGGGTGAAGATTTGATCCTTCCATTGAAGACCCTCGCAATGTTCTTGGTATCTTACGAAGTGCATGCACAGGTCGTAGCAATCTTCCATATGGAGGTGATAGATATGGGGTAGAATCTTTTTGAAGATCATGAGTACAACAAATCATCGTTGCAGTTCATACTCCCACAGATATCATCACCGGGCACTCGAAGATGGCCGCAAGGATATTCGAGACCTTCCCCTCTAAGGGATTCTAGATGAGCATCGACAACCTTGACGGCTTTCAGGTGCTTACGTCTTATCTCCCGCATACCTTCGTCGTCACAATAGAAATCTTCCAATATATTTTCGTTAGCAAGGTCCCTGACTATTGCCAGAGCATCTAGTAAATTCATAATTATCTCCAATCACCCTCAGTTTATTGGTTTATAATACACCCACCCAGTGTTGAAGAAGAGTTCGATGATGTCGTTCGTAGATACAACACCATTACCGTCTATGTCGTCGGCGCCAGTGATTATATGGCACTTGGATCGAACGGGCGGTTCGGTTTGAGCTTCATACTTTGTGAACATATCGAAGTATAGACCTGGAGTTACGCCTTCAAACTCCACAGACTTATCAGCTCCTCCTACTAAGGTCATGCAGAGGGGTGCTGGGAGTTGCGACTCTTCGGTTATTCTACCTTCGACTGGCAAGTAATAAGTTATGCACGCCTCATAGTTCTTTTCATTGGCCACGTCGTCTACGGATCGCCGAATGAAAACACTCAGACTGATCGGTTCGTTGTTCTTTTCAGGCTTTATACGGATCCTCTCCGTTTCAGCATTACATAGGGGTGCTTCCGCGAAGGCGGGTGATGTAATTACGCCCATGATAGTAAAGACGAACATCAGTACACGTAGTGTGTTCTTCATAAAGATAATTCTCCTATATAGTTTATTTTTCTACTATCTCCCCTCGCCCTCGTCTTCGGGGGCGTCGTTGTAGATAGAGAATAATATCGCGTCACCGTACTGCTCGTGTGGTAGATTTACCGAGCACCACGCGCTGAAATCAATCCCCGGGGACATAAGAATGTACTCCGGGACGTCTTCGATCTTCGTATCCCACATCCCATCTTCACGTGCGACAAGAATTTCTACCTTCATTTGCTTCTCCAGTGATAAATATAAACATGGTGGAGGTGGCAGGAGTCGAACCTGCGAAGCCCTAAGACGGCAGATTTACAGTCTGCTGCAACTAACCGACAGTTACCTCACCTCCTTATCTTTCGCCGAGGCCGAAGCGGGCTACGTGTGCCCTACCGGGTCTCCCGAAGTAACACTCCTCACACACTGCTCGTTGTTCTTTTATTTTCGGGTCAGGATTGATATAGAAGAACCCACAATCGTCCCAGAAATCATTTTTCTTTCCGCAAAATCTGCATGTTTCACCATCAGGTTCGTCGGTAGGACGTGGAAGTTTGTGTTCCAGCGCTGTACTCATACCTCATCTCCAAGGGGCCCGATTATTTCATCCTTCTTCCCCAACCCTCGGGCCAACAGGCAGGCGTAGGATCTTCCTTGCGGTCTCCCCTGGACTTGAACCAGGAACTTTCTGCGCTTCAAGCAGACACTCTACCAATTGAGTTAAGAGACCCCTTTGAAGTTGAAATGAAAATCTTTCTTGACCACCATTGGAAGGCAGATGGTAGTCTGTGTCATGATTGCGTGGATGAGCATCTGTTCTACTGCATCCCAATCGTCCTCGTCGGAGTATTCAGCGGCATCAACAGTGACCAGGAGAGACATCTCCCCTTTGTGCCGCCCAATCTCTACGTCTTCCGGCATGACTCCCCAAGGGGCTAAGGTCATCCGTGCGGTTAGGACATCAGAATCCATTAGATTCATTACCTCCCCTCATTTCCTTTACCGTGTAATTCCTCATGGGCTTTGCCTGGAGCCCCCTCTCGGCAGCTCTTACATGCGGGCTCAGAATCAGCTAACTCCATCCACTCCTCGGGACAGAGGTAGAAGAAACCGTCCTGATCCCAGTCATTTTTCTCGCCGCAAAAACTACAATCAGCATCATCCGGAAATTGTTCCAACAGTGCTTTGTAAGTTAGTTTCATAGGCACTCCTTTGTGGAGCCACGGGGGATCGAACCCCGGACCTTCGCGTTGCAAACGCGGTGCTCTCCCAGCTGAGCTATGGCCCCTTATTTTTCGTCATTTTTCGAGTGACACTCGGCGCAAAAGGTTTTGATCCACCCCATGCGTTGGTTCTGCCGCGCTCTGCTCTCGACTTCCTTTGTGGAACCGCAAGTCTCGCAGGTCTTGAGGGACATCAGCTCTGTAATCTCCGTCGCGCCTATCAGTTCGGACTCGCGACGGGTTCCTAGACCCTCACTGCTCCAATATACACGAAGACCTCCGAACTTCTCCTTGATCTGAAGAATAATGACCTTCGCATCTGCTTTACACTCCTTATCACGATACTGTTCTTTGACGACAGTGGCGTGTTGAACAGCCCTTTCTACGGCGAACCCCATCATTATATCGAGGGACTTGAGAAGAAAATGCCACCCCTCACCTACCTCTTCGAATCCATACTCTTCACATGGTCCTGCCATGACAATACTCCTGCTAGGTTACTATCTCAATCACGCCGTCTCGCGAGATGATGATAGATACTCCGTTGTCGCTCACCTGCACACTATCGTCCGTCGAGCCGATTCGAGCCCCCGACACCTCTCTGTATGCAAGAGCATAAAGTACGTCCCGAAGCAAATCGAAAGGATTCAATCCTCCCTTATGCTGGACGTCAAAATCAGTCGCAGACTCATCAAACGCTTCAGATTTCTGTACCTGGAGCCGCCCTTTATAGACCCTATCGGACACGGGGTCTCCTTTACCTTGTGCCGCCTCGCCCTCCTTACGGAGGACAAGGGGCTCATTCAACTCACCGAACAGCTGCTAGGTCTAGAGACCCTTTACCTGTTGCGCTTCGGGGCCCTTCTGACCTTCGCCCGCGACGAACTCGACGGACTGGCCGTCGGAGAGGTTCTTGAACCCCTCACCTTCGATGCTGGAGAAATGTACGAAAAGATCCTTGCTGCCGTCTTCCGGGGTAATAAATCCATACCCCTTCTGCTCACTGAACCACTTTACTGTACCACTTGCCATGTTCACTTACTCCTTTATTCTTTCTTTTTCTATCTTCCCGGGAAACTCTCCTGGGTCGAATTCTTTATCAATTGGCGTCCTCTCTACTCTGTAGGGGATGCCAATCTTTCTAGCAATCGCTCTGACCTGAGACTCAGTACGTCCCCTGCTTATCTGTCGATTGCCTTTATTATTGTGATGCTTTCTGGTTTTCATACACCTGGTCAGCCTCGGGCCAGCTCACTGGCACTGAACCACGCGCTGACGGTGCCTGAATAGGGCATGTTCATGTTGACCACGTGGAATCTCTTTTCACCGTTCTCGATGATAAAGTTGATCCTACCATAGCCGTCGGGACTGTCCTCTGGATTGGCCAGGGTGCGAACGTGATCATTCACTTGGAAAGGTCTGGTCTTCTTAGCCACACTCATTCTCCTCTGTGGGATACGTAGTGGGTTTCATCTTCGCGATGTAGAGACTTACGGAGGTGATGTCTATATCAAATCTGTCAGCAGCGCCTCTGATATAATCGACCCACATTTCCCTAGTTAGCACATGGGTCTCACCGAATCTCCTAACTATTGCGTAGTCTGTCCCGTCCTTCATTCTGTATTCGTTCCGCAACCACATCTTCATCTTGCCCAGGTCAGAGGTGTCTTCTATTACGATCTGATGTCCTGGCATAATTCCTCTCCTCTGTGGTACACCTGGCTGGATTTGAACCAGCGACCTTCTACGTATCAGGCAAACGCTCTAACCGGCTGAGCTACAGGTGTATATTAATCTCCTGGTGACGTCCAGGTCACTGCCTTCAAGAATGCGTCTTCGATCTCGTCCTGATCCGGGTCGCCTGGAAGGAACCAATGGGCGTCTGTAGGATCTGCGTCATTGAGCGCGATGGCCAGAAATTTATTCCCGGCCACTTCGAATCCATTTACGTGAGTTGTTCTCATGAAGTTCCCTCCGTGCATTTCTTCTTGTCTAACGCGCGTCTACGTCTGCTGGTGATCTTCTTGAGCTGCCCGTTGTTACCCCGGATGACATTCACTTTCCACAGCTTTTCTCTGAGCTTATTCTGCTTTGCCATCGCGGTTTCCTTTTTCTTTCACAGTCCGTACCTTGTACCAGGCATCATTTAGCTTCTCAATGCAGCGGAGGCAGAGACTGTTTCTTTTCCTCCGGCTTCTCTTGATCCAGTTTCCGCATCGAGTGCAGTTTTTGGTGATGTATGGCATTACAGCTCCCGCTTGACCAACACGTCCTTTAGGTCAGGAGGAGAGAATTTCCTTAGTTCTTCTCGGGACCAAAAATCCAGTTTTACATTGTGTCCTAAATGTTGGGCCACATGTCGGGTGGGTTCGAGAGGTACCAAGTGGGAAGGATTTACGCATCGATGGTTAAGACATGAATGGTGGAGATGTACGCTCTCTTCTATTTCCCCCACGAGGAACTGATATCCCCATTTGTGTGCCAATTCGTCCTTGCCACCGACTTTGAACCTTCCGTACCCCCTCTCGTTGGTTCCCTTGTTCCAGTTCCAACATCCTGTGGTTTCGTCCCTGTCTATGTTCCTGAAGAAGCGAGCTTTGTAATCCTTGTTCGCAGGCTTAGCTGTGCCTCGACGATATGTATACGTCTTGGTGACTAGAGTCCCATCTTTTCTAGTCCAACTGCGAGTCAGTTTACGCAAAAATTGTATCCCTCCCCAGAAACACGAAAACGGAGCGACCCTCTTCAGGATCCTCCGCTACTCTGAAAACTTCAATGTTTTTCGTGAGTTAGAGAATCAGCCGATGGGACCTGGAATCGGGGCCCAATTATAGCATGCATGGAATGAAGAGACTACATGTATAACTGCTGATTTACTCATAACTAACTCCTATGAGTCCTTCTCTGGACTCCTGAATACAATGATACGGGATACTTTCCCCTTTGTCAAGCCGTTTCTTCAGGTCTGTTGTGATCTTTCATCGCACCGAGGGTAAAATCGCCCGCAGACCAGAAGACGCCTTGCATGAAGCCCAACCAACGATTGAATTTCTCCCAGGGCTCGAAGAAGTCCTGTGCTCGCGCGTCCAAATCATCCACTTCGTCTAGCATCTCTCCCATTTTATCCAACATATAGGAGAGGTGATTGCGTTGTTCTTGTTCCGAAGGGGACCAGTCTGTGGGCCCGTTCGCAGGGCACTCATCAATTAGATGGGTGCGATATTGGTCTATCACCTTCCTGGCTTGTTCAACGTCCATGTTTTGGATCCTTTGGATTGACTCCCTCAACCAGCATGAGGTTGCGGAGTGATGGGGTGGGACATTCAGAGACGGCGATAATCGCCAGCTCTTCTGAGTGCAGGGCATCGGGATAGATATCCCAAAAGAATCCTTGTTTGGGGCCCGCGCTGTGCCGGAGATAGGATTCACCGTAACGAACGACGAGTTTTGGTTTGGTATTATCCCGGGGAAAATTTGGCATCCAATCGGGGATGATTTCAACCCTTGCGTGCCACCAACTACACCACATGTGCTTCCGCATTGTTTCGAGTTCGAAATTCATGGTTCTTCTCCTTGCGCCTCCCCCGTTTTTCCTTAATCAGACGGCGCTGGTAAGTCCCCGGGAGGCCGAGGGAGCAGACAGGCTGGTACCTAGGCTCGTGCTAGCCTACCCATTCTGCGCGACGATGAGATGTCCCTCATCTTTCCAATACTGGAATTTAGTTTCTTGTTCCGATTTTCGTTCTTTGTAGGACGAATGATCTTCTCCGTCGTCCCACTGAACTCCATACTTCTCTACCATGCGCCAGATGTTATTCCAATTGGGGCCGTGCCCGCATTTGGATTCCATGTCGCTGTATTTTCGACCGCGGATAAATCCATAGGCCAAAAGAGTATGTCTCGCCGCAGCTCGGACGATTCCTCGCCGATGTTCGGCTAGTCCAGATCTTGCTCTCTTGTTCTTTCTTTCCTCGGCCCGAATGATTTTTGATTCGGCGGCCAAAGATTTTATCTTCACCTTCAAATAGACTCTATGATCTCGCATGATATGTTCTCCTTTTAGGTTAGTTTAAGTTGAGTCTGTCTTCTCAAACTAACTAAGGAGGACTACGAGAACCACATTCAGACGAATCCTCCGTACTTCATGGTTGGTCTCCTTTCTATTGGAGGGCGTACGGGGATTTGAACCCCGAACCGGTCGGGATTGAAAGCCCGCTGCTCTACCGTTGAGCTACACGCCCAAACTATTCTTCTTTCTGGCACCGCTGTGCATCCAGTGGTCATTGGTCTGTACATGACCTTCTCTTACAAACTTGGCTATGTTTTGTGAAAAATCTTCGCGCCGAAAAGAATCTTCCACCCTGACTACGTAACCTTCCGTCGTCTCAGGATCAAAGTCGTTCCAAAACTCAGGGAACATACTCTCCTGGAACTCTCCTTTCCAGAGAACCGGTACGGTAGGGATACCCAGCATTTCACAGCTGTCTTCTGTCTCACTCCAGCTAAGGCACACGTCCTCACTATTCCAAATAGAGAATGCGAGAAAATAGGAGGGGAGATCTTCGTAGGAAATGGAATGAGTAGCGTACATGTTCTCGCCGCAGATTCTCCATCCATCTGGAATATCCCGCCGGATAGAAGACCAAGCACCCTTCACCCAATGCCTACTCCAATGATCTTTACTATCCAAAGAACGAGCATGGATATGATCTGGATAGAGGGTGGTATTTTCCCCATCCATCTTCTCGGTGATGACTATTTTCTTTCCCAACAGATGATCAACATTCTTGAGAGTTCGATCGTCGTCAGTGACGCTTTCGCTCCAAGGGAGATGAGGAGTGCGAGGATACTTGATTCTGTCACTCATGATGGTTCTCCTCATCCTAAATGGTCGGAGTAAGTTCCCACGCCCATTCCATGTCCTCTTCCGTCACCTCTCCTAAAGTGAGATTGATTACACCTTGTGGGATTTCATCGTCACCTATCTGTTCATCGGTCATACCGAAAGCTTCTTTACAGTGCTTGCGCAACTCTTCTTGGCTCCACCGCTGTCCCAGGATTAGAGACGGTTCCGGACAATCACAAAGGGTTGCGCCGTGCTTCGAGCACCAAGGTTCTTTCTTATTCATCGTCTATCTTTTCCCCTCTCGAATAAGTTTCTTTAGTTTCGCCATCTTATCGACACCATTATCCCTGATGCGCAGGTCTCCTCCGACCGAAGTGATGCCGCCCAACCCGTCGACATTCGTCAGCACGGCGTTGTTCGTGATCTGCAGGTCTCCTCCGAGCGAAGAAGTGATGCCGCTCAGCCCGTCGAGATTCATCAGCGCGATGTTGCCGTTGATCTTCAGGTCTC